CGTAGTGACGGCGGGCGAATGCGTAAGCATAAGCATAGAGACGAGCAGCAAGAAGATCTTGCTCCTTAGTCTTGGCTCGACTGGACAGAACGTTCACCAGAGCGAACCCAGCAGCGACAAGGGTACCTGCTTTCACAGGAGCGAAAGTAGTAGTGTCACTATTATACCACTCGTTCGTGAAGATGTACACCTCGTAGGGAATACCGACCTTACGGCAGAACGTAGTCAGGCAAAGCAACTGCTTAACGGTATCCAGCAGCACGTCTTGCATGGAACCAGACCAATCAAGATTGAAGATCAGTCCGTGGTTCTTACCATCAGGAACGATGTTGATCTTACGGAAGATGTCATCGTTGAACTTGTAGGTGTGAAGCTTGTTGGTATCAAGAACACCAGTTCGAGAAGTATGGGAGCGAGCATAAGCACTAGCGGCTTTCTTACACTCAAACTCTTTTACCAAATAGTTGACTTCACGAGCGGAGTCTTTCTTGAAGTTCCTCCACTGCTCCTGAACAATTGGATTGTCTAGAATGTTGTTGCCAGTATCTTCAAGCCAGCGGTCAACATAATTATTCAACTTGGTGTAGTCGATGACTACCTTGTCCATCTCAAAGACAGGGCGCTCAACGTAATGGATTTCTGGAGAAGAGGAATCGACTAAGTTCTGAAGCTTCTCTCGAAGGAGAGAATCTGTAATGGCTTCATGATCTTCATCATGCTCAGTGCCACCCTGACTAGAAGAAGTCTCCTGGCGAGTGGATTCTGTATCTTGACTCTGAGATTCGTCAGTCGATTCTCCTTCCCCTTCTTCTAAATCTTGATTCGCCTGAGTGGGCGTATGGGAAGATGCCTGACCCGATTGCTGCTGTGGCAGGTTTTCGGTGGGAGTCTGAGAAGGACGATCCTCCTCTTCCCTGTAGTATTTATAGATTGATTCTGCTAAATCGATTACATCTTGGAAGGTCTCAAGGTTGTTACCCTGCTCAACAAACCCTTGCTCAACAGGAGAGAAAGAAATATCAATAAAGTTACCAATCTTGTAGAAGAGATTCAGACGATCGATGATATTCATCTCATCAACATCGCGGTCGCCAATCTCAAAGAAATCATCGTTAGCAAACTGCTGATAACCACGATAGAAAGTCTTGTGGAGACCTGCGTAACGACGCTTCATCAACTTCTCAATGCGGATGTCTTCAACCACATTGATGTAGGAGTGAGGGCAGGTGTAGTGATACCGCTCAACGGGAGTGTACAAAGCATGACCCACCTCATGCGAGATCAGAAGGTCAGTGACTTGCTCACTGGCTTTCTTCCAGTTGGGTAGAGTGAGGACGCGAGTGTCCACGTTGAACTGAGCAGTCTCAACGTTGCGGTGCTCAACGATCAGGTCTTCCTGAGCGAGGAGTTTAGCGAGCTGTCCTTTGACTTCGATCATTGTTCCTCCGATATGTACCTATAATAAGACCCCCGACGCTTGTCGGAGGTCTTGGTGTGACACTTTTTGAAGTGGCGCAGGGCTTCCTTCCTCGCCCGCATCGCTTGCGGCTTGAGGTGGCGCTTCTGCTCCTTCTTACTGTGGTGTCTCCAGTTCGGTACTTGCATGTCCCAGGTCGTAGAGTTCTTCTAGTATAGCACCCAACTCCCTGTAGCGGGGGTGGTTGTTCACAGATCGAGATTGTTCCTTGCGAACGATCGCTTCAACCTCTTGCCATTGTCTTTCAGTCACGTTGTCTCCAATCATCAGGTTTGTCTTGTTTGAACCAGTCGATAATTTCGTCTGCTCCAGAGAACCCCGTACAATGATTGGATGGGTCGGGGTCGCCTAGTCCCATCCTATTCATAAAATCATCCATACTGCCCTCTTGCATATCTGGATTAGCAGCTTGTCGGCGTGCTTTCTTCAACCACTCACGAGCAGTTGTGTTTGCCTTACCTAGTTTCTCTGCCCAGATCATATCAGATAGATCAACTTGTTCGCCCAGAGCAATCTTTTGGCAGATTCCTTCTAGGCGTTTGCGGTACGCAGTAGAAAGCATATTACTATTCCGATAAGTAATGTTCTAGTTGATTGATCCTAGTAAATTCCAAATAGGCTAATTCAGAACGATTGTGGAGAATGGTTTTAATATCATCCACGATGTTCGTAGGATCGACACCATCATCTAGATATGTGTCGATGGCTTCTTTCAGGTATCTATACCTGTGCCATTCAGGTGAGTATGGTTTGTACATAACAAAACAATATAGAGGTATTTATTGATCCTCTATAACAGTAGAGAAGTTTAACTTCTTCTCAACACGCAGTACCCGAGAAAACTTATCTTGTAAAATGTCTGGCTTGTGAGAAATCACAAAGACATTTGAGTTGTCCGCAAAGGACTTAAGAATTTTAATAAAGTCATCGGTACCAGCATTGTCAAGACTGCTATCAAAGATCTCGTCCAGGCACAGTAGGTTAGTACATGCGCTGTTCTTCATCTTAGCAATAGTACGCCAAGTGAACAACAGAGCCAAGTCGATTCTCATCTTTTCACCTTCAGAGAAGGAAGCATATGAGAAGTCATCTCTGTGCCGTGACTTGATAGTCTCCTCAAAGTTCTCGTTAAGTTCAAAGGAGACATAGAAGTCTAACTCTTTGAGGTAACGATTGATCAACTGGTTCATGACAGGCAGATACTTTTTAATGATCTGACTTTTGATACCACTGTCTTTGAGAAGGCTAACCACAACTTCGTGATTAGCAAGTTCTTTCTTTTTGGTAGATATTTCTTTCTCTACTCCTAACCCATCTTTGATGAGTTTCTTGAGTTTGTCTTGCTCTCGCTTGACATTCTCCCCGCCACCATCTGCTCTCTGAATGTTCTCCTCAATCTTTTTGATTGCGGATTGCTTCCAAGAGATCTCTTTATTCTTAGAGGTAACCTCTGAGTTGATAACAGAGATCTCTTGGAGAATGGCATTCTTCTCAGTCAACTTATGATTGATGTCTGAGATTTTAGATTCGAGATCAGCATTAGCCTTTTCCAATTCCAACAGTTGAGAGAGGATAGAGTCTTTCTTTTCGGTTCTAAGTTCTTCGGTGATACTCTGCTTACAAGTGGGACAGCTATCATTCTTATCAAAGAACTTATGATCGCTGTTCAGTTTTTTATTCTTGTCAGTGAACCTAGTGCGGTATGCGATCAACTCTTTAAGCTGTTCCTCACACTTACCAAAAGATGCTACCCTCTCATTCAACTCATCAAGTTCCGTAGACCATGATTCAATTTTCAGCTCCATATCTTTAATCTCAGCATTGAGATCATTGATCTGAGTCCGACGTTGAACATTGGACTGGTGACTTTGCTCTTTGAGATCAGTAATAAATCGTTGCTGAATCTCTACTCTTTCCTTAGCCAGTTCAAACTGGTAATCACTGTCGCGGATAGAGTCTTTGAGACCCCGAACACGTTCCTTAAGGATAGTGTTCATGGAAGAGAAGATTCTGATATCCAGAAGATCTTCAATAACCTCTCTGCGGTGGGCAGGAGCAAGTTGCATGAATGGAACAAACGTTGATGACCCAAGGATCACCACCTGAGTGAATGACTTGTAGTTCAGTTTCAGTATAGACTGTTCCAACCATGTCTGCTGGTCTTTAGCCGATGCTTCTTGGTTGAGAGCAACACCGTTACGGTATACCTCAAAAACATTTGGTTTCTGACCGCGAACAACTTTCCAGTCGGTCGCACCTACCTTAAACTCTACCTCCACAACACAATCTTTTTCATTGATTGCGTTGACCAGTTGGGGTTTGTTTATCTTACGGAAAGGTTTGTTAAACAGAGCAAAGCAGATAGCGTCCAGCATAGTGGACTTGCCTGCTCCGTTGGAGCCTACGATCAAAGTAGAAGGGTTACTATTCAGATCAATCTCAGTAAATGAGTTACCCGTAGAAAGAAAGTTCTTCCAACGGATAGTCTGAAATACAATCATGATTTAGATAGACAAATTAAAAATCAGGAGGGATTACTATCTGGTCAGGAGTGATCACATAGTAAGGGTAACCGTGTTCTTTACAGGTGCCAATGGCATCTGCGTCTTCGACCTCAACTACCGACATTTCTGGGTAGTCGTCAGCCTCCAATAATAGACTATAGCGCATCGCATCGTCTTTGTCAACAAAGAGGTAGAGGCACTTTTGTCCGAATTGGTTTTCGACCGAGTAGGCACCTTCAGTTTCTTTACCTTTAAGTGCCAGCACGAACATTAAACCAACTCCAGGGCTTCTACATAGAGGGACTTCATAATATCTTTGAGACCATTCTTATCGTGGTATGACATGTCATCCACATACTTCTCTAGAATGGTAAGAGTATCTTCCTTCTCTATATCTATGTCACCATCCAACTCGGCATCGAACAAAGAATCCTCAATGATCTTTACCTCGTGGACACCAGCAACATAGAGTTGGCTGATAAAGTAATCAAACTTTGCCGCGTCAGTCTTGTCTTCAACAATGACCTTGACGATCTTGCCCTGGTACTTATCTAATTTCTTGGGAATCTTCTTCTGGTTGTAGAAGATCTTGTCATAGATTTCATATGGGTTGGGGACAAACTCTAGTCCCAGGGATTGCGAATCCCAAATGTGGAACCCCCTGGTGTCTTGGTAGTCGTTCCAGTAGAGTTGGTATGGGTTCCCTAGGTAGTGGATGTTTCCTCTGGAAGATCTGTGATGGTAGTGACCTGAAAAGACCTGAGAGAACTTCTCAAATAGTTCGCACCCCAGACCCTTCTCCATGATGTGTCCGCGATGAGCCTCGAATCCGTTGAGCTCAAGGTGCCCCATCGCGCACTTGCTAGTTGTATCTTTAAGAAGTTTGAAAGTTTTCTCAGCATTGTTTTGGTTAATCCATGGTATAAAGGTTACTTTCTGACCGCCGACAATAACATCTTCTGGTTCAGAATAAACCATGACATTAGAATACTGCCCCAACACGTTATCAAGTGTGTTGATCTCGTTAGTATCTTTGAAGTAAGCCGTGTGGTTACCCACAACAGCATGGACGGTAACGCCCATTTCTTCTAGACGATCATAATAATTTTTTCGCGCCCATTCTATAGACCATAAGTCTACATTTCTCCTATTGTCAAAAGTATCACCAAGATCAATGAGCGTAGTGATACCTTCTTTCTCTAGGGTTGGGAAGAAAACATTGTTGTAGAATTTCAAAAAGAAGTCGTGAAAAATTCTACTCGACTTCCTAGCACCGAAGTGCTGATCAGTAATAATGGCTACTTTCACTTAGTACGAATCTCAGCGTTTTCCTTAATCGTATTGTAGTCGGAATATGAATCCCAATCCTCACTGTAAAACACTTCGTTAAAACTAGACCGTTGAACAATCTTAGTTTTAATTTCTAGTTGGCGTTTTTCTTTCTGAATTCTTCTGAGAAATGCGTAGTAGATAATCTGAGTGAAGTAAGCGAAAGGATTACTGGACTTAGATGGATCAAAGTTTTGAATATACTGTACACAGTTTTCAATCCCATCACAAATCATATCTTCTCTGAACATGTAGTTCACGAAGTTAGGCTTGTAGGAAAGATGGGTTGCGATTTTCAGAAAACACTCGCCAATGTAGTTACTAATTTGAGGACGAGCATCACCGTTCTCCTCAGCAATTTTACACTGCTGCTTGAATTCGATGAGTGCCTCTAGGAACTCTTTGTTATTAACATAGTGTTCTGATTTTTTCTTCATAAGGTTTTTCTTATGTCTCCTTACTATACCGTGTCGTGGTTCCCAAGTCAAGCTTGACAAGACTCAAATATCCATGTAGACTCTACAGTGTAGCGGGTTCAAAGATCAGCTATAGCTTATCTTTTCTATTGTAGAGACCTTCAAGTATTACTCTGGCTTCCTCTACTGTACTTATTTTACCCATAGCACGGTCAGCGCTAGGAGCGTTATGTGTTCTTTCGGGATCAATCTTTTGGAGAGACATCTCGTAGAAGATGGCTACTTCTTGATCACATTCAACGACAGTAATAATTTTATCCTTAGGTAGGAGAAACACATCTTCTCTTGAGAACTTCATCCAAGGGCTTACCTTGGCACCAGTCTTGTTAGCAATCTGTACTTCTTCTACTACGATAGGGTTTTCTAGGATAAGGTATTCTCCACTCTCATCAAAAAATGGGGTGACCATCGAAAGAACTTCTTCACCGCTGATCATCTTGATCGCAGCTAGGAATTCTTCTTCCATTTTATTTTGTTCGTAGGTTAACATCAATAAATTCATAACTAAACGATTCTTCGTTATAGATTTTCACTCTCTCAATGAGGTGATTCAAAGTATGGTTGCGACGACCACCATTGGAGATGTCGTCTGCTAGATCGTATAGGACAGCCTTTCTTTTGTTGGCTCCCTTGCGGAGCACACGACCGATTGACTGTAGATTTCTTACTCGTGATTTAGAGGGAGAGGCAAAGACTACATTGTGTAGATTACGAATGTTGATGCCTGTAGAAAAGGTGCCATAAGAAGCAACAATAATAGAATCCGAAGTAGTCTCTGCGATCTGTCTAATTTTCTCGCGGTCTTCAGTCTCTACCCCTCCGTGTACTAGGAATACATTTCTAGTATCCCCGACCTTACTATTTATCAAGTCGAAAAGTGGCATCCCATGCTTCTCGACATAGTTGAACAGCACAAGAGTATTACCTTCCAGGTCCACGACGAGATTCCTAATGAATCTATTGCGACCTTCATGGCTTACTATGTACTCCATCTCATCCTGGTAACTGGCAAACGTTTGTTTGTCATGCTTGAGCAGAAGAACCTTGATCTCAAACTCGGAGAGGTGTCCTTCTCGGATAAGATTTTCAGTTTTGGTTACTTTGTTACAAACACCAAAGACTCCTTCTAGGACAAGTTTGTTAGTGGCACATCCATCTAGAGTACCAGTAAATCCTATCCTATACTTACAGTCATGAAGTTTGTTCATGATATTAGTCAATGACTTGGCTTTGAACAAGTGTGCCTCATCACCAATGACAGCACCAAAATCATTAAAGTAGTTCTTAGGTAATTTGTAGATTGACTGCCAAGTCGTAATCACTACATCCTTCTTGGAGATGGGCGACTCGCCGCCATAAACCTTGTGGCAATAGTGACTAGCGTTCCATCCATATTCCTCAAAGTCCTTGTACATCTGCTCCACAAGAGATGTAGTGGGGACGACAATCAATGTCTTAAGATCTTTCTTCTCAAAGAATCTGACAAGAGAGTAGATCATCAGTGACTTACCAGAAGCAGTGGGAGATAGTAAGAGTTTCCTCTTATGTCTCATGGCTTCATAGATCGCTTTATACTGATAGTCCCTTACTCTATGGGGAAGTCCCAGTCCCTTGACAAATTCTCCGACTGCTTCTGGAGTAACGAACTCATCAACTTCCTCAGGAAACCCGTAGAAGTTGTTGTCTTTATATGAGTATTCGTACCCGCGTTCGCGGCAGAAATGAGTAATATAAGGGAGAAGACCAGCATAAATCTCACCCGTAGCTGGGGAGAATAATTTGATTTTCCCATCCCAAAATCTTTTCTTGTACGTTGACATGAACTTAGCTTGGGGTACCTCAAAGGTAAACTCATCCGCTAGTTCATATTGTACATGCGGTTCGCATTCAATCTTCAGATAGACTTCATTCTTCTTCTGAATGACAACGTTAGACTTCATACCCTTTCAACAACTTGGCAAACTCAATCGCGTTTTTAATTTGGAACGACTGATTGTTAATTGCCGTGAGAATGCTCTTGAGAGCATCTACCATTTGATTGTAGTAACGTAGTTTGAGTTGTGCTTTCTGCCAACTCTCATCAGAGTCAATATAGATTCCAACGTCCTGCTTCAGCAGTTTGATGTGGAATGGCTTCTCGGATTTACCAGTGTAATACTCCCAAAGGTCACGGTAAAGTGACTTCATCTTTAACTCGTGCTGATCTCTCAGCAGAGTAACTTGATTGAGTAACTGTAGGTATTTAGCGTGGCGGCGAGGGATCGCCAGAGAGTCATGATCTAATTTTTCATCATCTAGTTCTGAGTCCTTTGCCCACATGGACTCAATCAATTCAAGATTCATAAGCGCTTGCCGTCTTTGTCAATAAACTCTAGGAGAGTGTACTTAAAGGTTACGTCAGCAGTTACATAATCAATGTCACTTTGATCGGAACTGAATCTGATACCACCCAGTTGTGTGGGGAAACAGTTAGTAAAGATCGCAGTGGCAGTGGTATTATAGTTGCTGTCCAATACCAACAGTCTAGCATCTGTGGTAATTTTTTGGAAGGCAGTGCTTCTACCTTCTTCTTCAATAGACTCTATGTATTCGTACCACTGCCTCTCATGCTCTGGGTTAGTAAGACCTTTGAGCCAGTTGTAGATCTCATAGTAGTTGTCTAGATCCTCATTGATCATGAAGGTCAACTGGAGATCTCCATACTGGAGTTTGTCGCCTGGTACCTCATACTGCTTCACCCTGGTATCAAACACTCTAGTGTTGATATTGATGTCAGGGATATTTACGGACTGACAGAAGTATTCTACATTCTTGGCTCGGTCCAAGATAAACTTAAATCCAACTGGAGCAAGAAAGTTCTTATTGTCAGGACTGAATAGGCGCTTTTTGCTCATTGACTGTACTCGTTAATCATGTCAAGCACTGTGTTCAGAGCTCCGTGGGCAGCCATCTTTTCATCGTGAGTCCACTGAGTACCATACTCATTCTGACTCAACTGGTTCTTTAGTTTGATGACACGAGCATAGATATCAACCTTGGACATAGTTCCTCTAGGCATAATAAAAATACGTGCTGTTATATTTAGCTAAAAAAAGAGGGACCCGAAGGTCCCTCCCTTACTTCCTTTGCGAATGGATCACATAAGGTTCTTGATACGTACGCGACGATAGTAGGCGTTCGCATTCAGGTTACCAGCAGCCTGAGGATCGGAATCGCTCAGTGCGGTCAGACCCTTAGCAAATGGGTTCAGGACCATGCCGTAGCGGGTCTTGAAGCCAATGCGGGGCTGGAAGGTATCCTGACCGATTGCTCTGTACATCTGGAGAGGTACGTATGGGCAATAGAACAGACCAGCATCATAGGCGTTGCTACCCTTGTAACCGATGACGTAGTATTGGTCAGCGGAAACGTTAGCCGAATAAGGATCGATGTAGACCTTGATACGACCGTTCAGGGTACCGACATAGGTGTTACCAGTGTCGTCGATTTCGCCCAGACCACCAACGGCTTGGTTGATGCCGCTGCTGTAGTCCAGAACACCCGCCATAGCGAGAGCAGAAGCAACGTCAGAGGAGCAGATCAGAACGTTGCCCTTTCCGCGACGAGTTTCCAGGGCGATAGCGTTAGCATCGCGCTCGATTTGGAACAGCAGACCTTTGAATTTCTCAACAGACCAACGACCGTTGCTGTCAACATCCAGGTCAAATACACCAGCGTTAGCGGTGTTGACTTGAGCACCAGGCTTAGCACCACGATAAACGGTACGGACAACCTCACGGTTGATTTCAGCCAGGATCTCGGTGGAGAGGATGTTTGCCAGCTCCGACTCAGCGTCAAGACCATGAATAGCCTTGAGGTCTTGAGCCAGTTCAACGGAGTAATCGGCTCTCAGAGCACGACCTTTTGCCTCAACGGCAATACGATCGATGCTGAATGCCATCTCCATGAAGGCAGTCGAAGCGCTATCACCCAGAGCTTCCATCTCAGAGGTGGAGAACTTGGAGGATGCGAGATCATAGTTGGTCTCGGTGGTACCGCCGCCAGTTGCGTCGTTGATGAGCGCAGGGTTGTTCTCGGTGGTAGCGGTAGGAGGTGTAGCACCATCGGTACCAGAGAACTGAGCGTCGGGCTCATTGAAGAATGCTTCATTACCTGTCTGGTTCACATAGCGCGAACGCATTGCGAAAATCAGACCAGTAGGACCATTCATAGGCTGAACGCCAGCGATGTCATAAGCAATCAGCTTAGGCATTGCGCGGCGGATCAGGCTGATCAGAATGGGATCGAAACCTGCGACAGCACCAGCACCAGTGGTGGGGGTGTTGATAGGACCAACGTTAGTAGGTGCCTCGGTAAGGATGGCACGCTCTTCGCGCATGAAGCGCTCTTGGTTCTCCAGGAGTTGTGCGGTTACAGCCTTACGATAGTTATCCTTGATTTCAGGAAGACCATCATGACTAAGGACTGGAGCCCACTTCTCTTGGAGAGATTCGGTGTTAAACATGGGAATCTCGGGAGTTTAGAATTGGGTTAACAGTGTGGTCACAGACGCTTAGCGAGAGCAGCAACGTATGCGCTCATGCTTTCACTAATTGCTTCTGTAGGGGCAGCAGATTCTTCAGGAACAATCTCTTCTACGGCTTCCACTTTGGGAGCACCGAAGTAGGACTCTTTAATCTGAACCAGCTTCTCACGATACGACTCTTCAGTACGGAACTCAACTGCTTCTGCGAGGGAAGAGAACTTATCCTTTTGGGTCTCAGCGAGACCACGGGTCAGTTCATTCAAAATCTCATTTTTACGATACTTACTTACACTCTCGTGAAGTTCGACGTTGCGCTCGACTTGTTCATTCAGTCGGGTCTCCATCTCATCAAGCTTTTCGCTCATCTCAGCAACCAGATCCAGCTTCTCGGTAGGAACGTTGATGTTGCTTTCGATAAACAGTTTGCGGAGTCCATCCATGAACCCTTCTGTGATTTCGGCACGGAGACCTTGCTCAATAGCAAGTTCATTCTCCGACATCCACTCGTCACAAGCGTAGTTCAGGAAGTTCTCAACACGACCAGCGAAATCTTCTTTGATTGCTTCAATCTCTTCAGCAATCTTCGCTTCGGTCGATTCCTTAATAGCAACTACTTGCTCAGAAACCTTTGCGCTAACAGCGGCTTCAAAGACAGTCTTTGCTTTATCTTGGAATTCTTCGGAAAGATCAGCACCAGCCAGAATGGCGGCAATGTCCTCGCTGATCTCTTCTTCGCTAACTACCTCACCCTCGGTCTCAACAGAGTCGAAGATCTTCGCAGACAGAGCACCAGGCATAGCGCTAGAAGCTGCGCTAGGGTGGGTCTTCAGGGTGGAGTCTTTAGTAGCAGTTACAGGAGCAGCAGCCTTCGCACCAGGGTTTTCAGTACCTTCTGGTTTCTCTTTGCTATTCTTGGCAACTTCTTTCCCATCATTTTTCAGATCGGATTTCTGTTGGGGGACAGCACCTTTCTTGATTGCGCTATCACCAGTAGCGGCTTCCTCGGAAACTTCATCAACGGTTTCAACCTCTTCGACTACCGCTTCAGCGGTGGTCTGAGCTTTCTTCTCCGCGATGAGTTTCTCGAATTTTTCATCGATTGTGGACATTGTTTGCTCCTACGAATAAAGACTGCGGTAATTTGCTATATGTTTATTTATAAATTAGAGACTTCTTAAGAACGCGGAGAACGCGGCGATCTTCGCTTCTTGAAGTTCTAAGGGGTTTGGTGCGTTGTCAAGCTTACGCTTAACATCTTCCATGGAAGATTCTCTGAATCTACCTTCAGCATAAACCCACTCACGTCCCTCATAAATGCCTTCGACGAAAGCATCTGGGGCGGAAGGATCTGCTACGATATCCGCAGCAGTCGCAAGAATGAAGTCATCAGCAACAACGTTGACTGTTCCTTCACGCTTGATTGAACCGAGACCTCTAGAAGAGACTCCCAGTTGTACACCTTCGTCCAGGAGGGACTGGGCAATTTTACCCATAGGTGTATCGAGTAACTTAGCCTTACCAATGAAGTTAGTACCTTCAGGGATAAGTTCCACAATCTTGTGGCTTACTCTGTCAAGATTGATAGTTGGACCATCGGGATGTCCCAACTCACCAAGAGCGCGACCACGCTTGATAAACTCTTCGTTGTACTTATTCACCTCACGCTGAAGCGTGTCGTACTTGTACATACGACCGTTGCGGTTAGTGATTTCCGTTTGAAGAAAGATTCCCTTGATATAGGTATTCTTCTTACCGTCGGTTTCTTCGGTAAGAATCTCAAGGTCTTCAATCTGTTCCGTGATCAGTTTCATCGTTTTCTACTTCGGGTTCTTCAGTTTCAGCGGTAGCTTCTGGGTTTTCGATCTCTTCCCTGTCGGGCTCTACATCTCCTTCTTCGGGAACATGTGGGAACATTGCTGTTGCCACATCTTGCTTAGATGCGTCTACTGCCATAGCAGCTTTCACACTCAGCATGTCCTTCAGTTTTACCAGAGCGTCCGCTTGGTCATTGTCCCAGAGCAAATCAACGATATCTCGTTCTTGTGTAGACATAATAAATCTTGACTATATTTTATTTATTTGTTTTGGAATTTGAACTTGCGGCAGGTTTAGGTGGATTCTTTGCCTGTTGGATCTGAGCCTTTTTCATCTCCTGATCAAGTTCCGCGTTCTGCTGTTCGTCTTCCATCGCTTGAGTATCCATGGCGACTTGATCGAGAGGATCGATGATACGACCCTGACTAATGTCGTCAGCCATTTGAGCATCAAGTTCTCTCATCTGAGGCTCAGTCTGTTTGAGGATCTCAGTACGAACATATTCCGTAGAGAAGTAGCGACCCATGTAGGGCTCCATCTGAGCAATGACGCTCAGCTTCTCATTTAACATTTCAATATTCTTAAGTTCTGTGAAGTGATTGTCATATAAGTAGTCATACTGTACATGCTCCTTCATGTCCTCCCAATCTTCAGGAGTGATAACACCCTTGAGGATCAGTTGAGTCTTAAGAACGTCTTGAAACAGTTCGCTAAACTTCTTACGCAGCCTTCCTACAAACTTGGTGAACTTGAGTTCATCGCGCATGATCTCAGAGGATCTGCCAAGATTGAAACTGGTATTGGAATCGAGTCTACCAGCAGGAACGTTAAGAGCCTTGTAGAGTTTAGTTTGGAAATACTGAATGTCAGTCAGTTCTCCGAGGTTTTGCCCGCCAGGAAGAGTGGTAATTTCTGTCCCGCGCCCTCCCTCGCGTCTTGGAAGCCAGAAGTCTTCCAACATGGACATGTATTTTCTATCGTCACGAATCTCACCTGTGTTGGCATCGTACACAAGCTTGTTGCGATAGCGACCCATCACTTCCCTAAGGTACTGTTCCGCCTTGACCTTAGGTAGGTTGCCCACATCGATGTAGAAAATTCTACGCTCGGGTGCGCGTGAGATACGGTAGATAACCAAAGAGTCCTCAATCATTTGAAGTTGATTGAGTACCTTCACTGCCTTATGGAGATAAGACAATACGATATTTCTATTGGTATCCATGATGCCAGACGTTACATACGCGATAGCGTCTTTAGCAATCTTGATACCAGAATTCGCAGAGGTATTGTTAAGACCTTTTGGATTGTAGATGAAGTATTCGTCGATCTTACCGAAGTCCAACGTCATGAACTCTTCAGTGTTCTTCGGATTCTTCTGAATCTGACGAACCTTTTTGATCTTTTGGGGATCAATGTAGCGCAGCTCCAGGATACCATCCTGAGGCTTGTTCAAATCAATTACCTTATGATAATACAAACGCCCATCGATGTACCATCTACGGAACATCTCATGGGCTTTCGTATCAAAACCTAGAAGAGTTTTTACGTAATCGAATTCATTACGCATCATAGTCTTGACACTCTCGGATACATCCAAGTTGTCAAGATTGATTTGAACAGGAGTATCGTTCAAATCTGTAACGATAGCTTCCTGTAGAATGTCCTCAATGGCAGAGTCTACCTCAGGGTGCATCGCCATCTGGCGATACTTAGTAACCATGTCATACTCAGTCTTGAAGTTGCCGTCAAGATCTACGTACTGACCATAGTAACCGCCTGCGATAAAGCTAGTGGCTCCGTCTTCTGATGAAGGGGCAATGGGAGAAGGTGCGCTACGCTTAGCCTGCTCCCTCTTCTTGAATGAAAAACCAAAAAGCTCTGCCATTGTATAGTGTGGACGATTCCTACCTGACTATTTAGTTGGATTTTTGGTTGACCGAAACTTTGGCTTTTTGCTCGTTTCCACCACCACCATTCTCCTCGCTAGTCTCGAAGAATTGGTAAGCAAACTCAACATCGAACTCTTCATAAGAGTCGTTGTTATCGTAAGCAACCGAAACTTGAGATACGCTGACAGGGAATGCCTTGACCAGTGTATAGCCACGGATCTTTGTGAAACCTTTCTCGGAAGGATTGTTGAACTTATCCAACTGAGTGATGGTAACAGTTCTCAGAACATTGTCGATGGACGATTGCGAAACGTTAGCATCAACAGCGTTGGTCAGTTCGATCCACTTCTCATATGCACCACGCAGTCTGAATGCGTCGTCCATGTAGAAGGTAGCAGTCCAGGACTCATAAGTTCTGTCGCCAGGAACTTTGATGACACGACCACGGAAGGGGAGTTCAACTGTACCTACCGAAGTTGCGGGGAGGGCAGCACTCTTACAGAAGAGCGATACCATATCCTCGTCGGGCTTTGCCAGACCGTTTGGCCAATCGTGATCGACCGAGAACAGGTTGGGGCGTACGCCGCCCCTGATTTTTGTTTGAAAATTAAGTACGCCTAGTGCGGATACTTCAGCCATTTTGATTTACTCTCCTTTAATTAAACTCTGCGGGGGACTACTTCCTCGAAGCTAACACCTGTGCGTGTAGCAACGAAGGTCAGTGTGATGAAGTTAATCGAGCGTGCGGGCTTGATGTAGATCTCAGCGACAAACTCGTTAGCATCAATCACAGATGGTGTGTTGTTTGATCCATCACAAACTACCAGGAAATCAGTCATACCACGGCGAGCTTGAATCTCGCGGAGGAATGGTTCAACAACATTGTTGAAGTTGTTTCTGGTGAACTCGTCGTTCAGTTCAAACAGGACTCCCTTCGCAGCATTGCCGATTGTCTTCTCAACGACGAGGAAGAGACGACGGACATTGATGCGATCAAAAGCAGATGGTGAAGCGAGAGCAGTCTTATCACCGAAGAGAACGATACCCTGACCAGGCAGGCTGGTGATGGGGTTGATGCGTGCCTGATAAAGGGCATCGCGCTCAGATCTCTTAGGAGAATAAGCAAGCTTGATAGCATTACGGATGGCTCCACGGTTCAGACCAGCGGGCGAGAACCAAGGATCACCGTTTGCTGTAGTAGCAGCACAGAGACCAGCAACGTCACCGTTACATGGTACCCAGCGATACTTATCATTAAAGCGATCGTACAGATACTTCCAACCAGCGTCAAACACACCGTAGGATGTGGACTGAAGTTGATCGAAGTATGCGATCATGTTGTTTGTTGCGGTTGCGCTGTCGGGAACTCCAACAACATCTCCTTTGTGAGAGGAGACGAAACCGATACAATCTTTTCTGGAAGAAGCGATTTGAAGAACTCTTGCTGCCTTAGCAAGGGAGGCGGTTCTGTTAGAACCAGAGTCGCCCATCAGCAGGTAGTCGATGTTAACTGTCTCAGTGTCAGACAGTGTATCGTAACCAGTCAGGACTTCAGCGTCTGTCAGGTTGTAAGCGTCATATCCACCAGACAGGGTGTAATTTACCTTACCGATAACGTCGAAGGTAGTACCAGCACCAGCCCCGACGTTGCCGTCAGTAGTGGTGAAAGCGTTAGCGCTTACATCCCAAACTGACTCTTCATGCTTGCCCCAGTAAACGTAGGACGAACCATCAAAGATGTTGGTAGCGTAGTAGTTGTTGGAACCTTCAGTGGTCTTAGCGTCGTTAGCCTTAGAACCATAGAGGAACTTCTCAAGAACTGTCAGAGGAGTACCAGTGACGCCGCCATCAGCATCGTAAACTACGATGTGAACTTCGTCATAAGCACCACCACGGTCACCAACATAAAGAGAAGTGCCAGGTCTACCAGCGAGCTGATTCCAGCGAAGACCTGTGAAGACTTCTTGCTCATCGTACCAGTTCTTCTCGGAGGAGATGCTTACATCAGGGTTGGTGCCATCATCCAGTTCGTCACCACCACCAGCGCTAACAGTCCAACGACCACCAGTTGCCCAGATCAGGGACAGTCTACGAGTGGTAGAGTCCCAGGAGTGAACGTAAGCAGTCTTGGTAGCAGCAGCATTGGTGACCAAATCGCCAGCATTGATCGCCGTTACTGGAGTGGTAGCCAAGTAGATATTCTGATCAGCACCACGGTCGATGATAGCAACTCTCAGGGAGTTACCATAAGTACCAGATTCTTTAGCGGCGAATTCCCAGGTGTTTGTATTAGCGCCAGTTGGGAACCAGTAGTTGCCTTCGTAATCATCATCGTTACGAATCAGGATACCACTGCCACCGACTTTAGCGTTAAGCAGAGCAGCACCAGCAGCACGAACAACGTCCAGGACGCCGCCATACGACAGGAAACTAGAAGCAACCCACCAAGTACCAGCGTTGGAATCGTTAGGTTGACCGAAGAGGTTGAGGAGGTCGGCTTCTGAAGTAACTCTTGTGGGGACACCTACAGGTCCCCTCTGGAAAGCGCCAACGATAGCGCCCACATTAGTTTCTACAGTCTCGACGGATCCAAGAGTTAAATCTCTTTCTTGGATCGCTACTCCTGGCGAGAGAAGCGTGCTAGCCATGCGTGGTACTCCTGATGAATGATTTCAATTTGTCTAAAATTATTTATTAAAATCACAGTCTTAACGGAACTCCCACATAAACGATCTGTCACCGTATTCATCTAGATGATATCTAGCACTCTCATCAGACATATCAGCCGACCATACGTTACCTTCCGAATCAATAATTTGATCTTCGTCATCAATACCATTTAGAATAAATCCAAAGGGTGCCATGTCTTGCTCAATTTGATTCTTCTGTTCTTCGTAGATGCGCTTACGGATATCTTGATCCGTCATTTCTTTGAAGTATTCTTGCTGTACAAGCCAAGCAAAAATAACCAGGCACATCACTAGGTCATCGTTATATCCTTCGTCTGCCTCAAATGATTGTTTGTTTTGAATGAAGGTAGTAAGTTCGGATACGATGTTGTAGTCTTTGACTAGAAGTTTATCATCTTCAATCAGAGTCTTAAGGTTAGAGCAACCCTGAGCCTTGACAGTCTTGGACATCTTGACACCCATCTGGGTCTTACCACCAGAGAATCCATGTCCAACAATCTGACCAGCACGCCCACGCATAGCGCACATCAATACATTCTCATATTCAATGTCATAATGAAGCATGGAAGCCACTGCCTCACCAATATCATTGACCTCTACCAATACGTACGCTTTGTTGTAATTGCTAGCAACTCTCTGAATAACGTTGGGTAGCAACATCGGTCTGATGTCATGGTCCCTATACTTAGCAACCAGACACCACGGAGCTTGCGTAATATCAATAACTACAAAGGCACTGTAGTCCTGTGACAATCCACGGGACACATCCACACATATAATATAGTCATGACCCTCTACAGGATTCTGATATACATCCAATCCCTTATGGCTAGTCAGTGGGTCATCGTAAACTAGCGTTCTTAATTTAGAAGCATGGATCAGTGTATCAACCGATCCTAAGAACTCACACTCAAATTCCTGAGTGAACTGTCGTTCTGATGTGTTAGCGATAGTGGTCTTCTTCCACTCCGCATCTCTTCCTGGTACAAGTGACCAGTGAACCTCAGTCCAAGTATATCCGTTTCTACCTTTCTGTGCGTCCACCCACAACTTGTAAAAGTGGTTCATTCCATTTGGGGTGGAGATGATGATGACTTTTGTGCTTTTACCAGAAGTAATAGTAGGATAAACAGAGGCAAAGAATTGCTCCGCAATATGGTTTGGAATGAACGCAAACTCATCGAGGAAGATGATGTTAAACGACATGCCTCGGATAGCAGACGCAGATGTAGAAGCTGCCAGTATCTTACTGCCATTCTCAAGCTCCATCGATCCTTTGTTATATACCACTATACCCTGTTGCATCCACAATGGCAACTGTTCGTAAGCCAACTGTAATCTTCCCAACAGGTCGCGGGCAGTAGACAGTTTGTTTGCCAGGATACCGATGTTTACGTTGTCGTTAAACAGGGCATAGTGAAGTAGATACGACACACAGGTAGTAGACTTACCAGTCTGTCGCGGCAACTTTGCGATATTAAATCTATTGTGGTGAAACTTCTTGATGAGATCTTTCTGGAAATCCCACATCTTAAACGGCACGACGCCCTCGTCAAGAGAGATAATCTTGACATAGTTCATCGAAAAGTATACGGGATCATCCTTACACTTCAGATACTCTTCAATTTGTTCTTTAGTAAACTCAATGGGAGTCCCAACCTTCTTTAGGTTGGGATTACCAAGATAATGATCAGACGACATTAAGCAGCGGCTCTATAAGTAAAGTCAATGAATACAGTACCAAGACCAATGGCACAGTTGCTGGAAGTAATTAGGGATCCTCTCTGATAGTCAGCGTTCAAACCTTGGAGAAGAACGTACTGATTCTGAGAGCCAGCATGAGTAACAATCATATCTCTAGAGTCGTCAAGGAAGATTGCTTGAGCAGTATTCAGGAAGTGACCCGAATCATTCTCCATGATCACACGCTGAACAGCATTGTTACTACAAGATACAGATGGTTGGAATGGAAGTGGGAATCTCAGTTCACCACCAATCAATGTGTTATCCAGGATGTTAACGACCATCTTGGCATGCACATGAACCATTCTACCAATCTTGGTGTAGTATCCAGTAGAGGTGTTCGACATACCTGCTCTATTTGTGTTAGCAAAGTATGGGGTACAGTCGTAAGAACCCTCTTCATAATGATCAAGAACTTGGTAAGAAACGCCAAGGAGAGCAGTCTGGTTACTGAAATCAATACCCTTTTCTGCCTGAAGAACGAGGTTACCACTGGAGTTGAATCGAGCGGCTTCGGTGAGAGTACCAAACTGAGAGGTGAGGAACTTAATGGCACCACCTTCTTGACCATTGGTGGTAGACTCAACCTCAGCGAAGATACCACCGTAGTTAACGTTGGCGTTGTCGGCAGCGTTTCTGCCACGGAAGTCAATACGACCAGGCTGGTGTCCTATACTGATAGTACCCGACTTGTAGAGAACAAGGTCAGGGGCGGTAGTAGAAGAGTTGGTTGTGTTCTCAATAATAACCTGGTCAGTCGTGTCACTACCTTTGATGTGGAGTTGACCAGCAGGCTCATCAATACCCAGACCGACCAGTTGACCTCTGAGGACTAAGGTGTCAAACAGAGAACCAGCATCCATTGCCTGAAGTCTCATCAGACCCCTCTCAGAGCCAGCAGCAGTCAGGTGAATGTCAGTCTTAATTCTTCCGTACTCCAGATCCACAGTGTTGGCAGCGTCTCTACCAATGAACTGGATAGTACCGAGTTGGTCATCAACAGCAGCAGATGTGCTGTTTCTTCTGAGGATAAAGTTAGGACCATATCCATCAGCATCATCAGAGTAATCAACTGTGGAATTCTCAGTGGTTACTGTATATCCAGCACCTGCTGTAATGCCGATGTTAGTGGACGAGAAGTTGATGTTGCTATCGGAAACTTCAAACTCTGGAGTTCCGTCGTTGTTTGTATCGATCTCAAAGGCAACCTTGGATGTTGCGGTGTTGCGCTTACGGAAACCAAACTGAGCAACAATAGAGCCACCGTTGTTTCTAAAGTCGATGTGACCCAGATCATTGCCATCAGCAACAATAGAATCGGAGGTAAAGTCAATACCACTATGCTTAAATGTAATGTTCGCAGCAGTATCTACTGTACCAACGTTGTCTGTATTCTGGAGAAGCAGAGATCTAGGACCAGAACCACCAGATGTAATGTTAGCGAAGGTTACGTTGGAGTTGGTAGCAACGTCCTGACCGATTGAAATCTCACCACTAACAGATGAATACGTGACGCCAGTTCCACCACTAAGGTGTTGACGTGTCTCAGCAGCTGAGCCACCAGTATAGGTGATGACGCCAGTAGCAGAATCATAAGCGAGAGATCCATCACCACCAAGATCAGTGACAGAAATGTGGGCACGGACTTCGGCAGCGCTGGGACCAGTATAAGTAAACTGACCAGAAGTAGAATTGTAAGTAAGAGAACCGTCTCCGCCATTGTCTACGAGCGAGATTGCGCTACGAGCTCTAGCATTGGTGAAGAAGACATTTGTGCTACCTTCTACAATAGAATCGGAATCAAACTCAGAGAAATCAACAGAGAATGTCAGTTGATCGTTGGCATCATCGTAGGTTTTATTGATGCCCGTGCCACCTTGAAGGAGAACCGCTACGCGGTCATCAACTCTTTCGTTAGTGAAGAAAAGATTAGTTGGGGATGCTTGGGCTTCCGCAATGTCATCTAGATCCAGAGTGATATTGGCGGTACCATTGAAAGAGATACCGTTGATTGTTCTGGCAGTCTGAAGAGCCGTTGCGGTAGAAGCATTACCAGTCAGAGGACCACTGATACTAGCAAAGGTTACGCTATCAGTTGTCGCAACGGCTTGACCGATAGCAACTACTCCAGAGTTGATAGTGACTCCAGTGCCACCCGAGAAATGAGCACGGGTTTCTGCTGCGCTGGGACCAGTGTATGTAAAGATACCTGTACCCGAGTCGTAGGCGAACGATCCGTCACCACCAGCATCGGTTGCCGATACGGCAGCACGAGCTCTGGCATCTGTGAAATAGATGTTGGTCGGGGTGCCGCTTTCTTGTACGTTGTCCGTGACAAGCGTGATATCAGCAGTGCCATCGAAAGATACGCCACTGATATTGCGAGATGTTTGAAGCGCCGTGGCAGTATCCGCATTTCCTGTTAGTGCTCCTGTGATAGCTGTGATGTTAGCAGCATCAGCGTATACATTAGCGTAGCGGATTAGGTTGGAACCCAAGTCCCAAGTGCTATCCACATCAGGATAGATGTGCTGATTGAAGGTCCAAGCGTCATTGACGTTAGACCAAAGAATACTTTTATCTGTGGTTCCTTTAAGAACAATCCCGCCACCATCGGCTCCAGCATCAGTCGGGCTAGAGGTAGAACCTAGTTCAAATGTCTTGTCATCAATTGTGACAGTCGTCGAATTCACAGTCGTGGTCGAGCCATTGACTGTAAGATTACCTGTGACTACCAGATCGTTTGGAATGGTTACATCATTCGCAAGACCAAACGTAACGGTGTCATCGTTAGTATAGTAGACTCTAACTTGGTTAGCAGTCTCCGCAAAGGTGATATCATCAAGAACAGAGTACGATGATGTCAATCTAAAAATGGCTCCACCAGTTGTGGAAACCATCCTAATATCATATTCAGTACCGATGGAGGAAGCACCACCACCAACGTCAAAGTTTCTGACAACACCATCACTTCCCTTCAACTTCATCGTAAGGACGGTGTTGGAAGTCGCTTCCAGAACAACGTCCCCAATCTGAGCAGGGAAAATACTTGATGGTGGTCTGAGGAGATTTGCGGCTTCCTCAGGTAACTTACGAATTGTCAGAGACATCTGCTGTGCTGGCTACATGCTTTCTATGGGTATTTAGCTGGTACCAGTCCTCTGCTGCGTCAAACTCATTGAAGAACATCGTATGACCATCAAAGACAACGCAGAATTTTCCAAGCAAAGAATCAAACGTGATGGGAGCCTCCGAAATAGGAGGATGCTCCGCAACATAACTGCGGTACCAATCAGGATTATCTAGTGCTTCATCTCGAAGATCTTCAAGGAGCGTGATGCGATCTTCTGGAACTTCACTCATCTTCTTTGACCTCTGGTTCGTATGTTTCTAGGAATTCCCTGCGTTTATTCCAGGTATCGCCACCATCCATACCTACGCATGGATTGATACAGGTACTATCTCCTAAATTATTACACACAAGACCAGCTAAGTCAAGCTCATCCCCTATCTTGCCCGTCGCCCAGATGTGTTGACCGTTGATCCACATCGCTCCGCACTTCGGACAATCGACTCTTTTGAGCGACAGGTCCGAGACTTCCCTCTCCGAGTTTAATTCCATACTCTTTTTCCATTTGCGTAATTGTTTTCTGAAGCTCCCGTCTAAGACGTTTTTCCATAAAGTACATACGCAATTTCACATATCCGTACTTGATTTCTAATTCAATGTACGTAATCAAACGCATGGTACCTTCCCAACCAGCGTACGCTACACAGAACAATAGAACTAAAAGTAGCCAGGTAGTTGGGGAGATTGTCATAATCAGAGGAGAGTCCCGTCTACATTAGCACGCTCAGACTCTAACGCTAAAAACAGAGGTATTTGCTTAATCTTGTACTCTGACTCAGAGTAAGAATAAACACGGCATCCAGGGTAAACCTTGTCTGCCTGTTTCTGGATATCACCTCGTTGTGGTTTGTTTAGGTAGGGAAAGAACAACTGAAGACGATAAGGTTTACCTCGCCATAATACTTCAGCGAGATAATACTTTCCGTATTCGTTGATTCTATTTGCCATCAGTTTTTATATGCTACAGCAGTTGCCCATACGGAGGCAGCCGCGCCAGTGGCATCCAAAGCAGATGCTGTTGGTTTTTCAATAACTAGCGAACTCGCTGGTGGAATGTAAGCAACAAAGCCAGTGGCAACAACGGTCACCGCAGCAGCTGCTGTGGCGGAACTATTCGTACACAGCACCAGAGGAGCAGCAAGAATAGTAGCGTTGACACTAGCAGCTGCCTGAATGTCTTCAGCGACTGACAGTGGTTTTACAATCATTGGACTACTAATACCTTCTTTCTATTTATTGTTTTTTAGAAGCATCCTTCAACATTTTTTGAAGGTCTGCTGTTGATCCAACAAACAGTGCGTTTGTAACATTGGTTGGACCCTTCTTCTTTTCTTCTTTGACATCCTTAGTTGCCTTCTGAAGAGCCATCAACTTATCGGTAACATCACCGACATGCTTAATAAGTTGACCTGCCACCTCATATGCTCTGGGATGGTCAGATGACATTGCTACATCTAGAGCACCATTGATTGCTTCCTGACCTTTTTCGATCAGTTGATAAAGGTTTGCTCTGCTATATTCATGATCATCTTGTACCTGATCCTTTTCAATTGGAGCAGGTGGTTTCTTGGGTTCACTAACTGTGGAGAGTTCACTCACAGTTTCAAACGCCTTATCTAACCCGTCAAACTTATCCATAGAAACTCGTCAGTTCATTGAAACCAAAGTCATCACCCGCTTCAAGCAATGCGTCGTCAGCAGAGTTGATCAGATCGATAGAAGCACCAGCCAAATGCTGTGCTTTACTGGTTCCTTTCTGACCACGGACAACTGTAATGCTTGTAGCATTTACAAGTGTGGCAACCTTCATCACTTCATTGTCAACTTCGATGAATTCACCGATAGTGAATACAGAGGAGTCTTGTACTTCAATTGTGGTTGCTGTCTTAGTAAGATCAGCCATGAGAGTAGAAGTGCCGTCGAGATCTCCATCTCTGATTGCGGCAGGAGTAACTTGATAGGTAACTCTGCGTGGTGCCAACTCTCTGTTGGTTCCCATCTTGAGATCCACAGAAGCTTTCTTAATGGGTGCGCCAGTCTGAGAAGGACCAAACAGATATGTCTTCATCGAAAACGTGAAGTCAATCGTTGTAAGTTTTCTCTGAGTAAAGTCACCTTCGTATTCATCAGAGTATGATATGCCATTAAGAACGATAGGCACATCACGGAACTCATTGAGGTCTTCAATAAGTTTGATCGTAACGTTATAAGAGGGTTGGAAGAATGGGAGGATTTGCTCCATGATTTCCAGAGCCTCATCGTTAGTCTTGGATAAAACAGAAAGACTAAACTCGATGTTATATGGTACTGGGGTGTATACCTTTCTAACCGCATTGTTACCATCCGCCTTAAGGTTTAAGGTGATCGGACTTAACTTTCGAGTGCCATCATAGTTAATGCCAGTAATCTCAAAGGAGATGCGTGGCAGAGTGATGGAAACTTTCTTGTTAAGATCTGGCTGCTGTTCAATTCTGGCAAGAAACTTCTGCTTAGGTCCATAAGCCAGAGGCACTTTCATTTTCTGGTACGTTGATCCATCGGGGTTTTCTTTGCGAACCTCGATATTATTGAACATCGTACCGAAAGCGATAACGCACTTACGGATGATCTTGTTATAAGTGTATCCAGTGTTTAACATCTTATGTTGCTATGCCGAATGGGTTAGACTCAGTAAAGTCTAAAATGTCGTCTGCTTCAAGTTCAAACTCAACATTATCATAATATTTATCATCTGTAGAATCGATTGGATCAAAGGAGTTGATTACAATCTGAGCACCAGAGGTAGAACCCATGAGTGTTTCATCGATTCTAAAGTCTCCAGTAGGTGCTTTGAGTTTAAGCCAACCTTCCTTAGAATCCCAATCTGCGAGAACTGCTTGGTTGCCAGTGCTACCACCAGTGACACTTTCACCAATCTTGAATTGACCAGTAAGTCCAGGAGATACTGGTTGGATAGCGAGTGATGCTGTGGTGTATCCAGTGCCAGGATTCTCTACTACCAGTTTGGATACAGAAGTATAACCCTTACCTTGGTTTGTAATTTCAACATTGACCAGTTTACCATTGGTATCAAACGTTGGTTTGGCGACGGGTGTAAGTCCACCGAAAGGTGGGGTTGAGAATGCGATACTAGATCTAGCAGCATCATATCCTTCGCCACCATCTACAATTTCCAACTTGGTAAGTTTACCTTGTACCACAGTTGGTTTCAGTACAGCATCCTTCAGTGGTGTGGAACCCTGAACGGAAACTGTAATCATATCAGCACGAACTGTGGCTCCAGTGCCATCACCATTCACTGTGACAGTTGGAGTGTAGTTATAGTTCTTACCTTCTTCAGTGAGAACTGGCGAAGAGATTCCTCCATTAAGAAGTGTTGGTACACCAATAGCACTGACACCTTGAGAAGTAAGGTAGTAGTATTTGATAGTGTATCCAGTATCGACGAGATCTTCGTCTCCAATGAAGATGTCTCCCTGCTCGTCGCTGTACTCGAACAGTTCGCACTTAAGTTTGTAAGTATAGTTCTTGCCAAGTTGGTAGAATGGCTCTTCGTGTTCTACAAACTTGATCTCAAAATAGTTGCCTGCCAGTGGGAAGTAAATAAGATCTCCTTCCTGTGGTCTCTCCCCAAGTTCTACATCAGTATCCAGAAGAAGGAACTGAGAGATAAGATCAGAGAATCTTTGCTGAGAAATAACCATTGTTATCTCATCGTTCTGCCTGATCCCAAATTTAGTCAACAGATCTCCACCACCTTGGAAGCCTTCGGCGTTCTCCAAGTAAGCCTCGATAAGATACGAGTCATCAAACTCAGATGACACCTCTTCATTAAAGACGCCATCTTTTTGAGTAAGTTGTCTTGGGATGTAAAGTATATCCATCCCAAACATTTTGATGTACTCTTCGACCAGTCCTTGTTGGAGAAACTGTTCGTTACGAGTTCCGTGAGTGAAGAAAACGTTTCTCATCCGATCATATCCAGGGGTGGCATTTCATAACGACTGAGCATTTCATCTTCTAGTTTGTTCACCTCATTGTTCCCATCATCAAACAATTCTCTCCCATTCAGAGTGATACCACCAGGGAGTTGAGCACCTTGGAACTTGATCAGGTTCTGACCCCACTGCCTCTTAATCAGAGCAGTGACATATCTCTTGAGCCAGAGATCGTTAAAGATACCAGCATGATCTGCTGGGTCCAGAGCTCTGTAGCATTCAAAGACCAAGTGATCTCCTGCTGCCACATCCTCTTGGAAGTCAATATCCATGAATAGACGTTGACCTCTCATGTCAAATCTAACTTGTTTTTGCCCTTCCAGCAGGAAGTAGATATCTTCCAATCTACGGTTGACCATCTCATAGGTCAAGATCTCAGTCTGTGTAAGATCCCACAGATCATTGAGTCTCCACTGATAGCGGACATCAAAAAGGTTTGTAGTATTCTTCGACGTAAAGTCAAAGATTTTGATGACGCTGGTAACGTAATCGGGAACTGTAATATAGTTATTGGCTTCTAAGAAGTCAGTTGCCTTACCACCAACTTGAGTCACCGTTGTGGTGCTGTTGGTTTTCATGGCATCAATAGTTGCCTGATCGAATTGATACTTCAGATAGGTTTTGATATATCCATCGTACATTCTTTCGTTGTACATCTGGATAGCATCATCCACCAGATCATCGATCTGATCGTCATCGACGTTAATCTCCAGAACTGGGGCACCCAGTTTTCTCAGAGCATAATCGATAAGTTGTTGTCTGGTTCCTGGTTTAGCCATTTACACTACATCTACATTGAAGCGAACACGAACATAATATGTTGTCAGTGGCAGTACAACTACGTCTCCTGGCAGAGTATAAGACAGAAGGTTAGTAGAGTTACCGAGAGACTGGTGAATAATGTCAATGAACTGATCGGACTGAGAGAACTGCCAATCAGAAGTTACATGCTGATACCCAGTTTTAATCGCAGGAGTAATAACGTTGATAGTTGGGTTGAACGCTGGAGTAATAGTTTGAATCTCTGGTTGATCTACCTTAGGAGTTTGGAACTGAATTGGGATAGAGTAAGGAGAAGTCAGTCCTGCGTTATCCTTATATTTAACAGCAACTTGATACAAAGTATCAAAGTCCAGAACTGCGACTGGTACTGTAAAGGATGTCAGGTTGACAGGATCACCCTGGGAAAGATCAGGAACAGTAACTGATGAAGTATCATAGATGATAACGTTGTCAGCAACTCTCTTGATCTGCCAGAAGCTAGCAGCATGAGTAGATCCAGCATACTGTGAGTTGAAAGCCGAAGCATTAAACGTTGGTTGTCTGTTGAATGTCAAACCAGTATCAGCATCAACATTGACATTGACGCTAGTTGGAGGATCAACAAACTCCGCTTCATTAACAGTCAGAGCAGCAGCATCAGATGTGACTGTAATAGCATTACTATTACTAAGTACACAACGATACTTTCTGTTCAGAGTTGGGAATGGAAGAACCTCTGTCTCATAACTTGTGCTATTAGCACCAGAAATATTATTCCAGTTAGAACCATTGTCTGTGGAAATCTGCCACTGGTAGTTAACCGTACCAGATGTGATAGAAGCAGCAATAGTAAATGTGGCTCTGTTGCCTTCAATGACTGCCTGACCTGTTGGTTGGGTATCAATTGTGATGACCCTGTTAACAGTCAGTACAGCATAGGTAGAAGTTACTGGCGCTTGAGAACCGACCAGAGAAAGTACGCAACGATATCTAGATTCGTTGTCATTAGCGAACACCAGATTTGGCGTGGTGTAGGACGAACTTGTAGCACCTGGGATGTCACTATAGTTAACTGTGTCATCAGATCTCTGCCATTGGAAAGTCTGTGTTCCACTGGATGTTTGTCCGACAACGGTAAAGGTTGCCGTGCCTCCTTCATTGCCAGTCTGGTTGGATGGCTCAGTTTGTACAGAGTGTGTTCTGAAGACAGTCAGCAGAGCAGCACTTGTAAAGGCAGGAGCTTCTGCGCCTACGGCATCAATCTTACAACGATAACGATCATCATGATCATCAGCGTATGTCAGATTAGGTGTAGTGTAACTATTTGATGTTGCTCCATTGATGTCACTCCAGTTGACTCCTTGATCGTCAGTTCTTTGCCATTGGAAAGTAACAGATGGAGTATGATCGGAAGCAATCTTAGCCCAGGTCTTATCCCAGAGCAACTGCTGTTCTGGATCTTCAAATTGGTTACCACCGCCAGCAGGAGAATCCCATTGACTAATACCAAACGAAGAACTTACCAGAGCATTGATGCTATTGTTGACTGCGTTACCATCAGCGGTGAACGTAGCAGTCTGCCCCTCGTTAACTGTTTGTGGGGTTGGGTTGAGTGTGATCGCAATCGATACAGTTTCAACCTGAAGGATCGCAGCATCGGAAGTTACTGTTGGGGCACCAGCAGCAGCAATCAGAACTCTGAAACGATAGTCATCATCGGAAGCCGTGAGTGTTCCAGTTGTATAACTGTCAGATGTAGCACCAGTAATGTTAGACCAGTTAGATCCATCATCAATGGACAACTGCCATTGATAAGTAAGATCACCAGGAACATTATCAGATGTATTAGCAACAACGCTAAATGTTCTAGTACCACCAACAGAACCAGTATCGTTAGCAGGTTGAGTGATGATAACGATAGTTCTAGTGACTGTCAGTTCTGCTGCTGTAGATAGAACAGAAGATGAACCATCAACGGTGATATTACACTTGAAGAATGTACTGTTATCGTTAGCGTATGTAGTTGCTGGTGTTGTATATGCGGGAGCAGTAGCACCACCGATGTCGGAGTAAGTACCGTTCAGAGAGGTAGATCTTTTCCACTGATAAGCGAGAGTTGCGTTATCAGCAGTCGCTGCCACGATAGTAAAGGTAGCAGCAGCAGGAGCCACAACGCTTTGTGGTTGTGGGTCTGTCGATACTGTGATAACTCTGTACAGACTTAGGTTAGCAACATTAGTTGTTGTTGTCTGTACCGCAGTGTTGGAGTCTAGAATACAACGATATTGATAACCGTTGAATGCGAAATCATCATCAACAGTCAGAGTTTCGGTAGTTTCTCCAGAGTGTCCAGCCAACGCACTGATGTTGGACCAGTTGCTTCCATTGTCTGTGGAAATCTGCCACTGATAAGTAACAGTAGAACCATCAGAAGAGTATCCTCCAAGGGGACCGAACGTAGCGTTAGTCCCAGCACCAGCTTCTATAACTTGGTCAACGGGCTGAGATGTAACGAATACAAGAACACCCGTTCCGTTTGTCTGGAAGGAATAACTACGAGACTCACCGCTCTTTACTTCGGTGACTGTGATATTGAATGTGAGATCCTGATAACTAGAAGTTACTGTACCAGAGAGAACACCAGAGCTAGTGCTGAATGTCAATCCAGTGCTGCTGATGTCATCACCAGTCAGACTATATTCTCTAGCAGTAAATGGCTCACTAGCATATGAAACAATAGTTTGGATGCCAAGTTGTACGTTGACGGAATCTCCGTTGTCATATCCTTGACCGCTAGTAAGATCTCCCGCGCTAGTATACCAAGAGATTGTTTTAGGAATGAATGGGTTGAACATACCCATTACTTTGGAGATCACGTCATTAGTGCTAGACGCATCAAAGTCAACCCCTGTGTGTACGGGGATGTTGTTGATGGCTCTACCACTATGAGTAGCCTCCTCGGAATCAAGTTCAGCATAGAGAGTAACATTGCTGAACTCAGGTCCATCGGTAAATTCATGGGTATCCGAAATGATACACATGAAATTATTTGATCCACCACCAGACGCTGTGCCAGTAGCAGCGTTCTGAAGGGTGATGGTGATCGTATTGTTTACAGGATCCTGTGCTGTAATCTGGTGCCACTGATAGGATTCATCCTTGATATTAACACCACCAACAGTCAGAGAAGAAGCGCCAACTCTGAACTGGATATACTTGTTAATGTTGTTGAGGAATACCGAAGACTGTGCTGGTGGGAAAGAAATCTTCAGCGCAGTGCTAGATGCCGTTGTAGCAAATGGATCAGATGGTAGTTTGTATTCAGTAGCAGTGTTGATTGGATATGCCGAACTGCTAACGGCGGAAATGTCACTAACAGGACCTGATGTACGGATGAACGTTTTAGCCAGTCCAGGTACATCACTAGTTCCCAGAGTATAGTTATTAGAGGTTACCCACTGACACATGATGCCAGCAACGATGGGACTAGAGAACGAAGTACCACTGATATTTCCATAGTTACCAGTGCTGGTGTATGGAGTGTTAGCGGTCCAGTCGTATCTTGGGATTGTTAGGTGAGCACCAGGAGCAACTGTGGTTGTACCAGAACCATAGTTGGAGAAGTCTGCCCAACGGTCGTTGTAATCAGAAGCACCAACCGCGATGCTCTTGATATTAACGTCCTGATAGTTTACATCATTGTCAGAGAAACCAGAGGATCTAGCGCCAGCAACATATCTTGTCTGGAGAGGACCAGCGAAGTTAGAAGAGGCGTCGATAAATCCATTACCAGCAGATCTGACAAGGATAATGTTATTATCAACGATTATTTTTTCAACTTCGTCATAGAGTTCCAGATCGAAGCCAGCATCTTGTCCGCTCTCGTTAATCTCAACGTAAGGGAAAGCGCCGCTTGGAGTTGTGGGACCAAAGGAAGCGTTGATGACAGCAGGTCTTGTGTTGCCCTTGTAGTTGGGGTGACCTGAATCGTTGTGATCAAGGACTGCCTGATAAGCATCAATGATGTCGGAAAGAGATCCACTACCACCGCTGTTGAAAGCCTTCAGGGCATAGATCTTTGTCTTTCGAGCCACACCTGCTTTAATACCAGCGGCACAGATAGCACAGTTGGTACCATGACCCTGGTCATCTTCGTTAGAGTTAGCACTACCACCAACGGTATAACCAGATTGGAATCCAGTTACTTCATATACACGATAAGACTGTTGCTCCGAAGTACCGTTCAGGTCGGTGATGTTGTCGGGATCATACAGTTCTGGGTGGAGCGCAGCGTTGTTACCAGTGGGTCTAGAAGAACCACGAACACCAGTATCAATAACGTAGAGGTCGCATCCGTCGCCTTCCTCTGGGCTATTGTAGACACCGTTCATGTAAGAACGATTCTGTTTTGTAATTCTGTCAAGATGCCAAAAGTCATGAACACATAACTTACCAAAACGAGCAGGACTATCGTTATAGTTGCCGTAGTTGGAAGAGTTGGTGTTATACCAATAGAGAACAGAAGGTGTACTAGAACTAATTACAATTCTAGTGTACGCACCAGACTGTCCAGGAGTACCAGCAGCAGTTACACCCGTAGAGTAAATAACGCCACCAGCAGTCCAAGTGCCGTCTGGAGTAATAGAGAGTCTAAGAGGATGACCTGCGTTTGAGGAGTCTGACTGGTCAAAAGTATATGTACCGCCTTGGAGGAAGCCAGTAAAGGTACTGATCCTGCTGAAAGGACCACCGCTGATAGTTGAGAATGTATATCTTGGACCAGCAGGAAAGTTCTGAACACGAACGTAGATAGTACCACCAGAACCAGTAGAAAGAATTCTGGTATTCTTGGTGTCTTGAAGTTGAGCATCAGTTTCTTCAACTTCATCACCTACATACTCTACATTCAATACTTCGCCACCGTCATCATAATCGGTGACACGAAACTCTCTGTCCCAGGTGGCTCCTTGGAGACCCTCGGTTAGACGTACGCTTTCTAAATTCTCGGCAGTAGCATTCTCGTCTGCCACGCTGAATCTGATGGTACGGAATGATCTAAGTGTCTTTACAAACTCTAAATAATCATGCTGACTAAGGAGAGTATCCTTTACATCGTTAACGTCAAATGAGTCTGCGACCTTAACTAATAGGGTTGCCATGTACGCCTGTCCAGGTCAGTGTTATCCTCTTTTGTATTTATACCCTAATGTCGTTAAGAGATAGAAAGCCAATTACTGGCGAATACAGAGAAAGGGAACATCTTTGGTCCCGTATCAAACCACAGTTTGACGGTACTCCAGAGACTGTCCCCTACGAAGTTGGTGGTAAATATGATGGAAGAGAAATCAGATCCATCGGTATTACCAAAAATATTTACGGTAAAAGATATTACCTAATCGTTGCTGGTGATAGGACTCATGCTCCTCAAAGATTTGAATTCGATGAGAAGCATGATATGCTCAGCAGCAAGGCACTGCTTTAGTCAGCGGCAACCTCTACGTTACCCGTAGCAACGGGTGCGGCGTCTAGATTCTTTTCAGCCAGACGGAGACCTTCGATTGCGCCACCAAGACGCAAGAGTTGTTCTTGTCTGGCTTTCAGTGCGTCTTCGATCTCAGAGATTTCACCACGGATTTTACCGCGCTGCTCTTCAAAATCTTTAATCATTTCTTCAATAGTCATGCTTCACTCCTTTGGATTTTGGATTCTTCACCCATAACTCTGGTGCGTACAAGGTCAAGGGCTTCACAAGCACCTTCAAGCTTAAGGCACTTGTTACGAACTTCATTGAGTTCGCTGAGGTCTACACGAGTTAGAAGAGCAGAATTTTTTTCGAGTTCATCTTCACGCTCTTTAACCTCTTTACGGCAAGCGAGAAGCTGCTCAACAAAGTCATCCCACACCTCCGTAAAATCCAAGAGACCTTCGGTTGTTGTTTCTTCAGACATAGTTTTTCACTTCATCTTTAATGTGTCCTTCTGTCAGCTCATATGGAGTAGCAAGATAGGGACGGGTATCATACTTTAGATCACTGTAGTGACCATTAGCAAAGACATACTGCATGAAAGCATTCATTTGCTCTCGACCAGTATACTTCTCACGCCAGTGGGGAATGAGTGATCCTGAATATATTACCACATCTCCTGGCTCAAGGTCAACCTTTCTTAGATTGCCTTCCCATTCAAAGTAGAGGAACGATAGGTGCTCCTCATCCCTTGCGATGTTGACGTTTACTGCTACTTCAGAACTTCTTCGGTCAACGTGCCGAACAAGCTCGCTACCTTCAGTATATATGCGACCATAAGAATAGGTCGGATACAATTTCTCTTCTAAGATCCTCTCGACTTTTGGTTGGAGAACCAAACTTAGAGACTCGAAACAAAGGGGAGAGTACCAAGAAAATGTGTTTGGGACAGTAGGGTCATTGTAACCCTCATTGTTTCCCATTGCTTTTAGAGCATCTCGCATAAGCCTAAACTCGGTAGCAAGAAGATCAATAACATTAGGAGATACCATTTGCCTAACCAGTTTGACAAATGGTTTTCTATGTGATTTTATAATGAGTTCGGTCATAGAAATTAGAGGGTATCACAGTGGGCATACATGGGATGCTCATTGACAGTCTTCTGGAAGTTGGTGTGGCTTTATGCCACGCCCTATCTGGAATATACAGCATATCTCCAGGTTTGAGAACCCCCTTCCAGTCAACTTCATAATTTGATTCATCTACAGGTTTATCATTCTTTGCTTCCCATAGAGAGGTAGCCCTGTTCTTATAGACTACCCAATCAGTTTCACCCTCGCATTGGATGATGAAATTGGCAAAGTGATCATAATGACACTTGAAAGAATTAGCAGAATCTCTCGCTCCATATACATGGATGTCAGTATTCACATTGAAGTGCCTTTCTATCTCAGCACATAGAGATCTAACTCTAGCGTTCGCTCTACTATAAGACAAGATAACAAAACTTTTACCACTCATGATGTGATCATGAATGTGCCTTTTGTCTTGGTCTGGTGTTCTAGCCCATGCTGGTTTATACTCACCGACATCATCTTTGCCCCCATTGGGATTGATGAGTTCCCAATACATATCGGATCTATGTAAGGCATCCTCTACAGTCTCCCAAGAACAATACTTCTCAGGAGACTTGAGAAAATCTGGAACGTAAGCCGCTTGATCTTTGCCTAATAAATTAGACGCCGCGAAGAAACTGTTCCACATTTCGAGTTCTGCTACAAAGGTTAATTGTCAATGCCATTCTAGCATCATGATGCTTGGGACATGAGGATGCGTGATAGTGCTTACCATTAAAGACAAAGAGTTTATTCTTTTCTGGATGACACTGATACTTAATTGTGTACTTATCAGACTCTTCGGTTTCGTTGAACACAACTGTAGGACCGTCCGAATCATTCACATAATACAGACAGGTGAAGTGATCCCCCACTTGAGTCTCTGGGTAATCAATGTGTGGCTGGTTGTGGAGCATGTGCTCATCCCTAAAGGTGGGGAAGTTTAATCCACATCGAATCCGAGCCAGTTGCCATTCCTTATAATCCAGTTCCATCGCATCCAGAATGTAGTGATAGATGAAACTAAACTTATCGTACCACTCACTAGCGCGACCATCAACAAAAGGAGTATGATGCATTCCAGGTTGAGACCTGTAATATGCTGGAACCTCATCTCTCTCCTCAGGAGAAACAGTTACATCATCAAGCCAGTACCATGGGAAGATACTAGAAGTAAGGATGTCATGAATCTCAAGTGCTTGAGATACTGGTAGAAAATTCTTAAACTCTTTCATCGTAAATTAAATGACAAAGATATCCTATCAGAATAGGATAGATTAGCTTTCACATGATGCATCACCCACGCTGGGAAAATAATCAAGCGATTTGGTTTAGGCGTGTACTCATATTCAGCACTACTATATCTAGTTTGATTCGGAGCAACCGTTCCTAGAGCAAAGTCATTAGATCCTCTAGTAAAACAAAGATTACCACAATCCTTCTCTGCTTTCACATAGAAGACACCAGACAGTTTACACTCAGGGTGTACATGAACTTGATTATATGAAAGTCTAGGATTGATGTTAACCCACAAGTTAACAATAGCATCAGCAGGTTCTGGTATACCCAGGTCTTCGCTGGCTTGAATAGCAAGCTTAGAAATTGCCTCCGTCAGGGGGAGGAGTGGAGTTCCAGAAAAATTTCTGTAATCATTTGATTGCCACCCACCAACATTAGATATGATCCTACCTTCATCTTCTTCTTTCTGGCGGTATGCCCAATACATGATGCTATCCACATCAAGATTGAGATCCGCTCCCCATATTGGGGTAGGGAAGATTTCATCTAAGAACATTTCGTAAAGGAGTATACTTGAATCCGAAGCAATGGCTCCAACGCCATTCTACACTATCAGGGATGTACGGTGAGTGGATAGCGTTCGCATCGTAAAGTGTCATAGTTCCATATTCAGCTGCTGCGAAACCTCTCTTAATGAAACCCCAATGCCGTTGCTTATTTGAGTCGAAGTTGATCCATCGGTCGTCGTGATCGGCTCCGCTTCCGTGCCAATTATGCCACTCTTTATACCTGTGGTGATTTGGATCGATTTGGAAATCGTACCGTCCCTCATCAATCGTTCCTTTATAGTCAAAGAACGCGGTTCCTGTTTCATTTGGTTCGTGGTGAGAAAGCCAGAGGTTGCCAATGAATCCTTCATCGGTACCAAAATCTCGATGGGGCATTTGCCAACACCCAACAGGTCTAGAGTGTTTCTTAGAGTATACGTTACCCCACTCAGAGAGACGCTCATCGTGTAGCGAGAAAGATACTTCTTGCTTGAAGTGATTGACAATGATGAAGTTTCTGATCTGCTCCGCTATGGGGGCAAATATCCAATAAGGTATCGACGTTTGCGCGAAAGGGTTCGGATCGTCCGCACTATCAGCATTGTTCATATCCTCAATGGGATAGCACTTAAGGACTTCAATAAACTTATCTAGTTCATAGAACATATCACGGATACGCCAGTAGTACCCGTGATAAGTCCAGTTCCACTCATCAAATGGCTTGACAAAGAGTGCTAAGTGTTTAGGGACTGGAAGAATCTTAAAGTCTTCAATCATAACCAAGGTAATTAAATGATATAGCGATCCTCTGAGAAGCATTGCTTGGTGGGACTCTATGTCTAACCCAGGAGGGGAAGAGAATAAAATCGTACTGCTCTGCTGTCACTTCAGTAGATATAGTATCTATGCCTGTCATGTGCTCGTATGGAGTCATCCTTAAAATATAATCGTTTGGATTACAGAAGTGGATGTTAGAAGATCCTTTTGGCTTCTTAAAGTAGTATACGCCAGAGACCTGACATCTACCATTCCAACCATCTCTATGACTGTGCTCTGCGGTGCTGTCATTAGAAAAGTGTTTGTTTGCCCAAGAGTGCTGACACTCAACGTAAGACATCCTCCTATATCCAAGGATGTTTACCCAGTAGTCTCGCACAGCATAATCAATTCTCTCCCAGAACCATTTCAACTCTGAGATCTTATGAAGGTTCATACCGTTGGGTGCGGTAGACAACCCAGTCTCCCCAGTAAAGTCACCCAACTTACAATCCAAAAACATCCTGTTGAGGATATCATCAAACTCGGCTTCTTGATATTCGGTGGGGCAAAGATGCCCCTTGAATACTGGAACCGAGAACAAAGGATGGATAGTCATTACTCGTCAGTAAGATGATCAACGCACTGTAGTTCGGTAGGTTCATCACCACTATTCCAGAACTTCTGGTTTGCTTCTAGCAGTGCTTCAGTTACATTTTCTTTGAATGACTTACGTGGAATGAAGATCTCATCTTCATCAGTCTTATACTCTGGGTGATACTCTTTGAATTGAGTTTCACAATCATAGAGTAGAGAACGTGTGATGTCATTGACTATTTCTAGGCATGATCCAGGGAGATTAGCATAGTTACCATTACCAGTACCATACATCAGTTCTCTCACAACATTCATGAGTTTGACATACTCTACTGCTTTTTCAGCAAAGACGAGTTCAAACTCTTCTTGGTGTTCAGGTGTATTAAATGTGGGGATGTTCATTTCCAATACTTGCGAAGGATCTTGTTTGTTTTTAACTGACGCCTGGTAACATTCACCGTGTCAGGAAATTCATTATAGGCTGTATATTGAAACTCGTTCTCTAGAACATAATCTTCTGGAGTGGCTATGTCGATATCCACATTCAGATCTTCTAGAAGCTTGCGAGAGATAGGGACATAACATGCTAGGGGAGTTCCTGCTTTGATAGTTTCATCCCCTTCCTTCACATGCCACCAGAGTTGAACATTGATTTCATAAGCCGATCGTGGATCAAGGATACCAGTAATAGCGCTGAAACGAGATTCATTTACAAAAGGAACCTTAGTCTGGAGGAACACAATATCATCATCTGCTTGTACTCTCCAACACGTATTGACTTTGATAACCTGATCGATAACATTATCCTTAGTTGAATCCATCAACCACTTAGCCGTATCACTATCGTGAAGGACCACATAGTCAGATCCAGGAGGACTGAAAGCAGTTGTGGTAAAGAGGATGGTATGTCCATCTCCATTAGTATGGACCTTAAAGTCAGCTGGAGCACGAACAACATACCCAGTTCGCATCACAGAGTTAATCGCTGGACACTTACCAATACTATGGGGTTGGTTAAAAGGAATCGCGTTTATGATATTAGCCATAGGGCACTTAGTTTGCCGTTCCCTATAGTCTTCTTTCTCTTGCTTAATCCAATCCCGATCGAGTTCTTCAGATCGAACCACAGGGTACAAAGTATGCGCCCCAGGAATCAGGCTAAAGAATCTAGCACGAGGTTTTTTGGGTTTCTTTATCAACCCCATAAATGTTTTCAACAAGGTAATCATAGTGACTTGGGAGTTTAGCAACGTGCCTTTCTAGACTGGTCTTATATTTCTCAAACTGTGTAACAGTGGTTTCCATTTCCTCTTGAGGATACTCTTTACGATTTCTCGTATGAAGACTATCCGTCATAGTCAATGGATGGTATCCAAGACCAGCAGCGATATAGACCAATCCTCCAAGGTCTTTGGGAGCATTAGCGATATTGAAGTTATGTATGAACTCCTGGTACAGTCTAGGTGACCTTACCACTTTATCATACATTTCCTCATATGTCAGTGGACTGCGCTCAGTGTAATACCTCCAGTAAGGAGTGTCATCTCTAGGTGACAGATAATAATGCATGTACACAAACTCTTTCATTGCTTCAAGTTCGTATGATACAGCGTGATTAAATCCGTCAATATCCAGTTGAGTGATCTTGCCGTTCCTTCTTTCAAAGGTGTCAATCAGTCTTAGGATATTTTCATGTGTAGTAAAGAGACCTGTGGATTCTAGTGGCTCTAGGAAACCATAAGATAGTCCAATACCAATGACATTCTTAGACCATCCATACTTGTGCTTACCATGACGGAACTTAATGTGCTTAACTTCTCCGTCCCACTTAACATGCTCACGGAACTCTTTCTCTGCCTGCTCCTGTGAGCAGAACTTAGATGAGTACACATAACCAGTACCAATGCGATCCCAAGTGGGAATAGTCCACACCCAGCCATTATCCAGAGCATACCCATCGGTAGTATTTCTCATCTGTTCCCTACGATTAGTGTAGGGGATACGTGCTGCTACTGCCGAATCATTAGGGAGATCATTCTCAAAGGAGATAAAGGGAACTCCCATGAATCCTTCTAGGATTGCTGACTTAAATCCAGTACAGTCGATAAAATAATCAGCATGATATTGGTGCCCCTCTTCATCGAGCAGGTAAGCAATATCACCCGTGTGTTTATGTACGGCTCCACAGATGTCACCTCTGTGATGGGTTACATCCTTACAGAGGTTCTCCCGCAACCACTGCCCGAACTTGTCAGCGTCAAAGTGGTAGGCGGCGTTCCAGCGTCTGCTAAAGTTTGGAATATATTGATCCGTATCACACATCTTATTGGCAGAAGCCAAGAAGGAGATCGGATTGTAGAACTCAGCAAACGATGTATCAGGGAACTTTTCTGGAAAGAAGTTGTGAAGATGATACCAATCTAGGAATCCTCCACGGGAAAAGTCAAAGTCCCCGAAAGGATATTGGAAGACATCACCTTCGTTCTTCCAGTTGGTAAACTGGATCGATACTTTATAGGTTGCGCTACACGCAGGCATCCAGTCTTTATCCTCAATACCCAAACAATCCAGGTACCGATTAAAATGCCCTAGGGTGGATTCGCCTACACCAATAGCCTTAGACCACTCACTTTCAACTAGAGTGATATCCCAATCTGGAAAACGGACAGCAAAAGCGGCAGCAGTCATCCATCCTGAACTGCCACCGCCAATAATACAAATACTTTTAGCCATGAATGTAGTAGGGCATGTCTATACCAGCAACGTCCTCATAGTAGAACTCTGCTGGTGTTGGAAATTCATCGATCTCCCTCACCGCATCGGGGTGGAGTTCGTACCCAGATTCTAGCGTCCTCCACTGACTTAAGTCAAGGCTATGCCGCCTCTCCATGTAGTCAGCGTGCCATTCAGTAACTGGATGCTGGTTGAATCCAGCAGCAAGATATGCGTTACCTTCAAGGTTACTCATATTCCAGATGCTCATGTCATGCATGTCCAGGAAGATCTGGTTCTGAGGATACACTCGATACTCATCTTGAACGTGAGCACTGAGATAATCAATATCCTGAGTGATGTACTTCCAGTAGGGTGTATCATCCCTGGTGGATAACATGAAGTGGTTGCCCACAAAGTAAGCAAAGTTCTGGAAGTTCTGACGACAGCGACGGTTGAACTGATCCTTGATCAATGTGTTCACCTTACCATTATGTGCTGTCAGAGCATCACACAGATACATGGCAAAGTTATGAGCACTCATGAGTCCATTGGATTCCAGGGGTTCAATGAAGCCAGCAGAGAGTCCAATACCAACGACGTTCTTATTCCAGATCTTCTTAGAGATACCGTTCTTCCACTTGATCAAACGGAAGTCACTGATTTGACGATCCTCAAATTCTTCGCCCAGGTGCGACTTGAACTCCTCCAGAGCATCCTCATCAGAGATGAACTTACTGCTGAAGTTATATCCAGTGCCGTAGCGAGTGCTGAGGGGGACATGCCAAACCCAGCCATTACCCAGTGCGGTACACAGAGTATGGTTGAGCATCTCTGTCTTCTTGTCCTTATACTTCAGGCGAACTGCCCAGGCACGATCATTGATCAGGAAGGGGAACTCATCCCATTCGGTACCCAGAGTTTCACCCAGAAGCAGAGACTTAAATCCAGTACAGTCAATAAAGAGGTCGGCAGTGTAGAACACATCGCCAACATATAGACGTTTGATACCAGTCTCATCGTGATCAATCTCAGTTACTGTACCCTTAACGTGCTTGACGCCACGAGGAACACAGAACTCCCGACGGAGATACTCAGCAAACTTCTGAGCATCCATATGATACCCAGCATTGTCCAAGTAGCTGAAGTAATCAACGTCCCGAGGAACAACCTTATTATCTTCGATGACTTTCCAATAAGGAACCATCCACTCACAGAAGGACTTTTCTGGATTACCGTTAGTAGCACGGTAATGAAGGAACCAATCCAGAAGTCCCAGCTTTGCGTTAGGTGGCTCTTTACCAGGAAAAAATGGGTAATGGAAATCACCGTACTCGCTGAAGTTTCTAAACTTCACGCTGTACTTATAGGTGGCTTCACACTCATCCATCCAGACATCAGAGATACACATCTCCCGAGTCCAGTCTCTAAAGAACTGGGTGGTAGATTCACCCACACCAATGGTGGGGATCTCTTCTGATTCGATCAGAGTAATTTCTTTTTTAGGAAAAAATCTAATCAAAGAAGCAGCGGCAATCCATCCAGCGGTGCCGCCGCCAACAATACAAATTTTATCAATCATAATCTAGATGGATATCCTCAAGCCAGTCTAACAGGTTTGCCAGTCACAGGGTCAGGACCCCAGCCCTCTTCATAAACTGTCCCATTCTTGAAGGTGGTGATCTTCTGACGCTTTACTGCGGGAAGAGTTTCCCAGGCAGGAGCATCCTCAGTACCCATCTCAAACTCTCGCTTATCAGCGTAGAAGGTAGGATCAGCGTCAGCAACGGACTGAGTGGGTTCCGCTGATTTGATCGAGCCAATATGATCTCTCCAGGTGGTCGTTCCGTTGACCTGATCCCAGTACATCATGTCCAACTGCTCTTCGATCGATCCGTAAGCAACCTTACGCTTCATATCCTGGTTACGTTCCAGGCGAAGATCTCCAGGGAAAAACTCCCCGTTATAAAGGACCCAAGTATTATCCACGTTGTCATCATCACAAATGACCCAGCGGATATGAGAATCGGGACCTTGGTATACTTCAAATTCATCACCGCATTCTCTGATGTCGGTGATAAATCCTCTGTAATCTACAAGACAACTTTTAGCCATTTTACTCTAGATTCCTTGGTAACTATTTAGAATTAAATAAACTCCATTACAATAACGCACCCCTGCATGCCATTGGCACCTTGATAAGAACGCTGATAACCAGACGTTCCACCAGCACCATAAGCAGCACGAAGTTGGTTAGAACGGGTACCTTGTACCCAATTACCATGAGCGCTCATGGTGCCACAACCAAAGAATGATCCGCCACCATGACCCATGTAGTTCATGTGTCCGATACCACCGCCACCGTAGATATTCAAATTGCCACCAGAGCCCAAACCACCAAGACCACCGCAATGTTGGTAAGACTGGTTAGCACCGAGACCACCCGACGCAGAAAGGTAGTTTCCGAATGAGGATGTCTGACCGCCTCCGCCATTACCAGAATAATAAGTGCCGCCCGTAGAGCCATTGCCCACAGTAATAGTAACAGACGAGATTCCACGGACATCGATTACCTCTTCAGAATAGCCACCTGCTCCGCCTGATTCTGAGTGTCCAGATCCACCGCCGCCGCCGCCGACTACACGGACCAGAACACGGTTAATCCCAGGAGGTCTAGTCCAAGTAGAACTGCTATAGAAAGTCTGAATACTAGCGGGACCGATGTTTTTATACGACGCAGAAGTTCCATCACTAACAAGAAACTTACCAGCGTTCCCCGCTGGTGGTGGGGGAATCGAGTTCTTGTTCAGCGTAGTGCCGCCGAGGGATAGATTGTATCCATCGGGGATAAGAATAGTAGTTCCCGACGCAGCGTCGAGTTCATTGATACGGATATTAGACATTGTTTATGCGAAGTTCCAAACTACTACGATTCCAGCCATACCCCTAGCACCACGACGAGAAGTGTGATACCCAGGAGAACCACCGCTACCAGGAGCGGCTCTATATTGGTGGGTGTAAGCATAGTGACCACCGCGAGGGTGACCAGTCGCACCTGCGCCACCCCAGAAGGAACCGCCACCAGGATAACCAGACCAATACTCGTGACCAGATCCACCGCCACCGTAGATGTTAAGTTGACCACCTGAGCCTACGCCAGGAAGTCCTCCACAGTGCTGGTAATTACGGTTAGCACCGTTACCACCAGAGGCAGAGAGATAGTTACCGAAAGAAGTAGTACCGCCATTAGCAGCACCACCTGAGTAGTAAGTACCACCCCAGGAACCAGGCTGACCTACAGTAATAGAAACAGAAGAGATACCAGTAACGTCGATAATTTCTTCAGCGTATCCACCAGCACCACCTGCTTCACCAACACCCGAGCCAGCACCGCCAGCACCAGAGATTCTAACAAGAATTCTCTTTACCCCAGATGGTCTGCTCCAAGTTCCATTGGAAGTCCATACCTGCATCGATACGGCACCATGTTCAGTCCATGATCTAGTAGATCCATTACTGGTAAGAATTTTACCATTCTGACCAGAGGGCGAGGGCATAACACTAGAAGCATCCAGTGTCTTAGTTCCCAGGCGAAGACTATAACCACTTTGAATGGTTACGTTACTGCCCGACTGGGCTCTCAATTCATTGACCTTAAGAATAGACATTGTTTACTTAAATTCCCAGATTACTACCATACCGTGTTTACCATCTGGTCCGAGGTAGGATCGAAACCAGCCGTTAGCGCCACCCGATCCAGGAGCACATCTTGATTGGTGGTTTCTTGAATAGTCGCCACCACGGGGGTGTCCTCTAGCAGCGCAACCACCGAAGAAGGAATATCCACCTGCTCCGTTATATCTACCGTGGGCAGATCCACCGCCGCCGTACATATTAACATCTCCACCAGCACCGATTCCCCCCAGTCCACCAGCATGTTGGAAAGACTGGTTAGCGCCATCGCCACCAGTAGCAGAACAGAAAGAACCAAATGAAGTAGAACCACCTTGGCTCGATCTACCAGAGTAGTAAGTACCAGCACCACCCTGTCCAACGACAACGGATACTGTATTTACTCCAGATACATCGCAAACTCTTTCAGCGTATCCACCAGCACCACCAGATTCAGCATGACCTGAACCACCACCACCGCCACCTACAAGCCTGACAAGAACGGTATTGACGCCAGCCGATTTAGTGTATGTTCCAGAACTTTGGAACACTTGGATCGACTGAGCACCGTAAGTGTCATATACAACTTGCTCACCATCACTACCAACTGCTCGGTTAGCCTGCCCAGAAGCACTGGGCAGAACAGAGTTCTCGTCAATCTTGGCTCCACCAAGAGAGAGGGCAGTAGTGGCAGGAATGGAAATAGTTGATCCGCTGTAAGCGCGGATATTATTTACGTATAACCTACTCATAGATTTACTTAGAGAATTACCCAGGCACCGCCTGGGGCGACTTGAATGGTCACATTATTATTTATAGTGATAGGACCAAAGGATCCACAAGAATCACCGTTGTTGATGGTGATAGACTCGCTAATGTTCTGACGGTTTCTCTTGATTATACCATAGGAGTCAAGATACTGCTTGTCTCCAGTTGCTCTGAGAACAGTAGACTTCTGACCACTAGAGAGACTTTCAGAAGCGTTAATGTTAAGACCACTATCTCCAGTAACTTGGAGTCTGTAGCTGCTCTGAATGCTGTTGCTACCTGGCTCGTGGAAGTGAACTCTACCACCCTCATCCATCGACAAGAATGTCTGATCAGAATCATTTCTGAAGAAGAAGTCATTACCAGTTCTGAAGTATGTATGAGAGTTGTTAGAGAAGTAGAATCTCTGCTGACCGTTCGCATCAGTAATCCAGGTGTTGACTGCTCTGGACAGGTAAGGCAGGTTGTTTGCCTGGTATCCATCGAGCAGGTCAGCGTTCAGGTTATTACATACTGTAGTGGAGTCTACATCGACGGGAGCGGTACCAGTAGCAACGCGAGAGCGAATCTGACCGAAGAAGTGAACGGTAGAATCATTATAACGGTACTTCATGACACGGGTGTCAGTGCCGTTGTTTCTTCTGTAGAAGGTGATATCGTCACCCTGTTCAGAACCGAACGCTGCGGGGGAGTTGTCGCCGTTATAGGCAATACCACCACCATAAGAAGTAGACTGACCTATGTACAGGTAACCAGTACCTTGGCTGTTACCGTACGCTTCAAAGCCTGCTTGGTTGCTGTCTCCCGAGAGAGCACGAACAACTGTATTAGCGGATCTGCTTGTGCTACCAGTGACGATATCACCTGCGGCGTGAAGATCATATTGTGGGTTATCATTGCCAATACCGATTCTGTTGTTACGGAAGTAGATTGTACCGTAGGACAGGTGAGTACCGTTCCAACCAAGTTTCTTGGAATCATTACCAAACTCAATGTAACCAGTATTGGTATTCTGTCTACCTCTGAGGGACAGAACGTTAGTGCCTGCCTTACCGAGGTTGATACCGTTGCTATCAGCAAGTTGAAGGATGGATTCACCAGTGTTGGCGAAGATACCTTGATCAGCGTATACGTCAGAGATGTTAATGTCGCCGCTTGATGTTCTTCTTACAAGAGCATTGTTTGTGTTAGAAGAGCTCTGGATGTAACCATCAACATAGTGTGCGTCCAACTGAGAGGAAACACCGTCATTACCAGAGTGCCATACAGTGTTGCCGTTCAGGGTGAAGGAACTGGTCTTCAGTTCGATAACACCTTCACCGTTCTGTGCGGTGCCACCGCTAACTTCAAATCTTACATCATAGTCAGAAGCCAGAGCACCAGATCTAAAGTCAATGGTTGGGGTAGCAACGATGTTAGTTCTACCAATTTCAAGCAGAGCACCGTTAGCGGTGTTGCTCATAGCGAACACTTGACTTGCGCCAGTGGTCAGCAGGTTGGAAGAAGTAACAGTCCACTTAGTACCAGGGTTAGGACCAAAGACCTTGATATCTTTGTTGGTGTAGTTACCAACGAAACTGATTGTACCTCTAATCGTTGTGTAGATGGAACCAGTAGTGGTGTCGTTAACTTCGGAAATACCGTTAGCAAGAATGGTGATTGTACCGATGTTATTGACAGCGGCTTCATCGGAGTAGAGTGTATAAACTCCATTGTTAGCCAAGTTACCAACAGGAGCAGTACCAGTAGCACAGAAGAAGTCGGGAACATACAGTTCGTAAGTCTCACTTGAAGCAACCAGATACAGGTTGTCAGCGAAATACTTATTACGACCCAGCAGCTCGGGCAGAGCAGTGTCACCGATGACACCAGCAACACGCTGGTCATTGATGTTGTAACCACCTTGATACCAGAGACCTTGCTTACCATCGAGGTAGTCGGCATCTGGACCAGGCAGAGTGCCACGACGAGGATCGTTAGGATCGGGAGCACCATCGTTCTCAGAAGACCAGATCTTCGCCCACTGACCATATACAGTACCAGTGTCAGAGTTGCCTCTCAGGTACAGGTTGTCGGTGGCAGAGAAAGCCAACTGAGCAACAGAGTTACCAGTTGCGGAACGACGGAACGTCATGATACCCGCTCTGGTTCCACCAGCATCGGTAGGAATACCAGTTACGGAGTTGGATCTCAGGGCAAGCTGGGTACCTACGTTAGCAGCGCTGACGAGGGAAGCGTTAGCGGAAGATGGAGCAGTTGTTTCGCAGAACAGAGTGTTTGCGTAGTCTGCTGTACCAGAGATCGAGATGTTGTAGGTGGTGTTTGCCAGGCGCTGAGGATCAAGAATACCCTCAATAAGGTTGGTAGCGTTCTGGTAGAAGGAACCTTCGTTACCATCCAGTTTATCAGCGTTCAGTTTAGAACCAGGACCCTGGTCAATGGTAACTTCACCAGCAGTGGTAATAACGAAACCACCGAGGTCTTGGTTAGCGAGCGCTTGCTCAGCAGCTGGCTTACGGAACTTGGCGATACCATAGTTACCGAAGACCGAACCGCCAGCCTGGAGGGTTGTTGGGGTAAGGTTGTTTGCCTTGAGAAGGTCAAACGAAGCGTTACCGTAGTAACGAGACAATGTACCCTTAACAGCAGTCAGACTACCTGCCTGAACTGGTTGACCCAGTTCGCTAGGAACTGTGAGTGTAAAGTCAGAGGTGTATCCAGTACCAGGAGTAACAACCGAAACGCTAGTGATAGCACCAAGGGTTGTGCTGGAAGTCAACGTGGATACAGTTACGCTTACGCCCTGCTGTACAGTACCACCGAAGAGTGGACCGTCAAATTCAAGAGTATCGCCACCATTGTATCCAGATCCACCATCGAGAATGATATCAACTGCGATATCACCGTTGACATCAGTTACGAATCTGATCTGAGCACCGAGACCAGCGCCATCGGTGGTAGAAACAGAAACGTCAAATGTGCTGCTGGGGGTGTAAGATCCTGGGGTAAACGACAGGTTACTTACGCTATCTACAATACCACCAGTTACAACGTCAGCGACGGTATAGGTAGCACGAGCAACGCCTTGCTCAGAGATCTGAACGTTACCGCCGACCATTGGGATGTTCTGGTATGTACCAACGGTATAACCAGAACCAGGGTTAACGATATTAACTTTCTCAATGTAGCTGTTATCCTGAATCGAAGATTCACCAACCAGAACATCGTCTGTAGTAAATTTAATCGACTGAACAGCATACTGGAAGGAAGCATCACCTCTAAGGAAGGTGAAGGAGTTAGCAACACCAGTGTCAGCCAAACGCTGTGGGTCAATAACACCAGCAACGATGTTAGAAGCATCGATGTTAGTGGAGGACAACTGAGTCCAGTTCTGAGCGTTAGAAGCAGAGGTGTTAACAACTCTGGTGATGTCAACGATTCTCTTTCTGTTGTAGTTACCAGAGGTAAGGAGTGCTGTCTGAGCAACAACCGTGTACTCGTTTGCGTTGACAATACTATCAACAGAGTAGAAACCACTGGTCGAAGAACCAGATGTGAATTCCAGATATACCGTATCACCTTGGCTAAATCCGTGATTGGTTTCAGTAATTGTGATATCGAAGGTATCGTGGGTGTATACGCCGCTGGCTACGGTGACGTTTGCTTCGTCAAGAATGAAGTCAATGTCAGAGATCTTGATATTATTAGCAAGATCAACATAAAGTCTGGCTTCAATTCTAGCAGCATTGCCCTGAGCAGTAGCAGTTGTACCGCCTGTAGGAGCACCTGTGAAAGAAACTGTAGGTGCTGTGTAGTAACCAGAACCAGGGTTGGTAATGGTGATCGACGCTACCTGACCATTAGTGATAGTACAACTCGCAGTTGCTTGAGTACCGCTAGGTGGAGCACTGATGCTAATACCAGGAGCAGTAGCGTAACCAGAACCAGGATCATCGATCAGAATGTCTCTGACGACACCACCTTCGTAGTTGGTGACGATTACCTGAGCAGTAGACTGAGAACCAATAATCAGAGAGTTGTTGCTGAATACGTATGCGCTGTTAGGAACAAACGCAGCATACATTGTATCAAGGTCATTTTCCAGAATGTAGGAAATAGCAGCACCTTCAGTACGGAAGACGTGGGTGCCAGTACCTTGAGAAGTCAGGTTTCTCGCAGTGCCTGCCTGAGCATCAGCCAAGGAAGTAGCGAGTTTGATGTAGTCGGTGGTGTTAGCACCAATAGCATGTTGAATTACATAGTAGTTAGCACCATCAGCCAAGTTACCAATGTTGGAGGTACCTTGGAAGTAGGTCAGAATATCGCCAGTGGTAAGACCGTGAGAAGGAATGGTGATAACTTCATTGACAATATCAACGCTAGAAGGAGCAACTTGATAAGAAGTCGAAGTTGTTTCAATAGCGATGTCACCAGCGCTGGCATCTTCAATAGCAAGACGCTCGGCAGTAGAGGCAACAGATGTGATATTGAAAGGACGCAGAGCGGGGATCTGTTCAATGTTGATCTTACCGCTAGTGGTCAACTGAACCAGAGCGCTAGGAACAGCGTTGGTTGAGTATGGCTGGTTCAGGTATGGACCAAGTTTGTTGGTGATGTAGTCCTTAACAGCAGCCTGTGTAGGCAGCAAGGAGTCAGAAGCAAAAGCACCACCCAGTTCATCACTGTCGGAGAATCCAGTAATGGTGATAGAGCCACCAACGATCTTAATCGAAGACAGTTCGGAGATACTAACAGTACCAACGAAGCTGATACTACCAGTTCTGTTGAAGATGGTAACAAAGTCACCAACCTTGAAGTCACCGAATTCGTTAGTACCAGAGGTGTAGACCTGACCGTATGCTTCTTCAACTGCTTCGTTAGCAGGAATACCAACACCACCGTTTTGAGGCAGAGCGTTATAGGTATCACCAGCACCAACATATTCCCAGGTGTGGGAGGAGGAGTTACAGATCGAAGGTCTGTGGAATTTGATGACCGCATTGTTCAGCAGATCCAGGTTGCCGTTCTGGAACGACACGTTTGTGCTATCGGACTCTCTGATCAGATCAAGACCCAGACCGTCGTTAGTAGTAACGTTAGCGGTAATCTGAGTACCGATCGAACCAGACAGTTGTTCCGTACCAAGGACGAAGTATTCCTTAGCAGGATCAGAATTTCTAAATCCTTCAAATTTGATGATATAGTCTTCAACAGGGAAGTTGGTGATAGGACCACCGACCTCAATGATCTGACGACCAGTTTGAGCACCGTTGTTGTCTGTTTGGTTTCTGATCTGGGTTACGGTACCAACGTCAAACTCATAAGCCTCAGAACGGTAACCAGTTGCCTTCAGAGCACGGGTACCAAAGTTAGAAGCAGAGTTAGTCAGTGAGGCATAACCACCAGACTGAACAATAACACCATCTCCACCGAAGATGACAAAGACCGACACCAGCTGGGTGTAACCATCGTTCAGAATGTTATATCCAACACCGCCGTTGACCGAGATGATCGTGAAGGCGTTGGCAACCATCGACTTACCCTGAGGTGGGAAAGTAGAACGCTCAACACCGTTACCGTCGAGGAATACACCAGGACGGGGAACGTTGGGAGAAGCAACCTTAGCACCATCGATCTCAGCACCAGACGCACCCAGGAACGAAATCAGCGATGCGTTCTGGATGTAAGGCGATGCCTCAATAACAGGTAGGTCAAGGTTGTCAGCCAACATTGGGACAATCTTAAGTCCACTGTCATCTTTCAGGAGTGTGCTTGGCTCGGTGAGAGTAACATTGGAAAGTGATGTTCCAGCAGTTGACAGCGCGTCATCCAGAATGGTAGCAAGACCATTCAGGAAGGTGATAGAAGCACCACACTCGGGTTGGTTGCTATCAACTGTTGTAGATGCGTTGTGGAATGGAGCAATCTGCGAGAACTCACCCTGAGGGAGTTGGTTACGAATAGCAAGAGTAGCAAGTTGCTCGGCTCTTGTATATACCTCACGAGTTTGAGGTACTTCATTAGTAACGTAGTTAACGTTAGTACCTTGGATGTACTTCTGTGCGGCTTCAATAGTCTTGGAGTTACCGCCATAACGCATGTCGTACATCCAAGCACGGAGTACGTGATATACGTCATCAATACACTGTTGGTCGCTAACTGGATATGTTCTAACAACACCACTCAGGCTACCAGGGTTACCAGTGCTACCAATAGCACCTGTAACAACACCAGTCAGAGAGGTGATGGCAGCAGCAGTGTCAGAACATCTGTTTGCGTAAGAATCCGTTCTAGTAAAAGAAGACAGAGACTGGGTATCAATAGCAACTTCAACAACGTTCATCAACGCAGTAAGTGATGCGATTACGTTAGCACAGATTGGAAGACCTGTGTCCTGAGTGATCGTAAGATCCTTAAATTGAGTGCGTTGGGTGTATCCACCAGTAGTTACATCTTCATTCTGGAAACACTCGATGGCAATATCTCTTGCCTGACGGAAAGCATAGATGGAGTGGTTCTCTTCGCCAACGACGTGGTTGCCTGTGATGTACAGGTTAGCAGCATCATAGGTGAAGTCGTTGCCACCCATAGCCAAGTTCCAGGAAGCAACTTCCAGAATATTGATGATGTCATCAATACAGGACTGGTTGCCAGTTGGAACGGAGAAGGTAGCAGGGGTAGTCTTAGTAACACCATTCAGAGTCTGGTTGGTGATCGCATCGGTAACGATCAGCATCAGAGAATCAATGGTGCTCTGGACGTTAGCGCAATCAGCAGAACTGTAAGCGCCACCAGAAGCAGATTGATCGTGGGTGATGGTGGTATCGAAGGACTGGGTGTATTCGTGACTACCAACTTTAGTGTGAGTTCTGTTGGTGATTACCAGTTTAGCAATGTCTCTTGCGTGGTTGATAATCGCAATAGAGTTAGCTTCTTCACCTTGAATGTGAGGTGTACCAACATACAGGTTAGCAGCATCCCAGACTTGGTTGTTGCTACCATGCTGTACGTTGAAAGCAACTGCGGTAAGGATGTCTCTAACGTCATCGATACAATCCTGAGGATCACCTGTTGGGGTGGTCAGATTAGGATCGGCAGCCAACTGAACAGCATATGCTTCTTCAGCAATGAAGTCCAGGTTAGCGATCAGCAGATCGTGGGCATCCATGTGTCTGGAATCTACAACCTCATATCCGAGGTTGGCATTCAATCTGCCGACAGCGATCTCAGCAATGAACTCTTTGTTCTTGTAGATCAGGTTGCGAGCATCACTGAAGCGATCACCGACTCCAGAGTTAGCAGAGTCGGGGGAGATGGTAAAGTCTTTAATCTGAGTCAGACCATGGCTACCTTGGATGGTAACCGTCTGGTTACGCATTACTTGAATAGCAATGTCTCTGGCGTTGTTGAAGACCTCTACAGATTCATCTTCCTCACCTACAACGTGAGCGCCATCAACATAATACTTAGCGGCATCATAGACCTGATCGTTACCACCGTAAGCAAGGTTGTATGCCATTGCTTCCAGGAAGTCAACAGCATCATCAATACAAGCCTGGTTGCCAGTTGGAATGTTGAAGGTTGGGTTAGCAATCAACATACGAGCAACTGCTTCTTGAGCAATCAGTTGCTTGTTAGCCAGAATCAAAGATGTGCCATCAGCAGCTCTGTCAACGGGAGGAACAGAGTTTGGTGTCTGCCAAGGAGCAGGGATGGTGATAGTTACTGTACCAGAATCCGTGCTAGCAGCAGGGAGGATGATTGTGAATCTTCTGTGATCCTCACAGTCATCAACGATGTAAGCACCGTCTGTAGTGGCACCGCTGAAGTTAAAAGCGTAGGAGTTCTTGGCAAATACAGCAGAACCTCTAGGGCAAGTAACAGTCATTACATTGCCAGAGCAGGTGTATGTACCAGTTCTGGAGAAACTTGTGTTAGTACCAGCGTTGTACTGGGACTTAACATAAGCGTAAGATTCCTCAGCAATGAAGCTGAGGTTATTGTTGATTGTCTCAGCAGCGTCTCTTTGCTTAGCAGATTCTTGGACGTTAGCGCCAAACTCTACTTTATCGAACGCATAAGGAGAGTTCCTCAGCGACATCAAAGCATAGTTGGTAGCAGAACAAACCTGCTGGTCACCAGATGGGTCAAGAGCCGTAGCAATTCTAGAGCAAGAACCTCTAGTTACGAACTTAACAGAGTAGCCGTCAGCACGCTCAATACGATGAGTAACGTACTTACGACCATTGAAGTCGCCAAGGTTGTCGAAGACAGTTACTGTACCACTTCTGGTAGCAGAGTCTACTGCTCTAAGGAGGAAGTAAACCTCATTAGTAGAAGAATTATATCTAGCAACACCAGCGCCCAGGTTAGATGGGCTGCCCAGATAAGCATTAAAATCGGACTGGGTTTGAGCCAGTGTACCGTCTTGATACGTGGCGATGTGGAAAGACTTATTGATATGTCCAGTGTTACCAGCATCGTCAAAGACCATGCGAACACCAACGCCCTTACCACCAACAGGACCAAGGGTCTTGAGGTTTGGCCAAAGAACGTTCATTACAGTTGGGTCTGTATTGGAGACCGTAACTGTAATCAGGTTTGCTGTTTGAGTATAGGTAGCACTAGCACCGCTACCGAAACTCAGTGCGGTGTAAGGAAGACCATAGATTTGTACTTCTTGACCGACTTCATAGTCATGACCAACGAAGTTAATACCTTCAATAACTCTAGAAGCCGCAGTGACTTCATAGATGATACCGTTGTATGCTTGCTGAGTAGCAACGTCAGTAGTTACGCTAGAGATGTCAACAACGTTGATTGCTTTCTCAAAGCGCTGATAACCAATACCCTCAGAAGTCAGAGGCAGAATTACTGGAGCATCTTCACCAGAAATGTTCTTATTGGTAGCATCTGCCTGAGTATTAGCAAGCTTAAAGTGATGGCTGTCTACTCTATAGACAAAGATCAGAGAGTTGTCATTAAGACCACCAATACCGCCTGCCTTAGAAGCACGGTAGTAAATACCATTGCCCGTAAACAGACCATGGTTGGGGAAGTAGATAGTGTCGTCGTTGACCGAAACCCTACATGTGAACAGGGTGTGCTCATCGCCACTACCTTCATCACTCAGGTTTCTAATACCAGTTGTAGTCTGGAGACTTGTAGCATCCAGCCAAGTATCATACAACTCGATAGTATTGTCATTGATAACACGAACAAAGTAAGTGGTGTTATCAGTCAGACCCTCAACGGGAGCGCCGTCTTCATTCTGAACTTTATAGATTACCTTGGCACCAGTATACAATCTGTGGAGTGGGATTGTAATTCTGTTGTCAGTAGTATCAATGACATTATTAAGATCTGTACCATCAAAGCGCAGAGTCTCAGTCTCAGAACTAATAACGTGCTGATATCTCTGGTGCTTGATAACCTCAGTTTCTGGTCTCTGAGATTCACGGTCAGCAACGTCAAGAGAGTCAGATGGGGAAGCACCTGTCTTAACGATGTTGGCGTAGATGTCAGCATAGTATAGTTTTTCAGCCAACAGGAATGTTGACTGATCGTCACTCATCAATACCTGAATGGTACCAGAAGAATATGGAGAAGCATTGGGACCAGTGAATACTACAGATTCAATGATACCTCTAGAGGACGAAGAACCACCCTCAACGGCATAACCGACGAGAAGGGTTGTGTTATCACCAGTATGGTTCTCAAAGGTGATAGCAAAAAGGTTACGACCTTGGTTCTCAAGACCAGGAGAGAAGGAGAATGGAGCAATTTCAGGCTCGTAGTACAGACGCTGTTTGTCGTCAAATACGTAAGCGTACTTCCAGGTCCAGTCTGGAGTTCCAGTGTTGTCGAGGTGATCTCTGAAAACAACGCCAGCAGCATACGTCTCGTTGGACGCCTTGATCATGTGGCGATCCTGGTTCAGAGGACGCAGGATAACACGACGAAGGTTATCACCAATCAGCGAGCAGTTGTAAGGCAGCGAGATTGGGTTGTCTTCAACATAGTCACCACCCGATACAATGATGGACACGTACTCAGGTACTTCAGTGTCCTGCTGGAGGGAGTAGGCAATCTGTGCTGCCTTCTTAATAGTACGAACTGGCTTAGCGGCGGAACGACCATCGTTCTCGTCATCACCAATACCAGGGACCGAAGATACGTATACACGACCGCCGTTATCGGCAGTAGCAACGTCATATACGAACTTGGTTGTAGCAATTCTATTATTCTGTGTCTGACGTGGAGGGTTGTCAGCAGTAGGATAGTAGATCGTACCGAAGTCACTAGCGGTAGGATCAGTTTCCTCAAAGTTAATAAGGTTAGGACCACGCAGATCCAGACCCTTGGTTACAAACTCGTTGGTAACATCCAGGTTTCTGATTTGCGCTGTATCAGAAATGATGGATCGAGTGGTTCTGATCTGACCTTCAACGTCGAGGTCAAACTCAGGGTTAGTGTTGTTAATACCAACACGGATGTTTCCAGTAGGACCTTTGTTAATGAAGACAGCATCATCTTCGTTGGCTCCAGTGCCAACGGTGAACGCCATGGAGTCGGTGGCGTTAAGTACAAAGGATCTTACCAGACGATAAGAACAAGCAGTAGCAGCCTCAATAAAGTTCTGCCCAGTACCAGTAATGGTAAATGTATCGTCGTCAACTACATTGATTTCATGCTGACCAGCAGGAATCGTTCTCAAAAGTTGGTCTTCGCCAAACTTGATATAGATTCTTTCTTCATCGTTTAATCTGTGAGCAACGGAAGTAACAGTGACGATACCATTAGCTCTACCATAAGTAGCGGAAGTCCAGGGACCCTGGGGGACTAGACCGCTACCCTCAAGTCTTTGCTGTGAAGAATTAAGGCTTAAGCTCATCTAAGGATACTCCGAAGTCTTTATGTTGTGACATTAGTGATTTCAATCATCGCAAGCCATTTTACAGTAGAGGTATTAGTTACCGTCTCAACGTCATAACTGAAGTAAGCAGCAGCACCAATTTGGAATGCTACTGGAGTAAAACTCCAGGTTTCCGTACCAGGCAGATGCTCGTGAATAACAGTTTTATAAGTTGCTTGAAGTGTTGGGACCCCACTAGCATCAACCGTAACCACTGACTCATCTATACCCGCAAGGATATAGGTGTTGTCATTTTGCTCTTGCCCAAAGATTTTAGACTTAATAAACGCCACACTATTGTGTCCCAAAGCTGGCGTGTTGGTATCAATGTTAGTGCTACCATCAAGGCTCAAACGAAGAACTGTATTCGAGGGGTCGGTTGTCCTTTTAGCAATGTACAAGTCATTTGTAGCATCGCTAAAATTATCACTAACCATGTGGATGGCTGAGATATTTTTAAGTTCAAACTCGGTGTTGAGCACCTCAGTTGAGCCTACGGCAAACCCCCCTACCGATGAAAAGTTCTTAATCGCCATTGTTTTAGGTTACCTTTCGTTATTTATACCTTGACCTTGGTAGTTGTATATCTACCTGTAAAGGTCGAAGAAGAGGTTGCCTGCGACGATTTTGCCAAGGAAATCTGGACGTTGTTGCCAGCAACCGATACTGAAGCATCCATCAAATCATTGTCGGATGTGATGGAGTTTGTGACGGTAGCGTGAGCCACAGTCCCACTAGCGGCACAGATGGTTGTTACTTCAAACATGTGTACCTTACCATCATCACTCTCAAGAGTGATCAAAGTCTTAGCACCCTTATACTGAGTCTTCTCAAACTGGGTGATAGTTACGGTTGTGGAGAAGGAGGTAATCTCACCACCCTCCACTCTGGCATCATTGAGTTCAACAAATTTTGCTGTGGAGTCCAGAACTGTCAGATAGTTCTGCCCACCAGTGGCATAGTCTCTGTTGACTTTAAGTCGAGCTTCTGTAAGATTAGAATCAAGGCTGAGGAATTGCTTGTCGCCGTTCAGGTTAAAGCGAAGTTCACTCTGGAGAGCACTAACTTTACCGTGAGCAACGTCAGCGTTGCTGATGCTAGCAACAGTGAAGGTAACATCAGAACCAACGCCACCACCAAGCAAACCACCTGGGATGGTGATGATTTCACCAACCTCATAAACAAAACCGCCACTAACAATGCTGATGCTAGTAATGCCACCACTAGCGTTAGTTACAACATCGAATGTGGATCCAGATCCAGCAAACTCAGATACACCAGCAACAGCACTAAATGTTTGAGATGGAGTATATACATTACCTGCGCTGTTGAAGGATCCAGGAGAGGCACCCAGAGTACCATCATCAAAGCTAGCAATGGTACCAGCAGCCAACTGGTTCTTGAGATAGAAACCACCAGTGATCTCCAGATCCTTGGTTGTTCTTACTTTGACAATAGAAGTAGACTTACGCTGAACATCCAGCGTATCCAAACCTGTTGTTCCATTAAGGGTTAGTGTACCCTCAACGTCCATTGTTCTGGCAGTCTTAAGCGTGATGGTATTAACATCAATGCTCAGGCTGTTAAAACCAGCGTTGTAGAACTCGAAGGTATCCTCGTCAGATCCAGGACTTACCTCAGTAAGGATGTAGGTATCTTGGTCAACGTCACGAACACCACCCAGAGATACAAAGTCAATGCCGTTATATCCTTCAAACTGAGAGGTAGTTGTGTTATATCTGATGCCACCAACGTAGAGATCGTCAGCGACAGGTCTATCATTTGTTCCACCAACGGGAACGACAAATGTACCTGTACCGTTAATTCTAACGTTCTTACGAGCCTGTGGTTTCAGGTCAATACCAGCACCAGAAACATCGGTGATGGTGATTGTCTGGGCAGGATCAGTACCGATAATAGCGGGGTCAATTGTAATTGTATCCCCGAGAACATAGTCTCTACCAGCAGATCCAGAAATGGCTTTAACAACGGTAGTGATAGTACCGCCGACAACAGTAACGTCTACCTGACCACCAGTACCTTTTCCAGTACCAGTTGCGGTAATGTTGACGTTAGTGAAACTACCATCGGTAAACAGAGTTGCTGTACCACTGGTATCAAACGAAACGACTTCGCCAAAGGACGCAGTAGCGAGAGACTGGTTAGTGAGTGTGTAATCTTTAATCTCCAGTCTGCTGTTAAGAGTCAGACCACCCTTAAGATTAGCGTCACCACTATCTAAATCAACCTTGAACAGTTCGAGAGAAGTACCATCGTTCAGAACAAAGTCTTTATCAGTACCACCAACAACAGTAACGTTGCCTGTACCTTTTGGTTGAAGTGTAATACCAATATTAGCATCGGTACCATTACCTTCAATGAGTCCAGTGCTACTGATACTAAGACCACTAGCAGAACTACCAATTCTTACAAGGTTAGTTGCTGGGTTAGCATCGAGGAGAGGAGATGCGGTTATGGAACTAGAACCAACTTGGAATCTAGTTCCAACGGCATAAGCAGCAGGACCAATTCTGCCAGTCTCAACACCAGCATTAGAAATTCCAATGATGTCAGTGTCTGCCCAGAACAAACCAGTGGTGGGACTGGTGTTAAGAGCCAGAGAAGGAGCAGCGGCAGTACCATCAGCAATGGTACCAGTTAATTCCTCAAGGAAGGAAGCACCACCAGACTGAGTAAAGATACCATCGATGGTCATATCTCCTGTCAGGGAGAAATCACCAGTCTGAGTAGTATCACCAGTAGCAGTTGTAGAAGCAGCAACTGTAATTGTGTCAACAGCAGCATCATCGCCAAGAGTAAGATTGCCCTTAACAGTGAGGTTACCGTCGGTTGTAATGTTACCAAACTCGGTCTCCATTACAATCTTAGGAACACCAGAACCGAGACTCAGAGTACCTGGGTCATAAGTTGGGTCCTTAGTACCAGCAACATTAAATGCTGAGTTTACAATGCTACCATCGTGAGTAAATTCCCAAACGGGTGTTGTAGTTGTGCTACCTACAGTGAGTTGGAAAGCATTGCCTGTTGTGGTTGGGTCAATTCTTGGATAGAGAATTTCACCTGCGGTGTATCCATAACCTTCACTACCCTGAACTACGTCAACATCTTTTACAAAACCTGCTTTAGATACAGTATAGGTAAAGTTAGAACCAGAGCCGCCGACATTCTGTACGTCAACCGACAGAATCATGCCAACTTCGTATGGACCACCAGTCAAACTGATGTTGTCTACGACACTAATAGTTGTGTCATTAGCAGCAAGAGTCCACAAAAAGCCACTACCAGCGCCACTGGTATCCATGGCATATGGATTGACAGAAACTGTATCACCAACAGCGTAGTCAGTACCTTGAGCGGCAGACTCAATAGCAGTAATCTGTCCGCCTGAGACGGTCACATTTGCCGAAAGACCAGTACCATAGTTACCAGCAGCACCAGTACCAATGGTAACGCTGCCACCCATGTTGGAATGGTTGCTACAGATATAATCAAGGACTTCGCCAGCAGTACCTGGCTTTACGATAATGTCAGTGAAGGCACCTGCGTCACCAGGAGTACCATAACTAACGGCAAGAATATCAGTAGAAAGGGTTCCACCATCTTCTCTACCAGCGAGAAGTGGATGACCACTGTTGGAAGAATCAGACTGATCAAAGCGATAAGTATTACCCTCAACAAAGTTAAGAGAAGCTTGGGTAGTACCATTGATAACATATACGTTATCTGGTGGCGCAGCTCCAGGGTTGGTAATAACCGTTACGGTATAAGTAGCAGCAGGCACGTTGTACATAACGTGACCGTCATACTGACCGTCAATATAACCACTACCAGCATTGGTGACGTTACCAGTCCAACCAGCGACAGTGAAGTCTGCGGTAGCATTGCTAGCAGGGGCACCACTACCACCAGAAACATATTCAAGTTCTACACTCTGGTACTTACCAGCAACGTATCCAGTACCACCATTAGTGATGGTACCATCTAAGGATTGAACATTAACAGTGAGTCTGGCTCCGTCACCAGCGCCACCATAGAATGTTACGGTAGGAGCAGACGAATATCCAACACCAAAACCAGTGATACCAACTGAACTGATATTACCTTTCTTCTTATCGAGGGTTGGTGACAGAACTGCTTCTGTAACAGGATTGCCACCACTCAGTTTATACTGAGGAGCAAAGGCATAACCAGCACCTGCGTTAGTTACAGTTAGACCAGCAGGTTCTTGGGCGAGTGGGAATCCAATGGTAGTTGTAGCAGCAGCACCAGCACCATAAGTATCAACGGCAGCATTGGTAAAGCTTACTGTTGGAGCAGCATTATATCCACTACCTCTGCTATTGATGATAAATCCAGAGAGAGGAGACCCAATATAAACTGTCAGAGTAGCAGCGGTTGTTGGAGACTGCGATCCATCTTCTTGGACAGAAACACCAGCACCTCTGTCATACAAAGATCCAGGTTCGGTGATGGTAACGCTAGCAATAGCATCACCCGACAAAGTACAAGTTGCGGTGGCTTGTACACCATTGATTGCTTGAGACTCTCCACTACCAGAAGCAGAGGCAGTCAGAGGAATAACAGCGCCACCTTGGGTAGCAGAAAGTTGGAAACTTACACCAGCACCAATCGAGTCGTTAACAGCGTTAACAACAAAGTATGTTGTGCCATCGGTAAGACCGATATTTTCGGCACCTTGATTCTGACTATAAACAACGCGATCACCATTTCGCATCGGGTGGTTAGCCGACTGAATGGCATTTCCAGAAATGTCCGATTCAGTATCGAAAGAGATACCACCAGGAGCGTCAATAACAAGACCTGGGGCAGCAGCATAACCAGCACCACCATCATCTACAGTGATTGCCTGAACGTCACCATAGCTGAAAAGAACAGCAGAAACAGAAGGAGTAGATCCACCAGCATCTTGTGGAGCACTAAACCCAACCGTAGGATCAGAGACATAGTTGTCACCCCCTGCGGTAACGTTGATCTCCTTGAGAGCACCGTCCTGAAGATCCAGTGTCAGGGTAGCGGTACATACTACTGGAGGGTTAGTATCGGCATCAATTGTTGCCGCGCCGCCAGTGTATCCATCACCTTCAGTATCTACAGTAACTGTAGTGACTTGTTCTTTGGTTAAGTAGAAGTTGGTGTCAGATTGTACACCGTAACCATTAAATCCACCACGTCTTTGATTCTGACCCTCATAGAAACCTAAGTTACCAGGGACATCAGTCTTAAAGTTAGCGGATTTTGGTTGATCGTAGTAGACACCTTCAGTGAAGACGACTTCAGCATTGTATATAACGTCCTGGTTACCAGCGGGATCAAAGATAATATCACCACTCGTAGTGGAGACCGTGTTGCCAGCAAGACGCAGGTTCCCAGTTTCAATATACGCTGGGAAGATATTTGTAGTACCAGTAACATCAGACAGGGTGATGCTAGCGGCTTCCTGAGAGGTAGAGGTAGAACTAAAATTAACGTTACCAGTTTCCTGGTCAACCAGGAAGACGTTACCTACACGGAAGTCACCTTTCTGGTCAGTAGAGGAGTAGAAGACACGACCACCATTCAGTTCTTCTACTTCGTTGCTCTGAGCAGCGAGAGAACCATCATTGGTGAAGTCTTGTCCAGCACCAATATAAGCAAAGTTGTGAGCAGTAAGAAGGAGTTTTACACCGTTGCCATCAGCAACAACACCCTTATTACCATAAACGTTTGCCGAAGCAATCGATCTAAGTTCAGCGCCAAACTGGTTGTAGTCAACCAGAGCAATGCCAGTAGCCGAGTCGCCACCATTAGAACGGATGTCCTTAATGGCAGAACCAGAGTCTATGAAGATTGTAGCGCCATCATTGGCATTGAAGTGGAGCAGCAGAACTGTAAAGATGTCAGTTCCGTACTCAGCAGAAGATGGAGTAAAATTACCAGTGAAACGAGCAGTACCCTTACTTACTCTGATTTCATCAAGGTGACCATTATAATTAGTGCTGTTGTCATACTGAGCACCAATCTTCAGTCCTTTCTCAGCACCATAGTTGTTAGTATCGGTATAGGTAGAACCTACTTGGTTACCAGCAACAAAGAGTTTTGTAGATCCGTTGAATCTAGCAACGGCGATATGTACCCAGGTACCAGTGGTAAGAGAGCCACCAGAAATCTGAGTTGTGCCGCCAACAGCGTACTCAACGGTTCCACCATTAAGTCTCAGAGTTGGAGCAATGTCGGCAGCAGATCCTCTAAAGTCAAGCAGAGTCTGAGTGCCAGAAAGAGCGTTTGCGTAGATCCAAGTCTCAACGCAGAAGTTAGCAGTACCGAAACCAAAGTCAGCTTCGGAAGCATAGTTAACGTAGTCGCCAGTACCATCAAGTAACAGAGATCCAGTACCAAACTTCTTGACAGAGTTATCTGCCTGAGCATCAGCATTAGGTACAGCAGTCTTACCACCCTCAACGGTGGTTGTAAATTGACCCTCACCCTTACCACTCAGGTAAATGTAGCTACCATCGTTAAGAGTAATTAAACCGTAAGCGTCGGCTTTCTTATAAGTTACGTTGCCGCTTGTGGATCCAGAAGCGCTATCAGTTAGAGTAAATGTATTTGTGGTAACTCCACCGACGACATAGAAATTGTCAGTAGCAGTACCAGTAATAAAGTCAGCGTATACACGGTCACCATTTACCAGACCGTGAGCATTTCTGGTAATGGTAACTGTGGTACCAGATCTCGAATAAGTACCAGACTGGAATTGGTCTTCCAGTTGATAGATCTCTTCACCAGCAGCAAATGTACCAGAGGTACCAGAAAGTCTAAGACGTGTTCTACCAGTACCAAACGCACCAGTGGCACCCTGAACACCTTTAATACCTTCATCAGCAAAGTAGATGAAGCCGTTAAGCCACTCTACACGAATACCATTAGTCAGATACAGACCAACGGAATTAGGTACGATGAACGTACATTCGTTGAAAAGAACAGCAGCTTCAATACCAGCGCTGTTAGCAATAGAACCATCCAGCTTAGCACCACGTCCAGCATCACCTTGCTGGAAACCATATGGGTCAGAGCCAGAAGTTACACTACCTTTGTTGAGGATAGTGACTCTTTGAATGTATGCGCTTCTCTCGGAGTTCCAATTATTAGCACATACAAAACCATAACCAGTGTCATTCGTGCTGTTGTAGAAAAAGTCACGAATAGTAAGATCCTCAACAGTGACATCACCGTTAAGGACGAATGCGTTCAGATCATTTGTGCCGCCAGATGGTTTAATTTCTGTTTGGCGAATACCAGAACCCCTAACATGAACCCCATCAGGAATGGTAAGAGGAAAGGTCTCTACATATGAACCAGCAGCAATCTCAATAGAATCACCAGGCTGAGCAACGCTCAAAGCCTTAGCAACAGTTAGGAATGGAGTATCAGGGTGTTTACCGTTTGCTCCACCACCACCTAGGGTGGTTACATCAGTACCATTTTGAGCGACAAACCAAGTTGCCCCAGGACCATTAGTAATGTCCGTGGCAAGCATCGCCGTAGTAACACTAGCAGGATTGGGTTCGGCGTTAGCCACCTCCTCAATCGTACCATTGTTATTGACGTATAATTTTTTGTCAGTAATATTTAAGCCAACTTCACGATCTTCTAAGTCAGAAGTCGTTGGAACCTGGCTGGCTGTTACTGAGCTTTTGAGTTTGATCCTCGTTGCCATTTATAGCATTCTCTGGTGAGTTTTTTTCTTGGTTGATACTATTTAACTGGTTAGTTAAATCGAGAATTTTCGCTTCCAACATAATGTTACTCAAGGTCAACTCAGAAACTTTACGTTGTAATGTAGAAATAATAAGGTTTACATCCATGTTAATTTAGGTCTAGAAAGTTCCTCCATCTAGGACGTTAGTCCAGACGGGGATCCCAGCAGAGGTCACTGTCAGGATTTGGTAAGAGGTAGTAGCATCGCTACCAGTTCCAGGAGCTCCCATATTGGCAGCATCTGTTACTTGGAAAGGATTGGCGGCATTACCGTAGATAATACCATACTGAGTAAAGGTAGAACCACCAGTACCACCATACTGAACAGCAAGATCAGTATCGAGTTCCAAGTCGCCCAGTACAACAGTACCGCGTTGACCATTTACACCGAATACGGTGCCAACGTCGGTAGCATCTTCGATGAAGGTCCAAGCACCCTGACCGTCAGCACCACCGCTGCGATCGTAACCAAAGAAGCCAAATTTGGCAGCACTACCATCATGGTAGTGAAGTTTAACACCACGATCAAGAGCGTCGTTGGTGTCCCTTACAACTGTCAGTTGCTCACCAGCATTACAGTTTGCGGTGAGAGCAGCACTCAAAGTAAGAGTGTGAACTACTGGAGAACCAGCAGAAGAGATGTTGCTAATTGTGGTAGCAGCAGGAATGCCAGTACCAGAAATTGTATCATTGATAGCAATACCATCTACCTTATCTACCTCAAGGGTAGTAGCACCAGACAGAGCATTAGTAGTTACTGTCAGGACAGTAGTGGGATCACCCAGTTCGATAGTAGGATCGTTAACCGACATAGAAGCCGAGTTAACAGTGGTTGTAGTACCGTCGATCTGGAGGTCACCTTTGATGATAACCAGACCCTCAGCATCACCGCCAGCGGGGAAGGGGTCAATGATCAGTTCTGTACCAGAAGTGGTAGACAGAGCGTTACCATCAAGTCTCAGTTGGTCAATGTCAATGTAACCAGTCTGAGAGGTGTTACCACTAACGGTGCTAGTACCATTAAAGATAACATTGCCGTTAAAGGTAGTAGCAGAGTTGACAGTCAGGTTATCAGAAGTGGTATCACCAATGGTGGCATCACCATCAACAGCCAAACCATTTGCCCAGACTGTACCACCAACACCCACACCACCAACAACTTGGACAGCGCCAGTTGCTGTAGAAGTAGCAGCAGTATTGTCAGCAAACTTTACTTGGACACCAAGATCAAATTCTTGATCAGCGCCAGCCCAACGCAGTTTATCGAGAGTCGCCTCATCGTAGTAAACGCGAGCATCATTGTTACTACCGAACTTCAGGGGGATGTCGTCCTGTACCAACAAAGCAGCATTAGCGTTACCGCCTGATCTGCGAATCTCTACGTCACCAGTGGTGTCGTTCCAAGCCAGTTCGATATCACCAGATGTACCGAACTCAATCTCCTGACCATCCAGGAGGACAACTTTACCAGCACCGTTAGCACCGAGGATCAGATCACTATCGGTTACGTTGGTGGTAATTGTATTACCATCAAGGGTAATGTTGTCAACCAGGAATTGATCAACTTTGAGATTGCTGTCAACGATTACAGCACTAGATGCGGTCAGAGTACCATGTACCTGATCCAGCATGTCGGTGAAATACTTACCACCAACTACCTGAGCAGCGGAGTTATTATCACCAACAAAAAGACGGTCGCCCAGGTTACCTTGAGTACCTGAGCCGACGGTTACGGCAAGTTCACCGTAATTGATAGTACCAGGCGCAACTGTGCCTGTACTTCTTTTAATTAGAATTTCCGATGCCACTAAAAGGTACCCCCGTTAACTGTGATGTTGTTCAGAACCGTAGTAGGAATGAATTTAGTTGAGTTGCTGTCATAAACGAGCAAGCTGCCATCCTGTAAGCCACCCAACGATGTGTCGGTCAAGTCAATGTCCGCAAGTGCGCCAATTGTTCCGCCGCCACCACCAGTGGCGACACGGGTCACTCTAGGAACTGACTGATCTCCGAATCTTAATCTTGCCATTAGAGTGTAACGCCCTCCAGAACACTAACAGTACCCTCAAGCACTCTAGTTTTTAGACCAGATGGTGCAGTGATAACAACATCATAAACATAACGACCAGACTTCATTGCTGCCGTCTGCGAGTTATTAAGCGAAAGTTGAATACGTCCTGCCGTCTCTGGTGAAATAATCGCGGCAGTAACAGTTACAGAGGAAGAACTTGTATAGTGCTTCTTGATTTTACATGCCGCAGAGTAGCCTGACAAATTGAACTCAGTGCCATTATCATTTTCGACAGAAAAGTCGATGGTGAAATCAGCACCCTGATAGATCAATAAGTTGGATACAGCAGATGCCATTCGCTAAGATATTCTCTTTAGTATTTAGCTCACTCTTATTTATCGTTCTTCTCGACTAGAAGTTTGAGCATTTCCTTCAGTTCGTTAATCTCGTTCTTCAGTTCTTGAGTTTCAGTGAGTTTAAGTTTGTTCTTATCTCTTGCTTCAATGTAGGCTTTGTATCCACTCTTGTCAGTGTTTACGATCGCATTAGTTTTAGGGTCACGACCAAGATGCTCATGACCCTCAACTTTCATCAGACCAAGTTCTCTTCTGATGTCTCTATTTTTTTCATACTCAGATTGATCACGACGAGCGAGAACTTCTTGTTCTCGCTTCCGAACTATATCCTCAATTTTATCAAAATCCATTATGCCAGAGCGATGATTCTAAGATCCTTAACTCTTGGAATGTATGGCTGATTATAGTTTCTCAGTACCAACTTCAGTTGGAATCCATCGAAAGCAGCCGCGTCATTCAGGGTATACTCGTAATCATTCCAGACAAATGGATCGTTTTGAGGAACCATCTTTCCGCTATCAGGACGACCATCAGTATTGAAGAATTCAAAGTTGATATCGTCGGGATCGCCAGTGTAACCAGCAGGAACGAGTTTGTACATAGCAACGATGTCTGAGAACTCGAATGTATTAGCAGACAAAGCAACCTTAACGCCTGTAGACGAATTTTCCAATCTAGCAAGTCTCGTGATGTATATAGCGGCGTTCTCATCACCGATACCCTGACTAGGTGTAGCGTAGTTGATGAGGTTAGCAGTCGTAGTGACACTCATACGTTGGGTGTCAAGAACAGGCGACAGATGGCTTACATCAGAGAAGAAGTTCAGTTCCAGAGTTAGAGACTTACCACCAGACATGTTGCTGATTTCGTTCTGCTTGGAAGCAATAATCTTATGGGACAGGAAGTAGTTAATATCGTTAAGAGTAATTTCTCTCCAAGTAGAATCTGCTTGGAAAGAAGTCTCAGGGGTGACTCCTGATGGGAAAGGACCACAGGAGGTACCGCTAGTAGCTCTTGCTCTAGCAGCGATAGAACAACCAGGCTGAATTTGGGTCTGGATCTGAGGTGTCAGAACATCCCAGGGAACGTTCTGGGAAGCCAGGATATTTTCACCACCAGCGTTGATAGTCTTGTGGGACTTGAATCCAGTGATGTTCAGTCTGTACTTATGGGGACTATTGAGTGTGCTGAGACCACCAAAGGTTGTGGTGTGGTGGGTACCATTGATCTTGGTAAGAGGAATACCAGCAAGGTTGTAGCACTCAACAGTAGCACCATTATCATGAGCAGAACCAGAAGCACCGCCAGAGTTAGAGGATGGATCCCAGTTTCTACCAGAGACGGTACCAGAGTTGTGACCCAGAACGTTGATAACCCAGTTGGGGGAACCATTGTTAATGTACTCATAAGCAATGATCTCGTCATCGATCTTGATGAATCCAGGATTGGTGTCAGAGACCGCAGGAGCGGCGTTACCAGGACCAGTGTTGGAAGCGGTCAGAGAAGCGGCTTGAGTGGCATTGCCGCCGATACAGCGGTGGAATAGCGAAGCGTCAGAAACAATAATCTGGGAGGCAGTTGCTGATACTGCGCTAGTTGTGGCAGTATTGCCAACTTCGGAAATAACACCACTTATAATCACATAGTTGGCATTACTTTGCATTCCGTGATTGCTGTGGAAAACATCAATGTATGCTTGATTGTCAGTTACAGCAATCGAGTTTGGCAGCAGTGGCAGGAAACCACCGTTGTTCTCTTCGAGAGTAGCGTTGTTCAGGAAGACTTGAGACTGAGCCAGTGTAGTAGGCAGAGTGAATTCTGCTCTATAGATCTTGAACATCAAGTCCTCAAACTGGGAAGGTGTCCAAGTAGAAGCGTTCTGCGACTTGAACAGTACACCAATATAAGGTTGTTCAGAGATCTTTTCACCAGCGTGTGCTGCGTCAATAGCATCTTCGCCCAGGAGCGAGATGAATACCTTGAACTGGTTAGAGTCAGAGGTTACGACAATAGCATGTTCCTGCTGGTGAGGAATGAATACTGGAGATTCAAATGTAAATGTGGTTGGAGCAGAAGCATCGGCAGATGTAACAACGTCTGCTGCTTTCTTAATTACCTTAGAGAAAGGAAGAATAGTTTGGGTTGGAGTACCATTTTCCACTGTACGAATGTCAATAGCAACGGGAATCTCAGAATCCTTTTGCTGGAAGTACAGATCGATCTTAGTAAGGAATACACCACCCTCAAGCTCATCGTCCTGAATCAGGAAGGTTTGAGCCAGTGGGTCAGACCACAGAGTTCTGTTTTGAGTCAGTCTCTCTTCGTCAAGTTTAGCATTACGAACAGAGATGATTGTTTCCTGAGTGGTTTGGAGAATACCAGTTGCGCTGTATTCTGTCTGTGCGCTGGACTCAGACTCACCAACTACCTGCGAATCATTCGTAGTATCCGAAAGACGGAATACACGAGTACCAGTCTTAAACTTAGGATTGGTAGACTTGCTAGGATCTGGAATGAAGAAGGTACCCTTAAGGAAACCTGCGTTGTCGGTGACAAGTCTTCTTTCTTTAACTTTGGCTCTTGCGCCTGAAGACTGTCCAACCAGGACTTCACCAGCAATGGGGTTACCAGAGTAAGCACCAAGGGCTTGAGCGGCAAGAGAAGAAGTGTCGAGGTTGATCCAACCGAGGTTTGCGGTGTAGTCGCTGACGGATGCGATGTTCTGGTTGGTATATGGATTGACATTATACTCATTATTTGGCTCCAGAATACGGAGCGTACAACCAGAAGTTTGACCTTTAACAGTCTCACCGACTTGGAATGGGATGCTGTTTGTTGCGGAGTCATCATTAGGATTCTTTGTCACCTCAAGCATCTTGGGTGTGATATAAGATTTGACGGAAACACCATCAAAGAAAGCATAGAAACGAGTCTTAGGCTTGAGTTTCTCTGCTTTGAACTCGATGTTTCTAGAACGCATGTTCTGGATGTGCTCAACAGAAACAACTCTGTTGCCCAGCGACTGCTGTTCAATAATAGGAGTAATTCTATAACGTACACCAGTTCTTGTCTGATCAGTTCTAACTCTAGAGAATCTCTCAGTTCTAGTGCTACGGTTCTTACCTTTACCAGTGCTGACCTGACGTGTAAACCAGATACGACCAGACCATGTAGTCTGCCAGGAACCCCACTGGATAGGAGTAATACCATTTTGATCCGCTCTCATATCACGGAGAGTAGTCTGGTAGTTACCTTCAACAGTTGGACCCTGAAGAGCAGCCAGTGACTTAGTATCTACCCAGTCATCGGACTCAGGATAAAGTTTAATATCACCCACAAAAGTAAAGACGTTGAATGGGTTGACATTCTCCAGAGCAGAAGCAAATGGCTGATCAACCAAAACAACATCAGTATATGGCAGGGTGATAATATCACCAGTCTGCTGAATGTTGGTGGAATTAGAGCTAAAGATCAGAGGGACGTTAGTTGTGTAGTGGGAAGGACGCAGATGACCTTCTTCAAAGTCAATAGAGACTCTATAATCTGGGTGGAAAGTATCGCTAGTTCCCAGAGAAGCAAAGTTATCAACAATGAAACCATTCTTGAATCTATCCAGACCGTTGGTATCTCTAATCTGAAGAGTAGCGGTTTCAGTTTCAAGAAGAGACAGTTGAGTATAGTATTCCAGAGTTTTAATTCTGGTCTCAAGTTGCTGAATGTCTCTAAAGGTATATCTCTTATAGTTTGTCTGGGTGATGTCTACATCTTTGTCAATGTCAAAGACATATGGACGCATGAAGATGGTAGCCAAAAGCATGGCATCTTCAATCTCGGCGGGTTCTACTGGATTCTCAGCAGGCTCACCCTTGACGAGTTGGATTTTATTATCTTTGTTGATGAAGATCTTATCAGTTCTACCGAGATAATATTCATAAGACAGAATGGTAGTGTCAGACTGACCAGGCAGACCAACATAGTTACCAGTAAAGTCTCTGTTATCAAAATCAAGTTTACCAGAAGAGGTGTGTTCAAAAGGAGACAGTCTAGTACCAGAACCAGAAATCTGGCTTGGGACCATTGGACGGAAATCCAGAACGTTTCTCAGAGAGAAAAGTTCAAACTCAGGGATCTCCTTATAAACGTCAGAAGAATAAGAATCTACAGTATAGAAACCGTCGCCACCAGTGGTTACAAATCTATCAAAGATAACAAGAAGTTTATGGGATACAGGCGAATAACCACTCTTTCTTACAATTCTAGAGTAGTCATAATACTGCTCTCTTTGACCATTATCAAGATCAAAAGCGCTAGTAACATTAGAACTACCTTCTTGAATGCTATTGGCTACAATACGAGCAGTAGTTGTAGGAGTAGTAATAATCTCTGCGTTATCAAACAAAGTATCTGTCAGCATCACAAAGTAAACATAGTTACTATCAAAAGATACAATCTGTGCTTTAGCACCAGAAGAAGCACCAGTTAAAATCTGGTTAATCTCATAAGAACCAACTAAGTTAGTATATGCGAAGTGTGGGATAACGGGATCTTGAGAATCCTTTGATTCGTAGATTGCTTTGACCTTGAATACGTCAGGGCAACCGAGAGAAATGGTACGATCTTGAACTCTAGTACCATAACCAGCGGTGTAGCTGGTAAGACCATTAACAGCACCCTGAGAAGATCTGTTAATCAGAGCCACCTTCATACGCTCGGTGGTCTTGGACTTAGCAGATCTATTGCTGGAGTAGACAGTAGCAATTACGATACAACCGTTTACTGTAGTAGGAAGACCAGAGACAGAAACGGAGGCAGAGTTAGATCCTGTCGATGTAGTGAAGTTAGGATAGGTGTAGGTGTTACCGAGAACACCACTGCCAGAACTTACACTGGTTACGATAATTTGGAAGTCATCAGCATCTTGCGCTGCTCTAAACACGAGGTTAGATCCAGCAGAAAGAGAGAACGAACCGCTAGTGATTTCCGAAGAAGGGATAACGTAAGACTTGCGGAAGTAACCCAAAGGAGTTACAGAAGCACCTTGACTGTTTGTGCTGGTAGACTTAACAGCAGCCTTAGGAATAGGAGTAATCAGAGCACGCTTAGTAGCGAACTGAATCTGAGGTCTCGTCAGAGTAATTGGTGAAGTTACAGCACCATTAGCCAGAGTAGTAGAACCCTCTCTAGTAATAGTGAAACTAGAGTTATTAGTTACTGCGGTAACTCTAGCGACATGCTGCTGGTTATTGTTGGAGAATCTAATGATGTCACCGATTCTCAATTGAGCAGTAAAATTAGACAGACTAGCAGTGACGGTGGCATTGCCACCAGAAACACCACTCAGAACAGGACCATTAGCAGCAAGAGTTGCTTGTACATCCAAAAGGATGTTAGCAGTAAAGGTACCACTAAGGGACATAGAACGGATATCACTAAACTGATATCCATAAACAGAAGAGATTGTACCCAGATTGCTGGTAGCATTCTCATATCTAACAGCTTCACCAGAAACAAAGTTGCCAGTGATACCGTAGACAGTACATGTAGAGTTAGAACCATTAGTTCTAACGAAGCCAGACGCGCCAGAGTTGACACCTACAATCTTGGTTCCTTGGACCCAAGTTACCGCACCAGACATGGTGAGGGTGGTAAACAACGTCGTATCCGAGATATTAACTCGGTAGATAGTGCTAGTTGAATCTCTAACACCAGAGTCAAAACTAAAGCCCAAGACTCTAGTAAGACCAATAACATTACCAGCAGCAGTGCCGTTGGTAGTTACAATTCTATCACGAAGCTCGATGGTGTCATAAAGTTCAACACCACCATAAAGATCATCAATCAGAACATAGTTACCAAAATCAGAAGCAAATGACTGGGAATCGGCAGCAGTAAATGTTCTGGGCTTATCAGAATCCTTAAATGTATTTGATAACTTCTCGGTTCTATAACCAGAAATGTAGGCGGTACCTGGGGAAATCTGTACTGCCATTTTAGACTCAGATGGTTCATTGCCATCTTGAGTAGTGGCATCTGCTTCATAGACACCATTATTGAAAGCATCGTTCAGATTCTCTCTGACATCGATACTAAATCTCTTGACATAATAGTCACCAGACTCTTCCTTAGTTCTAAGAGCCAGGATGTCATTGATGTAGCTAAGGTCACTACGCTCTACCTTACTCTCCAGTTTACCTTCATTGGTACGGAGAAGTTCAATAAAGTCAGCAGAGTTAGGGTCCTTGAGTTCCTTTTTGATCAGGGTGAGATTGATCTTGAATCTATCGGCACCAGGAGCAGAGAAGTTAGTGCTGCCAATAGCATTATCATACAGACTGGCATCCTCGTCAGCGGTGATGATTCTCTCTTCAACCTTCAGACCAACCTTGTATGAGGGGTTGTTGCTGTATTGATCAAGAACAATTGTTTGCTCGGGTACAGTTACAAAGTAACCACGAACAAAATAAACACCTCTACCAATGTTGGCGGTAGAAGCAATGGCAGTGCTGTTGGAGTTTAGCAACTGAGCCAAAGGTGTACCAGCAACAATGGTAGATGTGCTGTAAGTAATATCTTCTTCGCAAGTCAGAACTTCGCCAGCCTGGAAGACGCTAGTAGTATTGTCGTCTGCCTTTGTCAGATATGTCAGGTAGAACGATACGTATCCACGGTCAGACTCAGTGGCACTAATACTGAAATTGACCCTAGCACGAATGTTCGAGTTAGAACCTTTAATAACTTTATTATTCAGAGATTCCCTATAGAGCTCAACGGGAAGGTTGAGGTAGTTATTTTGTACCAGTACAACTGGATACTGTTTATTGAGGGTAATACCCCCAGGCACAACCATACTACCCTCGCGGTAGATACCCTGACCAAATGAGTTAATTTGGTTCTGGAGCAGCGATTGTAGGGTAGTTAGTTCTCTGGCTTGGACTGGGTATCCAGGCTTAAACAGTACCTTTAGAAACCCCTTATCCTCGTCGAAGTCGTCAAAATAAGGGGAGATATTAAGGTTGGTATTCTGTGCCATTTAGAATTCAATTACTACTTTGAGCTCTTCGTTCTGATCCGCCGATCTGGAAATCGGGTTCCTATTATCTATGTAGAGGATTTCTCCAGAGTTGATTTCAACTTCACCGTTTGCGTATCCCTCTACAAAAGAGAGACCAAGTTCATAGACAGAAACACCGATCTGAATCTGGCTCTTAGGAACAGATGCTGTACCAAAAGTAGAATCAGGGGTGGCAGTAATCAAATCAGATGATGTGATTTCATAATTACCAGAAAACTCAATAATATTACCAGAAGTGGTACCATCAAATGAGTCTTGATAATACTTTAGAATCTTAGTATTAGAATCGTAGGAAACTACATATCCCTTTGCTAGGGTAGTTGCCTGAGAAATAGTTGTGCCAGGTTGGAAAGTACCACTGGGAGAACCAGTTCCTGACTGTGGGAAGATCATAGCCTTTACGCCAGATCTTGTATTTTGAGAAGACACCGTTGTGGTGTTGTAGTCATATGGATTAAGGACCAGACCGACTCTACGGAATGTGAGGTCAGTTGGGAAGTCAACAAAAGCAGTAGAGGTCTCAAGTTTAGAAGCAAACATCAGACGGTAAGAACCGAGTTCTCTGATGGCATCAGAACCATGACCACCATTAGGAGGAATAATAACATCTAGATCAGCGTTAGCACCAGTACCGATGTTTGGAATCAGACCAACGTCAATAGTGCCAAAACTGTAGTTAGATCCAGACTGAGTAACAGTAACATTGCTAATAGAACCAGAAATCACAGTGATGGAGCAATAGGCTTGAGATCCACCGTTGATTTCCCAGTCTCCGCGAATGGGGACGTTAGTATATGTACCATTGTTGTAACCAGCACCAGCATTCTCAATAACGATAGTATCAACAGACCCAGCACCTGCGGCAGCTTCTACAAGAGGGTTCTCCAGAACAGGAATAAACTCAGAAGTAACAAACTTTAGAATATTGTCAGCATCGATGGTGTACATATACTTCCAACGATACTTATAGTCAGCAGAATCGTTTGTTTCAATAACCGTGGTCGAAGTGCCAGTTGGCTCTACCAGCGAAGGACGACCTTTGGGGAACTCTGGAGTCTGACCATTATACAGACACTTGTAGACATTAAAGTCCGAGTTCATCACATAGAAGTTAGAGTCATACAAACGGGTCGCGCCATTTGCTGTCGTCTTTGATGGTGAATAATCTGGTTTGTACATGGAGTATGTACGACCAGTACCACCAGTAGTTTCCGTTGGATCAATCCAGTCAACTCTAGGAATAACGAGAGCAGTGTCAGAAATATCTACACGCTTGTATGCTACCGAATCAGAGTATACCTGACGATGGTATGTAAACGAATCAATAGGCTCATCCGTTGGGGGTGAGTCTGTATTGCCAGACCATGCCTTAGGTCTACCCACAAAGAGGTAAACTTTGTTGGCATCAGTGCCTGCGCTGCCCAAGGTGTTTCGGAACGCCTCGGCAGCGTAGATTCTAAATTTGTCGGTTACAAGAGCCATCAGACAAAGCTTTTAGATGTATTTATACTTGACAAAGAAGGGATTCAGGAGTAGACTCTACAGTGTAGCGGGTTCAAGGATGAGCTTTAGCTACTTTATGCGTAGAGTCTGACGATAGGACGAATCTGGAGTGTTTGACTAGTCTCTTGGAGAGGCACGGTCGTGGTGATTGTAAAGGTTTGATCTCCTGTTCTGGTGATTTTGTATACACCGTCAAGATTACTGTAAGTAGCACCACCACCTCCAGGTACAGCACCACCAGAGGTAAACTTAATGTACCTTTCCATACCAGTCTGGAGATGGTGATCATTAGACATGCTTACAGAAACTACAACACCATTTGCGCTCCATGTGCCATTCTCGATGCTGATATTGTGACCAACACCCAGGCTAGGACCAGTGCGCTTATAACCTCTACCATTAGTAGTTACTGTGAATGTATTAGCATTGTAATCAACAGTACCATAAAGAATTCTTTCAACACTCCAATTGCTACCATTCCAGTAAGGGATCATAATTTCACCGTTACTTGGGAAACCTTCACCAGCATCATAGCCAAAGTCTTGGCAAGGAATGGTAGTTGCGATATCTGTAATCGAGGAAGAAAGAATTGCGCTATAGAGGAATCTACCATTAGAAATGGCGCGATCTCTTTGCGTTCTTTCGACAGCAACTGGATGGAAGGTTTGTACGGTTGGGGCGTTGATGTAATTTGAACCACCCTTAAGGTCGATTACATCAATAACCTTACCGCTACCTTGCTCAATAACTGTTCTAGCGCTAGCGCCAGTGCCACCACCGCCATTGAAGGAGAGGAATGGTGGGTATTCATAGTTGCCACCAGGATCAATAATGTTAACCTTGACAACCTTACCCCCAACAACTACAGACTCAAAAGAAGCAACTGATGGTTGGAGACCAGTGTACTCGTATGTTTCGAGCGAACTGGAGGATGCGATTTGAGCCAAGATACGATCTTGACCTTCCGAATCGATTCTCAACAGGTCACCTGGGTCAACGCTGTTGTAAGTATCCTCAACAGTGATATCAGTGTCGGAACCAGTGAAGATAAAGATCAGACACTCAGAACCTGCTCTTGGTGCCTCGGTGAATTCCAGGATGGAACCGTTAAGAATATAGGAGACTTCTGGTTCTTGATACACACCATTCAGGAAGATGATCAAGTTGTTTGCTGGGATAACAGCAGGTGAATCGGATTCCAGCGAGAATGGCTGATCGTTCTTCTTGAGAATGAACGTTTTTCTAGTATTATCGAAGAATGGAGCAATAGGATCCAGATCTCTCAACTGACCAACGTAGAAGCAGTAGAAGTCCATGTTGCCCAGAGGAGCTTCTGTAAATGTGATTACAGAAGGAGTTCCTGTGTAGGAGTAGGAAACACCCAGTTCCTGAATGTGAGAGTTGAGGAACAGCAGGAATCTATCGTTACCTGGCAGGTTATATCCAGTGCCACCAACTTTAGCGTTGAACGCAGTCTGTACGCCATCGAAGGTAACTGTGCCAACTTCAACTTGGAAGGAGTTGACGACAGTGCCACCAACGTCAGCAGCGTCAACGCCAAGCATGTCGGTATTGAGGTAACCAGAACCACCGCTAACCAGAGTTATATCGGTAACGGCACCTGTGAGTCTAGCAATAGGATTGGTAGCAGCAGTTGTTGGATTGCCACCAGTGAATGTCAGGGTAGGTGCTTGGTTGTAGTCTTTACCTGTAAGTTGAACCTCAAGGCGTTCGATAAATCTACCGACGGTAGCAGAAGCCAGAGCGGTAGTTGTAATTGTGTCTGCTGGGTTTGGTATCAGTTCGACAACAACATCATCATAACCATATCCACCGTAAGTAACATTGATTCCAGTGACCGCACCACCAGAAACTGTAGCAGTAGCAGTGGCATTGAAACCGCTGTTAGACTTAATTACAACAGTTGGAGCATTGGTGTATCCAACTCCTGCTTGGTTAACTGCGATGCTCTTAATGAAGCCTTCAGCAGACAGAACCGCAGTAACTTCACCGTCAACAGCAGCAGTGTATCCAGATTGAGTGATTGTTGGAGAATTTTCATAACCATCACCACACTGACCAACAGTTCTAGTAAAGGTATTAAAGTTGCCCTGACCGATAACGGTGTAGGCAAAATCCATCAGGGTTTCAATAGCAGAAATTACATTTGTACAACCGCCAGAAATTGAAGTAATGCTAGGATCTTTATACTGACTTCTTGTGCTGAAGTTATACTGTGGATAGGTCTCATAAGTTTCATTGTTAATTGCCTTCTTGACCATCTGACGTGCTTCTTCAAACACGTATTGAGTCTCGGCTTCTTCACCCTGTACATGACCTCCATTGAAGTACATATCGAGGTTATCCCACAGAATGTGGTTACCACCGAATGCTACGTTAACGCCAACAGCACGCAGGATATCAACAGTGTCAGATTTACACTGAGCATCACCAATACCAGGAGAGTTAAATCCAGTAGGAGCAGTTCTAGTAAATGTAGAGAGGGAATCGGTGTCGATCGCAACTTCGATGATGTTCATCAGAGTATCAATCGCAGCAGTTACGTTTGTACAACCACCAACAACGTTAGTGATGCTAGAATCTGTAACCTGAGCAATGCCATGACTACCGCGAACGGTAACAGAAGTATTGTCGATTACTTCCTTAGCAATTTTGGTTGCTTCTCTATAAACGTACTTAGAGTGAATTTCTTCCCCATCCAGATGTGAGGTGCCTACGTAGTAAGCAGCAGCATCATAGATCTCGCTGTTAGAGCCATACTTGACATTGATGGAAAGCGCTTCCATAACATCAACAACGTCATCAATACAGTTGATATTGCCATTAGGTACAGTGAAAGCAGCGGGTTCAGTTCTGGTGGCATGAGTCATCAGATCTGTTTGGATTGCCAACTCAATGATATTGATCAGAGTATTGACACCAGCGATTACGTTTGTACAACCGCCAGATACGTTGGTGATTCCGCTATCGATCGTCTGGGTGTATCCATGAGAACCACTGATGGTAATTGTCTGGTTATCGATAGCCAGTTCCATCAGTTCTTCAAGTCTGGCAATAGCAGCAAGAGTTTCTTGTTCTTCGCCATCAATGTGGGTTGTGCCAACGTAATAATTGGCAGCATCCCAGACTTTATTGTTAGCACCATGGAGAACGTTAAATGCTACAGCATCTACGATGTCCAGAAGGTCATCAATACAATCCTGAGGATCACCTGTTGGGGTTGTGAAACCAGGGAAGTCTACGGTGCTCATCAGGTGATAAGCTTCGTGTGCCAGCAGGTTCTTATTAGCGAGGATTGTGTTGTATGCGTCAAAGTGTCTGTTGCTCTGAACCTCATAAGGAATGTCAAGCAGCATACGCTCAACGGCTTCGTTAGCGATGAAGTTCTTATTGGTTGTGATCAGAGTAGCGGCATCAGCGAAACGATTCGCTACAGGAGTACCAAACTTGTTCATCAAACCAACAGCAACATCTGCGATGAGAACTGCGTTGTTGTTGATCAGTACACGAGCATCGCCAAATCTATCAGCGGTTACGTTAGTAGCCGTATCGAGAACATTGGTGATTGTAATGTCGGCAGTAGCACCACTACCAGTGTTACCACGCTTATTGATCAGAGGAACAGCATTATAAACACCAGCGGTATAACCACTGCCCTGATAGATGCCATCTGTAGTATTCAGCGAAGTAATAACATCACCGAAGACATCCAGTTGGAAGTTACCGCTAATATCAGCACGTTGATAGTACATGATGATACAAACAGAGTTTTTGATAGGAGGCTCAGTAAATGTGAGCGTGCTACCAGATACACTGTAGGAAACGGGGTTTTGAACAATACCGTTGATGACAACCATCAACTGATTCTTGTTTTGTGGTGTTACCGCAGCATCTCTAAATCTTAACTGATAATCAGTTGTTTCATCGTCGAATGCGACAATCAGTTTGTGTTTCTCGCCAGTTGAAAGTCCAGTCAGAGGAACTGCGGTACCAGCAAGAGCATTAGCTTTAGTTGTTGCCAATTTAAGGTTGTCATCATCGACTCTGATGATGTAGTAGTCTTCACCAGCGTTTAGACCGCCGATAGGAGTAGAATTGGCAACCTCTGGATAGTAACCTGGGTTTCTATCGGGAATACTGGAAGGATTATCAATACCACCCCAAACAACTTGAGCTAAGGTATCAATCGTGGACTTAACGTCGGCACAACCACCAATGTCAAGGGTAATCGTAATATCAGTGTATGGGAGTTGATTGACAACTGCTTGCTTAGCCAGATCTCTAGCATATTGAATAGCAACGATAGTCTCTTCTTCCTCTCCACCGATATGGTAGATGCTGTTGTTAGGAACAGTTCTTGTGATGTTAGCGAATGGACCGTTAGCGCCAGAAGCAACAGCATCGGTTACGATAGACATCAGAGATGTGATGCTGCTAGCAACGTTCTGGCAGGATGCGACATAACCACCAGTCTTTTCAGTTCTGTTAGAAATAAGATGCGACAGAGGTGCCTGAATGGCAGCAGTAACCATATCCATCAAAGTATTGATGGCAGCTACCTGAGTAGCACACTTAACATAGCCTGGTTGGTCAGGAGGAGCAGTGTCGTCGGTAATTGTCAGATCAAATACCTGACCCGCCATGTCACTAACAACCTTGTTTTGGATTACCAAAACAGCAATGTCTCTTGCTTGCTCTACAGCATAGACGGACTCTACTTCTTCACCCAGGATGTGTGTTCCTGTGACATAGTAGTTTGCGGCATCCCAAACTTCGTCGTTGCCACCGCGAGACATGTTCTCGGCAACTGCTTCAAGGATATCTACAATGTCATCCTCACAGTTAGTTCTGCCAGTTGGAACAGAGAATACTGGGAAGTTAGCCAGCATTCTGTCAACAGCAGTAACCGCAATCTGAGTCTTATTTGCGAGAATTAGATCTCTAGCATCAGCATGTCTGTCACTAATGTAACCAGCAGGATCCTTAGTGATAGTAAGGTCAAATACTTGAGATTCTCCTGTATAGGTTGGATTGATTGGGTAGTTCTGCATGGCTTGGATTGCCATGTCTCTAGCGTAGTTGAATACCTCAACTGTCTGAGTTTCTTCACCAGATACGTGTGCTCCTGTGATGTACAGGTTAGCAGCATCGTATACCTCGCTGTTTCCGCCAAATGACAGGTTATAAGCGAGTGCTTCCAGAACGTCAATAACGTCATCAATACAATCTTGATTGTTTCCCGTGGGAACCGTAAATGCGATGTTATTTGGATCAGCAAGCATTCTACCGACTGCTTCCTCAGCAATCAGTTTCTTGTTATCCAGGATGCTCTGTCTAGCGTTGGCATATCGGTTACCAATAGTACCGACTCCACCAATATATTCTTGTACAGCATCCCAAGTAAAAGCGTTGCCACCAAAGCGGAGGTCATTACACCAAGCAACAACTACCAGTCTCAAGTCACGAGCACAGATAGTTCTATCATAATCTGGCTTAGTACCATCCGTCAGGGCAGGATACTGTGCTTCCAGATACTGAACAGATTGGTCAATAATATAGTCGATGTTCTGAAGGATCAGTTCTCTAGCATCCTGATATCTGTCAGCAGGAGCAGAGTAATTTGCCTTTTGACCAGTAATGAAACCGTGGTTAGTTACAGCAAGTTGATCGCTAGCAGTAACAACGACATTGCTGTCGGAACCGTCAAATGTGATAGTTCTGCTTTCAATCTTGTCAAGCTTATTGACGATTGCGCTAAGGATTCTCTGGATATCCAGAAGTTGCTTACCTTCGACTAGAACATTGGTTGGGACAGACGCTGTATAGTCTGGCTTGCCCATGAAGTAGTTCTGGATGGTAGAAAGTTTACCAGCGTTAGAAGCAGAAGGCTTAGGAGTAAAGAACGTGGTTCCATTAAAGGATTGGTACTCATTTCCAGTTCTTTGTACCCACCAGTTGTTTGGATCTGGGTTTGCTGGGTTGTAGAAGGAGGATGCGTTGTATCTCTTAAACGCTGTTTGAGAGATAATCTGAGTACCAAGAACCTTAAATCCAGCAGGGTGTGCTGTTTTCTTAAATTGGTTCTTCCATTCTTTTACGTTGATGGGGGAACTTACAACATAAGAGAATTCTTGGAATCTATCCGAGTCATACAAACGCTGCTCATTAAGATCAAGAATACCAGTGGTTCTCTTGAATTGAGCCGTAGCAGTAGCGATTGGAGAAACTTGGAAAGTAGCGTCTGCTTTATCGAAGTCGTGAATCTCACCAAATGCCTTAGTTTCAAGACCGAAGACTGGTTGGTTGAGTTCAAATTCGCCAGACTGAACTTCGACCGAAAGAATTCTACCAAATGGATCCCATGCCTTAACAATACCGACAGCATTGAAGGAAGCAGTAGAAACACCTTGGTAAACTTTTTCACCAACAGCAAAAGATGCTGGTGTCAATGTGACACTGATATTGTCTCCCAGGTCCGTAGTTGTAAGTTGGAAAGTAGCAGTGCCTCCATTACCAACGGAAGCTACGCCTGTCAATGTGATCGCACTGCCACTAACTGCGTTAGCCAAAGTGGTAGCAAGCAGCATCTGGTTAGAACCAAGTCCGTTTGCTGTAGTTGGAGCAATTGCGTAGTAAGTAGTATCAGTCAGAAGTGGAGCTGGAAGAGTTCCATCAACTTCCACCAAAGTAACTTTAGTTCCTGTAGGAATTTTAGTATTGTATGGGAAGTTGAGAGTGCTATTGGAAGTTAGTGGTGTAAACTGGTGAGTAACTCTAGCCAGAACATCGGGTGTGGATGAGAAACCCTTACCTGGGTTTACTACGTCAATGCTTTGGATAACTTCGTTATCTACATTTACCTTTGCTTCAAAGCCAGATCCACCACCACCAACAAACTCAATAGTTGGTGTGGAAACAAAGGAATATCCACCGTTAGTTACAGTGAAGAAGTCAACAATCTGAGTTCTAACCAATTGAAGGTTGTAGGTGGTATTAACCTCTGGTTTAAGGGTTCTATCGTGGGAATAGTTGTAGGTGATGTTGTCACCACCGAGGTTGATGATCTTACCGAGGTTACTAGATTTCAGCAAGATAGAAGCACCTCTACCTATTTCTTGTCTAATAGCAATAATTGGAGCATTCTGGAACTTAGAACCAGCATTCTCAATAATAATTTTAGTTACAGATTCATCTACAATTTCGGCTCTCAATACTGCATCGATACCAGTACCGCCAGAGATAGTGACATCTGGAGCAGACAAATAACCAGAACCAGCACTGGTCAGCTTAACTTCATCAATAGATGCGTTAATTGTAGTAGAAGTTTGAGCAGGTCTTACAAACTTCAGTTCGCTAACTGACACAACAAAGTCATCAGTACCATCAACACCACCAGTGATTTGGGCACCAGAGATTGTGATCAGGTCACCAAGAGAATATGTACTACCCTCATCGCCACTCTCCACCGTCACCGAAGTGATGTCAAATGTAGCAGCGTCAACTACTACTGTAAACTCAACGCCAATACCACCAGTAGGTGCGACGGATTTTTGAGTTACTCCAGTGTATGTGCCAGCTTGGAAATTGGCAGAAGTGTTCTGATTGGTGATAGTAACTGCTTTGACGCCACCATAGTAAGGATCATCAATGTAAATTGTAGGTGCCTTTCTATAATGACTACCGCTATTGTTAATAGCAATGTTAGAGATAGTACCAAGTTCAGGACCAGAAGCAGGAACAATAGCAGCAACAGTTGCCTGTGTACCAACAACGTTAGTAATTTCTGCTTGGTTTGGACCACTAAAGACGTTCTTACGAGCAGCAATTCCTTGGTTGAACATCAGGAAGCCACGATCTGTAGCACCAGTAATATTATTTCTCAGGGGTTGAACTCTGAGAGTCGATGTGTTAGCATCCCAGCTAATTACCTTACCACGAGCACTATCTCCAGTGAGGACTTGCTCCGAGGTGACAACATCACCTGTGGAGAAAGTACCAAAGACTTTATCGAGGGTAAGATCTACAAAATCTGGAAGTGAGCAGTATACAGAGGGTGGTTGGCTAGATTCGTAACCAGTTCCATTTTCAATAACAGCAACGTCTTCTACAAAACCAGAAATAGTACATGTAGCAGTAGCACCGTTACCAGATCTAGTAACACTGGTGAATTTGGGAAGAGTGGAATAGTTTCTACCTTTGTCACCAATATTGATAGAAGCGATACCGCCGCTTGGGTAAATGGAACTTGTAGAGTAGATTACACCATTGCTCTTAGCATATCCAGAGTCAGGCTCATTTGGAAGTACAAATGATACAGTTGTAGCAGTTACAGATGTGACCGTATTCGATCCGATGTAAGGATCTTGGATTACGCTGAAGAAGCTACCGTCAACGTTGCCGTTGATATCAAAATAGAACAGTGTGCCAGGAATGTCCTTAATGAGAACCTGAGTGGACAGTTGTTGTCCAGTTACAGGGTCATTATCTACATCGGTGATATTCTTGTAGGTGAAGATATTGGTATTCTCCTTATCGAAGGTGAACTCCAGTCTTCTATCTGTATTAGAGGTATCAGAAGTATCAAAGGTGTAAGCGTGTCCGTTGATCAGATTAAGGTTAGGTTCCCTACAGTAAATGACTGTAGTTGTTGGAATTGCTTCGTTGGGAACAAACTGGCTTGTTGGATTCTTAAATTGGAATCTTCTCTGAGTAGAAGTACCTGTAACAACAAAAGTACCATCATACTCAGCGGGATTGCTGTTTGTGATAACAACAGTATCGCCAACCTTAAGATTGTGAGCAGCACTGGCTCTTAGGGTATATTCAATCGAAACTTGTGTTGGTGTAAGAGTGAAACCATTGCCATTACCGATATCAAGATTGTTGGCAGTCAATGGTTCTCCAGCTCTGTATCCAGAACCCGCCTTAGTTAGAACAACACTAGAAACTTCTTGGTTGTTGTTAACTGTAATAGTAAACTCAGCACCTTCACCAGAAGACTGACCATTGAACAGTGGAACGTTATAGTATACACCTGTAGTGTATCCACTACCAGCAAAAATGGTCCAGTTCTGATCGATCAGTTCTCCAGTCTTAAGAACTTCACCAACATCAATACTAAAGCCAGATCCACCGCCCCCGCCGAGTTGAGCATCGTTAACTGTCAGGACATCATTGTCCAGATAGTTCTTACCTTGGTCGGTAATAGTTACATTGGTGACTGCTCCGCCAGTAACGATGATATTAGCAATAGCACCTTCGCCAGATCCACCACTGAGGCGAATATTGTTATAAGTGCCGTTTAGATAATCTTGACCGCCAGTAATAGTTAGATCACCTTGCTGAAGTCTACCTGGGCTGCTTTGGCGATAGTCAGTAGCGTCAAAATAGCTAAAGTGGTACTTATCGTTGATGATCTTGACCTTGATGTCTTCATTGACATAATTGTCTGTGATAGTGACATCAATAAATTCATCTGGCTTGATAAAGTGGTCACTTTCAGTTGTAATGGTTGCTGTGATTACATCAGTGTCGGGATTGACGGAGTAAGTCATGCCACTTACAGTTTCGCCAGTAATTCTACCAACACGAGCAGAAATGCCACTGCCTCCAGTGCCAGTCTCGTCAAATATAAGTCTATCATTGACTTTATATCCAAATCCAGCACCTTCGATCAGGTACTGGTCAATACCTTCGGAGAAGTATCTGTTTGTAGCCGAAACATACAGAGAATCAGTCTTACCACCCTTGATTGTTGGGAAGTAATCATAGTATCCAATACCAACATCGTCAAATACAATATATACAGGTTCCGTGTTATTGTTGGCGTAGTTTTCAAGAACAATGGGAGTTGTGGCATCTTCCATTGCCAACAGGAACTCAGTTCCTTCCCCAAGATATTTTCTTCTAACAACGGCTTCATCAACGGCAATATATGGAGCCTTGTAACGTACAGCGTCTTCAGTGAAGAGGCGCTGAAGACCATTACCTGTCCAGTTAATGCTGTCTGCTTGTGAGTAGAATTCTGGACCAATAAAGTATGGGAACTTGGGATTACCAGTTGTACCATCAATGGCACAGAAGTATGCGTATACGCCATTAGGAAATTCTGGTGTTACGCAATAACGCCCGTTGTATCGGTCCAAGTCACCAGACCCTTCAACATATTCGTAATCTTCAATATACGTACCCATACGGTCAGTTAAACCTTGTACAAGCGCATCTCTGTTGGTTCTCAGCCTATAGCTGGAAACCATCTGCTTGTATTGGTTGAATGGGTTTTTATTCTCTTTATCAGCGTATCCGTAAGGACCATAGATGGGATGACCATCAAAAGCCCAACCAATAATAGGTGAGTGTCTAGTTGGATTGAGTTCTGAGTTGTTTCCGTCGCTGACGTTATCCTTCAGTAAGAAGCGAAGCTTCTTGGGATTGTACATGTATCCATATTCACCGCCATATACGGCAAAGTTGGCACCTTTAATGGAAACGCCACTGGCAGCATCAGCAATCTTGTACGCAGTCATCTGAGCACTTGTCAATCCAAACTCTTCTGGAGTTGCGGCTTTGTTATAGTTGAGGATGGGCAGTTCTACTTGGAAAGAAGCGCCAGTACCAGGATATACAATATCTACAAATGTTTTACCAGCGGTATATCCAATACCACCGTTTGTAACTCTAATAGAAGTAACTTGCTGTGTATTAGAATCAATCTCAGCAAATGCCACAGCACCTACACCATCACCAGTAATGATAACGTCAGGAGGACCATAGTAGTTTTTACCACCATATGTCAGAATGATAGAAGCAATCTTCCCATTAACAATGGAAGGATATGCTACAGCACCTGTACCAGAAATCAGAGTGATAGAAGGTCTTTCTGAATAGTTAGAACCTGGGTTTGTAATAGTAATGCCATCTGCTTCCAGACCGCCACGAACAACGGCTTCTGCTGTAGCACCACTACCGCCGCCACCACTTAGAGTGACAACTGGGACGCTAGTGTATCCAGAACCCTCAGCAGTGACACTAATAGCAGTGACCACGCCAGAAGTAATAGTGGCAGTAGCAGCTGCCTGAACCGTAGGGTTACCACCACTAATAGAGACAGTAGGAGCAGTGGTATAATTTTGACCACCATTTGTTACGTTAATCGCAAAAACTCGACCCGAAACCGAAACAGTTGCCTCGGCAGAGACACCCTCAAGTTCCCAAAGGCAGGAACCGTCTACAGTAAGGCTACCGTCAGTAGCAGTGGGTTCAGTTCCACGTTCTGCGGATTTACCACTGCCAAGGTTTTTATATCTGTTACCTACGCTATTGCGGACTCTTTGGTTGAGGAAATAGTTAGTTCCTGGTTTCCAAAGTTGCTCAAACTCCACAATAGGGGGATTGGTGATGTCGTAACCATCACCAGCGTTAATTACGCTAATTTCTTTAACACCACCATAAAGTCGGAAGTCTTCCGACTTATATGAGAAAAATGGTACACCATTAACACCAATACCGACTTGACCAACTGGAGTTGGGGTTTTTGTCGATTTTGTAAGTGTAGTCAGTGGGATACGCTTCAGATAGCGTTGGTTGCCAGGATCAAGGTCAATACCTTGGGCGAATGGACCAATTTGATGGCTTGGCAAACCAGAAGACGCTACGATAGCGTGGGTATCTGATCTATAAGTATTCTGGATGTCTGCGGGAACATCCTTAATATTCAGGTTAATACTTGTGTCTGTAGAACTAGATTTCGCAAATTCTCTAGTTACTAAGAAATCAACGTTTACACCAGCAATAGGAATGACTGGGAGACGCACAGTAAACTGAGTATCGTTTGCTGTACCAACAACAATAAACTCTCTGTTGTAAACGTCTTCTGGAGCATTAAGAACGACCACTTTGTCATCACGTCTCAAACCATGGGGTTTGGAGGTTGTGATCAGTGCTTCTACTCTTCCTTGGGAGTCTGGAGAAGAAAGTTCGATCTTCGTACCCGTCAGAAGCTTTCTAACGTTGTAAATGAAGGAACTCCAGATAGGATCGAGTGAATCGAAGCCAGGAGCGGCAGGAGTAGTGACTTTAGAGTCTTGTACGTAATATTTGCCTCCATTGGTCAGATTGACACCTCTAGTGCCGCCAAATACAGCAATATCAATTCTACTGCCATCTACATTGGAATAACCGTAAATACCAAAGGCAGAGATAACCTCAGAACCAGCAAGATGGTTAGCTGCTAGAGTATCTTGTCTAGCACGGGTTACACCAAGGAATTGTGTAACAGTTTTCTCGTCATACTCAAAGACTTCATTATTGATTCGGAAACTTCCTTTAGTCTCTGGCCAACCAAGTGTGGAGTCAACAGTAATGAAATCTTGACTTAAGTTTGAGCTGGTATCTTCAGCAAGAATAGTTTTGTAAGGTGTGGTGAAGGATCCAGTGCCATTTTCGGTATCTACATCCAATTCGTAGATTTTACCGTCTTCGGTGAAAACCTCTACAACAGTTTTAACGTAAATGCGGGCATTGCCTACATTTGGATCATTTGGGTCAGCATCTTGGTACAAAACTTCCCCTGTAAGTTCTACAGGGTTACCAGAGATGGCTTTAGCGCGAATAATCTCTCTGGTGCTATAGTAAGCATCAGATGGCTTGAAAATTCTATCTTTTGGATATAGAATGGTAGATTCTACACCAAAGAGAACCCTCATCAGATATTTGAAAGATCTGGAGGTTCCTTTAGCCGCATAGAAGTCTTTCAGTCGTTTTGTGACCGAAGAATCTCTAATACCGTCGGCAAACTTGTTAGGGAACGATTCTGAGAACTGAGTTCTGAATCTTTCGAGAATAAACAGCGCAAAGAAGTTATTGAGGTTAATTACCTCAGATTGGAACGTATGTTCTGCTGGTTCAGACTCAGCAAACGTATATTCCTTAATTAGACCAATATTCGTGGTCGCATGGAAGCCACGAACACACCCTCTAAACTGAGTGTTAGTTTTTTCTCTGTAGTATATAATTTCTTCGTCAATAAGGATCAAACCCTCAGATGGGAAGTCCTTAGTGTTCTGTACGTCAATAATAGACGCATCAATGCTTACGGAACCAGAGGTGACGGTAGATTCGACAAGATCATTAAGATTGTCGATATTATAGTAGTCATCAAAGTTCCCAATGATGTCCAGGGGGTTACCCTTCAGTTCCTGACTCCTGTAGTAATACTTCAGGAACTGAATGAAATCAGGATAATCCTCTCTGATGAATTGGGGTAAGAATTCCTCAACTCTATCAGATATCCTGTCTTTAACCTCAGGTGAGACTGTAGCATCAATTGGAGAGACTCCCACCTGGGTGGAGGGAGTCTGCCAAGACGCTACGCGCCAAGATGACCTTTCAACTGCCATTAGGGTTTAACTATAGCTGGATTCTGGGATAATACCTGTACCTGCGGTATTAGAACCGCTCGCAATCTCATCATCTATTACATTTACCACTAGGTTATCTATACCCAATGTCAAATAGGTTTCTCGGAGTGCTACGAGATCATTTGACTCAGGTACGACCGAGAACTGGAGGGTATTTTGGCTGCTACCAACAACTTCATCAATGATCAAGTCGTTAATGGTAATTTCGCCTCTTTCGTAGTCAACAGTCCCCCAGTTGCCACCAATATATTGTGTGGCACCCGCATCGGTGATGTAAAAAAGCCTAACGGTGCCAAGACCGTCGTCATTCAAATAATATATGAAATTACCGCCGTCTACTCTCTTAAATCCATTAGAGAGGAAACTTGGCGATTCAAGTTGAGCGTTAATTCTATTACCATAGCAAATGGTGTAGTTAAAACGCTGGTTGAGTGTTACGTTGACATTCTTACGCATTCTGATGCGAGTAATGTTCGACGTAATTGACTTTTCAGCATCATCGATAATTTTCTGTAGTTTGGAATACTTAAATTTGCCTCCAAACTTATTAAACTCTTTCGTCTGGTTCAAAGAGGTCAGAGTTGTGAAAATAACCTGTTTCAGCTCCTCCTGGGAGCGTCTGGTGAGGTTTGGATTGAAATATACAAAAGAGGTAAGATCAATATAGACAACGGATGGATCTATGATCTTTGGCTCGACCGCACCTACAGAATAATCACGGATTTTCTTAAGAACTGCCTCTTTTTCCGAGATAGAGAGTTTATCTGCGTTTTTAGGCTTAATGGCAATCATAACTTTGCCGTATTCTGGAGGTTCTGCTTGTTCTCCACCAAATGCGACAATAGATTGAACGTTTGGATAGATTTGAGGAATAATCGACTCATAATCTTTCGTAGTTACTGCTCTACCGAAACTAGAGTAGAATTTTGGAGCAGAATACTTGATAGAAGTCACTGTTTCCGCTTCAGAACCGCCGTCAGGAGGTGTATCGAGCGTTAGAGTGATTCCAGAGGTGATTGGGTTGTTAGCCGAGTCCTTAATTGTGCCAGCGAACGTAAAATCGTCCAATCCGTTAGCACCAGAACCGCTAGATAGCGAATATGTCGCTTCAATCACGTCTCCATTCAAAAGTGCCTCTCCGATGATGCCATCACCGAAGATAAGTTCAAATCTTCTATACTCAGATTCTTCCAAAAAGAAGTTTTTGCTAGTTTTGTCAACTCTGGTAATATCAGTCGCCAAAAGATAGGCGTCAGTTATGGTACCGCGAGTAACTTCAACTTTTAGAGTCGTTGTATCGGCTTTTTCGTTACCAAGAATAAATCTTTGGCGATCAGAGGTGTTTTTTACAAAAGTATCCTTAATGAAGATGCCCTCATAGGCAACGACATCATTAAAAGTCGCAATTCCGTTCAAAGTGTTCACGGAAACGACCAAATCTTTGGGAATTGAGAAAATATAGTTGCTATTTTCTTCGCCAACGAAACTTGCGAAGATTCCAGCGTTGATTTGGACCGATTGTGGGTATGGATAAGGCGTTTGGACTTGAACTGTGAAGTTAGCACGCGCCGATCTGTAGCTTCTGGGCGTGTAACCGATCAGTTTAGCCAGTTTTACGACATTTTCGCGTAAAATTGCGCTGTCGAGGAAGTTTTCATTGACAATCAGGTTGGAACTGACCGCCGAATAGTAAGTATTGTAAGCAAGAACGTCCAAAAGGACCGACATGGACGATCCTTCAAAGTCATAATCAGAAAATTCATCCTGACCAGAGAGATATGCTTTTAATTGGGCTTTGATCTCGTTAAATTCTAACGAGTTTACCTGGGTAAGTGCCATTACTTCTTGAGGATGACTGCGATGTTGTCAATAACGTTTGGTAGACCAGTGATCAGATAATAGATCTCAACGTTAAGATCATTTTGGTCTTCAGTGAAGTTCACTTTAACGTCATAACATACGACGCGAGGTTCATAAGCATTGATAAGAGTTTTTACTCTTTCCTCAAACTGGATTTTGTTACCTGAAGTCCAAAGCTCAAAAAGAGGCGTATATAAGTTTCCACCAAAGGCTGGCAAAAATGGCTTCTCATAGAAGTTGTAACGAACGATGTTCTTTACAGCCTCTTTGATCGCCGCTTCGTTTTTTAGGGTGTTAACGTCCTTCGTTACAGGATTTTTCCTAAAGGAAAGATCAAAATCCTTAAACGAACGGCTGGTGGATGCCATTTGCCACAATTCGACCTGATGTATTTAGCAGGTTTCAGAAAGGTGCCTCATTCCCAGCGTTCAACATAGTCGTCGAACCCGTCTTTACCACCACATTGACGCGACAGGCGGTCTTGTGGGGGATCATTACGCTTTTTCCGAACCCTATTGAGGTATTTATCGGCAGCTGGAGACGTAATTAGCGTCATTCCGCTCTCGATAAACTCTTTTCCCAAGTCTACAGGTGAATTAGCCATAAAAAATCCTCCTAAAAGTCTCAAAAGAGAACTTTTTAGGAGGTTGCTATCTCCGTGAGTAGTTATTTAGACCTACTTACCCTGTCCACGGTACTTTTTCTTCGCTTTGTTACGAGCAGTAGCAGAGTATTTGGTGTTTTTAGAGTCTCCCTGGCGAGTAGTCTTGGGCTTAGTCTCGATTTTCTTACCACCAGTCAGGGAAGGACGCTTTGCCATGGTCGTTTTTCGTGTGTTTTACCTAGAAATGATAGAGCCAAAAGGGTTTTTTGTCAACTCAGTCCCCGATGTACACCTTTTTAGCACCCTCTGACAGTCCATGGTTGCCTGTTGCGTCTCCACAACCGTGATCTGAGCCCAATCTGCCGCACAAAATGCCGTTTACGTAGACAGTAGTGGACCCATTGGTGATATTTCTGCTACTTGTAGGGTGTGTAGTGTTGCCACAACTGTGAGCAGCGTACCTGTCACCCACTCTAGCGACGTTCTGACCGCCCGCAAAGACGTTTGGAGACCCTTCTATACAGGCTGTTGGGGGGAAACACCCATGACCAGTGGAATAACCACCTTGTACTGCTGGAGTTGATGCCATTACGTACCGTACCTAATCTTGTTTGCTAGGATATCTTTCATTTTATCGCGCCCTAGATCCCAATTATTCAGGATAGTATGAGGAATATTGAATACTTGGGTAAATGGAGCACCCGCACAGAGCAGGTTCACTGTATATGTATATGTCACAACCCTCTGTGACCTGAAGTCAGGCTTGTATCTGATCAGAGTGTCGCAAGGATCTGGAATCTCATCTTCAAATTGACCACCTGTACTGTATGGATTGGCAGCACTGTTCTTAGTGACGTTGTAGATACGTCCACCGTCGCTCTCAGTAGACTCTAACTCAATGATAGGGGTATGGATACTCTTACCTGTTGTATCGTCCCTGTACTCCCACTCACGCTCATCAAAGTACGTTTCATTAAACGTCCCATTGATGGTCAATATTGGACTGGTACTAAGAGGAGTTTCTGTAGGTACGTATGTTAATCCACCTACAGGAAAACCTGGGCACAACCCAGGCTCGATCCCAGTAGGTATTGATGGTGATACCGAAGTCATCGATACTGACACAAACACCTCTAGAGTGGTACCAGTACAGATTTCTGGAATAATAGTAATGGAATCACTGAATGGTACACCTATCGTGGCGTCATTGAATGATGATTTTGATAACGTTGCCATGACCCTTAGAGTTCGCGGGTTTTTACGCGATTTTTAAGCCTCAAGTTTATTTAACCGATTTTCATGGTCACAAACGACATCAACGAGTTTTTCATATTCCTCTGAGCCTGGGCGCTTCATGAGGAGTGTCATATCATTCAAACGCTTTTCAAGTGCTTCTACCTGACTCTTTAGTAGAAGAATCATTTCGAGTTCATTCATAGAGTCTCACAGGAAATACACTGCTCTTGTAGATTGTAAATCAGCTTGTGATTGTCAGTGACAACATAAAAGCCGTCTACGTTTTGATCATCAGAAGAATGGAAGCCGTACGTTCTCACTCTCTCGCATATACCGTCGATACAGAACTGCTTTGTACCTGCGAGGTATGAGTGAAAGCGGTCGTCCAGGTTGATCATAGTGAAACTGCTCCAGCAAGGTTGTCGGGTAATCCCTCTAATGTAATTATACCGTGACCTTTTGGAATAGCAACCCCTAAGCGCCCTCCGATACCTTTTTTAGCTTTCTTCCAGTACGCTTCTTTCCTTACCCATTCTATGTAGAACTTTTCTATATCGTCGGTAACCTCGGATGGGTCAAAGAATCTTTTTGAAATTTTTTCATAGTTGCGCTCTCGCATTGTTTCAATGTCTACCCCAATACGCTTGGAACTCACCGCAACAGCAAGCCATGTGCCTGTGTCGGACTTACTCCAATGGACATGGGCGGGCGCAAAACAGTCTAACCGACCATCCAGCCAGTCTGCGATACACAGTCGGATAATCTCGGAATGACTCTCCTTGGGGTTATCAAAAAGGTATACTCGGAATTTTTTCTCGGAAAAAATTTTGAAAATAGGGATCCTATGAAAAAGCATTGACGTTCTATCGGGTGGGCGAGAGCAAGACTTTATAGATTAGGCTTGCGGGTCCCTTTTAGCTAGGGGGGGCGGGGGGCGACCAACCCCCCAGTGCCTCTGTCAGTGGTAGGATCAGAGGTCGGTCATCATGTCTTCCATCTCTGCCACGTTGATGGCGGGGTCATCCCAACGCACGCCGTCGCCAGTGGTGACGAGGTGGCGTCCGATCTGCCCGTCGGTCATACAGCGGACGAACTTCGCCCAGGGACTCTCACCCTCAGCGGCGAACTCCACGCACGCCTTGGCGGTGTTGTAGAGGAACTCGTCGTTGCCAACCCAGAGGGCAGCGTTCCAGGTCTCGTAATTTGCCCAACCGTTCATCGTGTCGTTTGTGTGTGTTGTGTGTATTGTACAGGGTCTGGGGTCAGCGGTCAACCCCAAAGACCAGATCAGCGATGGCGTTCGTGTTGGCATCGGCGCGGCACCAACGGATCGGATCACCAGAAGGGGGGCACATCCAGATCATGCAGGATTCGCCCCATTGCTTAGCGATGCGGTAGGCGTGGTTGATGTCCGTTGCCCAGTCGCACCCGTGAGGATCGAACTTGCCCCATGCTGCGGGTTGGACTGCGAAGGTGTGGTTCATGTGCTTTGCTTTGTTGTATGTATCCTAGGCGCTCCCCCTGCCAATCCAGCGGCAGAGGGGACACCTTGCCGACTGCCCTACTTCCTGAGCTCGTGCTGTGCTGCCAGGATGATATCAGCGGTGATCACCCGAAGGGGACGGATTGGCTCCCAGGCAACATAGAGGACAAGGGCGATCAGGGCAACCTTAAGCATGGCGCGTCGGTGGTAGGATGGAGAGCGGGGTTTAGTCAGTGCTGCCCACATGATCAGTACCCGTAACGCTGGCGGCGTCGCTCGGTCTCGTAGCGGCGTCGGTCGTAATCCTCAGCGGTGAAGTAGTCGTCGAAGTCGCCGTCGCCCATGTCGTTGGCGTAGTTGGCGGGGGTCTGACCTGCCCGACCAGCGAGAGCGGCGAAGGTGAAGCGGTCGAAGTTGGTTTCGTTTGTCATGCTCTTAGTATGGCAGGTCCTGGGGTGCTTTGGGGGAAATGGTGGACAGTGCCTCAATTGGCTGCTGCCACCAGGCGATCGTAGAACTTCATGAAGTTCTTCGTTACCCCAGGGGAAAGCTCGTGGCTGCTGCCTGATCCATGGATAGGGAGGGGGAATGTCTCACTGAGGTTAGGGTGCGAGATCTTGTCATGACCTGAGCGACCCCTGCGGATCTGAACGCCTGGCACCTTGGCGAGCATCTTGCGTGCCTGCCTCATCTTGATTTGTTTCATGGGTTCATTCTATAGGAAAGGGTGCCTGGTGGCACCCTGTTGTTACACTCTGTAATGTCTCACCCGAGACGCATGGAAGAGAAGAATGGGACGGTCGTCAGTCCCTGGGCGGTGTTCATGGTGACGAACCATGCCCAGTCCTTCTGGAACACGCCGTCGCCCTGCTCGCCATGCTCCCGCAGGATCGCGTTAAGGCGTGACTTCGTGGTATTCGACTGCCAACCGCCATCAAAGAGACGGATAAAGGTGTCTCCCACCTCAGCGATCAGGTTTCCGTGAAGGCGAACCTCTGCCACCTCGTCGGTGTGAGTAACGCTAGTGTTACCGCTGGTCCAGTTGCGACCCTCGGAAATGGCGTCGTTCATCAGGCGTTCGATCTTACGCATGGTTGCGGTGGTTGTTTGAACTGTGCTTAGTATAGAGCCAGGAGCTGGCAGATCAAGCGAAGCAGTGCCAGTTCACCCACTGTCCCAAGGAACGGTCGTGGGCGATCAGCAGCGCTAGGATGGCACGCTTGGATGCTTTGAACGTATACTCAGTCAGGCACCCTTTGAACCAGCGTACCTTACATGTGCCAGTCAGGGGATTGACCTTGAGAGTCCAGACTGAGGTGGACGTGCTGCAGTTGATGTTGATCATGGAATGAGTATAGAGCCAGGGGATGCTGCTTTGGGGTGTTTGGTGGACAGTATGCCAGCTGGCACCCCATGCGAGCCGCCCTAAGTATAAAGAACTCAGGAGTGAGTAAGGTATACTCAGAAGCGCTGATCTTCTAGACCATGCTGCCAGTATACCATCTCAACTTGATCCCATTGATCTTCAGTAAGCACACCAATCTGTGCTTCCATGAAGTCATAAACCATACACCAATCTGCCTCCATTTCAGAGATGAATTGAGGCAGAGATTCGAGAACAGAGTTAAACATGTCAGACATAGTTTCAGTTACCGTTCAGGAAATCTGCGAGTGCTTCGTTATACTCTTCTTGAGTCTCGAAGCGGCGACCGTGGATAGTACAGGGGAACTCCCGCTTAGGTGCGGGGGTCGTGGGCAGGTCGCGTCCCTTAGCGAGGATCTGCTGAGCGTAGGGGTTGGTGGTTTTGTTCATGTGACTAGTATAGGCACAGGCACCCGCGATCTGGGGGGTTAGGTGGACAGTTCATTAAAGTGGCACACAACCCCTTGCGATCGGGCGGCTCATCGCATAGTGTCAATTAGTCGGACACAGTTACTAACACAAACTCACTGAGAGTTGTTGTAATCGTCTCCCACAAACACTTCGTAACACAAACCCTCCATCAGGTAGTAGTCAGCAATCTTCCGATATTCAGGATGATCGTTGATCAAATCAGTGTCCAACAGATACTGAACATAATCTACCTGATCAGTTGGTGTTACAAACTCATTCAGAGTAGTAGTCATCGATGTCATCGTAGTTGGTGATGTCTTTGCTATAGTTCTTGATCCTCTTAGCATTGGCAATCTGATCAAGATAGCCACTGCTCTCAAGATCAAGATACTCAGCATATTCTCTCTTCTTCTTACTAAAAGAGGAATTGCGATTACTACCTCTATTGTTCCAGGTTTTAGCCATTTGTGTTACTTTTGTCTAAACTCAAAGGTTTCACTAATAGTTATACTTTTTGAGAAAGACTACCATCTTTCACCAAACCATTGAAATACTTACCAAGAGACAAATGCTGCTCTTTTGTATACTTTTCAAGGGTTTCAACAAATTCTTTCAAATCCCCTGAGAAAGTATAATCATACACTTTCTCTTGACTTGCGAAGGTTACACTAACTTTCTCAGAGTCTACCGAAATGGTGTCAATAGCTGTGCTGTACTCTTTTACATCAAAAGTAACAGGACTCACAATTGTGGCAGCTTTCGGCGGAGTTGCTTTTTTCTTTCGTGGTGCCAAGGTTTGATCCCTTTTGATTACTCTGTAATTATACAGCCAATTCGGAGGGTTTCGGAGGGTTCTGTGACAGTTCTCAAAGTGTACTTCGAGTGGTTGACTTTCGATAGGTTGCGTGCTAAGCCCCAAAGGCACCTAGACAATCCTAGACATTCCCAGACATTCCCATCCCTTTCCGCCGACTAGCTCACACAAACACATTTTTTAATACATTTTTTTCCACAGAGTTTTCCACAGGTTTTTCCACAGATTCCACAGGGTTTTCCACAGGGTTGTTTAGATTAACTGTTGTTTGAGTACATCTATCACCACAGAATAACGCGGAGCCTTACCCTCATTGTACACTCTATGTTTCTTCTTTGCTCTGAAGATCATATACTCTGACTCCATGAAATACTTTCTTACGACTCTCTTCTCTGTCTCTTGTACTTCTAGGAATGTACCATTGTCAGTAGAGATATTATAGAAAGATCTGAATTGGATGACTCCTTCACATGGGTCATCATCATAGTGCCAATCTAATCCATAGCCAGGATCGAGTACAGTAATACCAGCATATGTGGTATGACCAATGAACTCAATCATCTTGGTTAGTTTAGGCATCAGTACGCTATTACGTTTATAGCGTTGGCTGTTGTATAGGATCGGAGCAATACACCAACTAGGATTCGTTGTTGTTCTTTGTGGTGCCTGATAGTACTCTTTCTCTAGTATAGGAAATCCCTTGCCTTCTTTAGAGATATAGTTCTCTTGATAGGAAGCAAAGTCTCTAAACTCTAGATTAGGTAATGCTTTGTCAAACTCCTTTCTGATCTGATCATTGAACCGTTTGAGTACAAGTAAGCGTGGCTCTACTTTACTTGGATTCAGGAATGAGGAGTTTATTTGTTGTTCCATACTGGGAGTAGAGTTTAGCATCATTCAGGGCTTGTTGGTCACTCTTGAATGGTCCATAGTTATATGGGGTGTCTTGATAAGACCAATACACACCTTTACGCTTTTGCTTGAGATCAATGACGATCTGAGTGTTGTTGACTTCAAACTGGTGCTTCATCAGAAAATAGAGGAATAACTTCGGTGTGTGTTACTTTGGGGTCGTGGAGTCTTATATTACTTTCGTAGTGTATTGCGTCCGTGATAGACAGAAATGGTATCTTTACAGTAGATACCTTTCTCTTCTTCTGTCTCTTCAAAATAACGGCATACCTCATTGTACAGCTCCTTATTATTTACATACTGGCTGTACATCGCACCAGTCATCATTGAACACAACGAGATTGGTGTCTTGGGATTTGTGCTCTCCATTGCGAGTGGTGATAGTAATGTAGCGGTCACAAATGAAATTAACGACTCCAGTTAGGTTATTATAGGTAACTCGGTCACCTTTGTCAAATGGGGAATACTTACGGTCATCCATAGTGGCTTAGACATACATGGGAGTGTAGTCAGTGCCAGTGTATTCGTTGAGGTTGAAGTCACTGATAGTAGCACCATTAGCAAGGTAGCAGTTCACATCATACACCATGTCGGTCTTGTTACGGGTGGAGAATGAAGTCATCTCAGTCTGCTCATCACCAGGATGCCAGATGACACGCTTGACGAAACGCTTGCCAGTGCCAATGGGATAGAAGTCGATCTGGGTGGCGGAGGTGTGGAGTCGCATGGGTCGTTTGCTGATGTGCTTAGTATAGGGTGAAATGGTGGTCTGTGGGTCATGCCTCCACCACTTCGCTCGCTGGCACACGGGAGACGGTGTAGCGCATGATCTGCTGAGAGAATGGACGCCATGCCTCCACTGCCTCGTTCACCATGCGATTGGCTTGACGGTCGGCACCCTTAGCAGTCTTACAACGCTTTGCCTTGCGGAAGTAGATGATGGGATGCTCGGGAGACTCGTAGAAGTCGATCTCAACCCTGTAGAAGACGTTGGTGTTGCCCATGGGTGGTTCCCTTGTCGATGTGCTTATTATAGGGTGGCTGAACACTCAGCGAGCGTAAAGGTAGCCACCTGCCCAATCGGCACACTCCAGGCACTTCTCACGATCGGAGATGATACACAGGTTAAAGCGCACTCCTTTGGCTGGTCCCTTGATTGATGCGGGCTTGTACACTTCACCAGTCTTCTTATCAATGAACGCATGAATACTATCACGACGCTCACCAATCCACATGTGGATTCTGTGATACTTACGCCCAGAACTATCAAGACGGAAGGTATAATCCTTCGGCGCACCTTGCTCTAGAGCATCACACAGCATCAGGCAATACTTGACAATGTTGAGCTGAATCGTGTTGCGAGCATCAGCAGTCTGAATGAAATCGAAGAAGGAATCAGCAGTGTTGATGGTGGTCATGGAGTGGTTCCCTTGATTACCTTTGTATTATAGGGTAGATGGTGAGCAGCGGAAGCGGTGGTGTGCCACTTCCGCAAATGTCCTCAGAAGATCTCAGTCCAGCGTTCGTGCTGTACCTTGGAGATGCGTCCTTCCTTCAACATGTTGTCACACACGTTACAGAAGACTTGAAACTTTTCCTCTCGGGTGAGATTGTACTCTTTAGAAGTAGTAGCAATCACCTTGAGCATCTGTGCTTTGGAAGTAATCATCAATACTCCATGTCAGTGATACCGTACTCAATGTAAGTGTTGTCGGGAAACAATCCCATCTCTTCACATCGTACCTCATAGGCAATACGCTTTAGAGTGCCGATGTCGTAACTCTCAATACTCTTGATGATGGTGCGGCGCAGCTGGAGATCGATGGTGTCGTCGCTGATCAGAGGCATTGGTCTCTTGCGTTGATGAACTTAGTATAGAGCCAGGTCAGTGCTGACTGGAGGAGCAGTGGACCAGTTCTTGAACTGGTCAGATAGCCGAGTCCTCCAGCAGATCAGGATAGTATTGCTCAACCTCTTCAATCAGCTCATCGACACTATACTTGTCGAGATTCTCATCGAATTGCTCAGCAATAATGGTCATCATATCTTTGATGTCCATACCATCCAGGATACGATCGATGTAGGCTTGCTGGAGAGCGTCGCGGTCAATGATGGGCATGGTGGATGCGTTGTTCATGCTGTTAGTCTAATGGATCGAAAAGGTCATGGAGGTCACCTGGGTCAGTTCCAGGATCGTCACAGTCTTCAAACATGGTAATATGGCTCACTGGTACGTCATGCTCACCAGCAATTCTATACCAGTGCTCATCACCACGCTTACCAAGATACTCTAACTCCTCAGGAGGAAAAGTATTCTCTCGCATCGCTGCTTGGATGCGATAGTGCATTAAATCACTTGGCTTCATTGTGCCAGAAGTCTTCCCAATCTTCAGGGGAGTCAGTTACATCTTCAATGCGATTGTCAAGTGTCCAGAGTGGATTACCACTGACAATGCGTGCGTTTTCTTCAAACTCTTCGGGTGTCATTTTAGAACGTTGCGATAATCAATGGACTTAATACACCAACCTGAAGCAGCAGTGATCTCTTCGATTAGATCATCACCATCATCTGCTTCCCAGATCGAACCAGTGTATTCTTCACTGAGCTTTTCTTCGGTACAGACTTGATCGGATTCATTCCAATCTTCGTCGTCAAGATAGCAGTCGAATTGAATGTCAGTAACTTGGAAAAGCATGATCAGGAGAACATTGCGGTGTACAGATCGCCGTGCTTAGCCTCGAAATCCATGTCGTTACGCTTCTGGATGAGAGCGTTCATACAGGCTTGGATGTTGTCAACCTCACGCTGGGCTTTCTCACGCTCGAAGCGGAGTCGGGTGAGCTCACGGTTGATCTCGATGCGAGTCATCTGGGGTTGTTTGCTGATGTAGTTATTATAGAGTCACCAGTAGGGCAAAAGGTCGCGTGGTAGTCCAGCTCTCTGACTGTCCACCTTGCTCTCCCATGCCAATGGTGTATTGTGCTCATCCACTGTCAGGTTGAATGACAACACAGCACGAGGGATCTGACTCTCATTTGGCTGTGTGTAATGGTGGAGGAAACTAGGAAATAGAATAAGATCCCCTTCTTTCACGTCGGGAAAATATGTCAACTGCTCACCTGTGATGAAATGATCAAACGGACTGACAAATATGGTGGGTGTGTGCTCATCAGGATCGTAATCTAGGTACAATACCGCACTCCAACCACCATGCCCATGATTATGTACTGGGTGATGGTTGGTTTGATATGCTTTCTCGAACCAAGCATGCACTATTGATGGATCACACCTGAAGTCTTGCGCGAATTGATCTAACTCATCGCGCAATGTACCTGTGATAGTGCTCAACAATAGATTTTCTGAGCTTTTCTCCGCGTAGTCTGACCATACCCTCTCGCTACCCATCGTGAGCTGCCTAGATTCCAAAGTAGACATTAGGAACTGCTTTTTGCTGCTCCAATCACTCAAACTGTACCTCACCAGAGGTATAGAGAACATCGTGTTAATCACTCGTGAGACCCTCCTAGAATCGCCTGTAAGGGGTCAGACCCATGCCGCAGCAGGGTTACCCTTAGTGAAGATACAATCTACCACACGCTGTAGACGTGAAGCAATCTGAGCACCGTGGTTGCTGTAGATAGGAACAGTAACAAAGCCAGTGCCTTTCTTATAGTTAGCCCAGTTACCAGGGGTGAGCGCACCACTAGAGATTGCTTGCGCGTCATCACGATCAAGACGAATCACACGACCAATAGTCTGCGCCATCTCGATAATTGGCAACTGGCGAAGGAGAATAACGTGCGTAAGACCAGGCACGTTGATACCTTCAGAGAGAATAGAATAGTGGAAGAGAACAAACTTCTTGTCCTCATCGAGTCCCCAAGCGTGGAGAGTGTCAAAGAATTGGTCACGAGTGACCTTCTTACCGTCAATGATTGCGCCATGCTTGGATGTAATCATCATCCAAGAATAACCACGCTCAATAAGATCTTGCTTGAGACCAGTCTTGACAAACATGTTCATGATGTTCCGCGCAGAAGGAGCAGCAACCAGAACTTTGGTGGCTTGATCCTCATCGAGAGTGTCAATCACACCAGTCACAGTGTCAGCATCGACGAAAGCAATCGTCTCTTTGTTGCGAATTGCCTCAGTCTTGTGAGTAATGATGGTGGGAGCAACAATGCTACCACACTCAATCAACTCTTGAGCAGCAACAGTGATAAGATTGGTGCCGTAGATCTGACCATTGTTCATGCCACGCTTGCCATTCTTAGCATACTTAGGAGTCGCAGTGAAGAAATATGCGCGAGCAGCGTCTATAGCAGCGAGAGCAACAACAGGGAAGAAGTTACGCTGTACGCTGTTGTGTGCCTCATCACAATACAGATTGTCGATCTGAATACCAGCGTCAACAATCTTGTTCAGAGAGTTGTAGGTGGTGAAGATGATAGCGTGAGCCTGAGCAGACTTACACATATCAACAAACAGACCGATCTTGTCGCTGTTAGTTGTACGGAAATGGGGAGTCTCGCCGCTGTGAACATGCCCCATGAACACGTCAGAACGCATCACACCAGGATGCTCACGGAACTCTTCACACAGCTGAAGAGCCAGCATGATGCGCGGGGCAACCACAACGGTCACAGAGGGTCCCTGGGCGCTGCTGAGGAAGCGAGCGAGGTCTTCCATGATACAGAGAGTCTTGCCGCCACCAGTGGGGATGTAGACAGTGCCACGGTCAGCAGCAGCGAGAGCATTGACGGTACGCTGTTGGTGAGGACGGAGGGTGAACATCGTGTCTTGCGTTGATGAAATCAGTATAAACTAAAAAACCCCGCCGAAGCGGGGTCAGTGGACGGTTCAGGTGAGTGTCACACCGAGATGATGCTGTTCTTCTCAACTCCGATCACCTGGGGCAGGAATCCCTTAAGATCAAAGAGCTTAAAGGATGCGCCTTGCTCCATGCGAGCAGCAACAACAGCATCGATGATGTTGTTGAAATGATCCATCTTCTGACGAATCTCACGGCGCATGTCTTCGGCTTCCTCTGCGGGAACATCTTGGAGGAAGGAGACTAGATCAGGAACTTCACCAGTAGCGTAGAACTTCTCCATGATCTCTACGATAGTACGGTAGATGTAAGTACGGTCACCAGATCCATTCAGCACCACAAGATTCTTGCTGGCACGTCCTTCTTCAGCGAGCATAGATACTGCTTTCTTACGAGCAGAACGAGTGCTGAAACTCTCCATGGTGAGAGAACTCATCTTCTTGGCAATACACTCTTCAGCGAGAGTGGCTACCTTCTTCTGAGTAAAGGAGTGATCGATGGTGTTAATGAAATCCACAATCTGACCCACGGTGGGCATATTGGCAGCATCATTATCACACAACTCTTCAATACGAGCGGCGATCACTTTCTGCCAGTCGTTAAGAGTGGCTGCCTTAAATGCGTTCCAGTGGTTGTTCTTACCGAGACCGATCTCTCGTGCTACATCTTCACGGTTGAATCCTTCTTTGGCTTGGACCACGTTAAAGATCCAGGAAGAATAACCCTCTTGCTCGATAGCCTCGAAACGAGTGTAACCATCGATCAACTGACCATCATCAAAGATGTAGGGAATGTCCTCATCGACTTTATAACCAAAGACGCGAAGGGCATTACGGATGCGCTTCAGATTCTCTTGGTCAGTACCAGTAGCGCGGAAGACATTGTAAGTCTGTCCACTCTCATTCTCGGTGATGATGCTACTGAGCGTACGAGACTCACGACGCAGGACGCTATAACTACGACCATCAATCATCGGAGCCTGACAGTCATTAACTGAAGGACCAGAGATCTTGGAGATGTTGACAAAATGTGCTTTGTTAGGCATGTTAATTTAGCAGATTTGCTTTGGTGTTGCTGGGGGCAGACTTGCCTGAGCAACTTAACTACTTTACCAGTATTAGGCGGGGATGTCAAGCCCCAGTTCGTGAATACAGATCTTTGTGATCCATGATTCATCTCTATGTGCTTCGATCTCCCATGGCTCATCATCATATGATGTCTCATCGGGGATCATACGAGAGAACCAATAGTTCTTATCGTATTTTGTGACATGCTCACGCTTTACACGCTGCTTGACATGAATCAACTCATGAATCAGCGTCGTGAGATAGTCAAACTTGTTGAGACGAGCATGTAACTCAATCTCAAACTCTCGGGGGCGTGAGCATGAATCCATGATAGCACATGATCCATAGTTACCCTCACGCAACATGCCACGAGTTACTACATCAATGGCAATGTTATGCTTCCCAATAAATCTGGGGCAAAACCAATCAATGACAGTGCGGGTGAGTCTCCGCTGCTGATTATAGCCTGAAAAAGAGATGGCAACTGACATAGGTTATGGAGTGTCCAGACTCCGCTCACGACAAAGAGTAACTTCACGACATGCGATAGAGATAGTCTTCCATCTTCTTAGCGATGTCGCTGTAGTCTACACCATGAATCCTCTCCTGATTGTTCTGGTCACGAATGTTCATCAACTGGAGAGCAGTGATGATTGCCTGAACTTCGACTTTAGTGAGATTCATTGGATTGCCTCAACAGAAATACTATACACCAGGGATCGTGGCGACCATGATCACATCGTCCACTTTAACATCCGCACACCGCCGCTCAGCGATGGCAGCATAATTGGAATCAATCTCGATCCCATAGAAATCACGATTTACATTGAGTGCCGCGACACCTGTACTCCCAGAACCACAGAAAGGATCCAGAACAATACTACCAGCAGGAGAATAGACACGAATGAGATACTCCATCAGTGAGACTGGCTTGACCGTAGGGTGATTATTGTCCTCACCTTTCTCTTTACGAGTAGCACGAGGAGCATAGAAATACTTCTGATGCTCACTCTCTACTTCCCCAATAATGTTTGAGGGATAGCGACCAGCAGGATTAGCATCCACAGTGCCATACTCAGCACCAGAACCTTTAGTGTTTCCATCTTTACCAAATGTACGACGCTTACCACCACCCTTTACCCAACCTTTCGGAGGTAACTTATCCCATGGGATACGAGTGGTCTCAGTGTCAATCATACCACATCCCCACTTTTCCATACAGGATTTGATACTACCTGTGTAGGGCTTCTGTGCTACAACAATAGGCTCATGTGCTGGCTTGAGTCTATTGGGCTTGGGCATCTTTGTGGTGGTCATCCACATAATCTGATCTTTGATGTTGAAACCAGCGTCCTCAACATTACATGCGAGACGGTGATACAACTCAGGAGAACAGAAGGCAAGACAGAACGCACCAGGGCGAAGCACACGAAATACTTCACGCCAAACGTCTACATTGGGGACAGAATGATCCCAGTGTTCCATACCCATACCGTATGGTGGATCAGTGATACATGACTGGAAAGAGTTGTCATCAAAGGCTTTCAACTTTTCCTGGCAATCACCAGTTATGATTGAGAACATTGGATTCGCAGAGAGAGCGGGCAGCGTGGGTGAAATAGTCAGTCTTTTCTTTACCACCAGACTGAGTGTACATGTTACGAACGTAGAAGTCAAATCCACGCTCATCATTCTGCCACTCATCATCCATCTGATAAGTCTTGAGAACAGCGCGAAGATCTGCCACCAGGGAGTTGTACATATTGCGCTTAGACTGAGAGACTACATCGTCCGCAAAGAATACTGTAGTCTCATTGTACTTCTTGCTGCTGAAAATATACACAGCACCTTCATGAGGGAGACCACCATTGTAAGTAGGATGTGCCTGCTGAGAGGACTTACATTCTAGATCAAGGGTCTTCCCGTTAGCAAGATGAACACGGAAATCAGGGAAGTTCTGGCTACCATTGGGCTGCCATTCGTACTTAATGTTATGCTTATCGAGCAGGTCCTTCACCTGTAACTCGTGAAGCGGATTGTCCTGACTGTTGGTCTTGAATGGGAGGGTCAGAACGTCCTCGAAAAATGCTTTCATTGGACAGTGGGTCATTTCGTTGACATTCATAGTATAGCGGATTCTGGTACCTCATGCCACAATGCCAGCCAGTTTGAGAACTGTCACTCTTCTTCGTCATCGTCGAAGTCCCACTCAGGCTCATCGTCATCGGTCCACCATAATCTATAGTTTTCCTCATCTTCTTCATCCCATTCATCTAGATGCCACTGAATAACGTGGAGTCCTTGAGCAGAACACGCATGAATTGTGGAGTCTCCATCATTCATACACAGAACATATCTAAACCATTCAGTAAGCTCATGCTCACTATCATAATCATCCAGAATAGAATACAACTCTTCCAGTTGTTCTCTTTTCAGGTGCTTGTGAGGAATCATTTTGGTCTACGCTCCACAAAAGTAATGCGGTCACTTTCCCACATCTCAAAGTATTCATGCATCGTGCGATAGAAATCCACGTCTGCCAGCCAATATTCTACCACATATCCAGGTTTTAACAACCTCAATGTATCTGGTTTCGTGACACGAAATGGTGTACCAGGACCGATCTCTTTATCACCATACCTCATATGTTGTGTGGCGATGATTACATCGATCTTATCAGACTCTGGGTTGAGTTCGATCTTACTATCAACCTTATGTACCTTGCGGTCATAATATCCAAGTTCAGGATCAGCAGGATCTGGACCAACGCACATACACTCCCCACCATCAGTTAGGCAGGTCAATCGTGTCATACCAGCCATCTTAAAACTGAGATGTGTGCCTGGTTTGTACACCAAAGCATGAGGAACGCCTGCTGTCTCTGACATCCAAATGCCTTTTGTGAACACCAAACATCTATTGTGTAGATAGAATTGATGTAAGTATTGATTAACAGGTCTCTTAGGCTCATCACCTGTAAGACCACGAATGTCTAAACCGTATTGAATAACCTCTGGTGGAATCTTGATTACTTGATTCTCTGGGTCGTCACCAATAAACTTAAAACCTTTTGGACAATCACTGTAGAATAGTGTGGTTAATTTATGTCCAAAATCACGAATTGCTACTCCAGCCTCAATCATAAAGTAGATCTGTCAACGATTTTAATTAGTCCGTCTTCGTATTGTTGGAACCAATCTCTACACAGTTGAAGAGTATTGACTGGGTTTGTTGTAAACTCAAGAATGTAGGTGGGTTTAGTTACAACCAAGGATTGCTCCCTGTCCACTGTACATTTGAAAGCGAAATGTTTTTTCATCAGGGTTCCCTGAATGAAACAGTCCTCACTGGGAATAATAATTGAGCCTAAAGTTTTTGGTCTGAACTTACCATTAGTCTCATATTTGTGTACAAATCGTTCATATTGAGTAAAGTCATCAGGACCAGCACAAAAACTAGAACCGCCTGCTTCTTGTGAAATTAGACGAGTTACACCAGGAAGTTTGATGTGAGTGCTAGCACCTTTCTTGTAGATAATACTATACCACGGCACGTTAATACTATCAGATCTCCACTCACTTGTAAAGACCAGTGACCTGTGGTGGACAGTCATTCTGTGGTTTTCATGATAATACTTCCGCATGACTTCCTCATCAGCAGCCACCTTACCGTCTGGATTCTTCTCAATCCAGTCAGTCAAGACATCGAAGTCTGGTTGGATTTGTTGTATGTCAGGATCATGCCCGAAAATCTTTTTATGAAGTCGAGCGTTCTCACAACTCAGCACCGAAAATCCGTGCTGTTCAATTACCTTACCAAATCCATACTGTGCGATTTGGTAGCTCTGTGTTTCGGAAAGATCGTACATTACTCTGCTTCATCCATCTCAGCAAGTTGTTGCTGAAGTTGTTCAAATTGGAAATCAAAATCATCTTCGTGGAAGATGGTAGTAATCTGCGTTTGTGTCAAGAGTGGATCAAAATGATTGGCTTGAAGTTTATGCATCTCGCACTGGTGTACTTCAAGTTCACTAGCAGTTACTGTTTGTTCTTGTCCTCTCAGATTGTTGAAACCATTCAATGTCTGAGTTAAATCTCTTTCTTGATCCTTCAACTGTTTTACATAGTTGAATACATCATTAGCGAGTTGGAGACGAACGGGCTCATCATCATTGAATGAGCAGGCGTCTACCTCCATCGCATAACTTTCTTCTTTCAGTTCATCACATTTCATTGTGACATATACTCTGCCAGTTTCACTGTCAACACGATCGACGGTGAACTTTACACAGTCAGCTCCATAAACTTTGAACTGAGCTTCTTGTTTTACTTCTGATTGTGCCATTAGTTAGTTGTCCTACCTCTACGGTCTCCAGTTGCGATCCACGAATATATGTAGCTGTTACCATCAACATAGAATCCACTATTGCCATTTGATCCTCTGTTACCACCAGATCCTGCGGCTCCTGGGTCACCACCGCGACCACCACCATTGGATCCACATCCTGATCCACCGCCACCATTTCCACCAGAATTGTAACTACCAGCAGAAGCACGGTTACCAGCATTTCCAGCAGGAATACCACCGCCACCGCCACCTCCGCCACCTTGGGCAGAGTTATAGTTATTGCCTGAACCTTGACGATAGCAGTTCTTACCGCAGTTGTAATTGTAGTAGTAAGTACCAACGCACTGACCATTATTACCACCGCGACCACCACCGCCGCCACCCCAGACTTGACCGTTGTTCTCTATCCATACACCTGTGCGAGTGTATAGAGCAGTGCCACCAGTCTGACCAGAGTTATTTACATTACCACCATTGCCACCGAATCCTGCCACTCTAGCACTAGAATTAACTCTGATATAAACAGCAGATCCAGCTGGATATGCTCCAATGTAGATACCAGGATTGCCACCACGCTTGCCATTGACTGTAATCAATCCACGGATTCTGTCACCACTATTATATGTTCTACCTAGTGTAGGTGAGACATAGTTACTGGTTGTGAGCCAGGTACCAAGGTTGAATCCATCGGTTTGAGTACCACCGCCTGTACTTACAGTAAAAGTAAATACATTCTCCTGATCATAAAACTTTCGCCAGGTCCCACCAGATTTAACATAAGCCTGTTTAACTGTGCGCCAGGATCCACCAGAACGCACAGATAATTTATCAACGTAACGCCAAGAACCACCGCTCTTAACGTTAGCATGGAATCCTCTACTTAAGTATGCCGCAGCAGCGGCATCATATGGAATCGACATGATTTAATTCAACCTATTAGTATCTATACCAGACATCACCATTGCTACCGCCAGATGGTGAGGAAGTAGATATAGTTCTGTTACCATAAGCATTAGAACTAGATCCAATGGTGAGTGTAAGAGCACCAGTGCTAGAGTTAAGACTGATACTGCTACCAGAGTTGCTAACAGCAAGTGATCTGACACCAGCGTTAGCAATAGTAATACTATTAGCAGCGTTAGTAATAGTAATACCACTACCCTGTGTCAGTGTTGCTTTGGCAAATCCAGAGGAAGAACCAATGAGCAGTTGACCATTAGACAAGGATGATGTGTTGATGCCAGTACCACCATAGGCACGATTGATGATCGTTGCTGCCCATGTACCACTGGAGATTGTACCAACAGTGTTCAAAGATGAGGCAGAAGTCAGGTTACCGAGAGTATCGATAGCGGCTTCAATCGTTGCCTCAGTTGTAGCATCCAGAGCATCAATTCTCTGGAGTGTGGTAGTACCACTGCCATTGTCAGACAGAACCTGCTGACCACCAACCTTAATCTGGTTACCCTGAACATCAAGGTCACCACTAATGTTGAGGTTATTTCTGATAGTTGTAGTACCAGATGTAGCACCGATTGTCACAGATGTAGCAGCGCGTGCTAATCTCAGTGTGGTAACTGTAGTGTCAAGTAGATTAAATGTGGTCTGATTGGTTGTAATGTCACCACCATTGACAGCAAGGTCAGCGGTCAGAGTAACATTACCAGTAACAGCAAGTGTACCACCAAGAGTAGTAGCACCACTGTTGACATTCAGTGTACCAGTAGACTGAATGTCGATGCCTAAACCATTCTTAAACTGGAGATCACCTGTAGCGTCAGAGTTACCCGAGCCACCAGTAATCTTGAGGTTACCAGTATCACTCAGACCGAACTTAGTCCAGTTACCACCAGTCCAATACCAACCCTGATATTCACCACGAACAGGCAGTTCGAGCAGTTTCCAGTCACCATCATTAGCAGATGATACACCTGGCTGAGTAGAGATAACGTCAATGTTCTTAGCAGACTCACCAGTAATACCGATCGTGATGTCAGCAACGGTAAGTTTATTGTTGATCAGAGATTCATTCTGAACAAGCAACTTACCTTTGAACTCAGTGGTCAGAGTGTTAGATTCAACTGTAATCTTGTCCCTGACGATGATTTCATCAAATGTAGGACGAAGGTTAGCAGTTTCACCAACAACACTCAGAACTGGTGTATCCAGTGATTCTTCTTCACCAGTAACCGAACTAATCTTAGTGTTACCAATGAACAGGTCACCGTTAGAGTTCAGACCAGAGTAGAAAGCAATACCTCCTTCTTCTTTCTGTGACTGAGCCAGAAGAACTTCTTCTTCAGTGAGAACTCTATTTTGTACAGAAGGAAGACCAGTAGAGTAGTTACCAGGACCGAAACCAACATATTCAAATGTGTGGTTACCAGATCTAAGGATCGATGGTCTTCTAAGTTCAAGATTAGTACCACCTGAACCGTTCAGGGGGATCATTCTGAGAGCCAGATCCAATTCCTCAGCATCACCATCTCTTGCTTCAAGAGTGATGTAGTTTGCTGTAGCAGGATCAGCAGAACTAAAGTTAGTATAGTTGTTCTTGCTCTCAAGAATCCAACGACCCATTACCTCTTTGGTGATGGATCTAGAATCGTCAGCGTTACCACCACCATCAGTGGTAGTAACAAGACCAATAACAACATTAGAAGCAGATGATACCGCAGCGGCTGGATCTTCAGTTGGGTTATCCTTATCTAAGGTAGGATAGAGATTGTTGACGTTCTGAGAGAACGAGAATCCAGTCAGGTTGAGGTCAGTTGGTGTAATTCTACCATCCAATACAGTCAGATAGTAGATACCATTCTGAGCACCAGCCTTGAGTTCTTGTACCTTCTGAATGTCATAGATGTAGTACACACCAGTGTATCCTTGACCAGATGGTACGTTTCTCTGTTGGAGAATGTAACCATTGATAGGATCTCTGGAAAGAACCGAAGAGTCAACAACATAACGCAGACGATATGTTCTGTCTCTAGAAGATCTGTTGTCAGCAATACGCTTCAGGAACGAAGCACCAGTGAACAAAGAGTTGGTATAGAAAGTGTCCTGACCAAGATGATAGTGGATACCAGTTGTACTGTTGCTAGAAGTAGCAGCAGTAACTCTAATATACCATGTACTCAGTTCAGTGTCAAACTGAAGGGGATGTTCTGGATCTCCAGGTACAAAAGCCTGTGTAGTAATGCTGGTGAAGTCATCATCAGCGACTGTAGCGCTACCAGTTGGAGTCAGAGCAGCACTATATGTTTTTGGAACAGAACTACCACCGCTGGAATCAATCAGCGAAACATATAGAACTTCATTGATTCTAGCACCAAGGTTGAAACCCTGAAGTTTATATGGTGGCTTGGTTGCTTCACTATTATATCCATAAATGTACAGTCTAGTATTGACCGCACCAATGTAGGACCATGTTACACCACCATCAGATCTTGCGAATGGTGTTGTTGTCCATGTGGGAGGAATAGCACCAGTTGTACCACCAGCAGCAGTATAGTATGAGTTGCCGTTGTAGATACAGGAACTACCAGCAGCAAAGTTAGTAGAAGATGTCCAAGTCTGGTTTTGTTGGGAAGAATTATTCTTGATCTTCTGTACATCAAGAGCAATGTAACCAACAGCGATCTCATCAATACTACCAGCATATACACTCTGACCACTACCACTAGTACCACGATAACCACGATTCAGTATCAGTGAGCCATCAGTGTTGACTGTCTCAATCTGATAAGATTCGGTAGCATCAATAGCACCTACACGAATATACTGATTAACTTCCAACCCATGATTATTATTCAGTGGGGTTGGAGTTACAGTTCTGTTGTTCTGGGTGAGTGTCCAGGTATAGTTGTTGATCAGATCATATGATCTTGAGAGTTTCTTCGGTGGGATAATGTGGGTGACTGTACCTGCTTTATCCTGAGTAAATGGCAGAGTCTTAAATCCTTTTGCTCTCAGAGCACAAGAACCGAAGTTAGAGTTCGAGTTGGTGATAGATTGGTCACCACCGTTGAGAGCAACGAAGTGATCCGCAAAACCCACAGCGAACACAGACACCGCCTGAATAACGGCGTCATTAGAACATTTAACGTGGAAATTTCTATAGGTTGGCTTATAGATAGAGTCACCATCTGTGTGATTACCAGCAATATATGCTGATCCATCCCACTTAATAAATGCGTTGTCGTCCTTCTGGAGAGAAACACCCGTGAACTGTGCCACAACCATCGACTTGAAACCAGTCGATTTAGCACCGTCAGCATGCATACCACAGGTACCCCATGTAGATCTCAACGAGATGTTGAAGATGTATGGAGAAGCAGAATCTACGTTATCGATTTCAACTTTAACAGTAGATCCAGTGGCAACAGGGTTATTAGCAGGAGCCGCAGCATTTGGATCCTTAATGACATATCTAAATGTCGTTGTTGTGGGAACTTCTGTAATAAAGTAAGATCCATTGAATCTATCAGCGACAGCACCAGATACACCTTCGATTTGTACAGGCGTACCATTTGAGAATCCGTGAGGAGTTGTAGTTGTAACCTCAGCGGTTGTGGTATAAACACCCTGGTTCACAAAGTCAGTAACAATACTGGAAATTGTGATCGGACCTGAGGTGTTAGGACCAACAATTCTGTTTTCTTCAACTCTCTTCTGGAACTCGTCAGCAGAGATAACACCAGTGGTGTCAGGAATATCATCAAAAGCCTTAGCGACCTTCTGATAATACAGGTCAAGGTCAGTAATTGTCAGAGGGTTACCAGTGGTATCGTTTTTGGAACTCTGAACATTTCTACCATCAGCATACTCAAAGCAAGTGAGTTTGTGGTGGGAGAATGATGGTGGGGAACTAGCAGATGGCTGAGCAGGGTCTTTATAGACACCAGCAGGAGGACCATCAAAGAAGGAGAACTGCCAGAAGTAGCAACCACCAGTTACACGGAAGATAGCAGCACGTTCGATACTACCAGAGGCAGGATCGGGAACATACAAAGGACGAATCTTAGTCTTTCTAAGATCCATACCAACCAGAGATGTACCTCTGGGTACGATAACACCACCCTCAGTAGAGTTAAACCTATACAGCAGGTTATTAGGGTTAGGTGTACCGTCAGAGTTCTGTAGTTCCAGGTTAGAACTACTGTTCAGGATAGGAATATCATCATCGATGAAAGCCTGTCCAGCAGTATTCTGACCAGGACGGTTATCGATTACATACTCAGAAGGATACAGTACGATGGTAAATGCTTCAAACGCATCGTTAAACTGACCAGTTCTGTAGGAGAATCTGGCTGACTCAAGCAGCGCCCTCTGAATCGTTTTGAACGGACGATTGGGCGAGTTACCCCTATTCTCAAACGAATCCGATGCGTCGAAGTCGTCTGGGTTGACATACAAACAACGTCCCGTCTTCGATGTGAAAACGTTCTTGAGTCTAGTAAGTGCCATCTAGATTATATTAGTAAATAGAGGTTGCTTCTTCAAAGCCAATGAAATTAAACACTGCGCCAGAAGACGCATTGACGTAGAGATTCTGATACTGTTCAAGTACCAGACCAGTCAAACTCACTTCAGAACCGTTAGGAACGGTGTATGATTTTAGAATCTGATTAGCAGACTCGGAGTAACTTACTGATGCTACAACAACTTCAGCAAGGTTTTCAGATACCCACTCAGCAGTTACTGCCGTACCGTTAAGGTTGGCAGAATTGTAGAGGGTTACCGTTGACAAAGATGGGAGCCATTCAATAGCACGAGATTGTACACTGAGCTGACCAGCACCACCAATAGCAGACACATACATGGTGTTTTGATCACCGTATGTAGCAGCAGTGTTGAAGATATTATTCTTCAGGGTGCTATTCTGGAGCAGCAGAGTACCAGTGTTGAAATCATAGTAAATAACACGACCCCATGTACCTACAGCACTATCAGTAATAGTACCAGTAGCACCAGAGTTATCACCAGTTACGGTCATGTTAGCAAGAACTGTTGTTGGCCAGTTACCAACGAAGTCCTTGAGCCAAATCTTAAGGTTGGATTGATCCCACTTACAAACTACAGCAGTTTGTGTACCAGTGAGAGTAGAGGAAGGTTCAGTAATCGTTACTGTCTCACCATCTTGGAAAGCAGTTCCGTTATGTGCGTTGATGACAATGTAGGAACTGGTGGTGTATGTACCGACAGGGAAACTAAACGCTTCAAAGTTACTAACTACAGGGACCTGCGAAGCAGGAGCAGCAAACTGAATCGCATCACTGTAATCCTGAATACCCACATCTACGGTTAGACTAGCACCAGTGGTGTTCATGATTCTCAACGAGCCACTAGCAATTCTAGCACCAGGGCAGGTGTACATAGGGAAATCCGCACGAACCAATCCATTAGGACTTACCGCCCTATCTAGAAATTGGTTTGCGTATTTTGATGTCGCTGAGTGGAAACTAGCGAGAACTCCGTTTGCCATGAGTAATTAAGAATATGCGTGGAAGTAGGTCTTGAGTCTGCTAGAAGCAGCAATCTGTTCCGATGTAATAGTTTGAGTCTGATTGTTGAGGTCAATCAGGTTAATTCTCTTAGCGGTAATACCGCCACCAAGTTTATTAACTGGATCAGTTTCATTAACTGACAGATCACCTTGAATCGCAGCACTACCAGCAACGTCGAGTTTAGCAGTTGGAAGCTTACCAATACCAACGTCTCCGCTGGTATCGATGATCATCTCGGTTGCGCCAGAATAGTCAGCGAAGGTGAGAGGAATCGACTGAAGTCTCTTCTTAATGACGAAACTTGTGTTGTCACCACCAATGAGGCTTGTACCCTCAAAGTATATATCTCCAGCAACTTCAAGGTCGTAAGCAGCAGGAGCACGGTTAATACCAATACGATTGTTAGCAGAATCGAGTCGGAATGTACCCCCGTCAAAGTTGACATCACCAGTAGTAACCAGATTAGTAATAGAGCCAATCTGACTGATCAGTTCTAGGTTACCAGTGTGAATAAGAGTATGCTTAGATTCTGCGGTACCAGTGTAGTCATAAGTACGATACTCAAGAGCACCACCGCTAGCACTGAAACTAATAGTAGCAGTAGTGTAGTTAGCGCCGCCAGCATCAACTGTGATGCTGCTGAGTTGACCGTTGATAATAACTGGTGTAACCTGGGCGTTAGTTCCATCACCTGAAATAGTAGCGGTTACTGTTCCCAACAGACCAGATCCAGGATCGTTAATAACAAAACTATCAACTGCGTCACCATTAAGTACGACAGTTGCCTGGGGGAGAGTATAGCCAATGCTGGCAATTCTCAGTCCGTAAGATGTATCTGTGGAAGTATAGTCTGTGTCTCTATCATAGTAGGTAAAGTCAGCGTAGCGAGTTGCTTCACTAGACTGTACCTGAGCATCAAGAACTACTTTACCTGCGTTAGTTGCTTGTGCTGCGTCAAACCACTCAAGAGATTTATATAATTGTGTATCACTATTGACGTTGAATCTGATATTCTCAGCGTGAGTGGAGACTGCGTTCACAGTCATCACTTGGTTGAAAGTTGTGTTACTGTTAAATGTAGATGTAGCAGTAACAGCCAGAGTATCAACAGGAGAAGAACCAAGGGTTGTGTTGTTATCTACCTGAAGATTACCAGTGAGGGTTAGGCTCTCACCCTGAAGACTGCCTGTAATAATAGGCGAAGTCAGGGTTTTGTTGGTAAGTGTCTGAGTCGTGGTGAGTGTGACAATAGTGTCAGTAGCACCAGGATCAGGAAGAACAAAGGTTCTAGTTACTCCAGTAGGAATCTGAGCAGCAGAGAACTTAACAACTTTTGTTTGGTCAGAACTATTAGGCAACTGGAACACACTATCGTCAATGGCGATAGGTGAGTTGAATCTAATAGTACCAGTACCAAGAGCCTGGAAAGAAAGGTCCAGGTTAGCATCCGCACTATCTCTAGCAGAGATAATCAGTGAGGTGGATTGCTTTTCAAGTTGAAGTTTCGCATCACCCATAGAGAATCCAATGGATCCTTGGGTTTCGGAATAGACACCAGTAGCAGTCTTCAGCTCAATGGAAAGACCAGGGGCGTTTTGAGTGCCTCCAGGTACAGCTTTGAAGATTGAGCCAACTAATGACTTTTTATTAGTATCTACTGGATCTGAATTATCAAGCAGCAGCAGAGTATCTGAGCTTGAAACATCAGTCAGTAGGGTTAGGTCTGATATTTTGCGAGTTGCCACGCTGTCCCTACATGAAGATCTTCTGTGTTATTTATACCTTTTTATCAAAGACGAATGGACCATATTCACTTCCCCATACCTGCTTTCCCTTCTCATCGTAACCCCTGTCAATAACAATATATTTGTTGTATTGGAGGATGGCTTCACTGCGAAGATACCCACCATTCACAAATGGACTCTTGATATTTCTACCAACATATGCCCATCCTTCAGGTGAAGGAACTCTGTGAAAATGAATGTCACAAACTGGGTTGCAGGCAATGATCTCATCACCCACCCACTCTAGTTTGATCTCTTTCTTACGGTAGATTTGCCCGTCGTGTTTGAACTTTTGCTCACAATAGAACGTATTATCATCAATTCGTTCATGTTTGAGTAAAATGTGAGCATAGTGACTCGGCCAACTGGACGCTTGCTTCCAGTTGTTGTAGTTACCTTCAAACCACTCTATAAACTCGTCAAGCATTTTTCTTGTGTAAGGTTAGGGTAGCATCACTCCCCCAGTCGTTCATCTTACGAATACCACCGAAGGATAACTCTAAGTCTTTATTTGACCAACCAAGTTCATCAATAAAGTCTTTATGTATTCTAACATGTAAATGACCACAGGGGTCATATTGATAGGAGAAGTATTGTTGAATATCTGGCTTCATATAACGTTCAGGTTAAATCCAAGAGATAGTCTAGATTCATTTGACATGTTACGCTCAACACTGTGACGCAGATCAGCAGGAAAAATTATCATGTTCCACTCTACTGGTTCAAACCATACGGTATGGTGAAATGATGCTGCGTTTTGATAATCCCTATCAGATTTATCAATTAGGTTGTAACGAGTAATGTCGTTATGATTTTCAAAAACAATTCTACCTGACTTTGGTGGTGTTTGAAGCCACAATACACCAGATAGATCTACTTTATAATGCTTGTGGGATACATTATAATCCCCAGGATCATTCTTATTCAACCACATTGAAGCAGGAACAATCTCATGCTCATCGCTTACCAAATGATAGGCAGCGTGTGTAATCTCATACCAAATATCATCCCAAAATACACCAAACTCTGGCTTAAGATGGAGATCATATTGTGAGTGCCATCCTGCGCTGCTAGAGTTAGGATCGTGGGCACCTTCCTTGGAATACTCGCGGGCAAACCAGAGCAACTTTTCCCTGGGAGCAATTTCAGTATGGATTATTGGTGTGGGGAATAAGTTAATCAGATTCATACTTTTTTCTGATTTTCTTCAGTTCTTTATATTCTGCCTTAATTAAGTCAAACGCAGAATTAAATTCCAACTTGCCTGCCATTTCCATGGCACAGATAACTTCTACTCGGTTTCCAAAGTGAACGATGGCTAGCTCATACTGGTCCAGATCTTCGTACTTACCCATTAGAATCGCTCAGGAATCTCTTTGTATGTATCGAGATCAATCTCACGATTACCCATCATCAGGGATTTGAGAGTCGTTGCTCGCCTCAGGTTATTTTCATGATAATCAATCCAAGACTGAATATCTGCCAGCATCTCCTCATAACACTGCCTGGGATCCACTTCCTCATCGTTCAAATAATCACCGATACAGTCACTCATGCGATCTCTACGCTGAGCCGCATAAGTTTTATTGATACTTGCGAAAGCAGGGCGTTCTTCGATAGTCATGTCATTTATCGCTTACCAACCCATCATAGCAAAAAGAAAGGGGGTCGTCAAGACCCCCTTTCGCACTTCCTTCACACGATTTATTTAGTTACCCGCATAGAAACAGTTTGTGACAATACCATACTCAAAATTAACTATGGCTCTGGGCGTTGGAGAGTACCAAGACGCCCACACAGCAGGATAAACCTCAATTTGTTTGGTGAGATTGAATGGTAAGACCCTACCGTTGTTTGTAGACTTGACAACCTTAAAGTTGCCATTGTCCTCAAAATCATATGTGCCAGTATAATCGATGCTCCAGAGTCTTCCTTTAGGATCGATCCAATACTCACTGAATATGTTATCTAAGTTGTCGGTTTTGAGTGTTCGGTTCCAGAATCCTGGTCCGAGATCGTATGAGGAGAAGATGGTGTCGTAGTATCCCATGGAAGTTTAGGTGGTCTAAACAGATTTGGCCATGTGTCCATAATAATCACTCTTAGTTTTTCTGGGGTATTTTCGTCTATCACTCTTCCTGCTTAGTTTTTAGTAGATACTCAACAGTGTTAGCAACATCATTCATAGCATCTCTAAGAAATGGTCGTTGTCCAGTCTCTTGGCGCATACAGTCTTTTTCATCAGTCAATGACCAACGCCATTGCTTCATAGACTCACAGTACCAGAGATTGACATTCATAGGAGAAATATCAGAGCCAGTTACAGGACTTGAACCAGTGACCTGCTGTTTACAAGACAGCTGCTCTACCACTGAGCTAAACTGGCGCACCTCAGTATTTATTACCACCATTGATCCTCCACTTCATCGACATTCCAATAGATATTACCAGCAACAGTAATGCGTTCTTTATCGGTGGATTGATAAGGATATACTGCGTGCTGAGTGTAAGAAGGGAACATGAGTAGTGTTCCATTCCATTTAGCATCTACATCGAGTATCTGATCTTCCAGTTGGAAGTTGCCGCTTGCCCGATGATACTGACGTTCGCTAGCACCGTAAGGAATGTCTACAAAGATGACAAAACTTACAACACCATTGTGACAGTGTACTGGGTTAAACTCTCCAGGTCGTTGGTAGTTCACCCACAAATCCCTGAGTCTCAAATAATCTCGGAAAAAATAATTTGGGTTCCATGGACACGTTGCCTTAATATCGTACCATAGATTTGACGTTTGGTCAACAATCCAGTCTTGAAGTGCTGACGACACCTCAAGACTAGACTGCTGAAGCATAGCACCAACCAAACGGTCAGCCAAGTTCCACTCTTCATCTAAGCGACGCTTAGCACATGTCTCTTTCAATTCCGAAAACAACTCATCGGGGAGTTGCTTAACCACTGTCACTCTGCTTTGCGCCACTTTTGTCTCATCTCCAAATAAATCGGATCTTTAGCTGCCAAGTCTCTCTTTTGCTTAAAGACTTTGGCGGATTTAGCCTTTTCACTTGTTGCCCAGTCTGACTCTTGGGGACGGATATTACCCTTGGAGTCATACTTTTTCCCCGAACTATGATTAGCATATCGTCGGGCGCGAGTAAATCCCATTTCAAGGAACTTCCTAGCCATGTCCATGCCAATGAAATCTTGTCTGGACTTGTAGTCACAGAACATGGAGTATATTTTATTAGCAGATTTGTGAGCCGTAACCTCATCTACAAACCTCCAGTGAGTACAAATGTCGTCTGTATAAGGGCGTACCAGTAGAACTCCTTGCTCTCCCCTTCCAATACGATAAAGTTTGCGAGTTTCTGGATTTGTAAAGTCAAGTGACTTATAGTCGAGGTCATAATCAAACTCTTTCATGCTTCTTCAGTGTGAAAGAACCATCGTTGTTGTCAATCCACTCTAGCATATCACCCTCTTTCCACCCAAGCTCTTCGAGCATCTCAGGGGGAAATGTCAGGATACCATCGTCATCAACAGTTAGTGTGGCTTTCATTCCAAGGGCAACTCTGAACAGTTATCCAAGTCTACAGCATCGAGGAGAGGGTGTAAACCCTCTTCAATGAGATATGAGGAACCCTTATAGATTTCCTCATGTGTGATAATTGGTTTCTGTTCTGCCAGCAACTTTGCCACCTCGTCAATGACGGGAATGTCCTCATCATCAAAGGTGAATGGCATACCGTTAAGATAGAACATCTTGACGGTGCCTACACCTTCAAGATTCCTATAGTCCCAGTGTAACTTAAAGAGGGTTTCTGACATTACTTTCTCCAAAGTGATGAGAAGGGGCACTTGCTGCTCTCCTCCTCTTTTTTAAGTCTCTGCTTAATTAAGTCCCATGAGTAGTTGTTGTGCCAGTCCTTGAGCCAGAGATCCTGTAGCTGTCGCTTAGCCACTCTTTCAGGGACTGGTCGTTTTTCAAGGATGATTTTGACATCTCTAGTTCTTGCTGAACTAAAGCGTACATAGCAGAGAGGCGCTCCTTTTGGGAGCCAGATGTTTTGGTCATACTTTGTGATTTTGAATCCAAGGTTGATCGGACGTTGCCATACTGAAATAGGAAATGTACCACATACAACGTCTAATCCGAGTCTAGTCATTTCAGGGTGTTGGAACTGTTCAATCCATACATCCTTATCTTCTGTCCAGAAACAATAACCTTGTTTGAATTGTATCTCGGGGTGTTCCCCGTCGAGCCAACCATCGCCCAACATAAAGTATTGGTCGAAACAGTCTTGGGATAAGTTAGACTCAAGATATTTATCGGCAGATCTATATTTTATACCTAAAGGAAAAGTTTGATGAAGCGCGAAGGTATTCTTATAATACTCTTTCCATGCTGGACATTTAGCATGGCGATACCCCATGTCATATCCTTTGAGAGCAGGACTAGGAGGCTCAAAGTAATCTTCTGCGAAGAAGTCAATCTCCTTAGGGTCGAGGAAAGACTCCTCAGACCCTGCCAGGACATAGTTATAATATACCTTCTTAGTCTTCATTTCATTACCAATTCCAACTGTTCCATGTTCTTATAGTCTGGTGGATGGTGCTTGAGAAACTCTCTAAACGTCATCTTCATCTCACGCTTTGTCATGCCACAATGAGCAGCAGCGTTAGGTACGTTCATTGTAGCACGATACAAAGCTTGATTGGATTCATCCACCAGCTTTGGAGTCGTCTCCACCTTCGTAAGGGTCAGGTTCTGATAAAAACTTTTCGATTTCATCTGCGATTTCTTGGGTTTTCTTGGCAGTAGCGTCACCACGGAACTGCTTGGGAGTCTGTCCAATAGGACCTTCTGGGTTAGGCTTCTTAAGATACTTAGACTTGTCGATCTTACGCTTCTTGCCTTTGTTCCTCTTACATTCCTTGATGACTTTGATAGCATCACCAACGGTGACAATCTCCATCGAATACTCATCAGGAATCTCGATACCAAAGGCTTCCTCAAGGAACATAACCAGTTCCACAAGGTCAAGAGAGTCTGCTTCCAGATCGTCTACGAACTTGGACTCCATGGTGATCTCTGCGGTCAGACGATCACCTAGGGTTTCTTTGATAGCAATGGTGGCTACTTGAAGCAGTACCTTATCGGTGACCCGCTTCGAGTTCTTCAGAACCTCACGGATCTCCGCAAGGGCAACTACTTGTGACATAATCAGTAAATGTATTGAACTTCGTCGTGGTTACAAGAGGAACGGACTACATCGAGCACACGCTCAAACTGCTCAGAGGAGTCACACACCAGCTCCTTGACTTGGGCATCATCAGAGAACAGAGTGAAAGTGCGGGTGGGGATGTTCACGACACACTTGGAGAGGCAGGTTTCTTTCGTCATGATGATTCGGCGTTGTCTTCCCCCACATCATAGGGCACCCACATGAAACCTGCGTTAGTGGCTGTGCCACTTTGGAGTTTGGCATGTTGGATCACCTTGTCGGCGTATTCCTTCGTTGCCAAGAGCGCCCTCCTTGTGGTCATGAAGTAAGCCCCTGCTTGGGTTTGGTCTGCGTGGGGTGATGAAAACTTTTCTTTCATCAGTTCCTCCACGTACTCATCACACTTCTCTTCGATGAATGAAGAAAGAACGTGTGCCTGATGTAATGTTAAAGGCATACCGTACATTAGTTACGCTTTTTACTATACAACATTCACGGGTGAATGTCAATTAAGGTAGATACCGTTGTCGCAGACAATCTTAAACTCGTCACCGCCTGCTTCCATCTTGGCTGATCCATTCGCAGCCATGTAGAAGTCTTCGGCTGTAATGCGTACTGAAGTTTCACCTGTTGTTAGTTCCCAACCAGTTGGATTGCCATAGGGAGAATCTTCTGGTTTTTCAACATCCATTCCAGGAGGGGCACCACCTTCGATACAATCGACATCATCTCCAATCGCATTGATCTTGATTTTGCCCTGAACTTCAGTAAAGTAATTTCTTCCAATCTTGTCGTAACGACAACCCTTGACATTAAATCGAAGGTCACCCTCGCTCTCGATAGCAAAGGTACCACCTTCTTTACTCATTCTAATCACACGGTTGCCGTTAATTTCTTCGACAACCTGTCCGCCAGCCTTCATATCGACTTTGGCGAATGTCATTTTCTGGTTAACTTCATTAGCGATGACACGGAGTTCGCTATCCGCCTCAACACCAATGTTCTCTCTAGATGAAATGAACGTAGAGCCTTTCGATTCTACTCTCCACTCACCAGAGATGTGGTCATACTTGTTTCCATTGACCTCAGTATGTAGGTCACCCTCAACCATGAGGTGAGCATCACCTACAACCTTGATAATAAGTTTGTCTTTCTTGAGATCCTTCCCAACAGTGATAGTTGTGGAATGATCCGACTTAAGATGTAGTTCATTCTTAGATTGAATAAACGTTTTACCATCATGACCCATGTCAAAGAAAGAGCCAGTAGCACCATTGATAAAGCGTACTCGCTCACCACCGCCAGAGTTGTTCAGTTCCAAGACATGACCAGCAGATGTGGTCTTTACAAAGTTCTTGGGATACTCTGTGATTGATTGTGGATTGGTATTGGGAGTTTCTGTACCCCCACCCATCTGAAGATCAACCACCGAAGTGTCTGGTCTTGGAGTTTGTGCTGCTTTGGCTCTCGCCTCGGTCTTAGCATGGAGATCATTATGTGCCATTATTTAACTCCTGGGTGACCAACACAGTCAACATATTCATTAACGCTGTACACTTCCTTGAACTTGGTAGGTCCAACGTAACTATATGTAGGTACGATCTCCGCACCAAATCCTGTAGGATCTTTAATAGTAGGTCTAACGTTACCAACTGCCTTCACATTGATGACAGGTTCAAGTAGTCTACCCTTCTTATCTGTACCAATGGTACCAATCTCCTCATCACCAACTACAATCTTAGGATCTGTATATCCAGAACCAACGTTAGTCACATCAATCTGATCCAAGATAGGAATCAGATCAGGGCATCCAGCATAGAGTGCCACAGCATTTGCTGGGATAGCCAGATCATAGAACACCTCCTTAGGATTGAGAATAAACTTATAGGCATTGCCTGCGGTGTACAGGGTAACACCAGCAGGAACAAATTGATCCTTATCCAAGGTAGCAATGCCAACTAGATTAGTGTTGTTATAGTTAAACTCCATGACTTGCATGAAGGGTTTGTTAGGATCTGACTGTACTGTCTCATCAACATACAGGAATCCACCCTCTTCAACATAATCCTGAATCTCTAGATTGTCAACCAGATAGATTCTCTGCTCAGTTGGGCAGTAAGTATTGTCTGGATCCAGTCCATATCCAACACCAGGAGAGTCAACTCGGATTCTATCAATAGAACCATTCTTAATGATAGGTGTCATTCTAGCACCTGTACCCTCTGGCTCGTTACAAGTGAACATAGCACGAACAGTAGCAGAGGTGTTAATCTCAGAACCTTTGTTCTTCATGTAGACACCAACGATAGATCCAATGTCATCGATGATGGGCAATGCTCTAATAAGAGACGTTGACTGAGCATTATCAAAGATAAGTTCAGGGAAGCATGGCTTCTTATTGAGGTTACCAGGACTACAGTTGAGACTTGCTTGATTGATGTTACCATCCGAGTCACGGATAGGATAGACAGAATCAAACTTTTCAATCAGGGATTTGCCCTTCTCAAAACTACCAGAACTAATACCAGTACCAGAAGCCCCTACCTCCGTTATCTCACCAGTCTTGGTATTAAGACCCTTCTTCTCGTATAGACCAGTTTCTTTGTTAAAGATTTCAACAGGAACATATCCACGAGAGTTAGGCTTACCTGTACCAATAACTCTTGCCTTGGTGTTCTTAATCTTCTCCTTGGCAACATCTCCATACTGAGACTGCTGCTTCTTGTTTTTATCATCCTCACTTTCCTTCGCACCATGGCAGGTCTCAAAGGTAGACAGACCCAAGGAACAGGAGAGATCGCCGTCACAAACCATGTCGATCAGAGCAAGGACCTTAGAAGCAAGACCCTGAATCATGGCAGCAGCACCCTTGATAGCGCTGAGAACGCCACTGACAATACCAAGGATGTTCTGAACACCCTCCATGATTTTGTCCATCATCTGACCCAACATATCCATGACGAGATCTTGGACCAGGCATAGAGTAACATCTAGAGCCTGCTCCAGTAGATCCATCAACATGCCTGTGATGACACTAAGAAGTTCCTCCAGAATCTGCTTAAACAGGCAGTTAATCAGATCACTAAAAGTCTTCAGTTGTTCTCTAACTGGATCCAAGGCGTCTGGATCTGGAATCTGAATAGCCTCCAGTTGTTTCTGGATGAACTTCTCAACCTCTTTGAGAACGGTACCCTTGATGTTACCAAGCAAACCTTTCTGCATTGCTTGGATTCTACCAGCCATGGCTTCAATCTCACCAGCGAGATCCTCAACCTTTCCTGTGGTTTTGTTGATGAACTGACCAATCTCGTTCTTCTCGATACCACGAGCGAACTTCATGAACTCAGCGAGAGCACCCTCCATCTTTTTGTCTGGGGGAGTGCCACACTTACCATTGGCAACATCAATGGTATAGCATCTATCCTTATCCGCCTGCTTCTGTACATCAGATTGTCCAGATCCTTCACCACGAGGATTCTTTGATCCCGACTTCGTTTGACCAGCGGTAGAACCATCCACAGGAGGAGGTTGAGTCTTACCACCAGTGGAAGTAGTGCTTACGGTCGAAGCAGTACCAGCAACGGTAGATCCACCACCTGTACCATGCTTCGCTGGCTTGTAATCGGGAGGCAGAAGTGGTTGATAACCCTTAGTGTTATCTCCCTCCTTTACATACTTACCCTTGGGATTCTCATCAGAGATGGTACCCATGATAACAGGAATCTGTGCCGAAGAGCCATCCATAAAGAATCCAACAACCCAAGAACTAATCTGAAGTTGATGAATAGAACCAATACCACCACGCTGAGCCTCAGTGACAGGCATGATACAAGTAGCCCAGGGAAGATCCTTTGTTGGAAGGATTGCCTTGGATGGATTGTGGTATCCTACGATGCGGACTTTTACTTTACCAGTATAGTCGTAATCATCTGGTGCCGATCCATCATTTTCAATCTGACCGATCCACCAGTTGAGTCCTTCCTTACCAATAAAATGTGCTGAGGATTCTAGATTCGCGCTCATCCCAAACTGTCCCTATAGAGTGTCACCCTTGTAGACATCATGTCTCTGTCGGTGAGGAATTGACGGTAAATTTTACCTACTATATATTTACCACTTTGACTCTCATCTTTGTCGAGTGCCTTACCTTTGTAAGTCTCAACTGCTACAACGTCACCGATTCTTAGATCGTTTGTACCCTCATACTCAAAGGTACAAGATTGATTAAAGAAGAACTGATTCCTCAGCATAGACTGAGAAAGTTGCTTTGTCAAGTCTTCGGTGTAGGTTCCCTCGGTGTACATGGCGAGGTCAATAACCGAACTCATGATTCTTGTGGGTTGGCTATTTTGACTGGTTTCCCCAAAAATACTGTAAAACTCAGGAAGTTCCATTTCTGGATTTAATTTTTCCATCTGTGAATAATATTCATTCACATTAAAAGGTAATTCAGTATAGGTAAAGTCTTTAATATCCAGTGTCATCATGACACTACTATACGATCCCAAGTTAAATCCACGGAACACATCACTGGTACCAGGCATGGAGAGTGACTCAATGTCAATGAATAGATTATCAGTATCTTCTTCCTCCGACTGAAAGTTCACCCTAACAGTCTTAGTGACTTCACCTTTGACCAGTTCATCCATGGACTTGAAGTAATACTTCTCTGGTGTCTCATAGAACAGGTATCCAGCACTGACGTTTGATCCACTACCCTTCTCAGGAATGGCTCTCCACGCCATCCACTGAATGATAGTAAATGGATCCCAGTATGGACTTACAAAAGAGATCTTAGTGGCAGTCGTATCAACTTCCAGTGGTTTTTTCGACCCAAGAATTTTTTTGATGAGATTGTTAGTGATAGTGGAGATTTTCTCACCATCACCTTTACCAAATCTCTGGGATATCTTAGCAGCAGCATTGTTGACAGCATCTCTACTCACACAATAGAGAGTCGCCTGCATTTTCTTACCACTAACGATCATCCTGTCTCTGACTTCATAGACAACCATGTCAGCGACGATAGCATTGCCCTCATGATCAACGAACCTAATTCTAATAGGCTCAAGACCAAATATCTCAGACACCAATCCACTCTCAGTGTCATTGATCTTGACGATCATGACATTGTTAGTCTTAGTAATATCTTCAATGTAGTGAAGTTCTAAGAGATGATTCGGGGTAAGGTTAAATGGTTGACCCGAAACCGTAATCTCAAACTCCTGTAATGAAAAATTGACGGTACTTTGCTGTTTCATAGAACGTCCAGTGGAGTCTCCCCGCCCCTAGTAATAGTAATAGCAGAAAGTAAGTATGGACTTACATGAAGTTCAGTGGGTGCGAGAGCATTAGCATCAGAGATAGGTTTGGTTTTATTCATTCCAGCAGCTGCGACTGCCTGCGCTTTCTTAGAAGCCGCTGCGATGACGCTTTGCTGTACACTCGTATGATTCTCTGTGTTGGAGTACAACATCTGCTCATTTTCCATCAACACCTGATTAGTCAGGAAGTTGATATCCTGCATGTTATTAACACTACCCTCACTAGCACTAAAGATGTTAGCCAAGTTGGAACCAACCAGACTGCTGCTGTAGTTAGTGGAAGGTGGTGTACTCTTACCAACATTCAAAAGAGAGTTCTGAAGATTGGAGAAACTGGTGTTGATAGTAGTGGATCCTGCTGTTGGATTCTCCAGATCCATCTCTGGTCCACCCTGACCACCAGCAGCTGTAGGAGCAGCACTAGCACGATTTCTACGCTTTCTTCTTCTTGTAGATGGTGACGATGATGTTGTTGTCTTATTATCTCCACCACCACTACCAGTATCACCGCTGCCAGTATCATCTCCACCAGAAGGAGGACTTAAATCTGGGGTATTGCCACCACCAGTAAAGAAGTTCCTTACATTATTACCAATGTTGCTGAAGAAATTACTTACACTATTAAAGAGATTGCTGACACCAGGGATCTCAGGTGCCTTGATAGTAGGCAAACCAAAAACACGCATGATATTGCCCAGATTTTTCTGGACAGAATCAAACGCTGGGATTCCAGGTAGAGCCATTCTACCAAGGAGTCCACTAAGACCAGCAGCAACTGCCTTGAGTGGCAGTCCCATTGCTTCAGCAAGTGCCTTCTGATACTTAGAAAGCCCAAGATCGTCTACAAGTTTTTGAACTGGATTCTTATCACCTACAAGACCACTCTTCTCAAGAGATCTTACAGAAGACTTCTTAGTAGGAGTAACTCCAGTCGCATCAGTTTTAGGTCTCCCAGTAAGGGAGTTCATCATAGGTGATGCTGGAACAACACCACCTTCGGCAAGTTTAGTTGGAGTTGTTTGAGACGCAGCAGGAGGATTAAATCCTGGTGGTGGTATTACTGGTGGGGCAGGTCTGCTAGGTGGTTGTGGCTTAGCAGGTTCTCTTTCCTCCTTCTCTTCCTCTTTTACCTCAGGTTCTTCTGCTGCCTGAGATTCTACCTGAGTGGGGAGATCCTGCTCATCAACAGGTTCTTCCAGGTCCAGAGGTGGAAGAGAAGCAGGACTAATAAAGTTAGAAAACTTCTTAAGGGAAGTTCTTGCCTTCAGAACTTCATAACCATCAGCAAGATCGGCTTTGATCCTGTTGTTAGTGGCATCATCACGCTTGTCAGCCTCAACCAGAGACTGTATATTTTCTGCCAGGAGGAATTCTTTATACTTATCCTCACGGAACATGAGGTTAAGTATATTATTTCTATCCTCAAACAGTTTTTCGAGGCTCTGTAGAACCTCATGTACTGTTTCTATACTGGGAAAATTATTGTCTGCCATTTAGTTAGATAGCTCCGTATCGACCTGAGAATGGGTCTATACCATATAATTTAGGCTGTTTTTTAGCACCAGCTGGTACAGGAACCCTTACTTGTACAGGTACTGGTTGTGCGACTGGCATTGGAACCATAACAACTTGTGGTGCTCCACTAGTGGGCTTTCTATTTGGTGCCAATGGTGCTCCAGTACCACCCTTACCCTCTTCACCTTTTTTGTTTGCTGGTTGAGCACTTCCAAGCACAATCTTACTTGCGTATGGAAGTGGGTTGCCAGAACCACCATACCTTGTAGAACCCTTAGATGTATCTGCTTCAAAGTGAAGGTGTGGACCAGTAGAACTACCAGCACCAGGATGACCTTTAGCACCACCCGTCTTACCCAGAAGTTCTCTTGCTTTGAACTTACCACTTCTCTTAGCAAACTGAGACAAGTGTGCCAAACGGATTTGTACTTTTGATCCTGGTAGCCAGGCGTCAATCATATAACCATATCCACCAAACTTACCAGCAGCAACAATTTCACCATCCTCAGCAAGTGACAGCGCTGTTCCTACAGGAGTTCCAACGTCCACACCACCATGGAGTCTCCCCCAACGTGGACCATAATAACTGGTAATTGGGAATCCAGATACCTTACCACTTCCAGTTTTACCACTACCAGCAACATTCTGACCAGCACTTGAAGTTGACGCTTCCATATTAGTATGGGCGTTACCAGACGACTCCATCTCTTTCTGAGAGTAACCGCCACCCTTCACTTTTTGAAGTGCCTGCCTGATCTTACCAGGAGTCATGGCACTGCTTTGATTAGGATACTTAAATCTACCGTAGGCATCAGGCAACGAAGCGAACTCATATGCGAGTCCATCCATAAATGCTTCGTCAGAAATCTCACCACGAAGCCATTTATCACCTCTACGGTTCTGTCCGATATTGACCTTAGTTACGATAAGATCCTGATTCTTTGGACTGTACAGATCTTTATCAGGATTGAGACCTGCTGCCTTGGCTCTAGCAACCAAGAACCTGGGGAGTTGTTGATACTTACCAACCGCACCAGTAGCAACTCTCGCTACCTCAGCGATAGTCATTTTTGTAGCGCCAGGCAGTGTGGTTGAGGGATACATCGCCTCATAGTTACCACCCGACTCCTTGCCAGCAATCAGGTCCAGCAGAGGACCCCACTTTCCAGGGGTGAGACCACCAACAGGAATGGGAGCACTGCTAGCAGTGGGGTATCCCTGTGGGCTTATACCCATGCCGCCAGCATAGGCAGGTCCACCAAGAACAGTGTTGATTGCTCCACCGACAAGACCCTTAATTTTGTTCCCGATGTCAACCATCAGGTTAGGAACTGTACCACCAGTGAACATCTTGATGACTGGGAATCCACCAAGACCACCAAACTTATTTCCAATCTTAGCAAGACTAGATTTAACTCCACTCAGAGCACTGTCTGGTGTGGGCAGACTCATTACAAATCCACGGGTGACACCACCCAACATCCCACCAACTTGTTTGATGAGATTCTGGAACATTTCGCCCAGTTTAGACTGGGGAACGACTATCTCAGGCTCACCACCTTCACCGACCAGGGCACGAGTGGGAGAACTAACAACCCCACCCGCAGAAAGTCCTAGTGGATTATTAAACTGATCACCCAGACCATTGAGAGAACCAGAACCACCAGCATCTCGAATACGAGCACCCTGAACTAAAGCTTCACGTTCACCAGCAGACAATCCTGCTGTACTAGGTGCTTCAGAAATTGCTTGGCGTTTTGTATTATCAGTAGCAATTACATTGTCCATCTTGGCTTTGCCAATCTTGGACAACACTGGACCGATCATCTCGGCACCCAAGAACGCCCAGCCGAGTGGACCAGGGATCATGCTACCAGCAGCCAGTAAAGCGCCGCCGTAATCGCCCGATGCTAGTCTAGATGCTGTGAGAGCACCACCAATCGCAATGTTTGCTCCAGGTAGAAATCTACCAACAGTTTTTCCTAAGGGAGATTTGGCTACAGCGCCAAACATTCCCCTACCCTTACTTAAAAGATTTACCCCTTTACCTGCTTGTGTAGGCAGTTTAGTCGTTGATGGTGGTTTTATACCACCCCTAGGAAGCATCCCCCCTGCTTTTCGGGCACTTTTTAGACCAAATGCTTTCGCATTACGACCAATCTGGGTTCCCTTTCCCTTAAGGAAGTTAACACCTCTACCGAGTGGTCCTCTTTTAAGTCCTCTACCTATACGAAGTCCTTTGGCTCGGACATTACGCATGAAGCGTCCGACTCGGGTATTCTTACCCCTACTTCCCCATCTACCTTTCTTACCTCTAGGTCTCCTTACACGGGGTAGGCGTGGTAATCCTAAACCGCGCCCTCTGGGGGCATCGCCCTGTTTATATTTGCCCTTCTTCGCAACCTGAACACGAGTTTGCTGAATCTGAGTCATGAAGAAGAACTTCTTCCTATTCCTCAGGAATGTCAGATACTCATGCTCAGTCTGAAGCATCTTATCGGCAGCCTTCAGTGTCCCGACCGACGGCTTCGTCAGTTTGGCACCAAAGAATCTAGATAAGCGTGCTTTGTTCATTTACGTTTACGTCTTTGTTCTTCTATGCGTTCTCTTTCTTCCTTGAGCCACTTAGCAAGCATGTTAACGTAAACATCCCGTTCCCACGGGATCATACCTTCAATATCAGCTAATGTATATTTATGGTGTTGTAGTAGAGCAAAGTTGGTACTGTAAAACCTCTCAATGCCCTCATGAAAGAGGGCTATCCGAAAAAATTAACCAGACCTTCCAGAACAGAAGTAGTCTTAACTCCTGTGTTTGGATTGGTTACAGTGATCTCATGCTTAAGAACAGGCATAGTATTAAAGAAGTCCTGTACCTTTTCAAACTGATCGTTCGTAAGGCTCTCCAACCACTCCTTCACCTCATCAACAGTGAACGAACCACAATCCTCACCATCATTATATACCTTGTCAACACACTCAGCGACAAGATCATAGGGATCTGGTTCTTCATCACCAAAGTTGACCTTAGCGAAGTATTCCAGGTTGGGATACTTCATCTCAACAATAATACTATCAGTCAACTTGAGAATTCTTTCATGACCTTCAGGGAAGTGAACCTTGACAGCATCCACTGGAATAGTGACAGGAACCTTAGTATTCTCGTCATCATCACATGGAATCTCCAGTTCGATGATTTCCATCACAGAGCGCCCGCGAAGTTGGAGGAAAATATACTCCACATCAAAGATAGCCAAGTCCTCCATCCTGAATCGCGTCTGGATACAGTTCTTGAAGATGGTCTTGATTGCTTCTACGATCTGCTTCTCATCGCCAGATTCCATGGCAATGATGAGAACCTTTTGCTCCTTCACTAGGAAGGGACGATACTTAAATTTCTTTTTTGACGAAGGCACCTCCAGTTCATAGACTGGAGTAGTAATTTTAGGTAAAGGCATTAGATAAACTGTCTTACATCAATGAATTGAGCGTACTCGTAGTAAACGCCAACACTAAGTTTTACGGCTTGAGAAGCGGCTGAACTATATGGAATAGATGATAGCATATATGGATATGCGTTGACAAGTTTGATTCGGAATGGTTCATAGATTCTGTTAGCGTCTGGAACTAACAGTCCTCTATTTCCTTGTTTACCTAACGCACCAATTTCTTTCTCATACTTGTGAACGTAAATGTCACAAGTGTAGTCATCATACCATTGAGTAGCGAAAGCCTTTCTCACGGTATTTGTATTGGAGTTGTCAAAGGCATCACTGCCACCATATGCTTTGAAATCATATCCTCCAAGGATATAATCCTGCCACCCTCTCCAGAATCTATATGGCATGGAGTCAACGTCAAGGATGAATGACATATCCATCTCATTATATACTTTCGCCATCGCTGGCTTCATGTTAATACCCTTATTGACGCTCCTAACGTCTTGACTTGTCATAGAGACGCCAGGAATCTGGACCTCATTGGCAAGCATCGTCACTTTGTCAAGACTGTTGGGACCAGTTCCCTGAGCAGAATCTATCTGACAGTGCTTTCTCAGATACTGAGAAAGTTGTAAATTTAACCCAAAGTAAATGTCATAATGAGTGGACGATGAAGGACCGCCATCACCAATAATTGTTGAGATAAATTGGGATACGGTCTTAAGGGGAGCCATAAATACCCTATGGGGTGAACCATATTTATTTATGCCGTCATATAAGGGAAAATACCGTCCTTCAAATTACAGGAAGTACAAAGGCGATCCCACTAATATCATATACCGTTCCCTCTGGGAGCGCAAGTTTATGTACTACTGTGATAATAATGCTAATGTGATCGAGTGGTCATCTGAAGAGATTACTATACCATACAAATGCCCCACTGATGGTAAGTATCATCTCTATTTTCCCGACTTTTACATGAAAGTAAAGAACACGAATGGAAGTACACAGTCCTATCTTGTTGAGGTAAAGCCTAAGGCACAAGTCGAGGGTCCCAAACCTCAGCAACGCAAGACCAAGCGTTACATAACGGAGGTTGCGACTTATGCCAAAAATCAAGCGAAATGGGAAGCAGCGAGAGAATACTGCAGGGACAGGCTTTGGGAATTCAAAATCATCACCGAAGCAGATCTCAAAATTTGAAGACTTGCTGAAAGATTTAAGAGGAAAGGGCATCAGTAACTCTGATTTGAGATCCAGAGTTATGGATGTTCTTTTTGATAGTGTAACAGATAATCCAGAAGAAGGCAAGTTCTACTTCTTCGAGTATGACCCAAAATTCAGAGATATACTGTCTCGATGGGACCAATACCCTCTGATTCAGTTACTAGAAAAGAAGGGTGGTCAGTATTTAGGGGCTAATTTACATTATATTAGTCCCAAGGAGAGATTATCTGCTCTAAATAATAATAGGATGCCTACACCTACTTTACATTATTACATCCCCAAAAGAGCTGACAATCTTTTCTTTGAGGTCACCGAATCCGACGCACAACTTCTAAGTCAACTACCCTTAGAAAAGTTCCACAACAGAAACCGAGTAACAAATGGCTCCAGGTAATCTAGCGGGAAACACCCTGATTTATCCAAAGGGAATCAATACGGTTCCCTTTGCTTCGTGTATGGAGATCACGAAGTACAGTTATAAAGCAGGTCTAGAACGCGCTAAGAATGACAGCGATAGAAATGATGTGTTTTCTGCTCTTACCAGATCTGGTATTGGAGAAGCAGCAGTAAATACTATTCGTGGCGCTGGATTGTTTCTGTTCAATGACTCATATGATGAAAGTAAATTGAATGAAGCCGTTGCTAAGGCAACCAAAAGAACTAGAATCCAAACAACTAGAAAACAAAACGGCACTCCAAATAATGATTACAGTAATGTAAACTTCCCAATCACTCTTCAGAATGGTCAAGTAATTGAAAATGCCGATCAATTAAAAGCAATCAAGGCTGCTGGAAGTAAATATGGTGGTAGTCAGAGAAACTCTGTAATCTTACCAATGCCAAATGAGTTTCAATACTCATATGGCGCAGCATGGTCCAATGAGTTCAAATTGGGTACGATGGCTCGTATCCTAGAGAACCCTTTTTCCTTTGGTGGTCAAGCATTGGCAACTGGTACATTAAGTCTTGCTGGTAACGTTGCTGGTCAACTCTTAAGTGGGTTGGAAGGTACATTCTCCGAAGCATTGAGTCAAGGTGCTGGTATTCCTTTGAGTGTTGGAAGTGCGGCAGGTGCTGCTGGTAAAGGAGCATTTAATCCACTGGGAGTCAATAGCGAACTGACACCAACAAACCTCTTGGGTCTAGGTGGTCTGGCTCCTAACGAAAACGCAATCATGTTCTTCTCCAAGATGGAGATGAGAACCTTTGATCTTTCGTTTGAACTGTTTGCTAGAAATGCTGACGAAGCAAGAGATATTGACGCTATCGTTCAGTTCCTAAAAGTCGGAATGCATCCTTATAGTTCACCTCAAGGAGTTGGTGGTGTACTAGGATTCCCCGATGTCTTTGAGTTAAAACCAAAATTTGTCAATGTAACAGATAGAGTCGGTTCACAGGTAACGGCTAACATTGAAGATCACCCACAAATGCCAAGATCCAAGACTTGTGCTTTGACTAGAGTTACAGTAAATACATCACCTTCCAACTCGTTCCAAACCACTTACACTGGTGCTCTTCCACTTCAAACAATTACCTTGTCATTCAATGAAATCACTGCTCTGACTCAGAGCGACATGAAGTCAGGAGTCTTCTAATGTTATTCAAAAACGCACCGACAGTAGTATACAACTACACAGACTCTCTGGCAGATCCAGAGTTTGTTGTGATGAAAAACATCTGGAGAAGAAATGAGGTTCTTGAAAAGTACCTCACTTCAGTCACTCTCTTTGACGAGTATATCATCAAAGAAGGAGAAACGCCAGAAACGATCTCATTCAACCAATATGAAGATCCATTCTTTGGCTGGACTATCCTTGTAGTGAACGACATTACCAACTTCCACGCTGATTGGCCAAAGAGTTCAGCGTCATTGGTAGATTATGTCAATGGTAAGTATGAAAACCCCGATGACACCAAGCATTACGAAACCTACGAAGTCAAAGATGCTCTGGGTAGAGTAATTGTAAACTCTGGGACAGTTGTTCCCTCAAACTTCCAGATCACCTATTATGACGGTACGGCATCTGCTGGTGTCACCGTCAATCCCGTAAATTCGATATCTTACCGTGATTACGAGTATAGGCTAAATGAAGCAAAAGAGAAAATCAAACTAATTCGTCCAAGTTACGTTAGAGAGTTTGCTGAAGAATATGTTCGCACTCTCAAAAACGCTGGTGAGTACGCTGTTGGATATGAACCCCAAAGCGTCAAAATGGAGTAAACCCTACAGACAAAAAAATACCCCGAAAAATTTTTCGGGGTATTTGGTAACTAAAAAGTCGTTTTTGCTGGTGGAGATGGATACGGTTCAGGTTCCATATCATTCCAGTGCCTTACTGCGTTAGCAACAATGGCCACATTAGTGACAAGATAAGTGAGAAGTATAATAGTCCGTATACCAGCAATACAATCTGCCTCTCGGTCATTATTCCCCTCCTTTGCCCCTAGGGCTTTTGCCCAGATTCTCCACATACGTCTGCCCAATCCTTTTCAAAGATAGCGAGTCCCTCTCGGGTAAGAACGTGACCGTACATCTTGTCAAAGACAGCGGGTGGCATGGTCACAATGTCAGCACCGTTATAGAAAGCACGGGTGACTTTGTACACGTCTCGGATTGAAGCAGCAAGAACTTGTGTCTTTGCTCCGTGTACACGGTAGACCTCAGCAATAGAGCGTACTACCTCAACACCTGCGACAGAGTTATCGTCACAGCGACCCACGAAAGGAGAAACGTAGGTAGCACCTGCCTTAGCGGCGAGAATGGCTTGTGCTGCGTTGAAAATCAGCGTGATGTTGGTGCGGATTCTCTGCTTACTCAACTCGGAGCAGGCAAGCAATCCTTGGTAACCCATAGGCAACTTGATGGTTGCTCGGTTACCAAACTCAGTATGGAGTTTGAGAGCCTCAATGATCATGTCCTTGTGGTCCTCAACTCCAGCGATCTCCATACTGATGTCTTTGACACCGAGATCTTGGATCTCACGATAAACATCAAGAGGATCTTTACCGCTTTTCTTAATCAAGGTGGGGTTAGTAGTAACCCCGTCAATGAGACCAGTGAAGGTCCGACGGCGGATGTCGGTAACGTCCGCCGTATCAAGGAAAATCTTGAACATCAGTCTTCAGCAGCAAGCTTTGCGAAATAAGAGAGAGCATCGTTGTCTTCCTCGGCGGCAGGAGCAGGAGCACTGCGGAAGGAAGGAGCGAAAGAAGGCTCGGGAGCAGCAGGTGCTGCTTCATATTCTGCCTCTTCGGTCTCGGCGTCACGCTTCTGGTAAGAAGAGTTCAGCACGGTGTCGAGACGCTCTTTGAGCTGCTCATAGGTCTTGAACTGATCATCAGAGGTGAAAGCAGTCAAACTATACTGCTTCTTCCAGATGGCTTCAAGATCACTATCATCAAAGGAACCGAGAGTGCTGGGGGCATCGAACTCCGACTTGTCGTAGTTCCAGTAACCTTCAACCTTACGGATCTTCACTTTGAAGTCAGCACCCTTCCAGAAATCGAAGGGGTTGATGGGAGTCTCATCAGCAAAGGCGGGCTGCATTGCTTCGGTAATCTTATCAAAGATCTTCTTACCGAACTTGTACAGGAAGACTTTACCTTCGTTCTGAGGATTAGCAGGATCCTTGACAACGTAGATGTTGCTGTAGTAAGAGAGCTTACGCTTCTGCTTACGGGCAATCTCTTTGTCGCTGTCAGCACCGCTGTTCCAAAGCTGCCTGTTCAGGTCAGAGACAGGATCTTTCTTGCCCAAAGTGGTCAAGGAGTTTTCGATATACCATCCACCAGGACCTTGGAAGGCATGACTCCAAACTTGTGCCCAGGGCAGGTCTTCGCCCTCGGGAGCAGGGAGGAAGCGGATGACCGCGTAACCGTTGCCTGCTTTATCTACTTCTGGCTTCCAGAGGCGCTCATCAGCACCACCTTTGGTTTCAGTCTTGTTCAGATTCTCTGCCTTAGCAAGCAGGTCAGTGAAGTTGGACTTTTTGAGGGAAGCAAAGGACATTCGTATTCTCCGTGTGTTTTGTATTTGGCTTGAGTGCTATGTGGAATCATAGCATACTTATTTAGATCGTTCAAGCTCGTCGATCATTTTATGAACATCCGACTTCAGTGCCTCATAAAACTGAGGGTTCACGTCCTCGGCTTTCATACCAATCATTGTAGCAGCTTCCCTGACCTGTGACAAGAGCTGCTGAGCATCCTCTTGGTCGGACAGGGTGACTCGCATGAACATGGTCTGCTGGATCTCGATGAGTCGCAGCAGTTTAGTGAGTTGTTCGATCTTGGCTTCAACTGAGAGGACAAGACCCATTCGGTTGATATCGATGTACAACTCTTGCATTTCACGCAGTTCGTTTTGTACTACGTCCGACTCGAAAAATTTGGTCATAGGAATAGTTCCCGTAAGATGTTCTTCTGTTTCGTGGTGTCCACTGACAACAATGGCTCGTACTTGAGGATTTTTTTCTTCACTGTCTCCCATACGGGATCGGAAGATGAGACATTGTTCACAAAACCGAACAACTTCTCCATAATAACAACGCTCTCCAAAGAAATCTTATTACCCAACCAAAGTTTAATCAGGGTAGGGTGAGGAGATCCTCTGAAGAGGCAATCGAAGTCATCGCAGACCTCTCTCATTATAGAAGCATCCTCCCTGAAGGTGTATGACAGGGACTGAATCTTCTTCTGGTATGAGATGTAATTCTTTTCTCCATGAGCAGACATCGCGCCTATCCACTCACAGTTATCGGCAACAAAATTAGCCAGGTAGAACTGTGCTAGTTGCTGCTCATCATACTTACGAGAAAGTTTAACAAAGAAATACTTATCCTTCCTCTTATCATATGTCTCTGGTTTAGCTTTGCTGTAAGGACTTTTCAGAAAATTGTATGATTTAGAATTAAAATGATTCCTCATTGCGAGGTACATTCTAAAAGCGTCAATGCCTGTCACAGTGATAAGAAACCTCTCGATCCTCTCTTGATAAAGTTTAACCGTTGTGCTTCGTACTTGATCTTTTCCTTGAGTGGCTTGTTGATAAGTTTACCAACCGTTTCGATCTCAATGTTCTTGTCTTCACAGAACATCACAACTGCTTCGATATAGTTTAGTTCAGATTCTTTCACAATCTTCTCTATCTCTAGAGAAAATTTAGCAGCGGTCATAAAGTTTTCCTCAAGTACATCATTTATTTTACCAGTCCCCATGAACACTCCTGTAATAATCGATGAACTCTTTCAACTTGTGAACATACTTTTTAATATCAGTGATCACAAAGACTTGAGGTTCACTCTTTTCAACAGCAATGATGGTGACAAGTTTCTTGACCTGTAAACCAGTCAATTCTTGAAACATTATAGCATAAGCAGTTTCCTGTGAGAAGTAGTCTTGAATCCACTCCTCTCTTTTGGGCTTGCTGCTGGTCTTGAAATCAATGATGGATAACTCTCCATTGTACTCGGCAATACAGTCAACTCGTCCAGCGAGTTTGAGCAAGTGCGAATACAACGGCGCTTCAAGCGCATGTATATTATTTATCCTGTCAAGATAAGGCTTGACAGTATGGAAGAGTCCAAGGGAAAGAGGATCATCCCTGTACTTAGACAAGTCTAAGTTGTTGAGATAATCCTCAGCAAGTTTGTGTACTTTGTTACCACGAGTTGTTGCCCGCTTACTGACACGGTTGGCTTCTTCAGGACCAACTCTCTGTCGCCACTCCATGATGGACTTCTTTTTCATCTCACCAATCACAGTGGTGACAGAGGGGTAGGACTTGTCCCCAACGGAATAGGTCCTACCCTTCTCAGTCGTTTCTGCTACCAGATCAACGAAATTGTGTATGTCAACGTGATTAAATGCCAAGATTGATTTTACTAATAAGATAGGACTTCACTAGACCAGAACGAACAATGTCCTGTACGCCAAACTCAATGCTGGCAAACTCTTCCATGTTATCAATGATCTTCTGGAAGTCAAGGATACCATTCTTTTCATAGGTCTTGATCAGATCAGTCTGAGCAATATCACCTGCGAAAATAATCTTAGAGTTGACACCAAGACGGGTGATGATGGAGTCAAGCTCGTGGAAGTTGAGGTTCTGACACTCATCAACAATAACGATAGCATTGTCAATAGTAGTGCCACGAATGAATGATGTAGACCAGAAGGAGATAGTATCTTGACCCTTCAGGTTCTGATACAGCATGTCAAAGGAGCTGTCATCAGGCATCTCGAACATGTATTTGACCATGTTCTTGTATGGGATCTGATACAAGTTGGACTTGTCCTCATGATCACCAGGGAGGAAGCCGATCTCACGAGTGGGAACCAGAGAGCGAACGATGTATAGTTTCTCGTACTGACTGTTCTCCTGAAGGATCTCCTTCAGTGCGAGATACATTGCCACGAATGATTTACCAGTACCAGCAGCCCCGTAGAGGAACAGATTCTTTTGCTGAGCATAAGCCTCAAACACCTTCTCCTGAGCAGGAGTCATAGGTTTAATGTCTATGAGGTGTTGTGTTCCGATTGGTTTCCGTTTCATCTGTCTTTTGGTGAGTCCGACCATTGAGGGTTGCTTTTTGGTTGCGGGCATAGGCTTAGATTCTATCGAATTTAGCGTAAGGGTGGTGTTTTTTGACGTTGTTCAGACGGTCTTTGAAACCTTGTGGGAGTTTGTCTTGGTAATCCCCCACACCAGAGACAGCACCAGCTGTCCCTGCTTCCCAGTCCTTATCCCAGTCGGGATTGTCTTTTCTCCATTGTTCATACTCAGCGAGAGGCATGAAGAGTTCCATGGTCTCTCCCGTTTTCAAGTTTTTTACAGGATAACAAGCCATCAGTCAATCCTTAGTGCGGGTTGGATATCATCACATTCACAGTCATTATTAGGACAAGACCATCCGAGTGCTTCTGCGACGGTGGGAAACTTACAAATGAAGATACGTCGGCAAGCCTCAGCAATCTCCATGTGTTCCTTCTGAGTTCCATGGGCGGAACGTAAATCTATATAGTGGATCCATGAGCGACATGAGCCACTCATATAGATGCGAGTAGGAGTAGCGAGAGGTAAAACAAAACGGGCACACTCCTTAGCAATGCCAGCATCCAACATCTCTTTGTACAAATCCATGGATTGAGTGAAGAGTCTAGTCATCTTCATGTTGAACCTCGTCTGAGTCCAATCATCAATATCGTCAATGGAATTCTGACGATTCTTGGTGTCCTGACGACGGAGTTCTGGAAGAGGAATGTTCTCCGAGAGTAAGGAAGAATCAGCATACCGTTGAGAGAACTCTTGATATGTGAACGAACGGTGGCGCAGTATTTGAGCTGCGATACCACGATTCGTCTCAATCTCCAACGTCATGAAGGATTGCTCGAACACAGACCAGTGGTTGTGCTTGATACAATACTTCAGCAGACCAGCGACGTTCGGATTCTCTTGGTTAGCAGGGTTACTCACACGAGCAACATACCCCATCGTTTTCTCAGCGTCAGGGGTTACAGAGATAAGGCGTACGTTCATTCAGGGCACTCATAATTACTAAATCCTTGACCACAGCGGCGTGCCCAGAGTTCCTTCTTCCTCTTAAGGGTACGCTCTTTAAGCTTAGCCTTCATGTATTCTAACTCATTGTCATCATAAAGCCAAGGCTGTTCAAGTGCTTTGCGAATCGCTTGACGTGTCTTCATTTTGTTTCAGGGTGTGGTAATAAAGTGCGTCGAAGATCTCGTCGGCTAGTTCTTCGAGATCCTCAGTTTCAGATGAGAAATTAAACGTATCGTCTTTACGTTTTAGTAGTTCCTCTATGTTCTTTGAGATATTCTTTTTTGTTAAAGAGCTTAGCGACAACTTTTCCATCGGTCCAGACGATCCCCCGAATAGCTCCTCTTCCGAGTTTGTCATAGTAGCAGTCAAATATATTAGACCTTAGACCTACAGCGATGTCGTAATGAACGACACCGTTGATCATGTAGGTTACTAAGTATGAATTTCTAGGGAGTTTAGGATTTTTAGCAGCGTCGGGTTGGCAGTCGAGTTCTAGCAAAGCAATGGAGTATTTGTCCTCCCTCTCTGCCACCTCATTGTTGCTGTCCCACATCATCCACGATTCCCCCACTCAATAGCAGGGAATGCTTCAGAAACTACCTGCTTGGTAATACGATACTTCGATTGAAGATCTTTATTACAAGCCATAATAAGCACTTCTGCTTCGTCTTGGTGTAGTCCTTCAAGCAACTGAATGAACAGTTGCTCACGTCGCATACTGGTCAAAGAACCATCACCACCCTTGAAGAAGCGATAGAACTTACGATACTCATGATCGATACGTGTATGCTCTGTTCCAGCAGGTGCTTCGTTCTTAGTGTAAGGTACCTCACCAGGAGGGAGAAGGAACTTTAGGGACTCATCAAAGTTGATGATAAGAACGGAGCGAAGTCCGTTCGTATTGTACTCCCGTAGAAGTTTGACCTTCTCTGCCTTTGTTTTAGCAGAAGACACCTGCTGAAAAATCTCAGAGAGCAGGGCGTTGTCGGGCAGTTTCTTAGCCATGATAAAAGTATCGTTAGTAATAATTATACAGGTTACTCGTCATCTTCGTCAACCTCATAGTAAGAGTCGTCCAGTTCAATGAAACGAACTGCTACCAACTCCTCGTTGATGTATTGACCTTCATCATCAAACATTTCTGGATGATTGACTACGAGCTTGGGCTTGGACACTTCTTGTCTGTATGTCCAACCAATGATTCCTCCGATCATAAACGTGGCAATCATAGCCACTGCGGAGAAGAAAAGGATTACGTTGGTTTCCATGTTACTCCTGGCGTACTACATCTAACGAGAACTTGAAACGTACTCGCCACTTAAAGAAGGGGAGAGTGACATCCAAGTCTATTGGACTCTTTTTTTCCCTCCTTGCCGCCCTTGGCAACATTAACTCTATTCCTTTATTTATTGAGAATCTTGGTAGATTTCTTCCTTCTGCCTGGTCTTCGATCGTACTCATAACGTTCAGCGTCTTCAATAATCTTGATCAAATAAGTTCTAATCTTCCGAGCTTCAGGCTTAGACAGAAAACAGTACCCCTCCTTAATGGTCTTGTCCCCACCTTTAATGTAGGTATCAAGATCAGCAATAGTTTGCTGGAGGTTGACTCTAGTGGGACTATCCAAGAACTCTGTCGCTACTTTCCGTTTAGCACCCTGACCTTTGAGGTAACCGTACATATTAAAGATAAACTTCTTCTGAAATACCGCTACGTCTATCGATGCTTCAACTAGCGAATAGAGTTCTTCCATTAAATCATTCCGTTCTCTTTCAAATATGCCACGGTGTCTGTACAACCACCGAGTTTTTCTTCACCCAGGATAACTTGAGGGAAGGTAGAACCAAAGCCAAACTCATTATAGAATTCTTCTTTAGTGAAGTCTCTGTCTAGCATGTAGATTACATGCTTCTGTTCCGACAACTTCATGACCTTTTCGATCTTCGTACAAAAAGGACATCCTTGTTTACTGTAAATCACGAACGTCTTGTTCATAGTTGGGGATGTCATAATTAAACCAACCTGTTGCGATGTATTTAGTGTGCTGTTCTGAAACCTGACCTTTATGTACATGTGTCCATGCTGCTGGCCAGATGCTCACTCTACCAGTCTTTGCTTCCATTGTAAAGTCTTGCTCCAAGAACATCGTACCTCCGTCGGGCACATCGTTCAAGTTGACCATCCATGCCAGTGCTCTCGTGGTCTGGGGGTTTGGATAGTTTACAAAGTTGGTAGTCTCATGATGCCATAATTTGAATCCCTGCCCTGGCTCATACTTTTGGATGTTGAACCCGTCACACAGGTGAAAACGATCTGTGTACTGGAAGGCGGGGTGTTCCTCCTCATACTTCTTAAAGGCAGTTTCAATGCCCTTGTAGAGGATCTGGTGGGTGAATAGAGAGTCAGTAAAGAAGCAATAGAGATCTGTTGAATCTTTTAGATCTTTATCCACAAACCCGTAGCCAATCTGACCCTCCTCTTGTCTCTCTTTATTCTTATGAAAATAGGAGATAACAATCTCACATTCCTCTTTGGTAAGGAAATCATCGTAAATGCCAATAAAGTTCATCAGTCTTCGTATACTCTACACTCCAGATCTCCAGGGTGCGTGTCACAATACAACTCCAATGGAGTGGGATCATGATGATCGTCTGGATGACGCTTTGCGTATTCTTCAAGCTCTTTCAACTCTTCAGCAGTATGTCGGCGCATCTGTGGAGAGAGGGTGGGATCTTGAAGAATCGCTTTGTCCTTCTCAATGTGTTGTTCGATGTTTTCCATGACTGGAGTTCACACGTTAGATATATTTAGAAAAACCCTGGGGGCAAAAAAATTGCCAGAATTTTTTTTTCGACTTTTTTGTAACTAAAAAGTCATTTTCCCTACAGCTTACCACCAACTTTACCATCGTTGACAACCTTAGTGTGCTGATCAAGTGTACCATCCTGTAGGCACTTCAGATGCCATCGGCTAATCGATACTACCGAGTCATGCTCAAGTCCAAAGATGAAATCTTTTTCTCCCTCCTTGAGTACGCTTTTCCAGAGACCCATGCGTGTCTTCTCCATTCGGAAGGCATCATCGATCCACTTAACTTCTTCTTCCATTAAAAAGAGGGTCGTTTGACCCTCGTAGTATATCACAGAGCGTTGCCCCTTGGCAACACTTCTTCTGGGAAGACGAAGTTCTCATGTGGCTGATCGACTGGTGCCATCCAAGCACGTAGACCTTCATTCAATAGAATGTTCTTGGTGTAGAACGTCTCAAACTCAGGATCCTCTGCCGCTCTAATCTCCTGACTTACAAAATCGTATGCACGAAGGTTGAGTGCAAGACCGATGATCCCGATTGAAGATGTCCAGAGACCCATAACAGGAACAAACAACATGAAAAAATGCAACCAACGCTTATTGCTAAACGCAATACCGAAAATCTGCGACCAAAAACGATTAGCCGTAACCATTGAATAAGTTTCTTCTTCTTGAGTTGTGTCGAATGCTTTGAACGTGTTTGCTTGCTCACCGTCTTCATACAAAGTATTCTCTACTGTAACACCATGGATCGCAGAAAGCAAGGCTCCTCCAAGGATACCTGCTACACCCATCATATGAAACGGGTTGAGCGTCCAGTTGTGGAAGCCCTGTAGGAATAGGAGGAACCTAAATATCGCTGCAACACCAAACGACGGCGCAAAGAACCAACTGGATTGTCCGAGAGGGTAAATTAGAAAAACAGAAGTAAAGACAGCAATCGGACCTGAAAAAGCGATAGCATTGTACGGACGAATACCTACTAAACGACTAATCTCAAACTGCCGAAGCATAAATCCTATGAGAGCAAAGGCTCCGTGGAGCGCCACAAAATTCCAGAGTCCTCCCAGTTGGAACCACCTGATAATGTCTCCCTGAGACTCAGGACCCCAAAGTAGAAGAAGAGAATGACCCATAGCGTCAGCAGGAGTTGACACTGCTGCCGTGAGAAAATTAGCGCCCTCAAGGTAAGAAGACGCAAGCCCGTGGGTGTACCAGCTTGTAACAAACGTCGTGCCAGTAAGCCAGCCACCAATTGCCAGATAAGCAGTGGGAAAAAGTAATAGTCCAGACCAGCCCACAAATACAAAGCGGTCTCGTTTAAGCCAGTCATCCAGGACATCGAACCAACCTCGCTGTGAAATGGGCGGCGAAAGAGTTGAAGAAGCCATAACCTCCAATCGTATTTATTATGATATTTAGTTTACACTTCTTCATACTCTTTGTCAAGAAGGGTAATCCCATTTCGTGATGCGTTCGGTCTTGTACGTCGGACCCCACCCACCAGTGTAGATGTAAGGGACAGTGCGAATTGGACAACTATCACCAGTACAAAGAAGGTCATCTACAATCCTCCAAGACTCCATGACTTCATCAACATGGACGAAGTGTGATTGATCACCATTGATAGCATCATATAAAAGTTTTTCGTAGCCATCAACCGCTCTGTCCTGAGGATAGGCATGAGTAAGTGTAGCAAGTTCTAGACTATCGTTCAGTCCAGGTGCTTTGATATCCATACGGATATCCAGATGAGGATTAGGCTGTAAACGCATAACGATACGATCATTTACTTCGCCCTCGTATAGTTTGAGTGGTGGTACCTTGAGTTTAATAACTACCTCTACACATTGGTAGGGAAGTTTCTTACCAGTCATGAAGCGAAAAGGAACTCCCTCCCAACGCCAGTTATCACAGTATAAAGTACCAGCAACGAAGGTAGGAGTGCCACTGTTAGGATCAACGCCCTCTTCAGATTTGTAGCCAGCATATTGTCCAAAGGTTGTATCCTCCCCTAAGCGAGTAGCAGCAAGAACTTTTGTCTTCTCACGTCTGACTTCCCTAGCGTCCATACGACAGGGAGGTTCCATAGCAACCAGTGAAAACACCTGTAGAATATGGTTCTGTAGCATGTCACGCACAGCACCAGCAGTCTCATAGTATTGAGAACGACCTTCGCAACCGATAGTTTCAGAAGCAAAGATCTGTACCTCATCTATGTACTGCCTGTTCCAAAGTGGCTCCAGAAGTATATTACTAAAGCGAGTGGCAAGGATATTATTAACAGTATCTTTGCCGAGATAATGGTCAATGCGATATACTTGTTTCTCGCGTAGATGTCGAGCCACCACAGATGATAAATGATCAGCAGATTTATAATCGTGCCCAAAGGGTTTCTCGATAACCACCCTAGTTTTTTCTGGATCATCTAACCTACCTATAGATTTGAGTGATTCTATTGCTGAAGCATATCTTTCTGGTGGAACAGAAAGAAAGTAAGTCATATCATCTAGATAATGTGGAAGTGCCCTGAGAGAATTTGGATTATCTAAATCAGCAGAAACATAATCTAAATGGTAGAAGAACTCTTCTGGATAATTTCCCAGAGATTCTTTCCACTCTTTAGCAGATGGTGATCTTCTGGCACAACCAGTAATTAAAAAGTTGTCTGGTAGAAGATCTTTCTGCCATAGTTTGTAGAGTGCTGGAATTAGTTTCTTTTTACAAAGGTCTCCCGTTGCTCCAAAGATAACAATTCCCTTAGTGAGCGGTGCCGTTTCCATCATAGTCGTCCGAATCGTAGTATTGAGTTTCACCCTTATAGGCTCCAAAGAACAGGGTGGCACATAAAAAGGGTATTGCTCCCCAAAGTAAGACATCAGCGAACGTCATGACCACCAAACATAGCTCTCATTCCATTCAAAACCTTGGCTGTGAAAGCACCAAGACGGCGCGACTCAAAGCGTGCCCACAACGCACTGCTGATGACAGGAGCGGGTACGCCAAGATCCACAGCAGCGTGAACCGTCCAACGACCCTCACCACTGTCGCTAACTCCCCCATCGAATTTGCTAAGCTCTCTATCGTGCCGTAGAACATCAGCGGTAAGATCGAGTAACCAACTACCAACCACGCTACCACGACGCCATAACTCAGCCACCTCAGCAACGTTGATATCATACTGATAATCGGCAGGGTTGTCCATTGGGGCGACCTCTGCGTCTCCTGCTTTGACATACTTAGCACCTGCGTTTGCTTCATGGAGAATGTTGAAACCTTCGGCATAGGATTGCATTATACCATATTCAATCCCGTTGTGAACCATCTTCACAAAGTGACCTGCTCCAGGACCGCCACAACGTAACCAACCTGATTCAGCAGGTGTAACGTAGCTTCTGTCATCGGTTCTAGGGGCAGCATCGATGCCTGGGGCGAGTGCGTCAAAGATAGGACGGCAGACGGATACTGCAGTATCTGAACCACCAACCATAAGACAGTATCCACGCTCCAAACCGTAAACACCACCACTAGTACCACAGTCAAGATATTGGATGCCCAGTTTAGACAACCTTTCTGCCCTCCGTCTAGAGTCCTTAAAATTGGAATTGCCATGATCAATAATAATATCACCCTCCACACAAAATTGTAGTAACTCATTAAGTGTGTCCTCCACAGTTTCTGCTGGTACTACCATCATATAGACGCCAGGACCTTTGTCACCAACTACTTGAACAAGGCTTTGTATAGAAGTGGTATATCCACTGATATAACCCGCCTCATATTGTGCCTCAGCTTTTTGAACATTGTTTCTAAATCCGTGTACTTCGTGACCAGCAGCAATGAGACGACGGGACATGCCCTCGCCCATCCTACCTAGTCCAATTATTCCTACTTTCATTTTTTAAATAAATCCTCTACTTGTTTACGGGCATCAGACATCTTTTGCTTATCACGCTCATAATGTCTATATCCATATTTACCATGAAATATAGCATGACCTTGACAGAACATGGTCACACCAAATACCAGGGCAAAGATAATGCCTATCCATTCAATTATAAGTGTATGTTGAGCCATGGTAATACGGGATCGATTACTCCAATAAGTCGAAGCAGACCTTCAGCAAAAAGTGCAAGAACAACCCAACCAACACACATGCTGATAATTCCAGCATTACGATTATGTTTTCGTATGGCATCGTCGATCATCTCCTGCACTTCTGCTTTGGTTACGTGATCTGGTGGATCTATATCCTTACCCCATTTCCATTTCATTTGACATTCTCCATCGCTTTTTCTAATTCACGAGAGTGCTGTAGTTCATCATTTAAGATCTCAAGGATCTTTTCATCGTGACCATTGAGTGCCAAGTATTTGGCATATGTTGTAGCAGCATGAATCTCTACTTCATACGACAAATGGTATGCAGACTTAGGAGCCACCCAGTAATAAACCACATTGACCCAATAATAGATAAGGACGAGGTGTTTGGCAACAAAGCGATCAATCCAATAAGAATTACCGCCCCTGCTTTCCATGTATTCCAGATGTTCTGTTTCATTGATTGATTGCTCGAAGTGTTCTATCATTAGATCTATGTGCTCAGGACCACGAAGTCCCATGCTTTCTCTAAAATGTAAGACACTTAAGAACGCAAAATAGGGTGCCCGAGCAATTTCCTCAAGCACCCAAAAGCGGGGATAGTCTCTTCCTTGATAAAGGAAGTCTAGTATTGCAACAGTGATGTCTAAAACAACAGTGTTTAGTTTTTTCATCATTCAACATGTACTGTACCGATCATGCCAGCCCCCTTATGAGGACCACACCAGTAAGTATAGTCACCTGCTTCAGCAAATACAACATCGAACTCTTCGCCAGGCATCATAGCGAGACCTTCGTGTGAAATTTCTGGATGATCTTCCACCACTACATTATGAGGAGGAAGCATATTATTAACAAAATGAACTGACTCACCAGCGGAAATAGTGACTTCTGCTGGTTCGAAGACGAGGTTTCCGTCGTATCCCATTTGGACATCGACTGCCCATGCTGGGAATGCGAGAAACATTGTAGCTAGAAGTCCTAGAATAAACTTCATATAACTTTATAGCAGCTACTTTATCTAGGAGGATCCCGCCTTCTGCTACCTATCTGTAGCTTATTGTAGCGTGGTTTTGTCTTGACTTCCTGACTATTCCTCAGGGCAATTCTCTTCTTCGTAATACATCAGTTTCTTTTCGAGACGATCATACTCGTCCCACATGTATTCAGATCCTGTGTAGTCCTTGTACATTTCACAAGCACGAATCAAACGTGCAATGTCATCTGAGTTTAGTCTCATTTCCATATGCCATTCTAATAATGTAATTATATCTATTCAGGTCAACAATTCCAGGCTCGTAATGATTTGTTAATACGGGAGTCTGGATCACGTGCTGTTTTCTTGGAAGTTAGTTTTGCTTTCATTCCTTTCATTCGAGCACAGAATGATTTCCTACGGGGATTTCCAACTTTCTTGCTTGGTGCTTTAAGGTCAGATCCTGGATTTTCTCTTTCGTAAGACTTTCGTCCTTTCTCGTTAAGACCACCAGACTGTTTCTTACCTTCTTTTCTAGTCCAGGCTGCTTCTTGAATGTCATCCCTGAGGTCTTTAAACGACTTCATATTTATTACCCAACGATTGTTACAGGGGAAGCATAGACATAACCAGTGCCAGCAGTTTGGTTTGGTGCCAATCTTATCTGAATAGTTTCTCCACCAGATGCTGGTTGATCCTTGTAAGTTGGAATGTCAGGATCGTCGAAAGTAGTTTGAGTAGGTTCTTTTCTGATGTAGGCAGTCTCACCAGCAGCAATAATCATATCGTGATAGTTGAAAGTCTCAATATTATTTTGCTGGAAAATACTATATGGTTCTCCAGTCGTTGTATTGAGACCAGTAACTCTAACTACTCTGGCACAAACAGGTTTGTCTGAAGCATTGTTAATTTTAACAATGCTTGCTCGTAGAATTTCTTTTCCATTCAACACGCCACCTCCATTACCAGAAGGATACCCAGCGTCAATATCGGAAGCAGAATCCAATGATGTAATTTTACCAATTGGTGTGACTAACATTACTCTCCTTTCTCTTCATTCTTATTTATTTGTTTGAGCATTTTCTGGAGGTCTGCTGTGCTGCCAACAAATAGATTGTTTGTAGTGTTGTTGGTCTCCCTCTTGGTAGGTGCCTCAAGGTTTTTCATCTTCTGCTGAAGATCAATAAGTTTGTCAGTGGCGTCTGCTACCTGCTTCATGGCGTTCACAGCGACTTCGTATGCCCTAGGGTGCCCTGACTCCTGAGCAACCTCTAGAGCGCCGTCTAGCGCCTCTCTGCCCTTGTCTATGAGTGAGTACAAAGACCCACGGGTATACTCATAGTCTTTAGTTTGATCGTCTTTATCTGCCTTTGGTGGCGCTGGTTTGGACGGTTCAATATCTGTAGACTCAACTTCGATATCAAAGATATTTTCCATGTTCTCTTCAAATTTGCTCATAAGATTTCAATCCCTTCATTAAATCCAAAGTCGTCGGTAGAGATGATTAATTCATCATCAGCAGCATTGATAACACCATCATTGTTCTTATCTTCTAGTGCCTTAGGTGAGTAACTGTAGGCAGCAGTTCTTCTGCTTTGAGCAAGGTCACCAGCGGATTCGTAAATAGTTGCCTTACGAATGATACCTGTGTTGGTGTAAGGACCGTAGATGTAAGACTTAGCAGTAAAGTTTAGAGTCCAAACAATACTTCTACGATCAAGGAAATTATCATCCCAATCATCTTCATAATTGATGTTGTTTAGAACGATAGCAATGTCTCTCTTTTCCTCCATATCACTAATCATGTTGAGAGTGATGTTAAAGTTTGGTTGGAAGAAAGGTAGAATTTGTTCCAGAATCTGTAGACCATCATCTTGAGACTTGGCAATAATTCCTAGTTCAAATGACATATCGTATGGAACTGGAACATACTGTGTCTTAACTTCTGTGCCGTCATCAGCAATAGTAGTCCTGTATTTTTGTACAGGACTTGTCTTACGAGCAGCATCATACGTGATACCAGTCATCTCAAAATAAAGACGTGGTAGTGTAATAGCAACTTTGTTTGCTACATCTGGATTCTGCTCCAGACGTGCCAAGAACTTTTGCTTAGGTCCATAAGCAAGAGGAACCTTTTCAACCTCCAACACATCACCTGTGTTGGGATCTACTTTTTTAAGTTCAATGTTATTGAATAGCGTACCAAAACCGATAACGGTCTTACGGGTAGCTTCGTTATAAAAATGTGCCCCAAGCATTAGAATGAATCCATAAAGTTACCATACTCACCGAAGGGATTAATTTCTCCCCAATCGATTAATTCATCAGCCTCTTCTTCGATCTCATAATTTTGATCGTAGTTGCTGTTGGTATTATTTAGAGTGTTGAAAGACTCAGGACTCCACTTAGCACCAGAGGTTAGACCAGTAACTAGTTCCGCTGTAGTAAACGTTCCTGTTCTGTTGATGACTTCGAGTGCTCTGGTAGCACTATCCCAGGATTTGACTTCTGCTCTATTGTCTTTGGGTGAGTAGTCGATTGTGACAGTAGGTTCAGAAGTATAACCACTGCCGCCATCTGTGATAACGATACCAGTAATAAGACCAGTAGCAGAAACCGTAGCAGTACCCGTAGCATTTGTAGTTGCTCCTCCTCCAGTGAATGTGACTGTTGGTGGTAGTGCCTGATTGTAGTACAGACCAGTGTCTGTCATGATTACACTATCTACGGCACCACTATCAATGCTTGCTGTTGCCTTAGCAAGGAACTCATCTCCCACAATCTCTTCACCAACAATGAAGTCTCCTGTACCACCAGGGTCCATGAAGAGTTTGATAGAACTAGACTGAGTTGTTTCGATTACATCGATCTCAGCAACACCAGTTTCAATACTATCACTACCAACCTCGTAGATCTCGGCAGTCATTGTGTAGAACTGGAGTTTACCCATCTGGTAGAAAGGTTGCTCTCGCTCTACAAATTTGATTTCATATAAGTCTTTTGTAAGAGGGAAGTATAGAAGATCCCCTTCATTGGGTCTACCATCTACAGTCAGATCATATCCATTCGAAGCTTCGTCCCAGCGTCTTGTAGATACACGGAACTTTACTTCATCTGTAATACGTAGACCGAACTTACTGATGAACTCAGATGTCTCTCCGAATCCAGTAACATTCTCTAGTAGCATCTCAATTTGAAACTGAGACTCATACTTTGAATAGATGATATCATCCAAAGTATTATCCTTTAGGATTGTCCTTGGCATGTAGTAGATGTCTGATCCAAACAGTTTAATCTGTTCGTCAACGAGATCCTGTACGAGATTTTGCTCGCCAGAATAACCGCTATAGTAAGTAGGAAAATATGGTGATGTTGGCATCTTATCCGATCATATCCATAGGTGGAAGGGAATACTTGGTCAGCATTTCTGACTCAAGTTGCTGAACTTCTCTGTTTCCATCCTCCCAGATCTGACGACCATTGAGAGTGATGCCACCAGGAAGTTGTACATTATTAAATTTGATGAGGTTTGCTCCCCACTGCCTCTTCATTAGAGCAGTAGCATACCTCTTTACAAATGAATCATTATATACTTGGGTGTATGTTTCTGGATCTACAGCACCCCAGCAATCGATTAGAATCCAGTTACCTTCTACTAGTCTGCTGGTATCAATGTCAATGTACAGTCTGTCCTGCCTTTTGGTGAATCTATACTGTACAAAAGAACCAGTATTGATAACTTGATCCAGAGTTTCAAAATACTGCTTGACCATATAGAAGTTGGTCAAGTCAAAGTTCCCCATCTTGAATCCATTCGAGAAGGAGAACATGTCCATCAGGAAGAACTGGTTTGTCATACCAAACAGTTCATTACGAACGAAATTGGATGATACACCAAATACTTTACTGATGCCCATCACATGCTCTGGGATCTCTAGGAAGTTCTTTCTGTGCTCCCAACCAGTAGCATCTGGGTCTACAGTCTGAGTGACCTCATTTTGTGTGGTAAATCTAGTGATGTCTAGATCAGTGATATTGTGCTTGAGATACATTTTCTCAAGTCCATCAAAATGATGTTCGTGATAGAACTGAATGGCATCATCGATGATGTCACTAGTTTGCTCATCAGCAATGTTAATTTGTAATACAGGAGCACCCAACTGACGTTTACAGTAATCAATTAGTTCCTGCCTAGTGCTTGGCGATGCCATGTATCTTACACAAAGTCCCTAATACTATTTAGGATCTTCTGTCATAGGCGTATTCTAGGTAGTGTCCATCTGCTCTAACGTAGTGTAAGAACAACTGGTGGAAATACGATTTCTTGTTTCCAACCATTTTCTTTCTCCAGTGAGGGACCTCTATTCCTCGGTAAATTATAGCATCTCCAGGAGAAGTAAAACACTCAAACGAATCCTCTAGTTCAAACCAAAGACCCCAATCATGATCTAAGTTAGAACTTATATTTACAGACACACTAATCTCACAAGATTCTCTATCTACATGTCTATCCATTCTACTACCATTGAAATAAAATCTATCGAAGTAGTAAGTAGGATATAATTTTTCCTGTAGTAGATACTCTAGTTTGTTCTTACAATCGTAGTGTAATTCTTTAAATGCTGGGTGGTTGTATCTAGAAGAAGTTTTTCCTTGAATGATATCACATGTTTCTCTTTCTAGTTTTATTGGAGGAGATTCTATAAAACTAGAGACATCCAGAAGACCTTGACACTCTAAGACTAACCAATCTTTTCTTACTTCCATCTCGGACCTTCTACCCAACCAACCAAAGATTTTCTACAACCAGATCTAACTTTCTTCACACGGTGTTTTACCCTACTGTCAAAGACAATAATAGTACCTCGTTCTTTCGGAGCAAAAAACATTTGATCTCCTTCATCAATAAATTGTAACTCACCACCAGAATAATCTTCTGGATCTGATAACTGTAGAGTGAAAGATAATTTTCTTATTGAGTCTTGGTTTCTAATAGTATCTACATGCCAATCATAATACTCACCCTCCGAGTAAGTTGTATACTGTAAAAACTTATCTCCAAAAGGTTTTATATCATACCCAAAATTACCTTCGTTTGCTTGTAAAACATAATGATAACAAAATCCAGCAATCCAATGATTACTGGATAACCAAGCAATTTTACTATCTCTAGTTTCTAAATTTATAACATCTTCTCTCAAAGATGCTTGTTCTGTATCATACAATTTAGATTCTTCTAAAAAAGAATTGATAACAGTTTTAGGTAAAGTAGTTTTATACCAAATAGCATCAAAGGTCATTTCAAAAATCCATTAAAGGTTAATCGATCACATTTCCAGTTGGTATTGAAATATGGTATGTGCCAGACATTACCCTCGTATATTACCAGAGTATTATATTCATGTGGTTCTATGTGGTACAACTCCCAACCCTTTCTATCAAATGTAGAAGGGTCTAGAGTAGTCATAGATTCATCCAGGTTCCTTGCTCTAAGGTGGCGATAATTGATGTCGGAACAAGTGTGTTCCATACCAGTTTCAATCTGTCTACAGAACCCTGTGCCACTATCAGTGCCTGCTAATTCTTCTTCTGTGTTCAATGATAGCACACAAGCATAGTGCATCCAATCTACATGTGGATACATGCTCATAACTCTACACTCAGTCCCTGGTTTATATCTTTGTATTGTAAAGATGCTTAGTTTAGGATTGTGTAGAATGGTCATGGGAGCAGCCATTCTTTCTAGTATTGGAGTTCTGAAATTAGTAAAGAACTTCATGTCAACTCCACCTATCCTACCTGTGTATCCAGGAATGGCAGAGACTTCTCCCATGATAGTGCTCTTCAGTTCTGCTTGCATACCAATTTCTCTAACCTTATCAGGGTTAGAGAAAAAGTTTCTAATCTTCACCAATCTATTTTGAGACTGTCCAATATGAAGAACATCGACCTCCCAAGATGAGGGGTCGATGTCAAAATCTTTAGCGTTTATCATTCTGCTGCTGGTTCTTCAGCAGGTGTTTCTTCTTTGGGATTGAGTAGATCTAGGGTTTCTAGACCACCAACCAACTTTAGTCTATATTCTTTTGCTTTGGCGAGGTTTGCTTCTAGTTCAGCAATTTGCTTATCAGTGTTAGCAAGTTGATCGTCAAAGTTTTTTCTAAGTTCTGCTGTGTCCATTGTTATCACGTAGTAATGGTGTGTTTAAATATTTATCAAAACTCGGCAAGGTTAAACGAAATAGAGATTCGATCACCTTCACAAAAATGTGGTTCTACATAATGATCCAACCAATTTGGGAAAACATAGGCATGACCAATCTTAGGAGTAATTTTATGATACACCGTGTGATCGTAATACTTACCAACTCTGGTTTGAGTTCTTGGATCCACAAAAACAAGTTGCCCTTCTTTTTCTAAACCTTCAGGAACATCTAAGTACAGCACTCCGCTATACATACAAGATGGATGGTTGTGGAAAACAGAATGATCTCCTTTCCTCATCACCATACCCCAACAATTAATCCTAGAAAGTTCTGGGGGTGGGATTGCTCTGTCTTGTGAAACAGCATGTTCTTCAAGCATTCTATGTAGAAGAAGCTTCAGATCTTTTGACCAATCTGTTTTTAGATCACACAAAGTATCACTGGAGTGGTATCCAGTGTCTCCTCTCATAGAATATGAACCACGTACAGGAGCACTAGATTCTTCCTCTAGGATATAGTTAATAATATCATATCGGATCGTATCAATGTCTTTAATGATAAAGTCAGATACTTTAGTAACAAATAAATCCATATAAAAAGAAATTCAATTAATTATATCACAGACCAGAGGGTTTTCTAATAGATGTTTTTACACTTAAGATTTCGTCAAGCACCGCTCCCTCTGGACCAAGGTCAGTACCATTGTCTCTTAGGTGCTTGAGAATTTTCCAGATAGCATCAATTTGCTCTGTTTCATCGGGATATTTCTCTCTACGCTTACCAATGTATGAAAGATCTTTGTTGTATAGATCTGGATGTCTTCTGTGCTCCCAAATCATGTCCTCCCATTCTTCCCGAGTGTATGGTCTTGATGTACCATCACCATGTACGTGGGTATAATTTTCTGGTCTTTCTCCTAGATTCCAATAAAAATTAATTTTTTCTTCTCTAGTAATTTCTCTTAGTTTTTTCATTTCTTTAAATTGTGGTAGTAGAAGAACAATCAAACATTCATGTATGGACCAGCAGCAGGGTAGTCCCTAATAGATGGTTGAGTAGCATAAACAGCACAAGCAAAGTTACAACCATTAGAAACACCTCTCATGTTTTGGTTGTTATAAACTCTAATTCCACTCAAAGGATATCCAGTGCCGTTATATTGGGAAGCACCTCTCCAAGTACCACCTCCATAGTATGCTCCACCATTTTGTTCTGTAGCACCTCCACCATGATAGAAGAATGACCAATAGTTAGCTGTAGAACTATTTGGTGTATTTCCTACCCACAAATGAGTAGACCAAGAAGCTTCGCCGTTTGACTGTAGTTCATAACTATTATTCAATGTAGTAATCTGGAAGTAGCTTCTACCACCAGTTCCTGAAGCATCTCTAGGACGACCATCATTAGCGTGCCAACCAGAACCCATGTGGAAATAGTTAGTGGATGTATCTACACTACCATCTGCTTTAATAAAGCGACAGTAATACTCACCATTACCACCACCTTGCTCATAGAAGTTCATTACAATTTCATACGAGTGATAGAATTGTGGTGGGTTGGCAGTTGTACCAGGACCCCAAACAATATCAACACTGCCGAAAGAATCAGATCTTTCAACCCAGGCAACCAATTTTCTGCCGCCAACAGGAACCCACAAAGCTGTCGAAGGAGATCCTGCTGGATTTTCATAGTAATGCTCTAGTTGATGATCTTCATCATTATACCTAACAGCTTCTCCAGCGTTGGTGGATCGAGCAGCACGATTACCTCTTTCAATGCCGAGTTGACTAAAAGGATCGGTGCCTCCAATCGTCATACCCTGTGGCATGTTGACTGTGCCATCAGCATTAAGCGACAGAGCTGTGGATCCCCCAGCAGCTCTAATCTCACTTACTTCTAAAATACTAGCCATGAGTTATAGGTTGTCCTTCGGATCTATTTATATCAACTATTTATAAGATAGTCCAAACACCACCGTCGTCAACAGTGATCGTGTTACCACTACCAACTTCAATTGGACCAACAGACATGGCATTAATATTATTTGGAATAGTGATATTTTCAGTAATGCTGTTTCTGTTTGCCTTGATAACACCATATGTATCCAACCATTGTGGATCTCCATTTGCTCTCAATACGTTAGCGTTGGTAGTGTCGCCATCGACACCTACAGTGGATGTGTTGATATCTACAGAACCTTCAACATCTAGAGCGTAACCTGGGTTCTTATCAGTTGTGAAGTTGATACCAACCTTAGAAGGTCTGTAAATATCAATTTCGTTAGGGGCTTCAGTCCAACGAGAAGTAACAAACTCAGCGTTGTCCTTGAATAGTTGACCATTGAAGTTAACATCACCCTGAATGTTGAGTGTATAGACTCTCTGGATTGGGTTGTCGAATTCATCAACTTCTTCAGGATCTGTGCCACCAAAAGCAGTTGTGTTAATAGCAACTCTATTATTGCTACCTTGAATAGCAAGAGCAGGAGTTGCCTTCCATTCGTTATTGGCATCACCGTGATCACCAGCAGTAATTTCAAAAATGTCATCACCACTAATTTGATTGCCAACACGGAAGTTGCTTAGATAACCATCAGTGTAAGATCCACCAGTAGCGCCAAGGAAGTAAATTGGTGCTCCATTATTGTTATTGGTCTTACCAATTGTGAGAGAGGTGTCGATACGAGCATTATCTGATACATCTAGACCGAATCCAGGACTGTTGTTACCAACACCAAGACGGAATGGAATAACAACATGTTGAGTTTTGAGAATCAAAGGAACGTTAGTTGTATTACCATCTTTGTGATAGAGGTACATACCACCAGCAGCACCAACGCTGTTTTGTCCAACTCCAAAGTCTAACTCATTAGCACCAAAGGCAATATTCCATGTACCATCAGTGCCAGTACTACCTGTTGCTCCTTGGTGTTGTAGTTTCAGGGCAGAACCAATATTGGCACCACCACCTGTAACGAGGAAAGAAGTAGACGATGTAGCAGCACCCTGAACTACTAACTTAGCAGTGGGTTCATCGGATGGGAACGATGCTGTTCCGATGCCAACTTTTGATTCCGATACATCAGCAAAGATTAGGTTGCCATCGTAGTCAACAGTGAAGTCACCATCTACCTTTGCTGTTCCATCCATTAGAGTGTTACCTCTAACATATAGATCATTAGGAGAACCAGTTGTGCCAATATACAGATCACCCTGTAAAGTGCCACCGTCAATGTCTAGGTTACCAGAAGCAGTACCAGTAAGGTCTGCTGTAATTACGTTGGCAGCAAAGTCTCCATTCTCATCTCTAAAGACAGCAGACTTAATAGTAATATCACCATTTTGATCTGTAGTAGATGCTGTATTAGTAGTGTTGAATACTACGTTACCTTCGTTCCAGATAATGTTGCTGCCAACGGTAAATGAATTTGGAGTTGCTACTTGAACATCAAGAGCACCACTGCCTGCGTTGGCGTCACCACCAGTGGCAACCATTCTAACAGTGTAGTAACCTGTAGTATCTTGAGGAATAGTATCAGAAGACCTGAACCAAATAGCAGGTGAGGTAGCACTACCTTGAGCACCATCTGCTCTACCAATAACTAGTTTTCCTTCGCCAGCAACACTTTCGAGACGTACAACTTCTACGTTTCCATCAGGCATACCATCAGCATTGCCATCGAAAGAAGAAATTGAGTAGTCGTCAAAACCGATCTGTACAGTATTATCGCCAAGAGCAATTACTGGATCTCCGCCAGAGGTTTCAAAGGAACCACCAACTTCTAGTGTACCAGTTACAACAGCATATAGTTGACTGTAGTCAAGTCCAGGAGCAGTTCTATTAGCAAGAACAGTACCATCATTATTATATACTTCAATGTTAGAAACTCTAATTTCACCAGGATCGTTACCAAAAGCGTCAAGTAGTTTGACTAGTGGTGGGTTGCTGGTGAAAGGAGCGTTATCAAAAGCAGTAATAGTAGCAGCAGTAACTGTACCAATGTAAATATCGTATCTTAGACCAGCACCAGTATCTTCAAGAACTCTCAATCTAGTGTTGAAGTCCTTAGCGGTCTGGTAAGAAGGTAGTCTTCTATCACCAAGATCTCCGAAGATAAACGTGTTGGCATTCTGATACCAGAGACCAGTTCTGTTTCTCAAGCGATAAGCATTAGGACCAGCAATATCAGCAGTATTTACGGGATCTGTAGTGTAATCATTCTGGGAGGTCCAGATTTTTGCCCAAGCACTCCATTGTGCTTCGGAGTCAACTCTTGCCGAAGAACCTCTAGCATAGAAATTATTAGCATCAGTAAATGCAATTTGGCCAACACCACCATATGGGTTAGTTGTACCAGAACCACCACCTCTAAAGGAAAGTACAGTATTGTAATCAGTTGCTGTACTTACGATAACACCATCAACTTCTTTAGTTGCTGGGTCAAACAACTGGTTAGCATCGTTTCTTCTAACATCAGCAGTGATACCATCGATGATATCATTTGGAGGTAGATCGGATGTAAGAGAACCAGTCTTAGCAGTTAGTTTAGCGGTACTACCAGATTGCTGAGTAATACTAATGTTATATTCACCAGAGAGATAAGCAGGTTTTAGTCTACCAGCGTTAATGTTATCAGCGTTTCTATAGTATGTGCTCTGGTTACCATCGAGCAAGTCAGCATCAAGACCAGAGTCAATACCAGTAAATAGTGCTACCGAACCATTGTCTCCAACATCAAACTGTGACTTTTTGAATCTAGCAACACCAACTGTACCAAAGTCTTCATCAGATAGAGTGTCTGATGTTACTCTGGCAACGTCAATGCCGATGTCGCCTTCTTGTTTGTCGGTAGTGTTGACCTTAGCACGTAGAATTAGACCAGAACCTTCAGTACCGATTTCTGTTGGGATATCAGTAATAGTGAAGTCTGCTTCATATCCCTCACCACCTTGAGCAACAGTTACGTTAGTAACAACACCACTCTCAATTCTGAAGTTGAGTTGCATCCTCTGGATGATAGTTCCTACACCACCCAAAACCTCAACGTTGTTATAGTTAAAGGTGCCGCCCTCGTCTTGAGCGAAGTCTTGACCACCATTTTCAATCTGAACCGACTCAATAAATCCAGAAGTTCTGGAAGTGGATTCTAGTAGAATTGGAGATGGTGGTCGGATGAATTCAACAATACTTCCTGTTGGAATAGCATTTGTTAAACCATCACTTAGTGTTACCCTCTTAAATGTGTCAGTTCCTACAGTGATATCAGCGATCTGTGTAATAGTCGTTCCAGGTTGAATACCAGTTACACCAGTAACTTGGTGACCGATTAGGAGTAGACCAGTGTTGTTTTGACTGGTTGATAGGAATACCAAATAGTCAGAACCACTAGCATCTGCTGTTGTAATGAAGTATCTCTCTTCAGAACCACGAACAGACTTAACAACTTTCTTATATGACTGATCACCAAACAGAGCAGTATTAGAGTTTGCTTCAGTAGAGTTGTTAGCAAGAATACCAGTTGGAATTGGACCGTCTGTAATTCTATCAGCAGGTACGCTGGAGGTACTTAGAGATACCCAGTTAGCATTATTGCTACCTGAAGTATTAACGGTTCTAATAATGTTTACTGTCTCAGAAGGAACGTCACTAGACTCAATTGTATCAGTGGCATTAATCTTAATAGCGTTAACAATATTACCATATAGTCTGCTTTCAATCTCAGCGTTTGCTGATGCCCCAGAACCGCCACCAGTATTAGTGAAGGAGATTGTTGGAACATCGGAATATCCTTGTCCACCAAAATAACCATTAGATTCTGTGATGTTGATGGCAACGATTTCACCACCAGCAACAACTGCTTCAGCAGTAGCAGGTACGTGACCTAGTGTAGTTCCAGTATCAGTAATGACAACAGTTGGTGGATTGGAAGTTGAGTATCCAGAACCACCACCACCATCTGGGATGGTAATTCTCTTAACTACACCCTGTCTATATTCAGTAAGTTGAATCTTACCACCAGTATTACTACCAGTGAAGATAGCATTAGCAGTAAACTGTAGTGAAGAATCAACAGCAATTCCAGCAAATAGCGACTCACTATCGGTGTTTAGAATATATGCTTCACCATCTTGAATAGCAATGTCACCTGCTCTAATACCTTCAAGAGCAAGTCTGGCTGCCTGATCTTCTACAGTGTAAACTTCAATTGGACTGGAAGCAGGTAACTGAGATTCTGAAATTAGACCAGAGTCAGTAAGTTCAACAAGTGCTCTAGGAACTGGGTTTGTAGAGTAGTTCTTGTTCAAATACTGACCAAGGTTGTTGATGATGTAGTCTCTAACTGCTTTCTGTGTTGGTAGTTTGGAGTCAGAAGACAGTGTACCACCAAGGGTGTTGCTGTTATCGAAACCAGTAACAACAACGTCGCCACCTCTCAGTTTCAAGAATTCAACTTCTGAGATCGAAACCGTACCCGTGAAGGTAATGTTACCAGTTCTGTTCTCAATCTTAGCGAATGTGCCAACTTTAAAGTCACCTAGTTCGTCAGTACCAGAGACGTATGTTCTACCATAGTTCTCGGAAACTTGCTCATTGGCATCAACCTTGATACCACCGTTTTCTGGTAGAGCATTGTAGTCAACACCAGAACCAACAAATTCCCAGGTGTGAGAAGAAGAGTTACAAATTGAAGGTCTGTGTAGAGCAACATTTAACTGGGACAGAGAAGCGGGAGAAACAGTGAGACCAGTAGACTTGTTCCTTAATTGAATAGTTCCAGCGCCAGAACCATCAGTCAAGGTAACTCTTGCTCTGAAAGGAGGACCCTCTCTAAGAACTTCTACTTTATCGATGAAGTATTCATCATCTAGATCAGCTGATTCATATCCATCAACACGGACAACATAATGCTCAAGAGGAATTCTACCTAAGTTGTCGATGGTAAATTCTGTGAAACCAGTAATACTTTCAGAAACAACATCGATGAAAGCACGTTGATATCCTTGAGAATCTGAATATCCAGCGTCAAACTCATATGGTTCTCTTCTGATACCTACAGATCTTAGAGCGTATGTACCGAAGTTAGAAGCAGAGTTGGTGACAGAAGCATAACCACCAGATTCACAGAGGATACCATCAACAGTAAAGATACAGAAGACCGAAACCAACTGAGTATAACCATCTTCAATAACCTTATAACCAATACCATTCTGTTCAGAAACAATCGTGAATGCCGAAGCAACCATCGACTTACCCTGGTTGGGGAAGGTTGCTTTACCGTCAGACAAACCAGGGAATGGGCAGTTTGGACTCTTGACTTTAGAACCGTCAATGAGAGCACCACTACCACCTAGTTTGGAGATAATAGAAGAGTTCTGAGTATATGGAGATGCTGAGATGATAGGTAGATCATCGTAAATGCCACGGATAGTAACATAGTTATTATTAGCATCTCTAAGAACATTGGTTGGGTAGGAGATAATACTATCTCCAGTAAATAATGTTCCAGTAGTTTTTGTTGTAGTTCCAGGTTGGATTGCTGTAGGACTATCAGGATCAGCAGCGAATTCTAGAATACCGTCAATCAGAGCGAATGAAGTTGTTAGCGAAGCTTCAACATCAGCACAAACAGGACTACCACCAGAAGGATAAGCAGCAACTACATTTGTTCCAATGACACGTTGGAAATCATGTGCCGATTGTGGTAGATGCTTGACAGCACCTGTAGTAGCACTGACGAATTGGTGAGTGGATTGTGGCTCATGCTTAATGGCGTTAGATGTTGCTCTAACAAATGTGTGTGTAGATTGTGGGAGATGCTTGACAGAGTTAGCAGTAGCACCTTCAAAATAATGTGTAGATTGTGGTTCGTGCTTGATAGCGTTAGTAGTGGCACTTACAAAAGTATGTGTCGAAGTGTCTGAAGAAGTACCAACAAAAATAGTAAATGTACCATCTTGACGTTCAATAGCATTACTAGCAGTACCACCAACATAGGTGTGGGTGCCAGTGTACGAAGACGGACCTACGTTGATCTGGAAAGTGTTTGTAGTTACACCGTTGATTTGTAACCAGCGCCCAGATGGATAGTCATAACCAGCTCGTGGATAAGACTTCTGAACAGTATTGCCATCCAAATCACATGTATATGTTAAAGATCCATCAGCAACTTTAATGTAATCCCCATTGGAGAATCCGTGGTTAGCAACTGTTAGTGTAATAATGCCAGTAGAAGGATTATAAGGAGCATCAGTTACATCGTGAGATGTAGATCCAACAGCAGTAATGGGAATAGACTTACCAGCAAATGGATCCTGTCCAGGACGTGGATATGTCTTGGGATCACTAGGATCAGTTAGGCAAGTGAAGGTGAAGGAGTTGTCTTCTAGAACAACGCTACGTCCAACACCTAGACCATGCTGTCCAACAGTGACAGTCATATCACCAGTTACAGGACTATAAGTAGCAGCAGTTGGTGTGAAATACTTGTTAGGACCAGAAACTCCAGCGTTTACAGTAATTGTGTTAGCAGTAACCGATGTAATTGGGATTGATCTGCCAGCATAAGGATCAATTCCAGGACGTGGATATGTCTTGGTAGAATCACGATTATCCATGTCACAGCTGAAGGACAAGGAATTGTCAGCAATGACAATACCCTCGCCTGCCACCAAACTATGAGATCCAATAGTTAGTTCAAGATCTCCGTTGGAAGGATCGTAAGTAGCATTAGTAGGAGTAAACTCTACATCAGCATCAGAAGTTCCTACATTGATAGTAAATGTTCCGTCTTGTCTTGAAAGACTATTGGGAGCAAAACTTACATAAGTGTGTGTAGATTGATCTCTTGGGATTGGAAGACCAGTGATTTGTAAAGTGTCAGCATCAATTACTTGAACAGCAAACCATCTTCCACTAGCATACTCATAAGAGCGCGGATATGTATGCTGTGAAGCATTACCATCTAAATCACATGTAAATGTGATAGCATTATCATCGATCTTGATATAGTCACCATTACTAAATCCATGCCCAACTAAAGTAAACTGTAATGTTCCTGCTGCTGGATCATAGGAAGCGTTGGAAGGACTATGAGTTGTAACACCTACGCTAGTAATAGCAATGGACTTTCCAGCAAATGGGTCGATGCCAGGACGTGGATACGACTTCTCTGTGGCGTTGTTGTCCATGTCACAAGTAAATGTGAAGCTATTATCAGATAGGACAACACTACGACCCACACCCAATCCATGCTGTCCAACAGTGACAACCATGTCACCAGTAGCAGGATTATAGGTAGCGTCGGATGGTTGGAAAGTTTTGTTAGGACCAGAAGCACCTACATTAACCGTAATCGAGGTTTCTGTAGATCCTGTGATCTTCATAGACCTACCAGCAAAAGGATCGATACCAGGACGTGGATATGTCTTCTGAGAATCATATCCATCCATAGCACATCTGAAGGTGAAGCTATTGTCATCGAGAACAATACCTTCGCCTAGTGATAGCGTATGGGCTCCGATCTCCATGGTGAAGTTACCAGTGGAAGGATCGTAAGTAGCGTCAGTTGGTGTGAAAGTTACGTCAGAACCAGAAGCACCAACATTAATAGTGATTGTGTTAGCAGTTACAGAATCTACTGGAATAAGTTGAGTAGCAGCTGTTTGATCAGATTCTGGTAGATAGTGCTCGGACCTGTAGTTGTCCATAGCACACTTGAATACGAATGATTCGATTTCAATTCTAATTGATTCGTTTGTTGTTACTCCGTGAGGAGCAGCAAACGTCATTACAAAGTCACCAGTAGCGGGATCGTAGGTAGCATCAGTTGGAGTTCCTTGGAAAGTTGGAGTTCCGTTAGCATCAACTAGAATGGTGTTATCTGTAAACTGAGGAATAAGAGTAAACAGAGGAGAAACAGGATTACCAGCAGATGTGGTCCAGTTTCTCATTGCCTGAATAGACAAGTCTCTTACTTTCTGGAAAGCAAATCTAGTAGCACCTAGTTCACTAGCAGGGATTCCAGTTAGACCAGTGCCTGTGTAATACAACTCGGCATAAGATACAGCACCAGTATTACCACCAAGAACCAAGTCTCTTAGAACACCAGTGATGATGTAATTAATATCTCTACGGCACTTACGCTCATCGATGTTATTGAGAGCAAGAGAAGGATACTGTTGCTTAGTTCTTAGATACGCTTCGTCAGCAATGTGATCTTTGTTTCTAGAGATCAAATAAGCAGCATCTAGGTATGTACCAGAAGCATTATTTGCTATAACATCTACATAGAGATACGATAGAGTTTGGATGGCATTATATACGTTAGCACAAGCAGGAGTAGCAGGATCATCAATAATTGTTTGATCGATATACTGATCATTTTGTGAAGCATATGATGGAACATACACTGTTTGACCAGGAGAACCATCACCAGTACGCCACTTTCTCATAGCGTAGATTGCTAGTTCTCTAGCATATTCGATAGCACGAACAGTTTGAATAATTTCATAATCTACATATTCAATCTGTCCAGCATCAAAGTATCTTTGAGCAGCTTTGATAATATTGTAGTTGCTACCAAATTCCAAATCTTGGGTTAGAGCATTTAGGAAGTGACGAACGTCTCTCTTACACTTTTCATCACTTACAGGAATATTCCAACTTGGATATGTCTTCTCAACAACTTCGCCACTGATGACACAAGAAACTAGAATATCTGCTAGTTGTACAGTATCATCTTCTACCAATCCAGGGTTGGAAGATGTAGTAATAGTTGCTACACCAGTAGTATTATCATATTCGAAGTTACTAATATTGTAAGTGTTACCTGTAGCAGTCACTGTTACTGTACCACCACTCACATATGTGTGTACAAACGTAGACGTTCCAGCAAAAACTTTGAATACTACTGCTGCTGGATCTGTAGCGTCAATATCATATACAGAGAAGTATTCTTTTTTAAATTGATCATTAATACGACCTACAACTTCATCAGCAATGAAGTCTCTATTGTTTCTGATTTGTAGGCAAGCATCTTGATATCTTCTTGCTACTGGTGTTGCTAATGGGAACTTGTTTGGAGAATTTAGTAGTGATAGGGTAACTGACTTAGAAGCATACTTAACACTAACTACAGCACCATAATCATCTGGATTCCAGTTATTTTCTAGTTCTAGGTTAAAAGAGGTTGGAATTTTTTTAGGAATTACAAATCTTCTAGCACGACCATCAGCATCCTCTAGAACTTTGTAAATTCTTTGCTTGCCATTCAGGAAAGTGAGATCGTATGATCCTGTAACTGGCATACCAGTAATTTCAATCTCATCACCTTCTTTGAAGTCGTGAATGTTATTGGCACCTTCTAGTGGGTTGGTGTAGAAAATAACACCACCAAGGTCTTCAGCATTACCATAAAGATCACTTTGAAAACCATCAGTAAAAGTTCCTTGTTGTGAGAAATCTACTCTAATAATAGGTAGAATAGATTCCTGATCTTCGTTGACAAATACTACCTCACCCTCAGCACGAGTTGAGTTAATTTCACTAAAGTTGACTGAGTAGGCAGCTCTAGTATATTCAAAGATTACCGTTCCATTAGAAAGTTGACCTGATGTGTGATCAGGTTGAGTAATGCCTGAAGTACCTTCTTGAACAACAGTATACACGTTGGCGATTAGTCCACCTTCGTTATCAACACCTGTAGCAAATACAACGTCTCCGAGATCATAATCTGTAGTACCTTTCCAGAAAGTAGTTCCTGTACCGCCGAATAGGAATGTTTCAGCAGACTGGAAACCAGCACCAGACTCTTTGACCAGATCAGCAACACTACCTTCTAGGTATACGTTTTGATTGTTGGTATCTGTAATATCAAATGTGACAGCACCAATTCTACCTAGAGTACCAGTGCTAACACCGAAGATTTGGATACCAGAAGATAGACTTGCTCCACCGCTGTTGAAAGCAAATTGTGCCGAAAATGATTCTGGTCCAAAGAATTGGTGACCAACAGGGAAGTTAATTCCAAAATCTCCATTAGCTTCGGCATCATATGTAATTCTTTGCTTGTCGTCGAAGACCATAGCAAAGTCCCAGGTGCCGACAGAAGCACCAGAAGAGTTAACTTTATCTTGATATGTTACACCAATAACGTAGTTCTTATCACCAAACTTAAAGATGTGCTTGTTTAGATTGTTTGGTCTAATAATAACCAGACGAAGGTTGTCACCAACAATAGAACAATCTGGTGGAATAGAAATTGGGTTGTCTTCAATATAATTGCCACCAGCAACAATAACCGACTCCTTAACACCAGGAGTTTGCCATGCCAACTGACACGCTTTTTTGATTGTTCTAACTGGGTTAACTGGTGAACGACCATCGTTGTCGTCATCACCAATCTGTTCCGAAACATAGATACGACCACCAACGTCGTTTGTTGCTAGGTTTAGAACATATTCAGTAGTAGCAATCTTATCTGACTTATCACCAAGTAGTGGAGTAATCGAACGTGGGAATACACCAGCATTTCCACCTTCTCCATAGAATTTTACGTCAGGGTTTCCTTCAATCCTATAACCAATGTGTTTAAATTGAACTGTACCATTTAGTTCAATACCATCATCATGGAATGGGGGAATATTACCAGTGACGCCATTGTTAAGTGCCTGATAAACATTGTTCAGGACATAGAAATAATCGTTTTTATTAACAGGTGTTGGTGAAGTTGGGAATGCTTCTCCACCACCATTCATAAATGTTTTTAGATGAGGAGCACGGATCTTAATATCTGGAGTAACCAGATTATCAATGTCCAGGTTGAGAATATTTGCTGTATCAGAAATGATGGAAGTAGACGTTCTGATAGCACCATTAACGTCAAGCTCAAACTCAATAATATCTAATGCTGCTTCGGCGGCGGCACCAGTACCACCACCGCCAGTGATATTTACAGTAGGGGCAAATTCATAACCATCACCTTGATTGTCAATACCAATCGATGTAATTCTACCAAAAGCGTCTGTGGTAGCAGAAGCAACTGCCTGAATACCACCAGGCAAAGTTGGAGCTGAAATTTCTACAGTAGGAGTATCAGTATAATTTTGACCAGAAGCAGTAACTTTAATAAAGTCAACTCTTCTACCTGTTCTATTGATACCTACTCTAGGCAGTCCAGAACTAGGGTCAACTTTAGTTTGAAAGATCTCCCTTTCTTCTGTGCCTTGACCCGCCCTAATACGGACAGAACTAGAACCAATAATGGTAGAGTCAACACCTCTAAGTTGTTCCCTATCAGAATTTAACTGAAAACTCATGTTACTCCGCTGCCAGTGCCGATGATTTTATTCTCCTATCTATTTAGCATCATGTCCAGTCAATACTTACAACTTGGACGTATGCTACCCACTTAATTGTTTGTCCAGCAACACCACCTTGCTTAGTTACGGAGTAACTAAATCTATTATTAGCACCTGTGTCAAATAGTTCTACGGTCCACGTTTCTCCTGTGGGTACACTGTCTTTAATAATTGTAATCAGGTTTGATAATTCACTGACAACTCCAGCAGAAGTAACAGAAACTGTTGATTCTAGTTTTGTCGATAGGTGACCTGCCCCTGTATTGTTTACACCAACAACATGTGCTGTAATGAAATTGATAGATGCTGACGGCAGGGGAATTTGACTGCCGACATCATCCAAAGAAAGAACGGCTGTAGTGCTTCCTCTCAAAATATAATGAGAAGAAGCAGCGTCAGTAAAAAATCGATTTTTTACTTCAAATGAGTTAACGTTTTGGACATCTTTTGTGGGATTAATTAGTGTAGTATTTTCTACAGAAAATCCTCCCAGAGAGTCAAATGCTCGTAATTGTTCTGCCATTTATTTACCTTTTAGTAACAGTATTTACAATAGTCACTTCAACATTATCACCATTTGATAGATTAGTATCGAGAGTCAAAGTAATACGAACATTCTGAGAACCATCAATATCAAAGAGAGAACTAATAAGTTCTGCTCCTGTTTTGATATTGTTGGTGTCTGTAAAGAATACGTCGGTTCCGTCATCAATAACCAAGAACTCGATAATTTCTTTGTCTCCCGTTGTTGTATTGTATGCTGTAACAACAGTTTTTGCCGAAGCTTCTGTAGAAATATTATAAACAGTGGCATTACCAGAATTCAACAAACCTTTTTCTAGATCTAGTTTAGTGGTAGAGAACCTAACATTTTTATAATTAATGTTTGTTAGATCACTATTCAACATAGTGATATTATCATCCGTACCAGTTCCGAATCCAAGATTGTAAATGGTCTCGCCAAGATTATTAAATCTAATTAAGTGATCGGTATTCAAACCAGAAGAAAGACCAATATCAAATTGGGATCTCGTGGATAGTAAGAAGCAAGTGTCAACAGCATCCGTGTCGATAGTAAGAGCAAGAGAATTAAAAGTAACTTCAGTTGCTTCTAGGTTCAGTGTATTACTGGTGACACTACTGATAGTATCCATAGAGTCAAACTCCATGGCAGTTTGAGTAACCCTTAGAGTATTGTTACCACCATTCTTGAAGAATAAAATATCTTCATCAGCGCCTGGAGCAGACTCTGCCCTGATCTCAGTATCCTGGTCAATATCTTTGACACCACCAAGTCCGCCCCACTGAGCACCGTTGTATCCTTCAAACTGATTATCATCTGTGTTATATCTAACAGATCCTTGCTCTGGAGAACCTTTGGAGTTGTTATCTCCAACAGGAAGCACAAGTGATGTCGGAGCATCAATCTTGACTTTCTTTCCTGAACTAGGAGAGAATAGAATATCATTTAGAGTAGATGAGATATTGTTGTTAGAGAACCTTAGTTCATTGTTAATGACTAGATCTGTATATCCCGCTGGGTCAATACGAACTTCAGATACTTCTTCAAATGTAATAAATGATACAGCAGTGATATAGAATCTTAAGGTAGCACTACCATTAGAGAAATCATTACCAGAAGTATCTGTTGGTTCACTACCTGATGTTGCTGCTTGTCCACTAGAAACAACTAGGAAGATGTTATTGCCATACTTTACATAATCACCTGCTGTCAAAGTTGCATTTGCCACCCAGTTAGTAAAAGCTGGAGCAGAAGTGTTAATAGATCTAACCTTCTTGACATCCACAAACTCCATGTAATTAGGAGAGAACTTCATGGTATTAATGTTGTCATTAATAAACCATAAAGTATTATCATTAGCACCAACAGTTTCTTCGGCAAGAATGGTGGTGTTGCCATCTAGATCTCGTACACCACCCAAAGAAGACCAAGATCCGTTAGTAGCACTATATCCTTCATATTGATTTGTTGTGGTGTTGAAACGAATGTAACCATCTTCTGAGGTAGCTGGTTTATCTGATTCAAGACCTGCTGGAATCTTCAGAGCAGTAACAGAATCTACTTTAGTTACATCTGATGTAGATCCTGGTTTTAGAATCAATGCTGTTCCAGGAGCTGTGGAAATTTCAGCATTTTCGATAAACAAAAGATCATTAGAGTTAAACTTATTAAAAGTTTTAATTTCTCCAGAAGTTTCTACCTTTCCAGTATCTTGAGCAACAGTGAGAAAATTGCCAATATTTACATTTGAGGAAAAATTGGTGTTAGTAGCAGTAACAGCAAGATCTGTAGTAGCAGTAATAGAATCTGCTGATAGCGCCGTTACAGTCGCCGCTGGTGTAGAAAGAGAAGTTGTAAATGAACCAACATTAATAGTAGCAGTGTCGGAGACATTTAATTGGGTAGAATCAATTTCACCTTCAGCAACATCAAAAGTAATTACATCAGTATTTTCAATAGCACTAACAGTAAGAGCAAGACCACTACCAAAAGTTTTGGGGTTATTGTTGTCTGTAGTTAGTACCGCTTCTTGACCATCACTACCACCAGCATCTGCTACACTAGAGGAATAAAAATATAAATCTGGTGTGCTATCATTAATAGTAATCGTTAGAACATTTTCTACTACACTAACTCCATCAGTATATTCAGTTCCACTGAAAGTAAATGTAGCACTACCACCAACAGTCGCTGGGTTGCTGAGTGTTACTGTAGTTCCATCAATAGCAGTAATAGTTGTATTAGCAGGTACAGCACCTTCACCAAAAGTAACAGCAGCACCCAGACCAATCACTAATCCAGTAACATCCGAAAATGTTACTTGATTTGATCCTTGTGTTAAATCAGCAGTTAAGTTCTCTACTAGGTAATACTTTCCATCAGGAACAACACTTAATTTAAATAATGTACCATCACCAGTAACAGTGCTGCTAGTGTAATCAAATCTATATGTGTCTCCAGAATAAAGTGTTAAATCTGGATGAAGATCGTCATCAATGAAAAATCTTGACGACAGTACGGAAGCAGTAGCAACAGTAAATGTTGGAGAAGTTGTTCCATCTTCTACTAATACATCAGCATCAGCGAATCCAACACCATCAATTAGTATAGATGAAATAGGACCAGAAGGAACACTTCTAACAACTGCCAATGTTGATTCGGTAACACCTTCTACAACGAAAGTAATATTATCTGCTGGAGTAGATCCACCAACTGACGCTCCTAGAAGTGTGATTTGATCAGAAACAGCGTGTCCAAAACCACCATCAACAATATCAACAGAAACAATTTCACCCAAAGCACCTACTTCACCACCATCACCTCTAGTAACCAAGAAAGAAGCACCTATACCAGATCCAGTTGTAGAACTTTGTGATACTGTAAATTCTCCACCGCTTGACGTAGTGGTTCCTGTTGCTGTGCCACTTTCAATTGTTCCGTCTTGAACTTTTAGAGAATCGCCTACAGCAATTGATCCTGTAGCAAGAGCAGGACTGAAAGTCAATTCTTGAATTGGTCCAGCAGTTACAACTTTTGTGATTGCTGATGTTAGATCTCCAGAATTTACAGAAACTACATCTCCTGAAGAATATCCAAATCCTCCATCAGTAATGACAACAGAATTTACTACACCAACTTGTTCGATTTCATATTCAAATTCGTTGGATCCTGCCCCAATTCCCCATGGAGGAAGAAAACTAAAACTTACACTACCTGTACCAGCTGGTTCGGCACTAAGAATAATTATATTTGTTGTAGTGTCAAAACTTTCTAAAGTAGTATCGGCAGGAATATTGTTTCCTTGAACAATAAATCCAGTAGCAAGACCTTCGGCAATTGCTTGAGATAAATTTGGTACTTCAATTTCGAAAGAATCATCAACAAAAGAAATAGTACCACTAGCAGATATCTGAGATGGTAAAGTTAGTACATCATTAGCAGAATACCCTGATCCATAAGAACTAAAGGAGATATCAGAAACGCTTCCTGGATCTACATTTAAAGTATATTCAAAACCAGATCCTGGTGTACTGCTTAGGTTGTTCCATCCTAGAACATCACCATTATCATAATCAATTCCTGTATCAACAGGAAAAACGCTTGTCACTGTTCCAGTAATTGTCTCCGTCACAATCTGGAATTCACCTACTGTATTAGTAGTAGCACCAATAGATGGTCCATGTAATGTTAATTCAGATGATCCCAAAGACGCATAGTTTTTGGCAGCAGAACCTATAAAATCAACTACTGTAATAACACCACCAGCAACAGTAATGGTAGCTAAGCCTCCTGCTGCTGAGCTTGTTAAACCTATTGGACCAGTATTATTAATATTAGCCGATCCACCCATGCCATCATGTTGTTCACAGAAATATTCGATAGCAGTGTTCAAAGATGTATAAGTAGCGTTACGTCTTACAACAACTTCAACAATAGAGTTGGCAGCACCGTCATTTCCGTACTTTGTAACTACGAAAGCCGAAGTGTCTAGTGTTGACCCACCTGCTCCTCTAATTGAAAATGGATGTCCTTCATTGGTAGCATCGGAAATATCAAAATGATATGTATTACCTTCATAAAGATCCAAAGTGGGTTGAGTAACACCGTCAATTTGGAATACATTATTTGGAGGTGGTCCATTTGGATTTGTAATAGTGGTTACTACAAAAGTATTAGCTGGTATATTAAGAACTGGAATTTCTGGATATTCACCATCCGCTAGTCCACTACCAGCATTATTAATTTGAATACCTAATGCTACAGTTCCCTCAATAGTAATATTAGCGGAGCCGCCAGTGCCATTACCACCAGTAAAACCTTGATTTAGATAGACACCTGGGCGATATCCAGATCCAGCATCAGTAATGTCTCCATCAATTCCAGGAACAGTGAATGAAATTATAGCAGGATCGGCACCAATAGTACCCGTGCTGTTGTTGACAAGAACGGAAGAATAACTTCCTACGTTATAGTTTTCTCCAGGTTGTACTACTACACCAGAAAAACCAACTACTGTAAATGTGGCTTCAGCAGATTGTCCTGTTCCTCCAGTAATTCCAACTGCTAGATAAGTGCCTTCGTCATAACCACTACCACCACTAGTAAGTGCTAGTCCTGTAGTTACGAGACTACTTCTTCTTACAATAAAATCTTGGTAACTAACTGATTCTGATGGTTGATAATCAAAAATTTTCTTTCCGCTACCAGCAACTCCTAGTGTAGATTGCCCTGCCTTGTAAAAACCTAGAGTGGTATCATTAATAAATCCTAGAGAAGGATCTCCTACAGTTCCGTCACCAATTCTTAGGACACCTGTAGACAAGTCACTGCCACCTTGGTAGATCTGAAATAGATTCTGACCAATCTCATTAATTTTTTGCCTTTGAGTTTCAAAGGTATCTGTTCTACTAACGTTAATTGCTGGCATTTCTTACGATCTCTCTAAGAAGTAGTTTGATTTCAGATAGTTCTTCCTTCAATGTATTTATGTCTTCTAGTGCATTGTTAAATGTACGAGAAAAGTTTCTGGGAGTGGGTTTGTCAGTGTTGACAATCGCCCCCGTGGTGACATCACGATAAAGATTTTCGTGACCTTCAACTTTTAAATATCTCATCAGTATGAAGCTACAGCTCTTAGGTCTTGGATCTTGGGTACATAAGAAGGATTATCAGTTTTCATGATAATCTTGATAGCGAAGGATGTAAACTCAGGTAGATTAGAAGCACTGTATAATAGTTCCTGATAATCTACTTGCTTCTCAAACTGACCAGAAATAGAGTTAGTTGGAGTAGCAAGGTTATTTACATCTGGGTTGCCGTCATTATTGAATGGAACCCAGTTAATGTCCTCAAAGTTTGCTGAACTAGAAGACTCTCTAATCTTATAGTAAATCTTAACATTCTCAATATCAGTAAGATTCATGGTGGATCTTACATCAATAGAAGAACCAGGATTATCAATGAATACTTCCTTGGTCACATACTTAGCAACCGAAGAACTATTAACGGCATCTGTCTCTGGAACATAATCAACACCTGTAGTATACTCAATCGTATTGAGTTCAACGAATACAGGAGTGTCATCTCCAGTTGACTGAACTACATCACCAACTCTAAAGATATCAGGTTGTTGAGCAGATGTGGTCGATGCTCTGTTATATGCTTCACCATCAGCAACCTTAGCAGTGTAGTTGTTATTAATTGGTTGATAAGAGTTTTCCACAATTAGAATCTTATCTTCGGCATCCCATAGAATAACCTTACCATTAATCTTATTGGCATAATCAACAGTAGAATCTGTCTGAGAGTAAGCAATAACATTAGAACCTACACTGAAGTTAAAATCAATCTCAGAAATACTGGTGATAGTAATACCAACGTTTTGAATCTGAACACCATCAGTGCCAATCAGATCTAGTGGTTCACCCTGTTGGAACGGAGTGATTGTTCTTAGTCTTATTGTAGCATCGCCACTATCATAGTTAGTGATAAGACCTTCTGCCTTAGAAGTTTGTCCAACCAGAGTTAGATTAGTATCTACTTGACCAGCATTTGTTCCAGTAACAGCAATAGACAAAGTGTAGAGAGGTTGGAACTTGACGATCTGATCTCTCTTACCATATCTATCTTCATAACCAGTAGCATTTTCAATTCTATTGGTTGCTGTCTTGACTGTAGCAGTACGTAGATCAATTACAGGAGACAGAGCAGAGTTTGTTGTAGACAGTCTAAACTTATACTTCAACGAATGTGCCAAACCATTCATAGTCTGGTTAATTCTAGAAGCAATTACTTTCTGGCTAGTGAAGAAGTGTTCTTCACCAAGGAATGTCTTCTCGTAATCAACAAAGGAATAAGAAACATAATTCTTAGTTTGTGAGTCAACAGGAACTATGTCAGTAGTAGCAACGAACGACTCGATCGTTGTACCATCTAGTTGTAGATAAGGAACCTGAGCATAGAGACGCTCAAACTTTCTGTTGTAAGAAGCAAGAACAGTCTTACCACCACCAATGATGCTAGAACCAGCACCGTTTGGACTTGTAATGTTATAAGTGTCAATACCAGAGTTAGAGACTTTATATAGTCTCTGGTTTAGAGTAACACCAGAGATGCCACCAACGTCTTCTGCTTCTTGGAAGAATACATAAGAGTTGCCAGTATCTTCAAAACCATTGTCTCTATGATAAACCTTGAGGATAGAATTGTTGTTCTTAAAAAGGGTAGACGTAGCATTAGTAGCAGATCTTACACTGGTCTCAAAAGGAGAAACGAGTAGTTTCTCGTAACCTAGATTTTCATTAGTAACTTCAATCTCGCCACCTGTAGTATCAAAGTCGGCACGATATAGAGTAAACTTGATATCTTCGAATAGATCTTCTGTCCAAGTGTCAGTGTTCTGAGACTTATAAACAGAACCTAGAGAAGGTTGTGTAGTAACAATATTGCTAGTGGCAATTTCAACTTCACCTAGTTTAGATGCCCATAGTTCATACTCAATCGAGTCTGTCTCGATAGCAAGAGCATACTCGGTATCATTTTGTAGGAATACAGGATGCTTGAAGTTAAATCTAGTTGGAGTTGTAGATTCGGTAACACCATCAGTATCGACAGCAATACCCATTCTTACAGCAGGTGTATCAATCTCAACGACAGATTCGATAACAGCACCAGCAGCACCAAGACCAACACCCTTCACAACAACAGATGGTGGTTCGGTATATCCTCTTCCTGAGAGCGAAACCTCACAGTTGTATACCTTACCATCAGAAACAGAAATCGAACCTGTTGCTGAAGATCCTCCAGGCAACTGAGGACTCTCGATAGTAATAGAAGCAGTCTCGTAGTTATCACCAACAGCACTGACTCTTAGGTCAGTTACTTTACCAGAATCCTTAGCAATGAATACACCTAAAGTAGTGTTGTTCAAGTTGTTGTAAGTAGTAACAGAAGGAATGGATAGTGATTCGTTTGCTACGAAAGAAGTTCCGTTGTGGTTGTTTAGAACAAGAGTGTAAACCTGTTCCTTATTCAACTGGAAGGAAGTGCTGGTGTCATCACCAACTCTTACTAGGTTCGAGTCGAATACTTTAGCGATAGGACCAGAGGCATTAGATGTCTTGCCAGTTACAATCTCATCTAGATTGATGGTAACAGTCTCACTCTCTCCAGTTACATAAACTCTTAGATAAGTCTCAGGAGTTAGAGATACTTGTGTACCAGGAATAATATTCTTGCCTGGTTTACCAGCAACAACATCCGTTAGATATGCTCTAAGAGGAATAGTTTCACTCTTCTTGCTGAAGAAAAGATCAACACCAGTGGTCATAACACCACCATCGAAGTTCTCAATCTTGAATGTTTGAGCAAGTGGATTTGGTTTGACTGGATCATCAGTGTTGCTATCAACCAACTGTACACCTTCATTTGCTTTGAAGAATGATGTAGCGGTAGAAGTAATGCTAGCAGGATTCTCTGGTGTAATGCCAGCAGCATAGAACTTGACTTCAGCATAAGTATCTACTTCAGACTTGTCAGCATCATCCGAAGCAGAAGTAAATCTAATAGTCTTTGTGCCAGTAGAGAATCTAATCTCCTCGCCAGTCTGATCATAATCAACAGTATCTACATTACCAGTCCATCTAGTGTTAGATACAGGAGGTAGACCAGCAGGAACTAGAATGATACCAGAGAGGTTACCGTTACTATCGGTGACTAGAGGAGCGCCGAAAGTAGAGAGGGAGTTGCCTGCCTGACCACTAAAACGACTATCAGGTACAACCCAACGATCAATGTTACGACCTTCCATGAACACATAGACCTTGGTGTCAGGCTTCAGTCTGTTCATGACAAACTTGACAGGAATAGATCTGGCGAAAAACTGTAGAGCAGTGGAGACTTTCTTATTGTTGATAGTTCTTGTACCAACACCTTTGCCCACTTCATTGTTCTGTGGACTTACATTAGAAGAACTGGCAACAGAAGCAGGTTCTACAGTAGATTCGATGTCTTCGCTGTTGATACCAGCAAGAGACTCGATAGGTAGCAATCCAGCATCAGTACCACACCAGTTCACAATAAAGGAGTTGTAGAGACTAGAATAAGCATCCGCTACAACATCTTTTGCTAAGAAGATGGTATTGAGTTTAGTGTTAGTGTCAACAACTAGAGGAGCAATGCTTTGATCATACCAAGAATCTTGTTGTGGAGAAATAACACCCTCACCAACATACTGGATAACAACAAAAGGATTAGGATTGATGGTGTTAGTAGCATTAGCATTACCTAGTAGTTCAACATTTTCATATGGTAGTGTAACAACACCGTCGTTAATGACATAACCATCGACTGCTCTTTGGTCATCTCTAGTGTTGATTTCTTTGAGAACAAAACTATCTTCTTTAGATTGTGCTCTTAGGACAGACTGCTGAGTATCAATAGCACATCTGTAGTCTTCAGACTTGAGGTTGCCAGTTCTATGTGCCTCGAAGTTATCTACGAGGAAACCAGACTTGAATCTGTCTAGACCAATCTCGTCTTTGACCTGCATGTTTAGTGCTTGCTGCTCAAGGATGCTTAGAGTGGTGTAATACTCAAGACGCTCAATTCTCTTCTCTAGTTTACCAATGTCCTTCATGGTATAACGCTTGTTATCCACAGGAACAATTCTTACATCCTTACTGTTGTTGGTGTAAGCAGGGATATGGAGATAGCAGAGAGAAACAGCATCATCTACTGGTTCTGGTTTAGATGGGTTGAGTGAAGCATTACCTTCTTTGATGATAAAGTCACCTTTTTTGGTGAGGAATAGACCATCGATACGATCTAGGTATTGCTTCTCACTAAAGGAAACTGTGTATGCTAGACCAGCATCAGTAGCAGGTGTTGCTGTTGGAATACCACCAGTGCCTAGGAAAGTAATGTAGTCTGTGCTGTCAAATGCTTCGACAATAGATTGATCTTGGAAACCAGTAATAGTGGTATTACCATCAACCTTAGGTCTGAAATCGATGGAATCTCTAAGAGAAATGACACCGTTAACAGTCGAGTTGAATAGAGGAATCTCGTCAGGTAGAACGCCTGCTTCATGGAGATAAGAATCAACAGTACAGAAGTCACCTTGAGAATGTTCGAAGAAGTCGAACGCTACGACTAGTTGACCAGTAGGAGCATCGAAACCAGGCTTCAATACAATTCTAGAAACATCATAGTAAGTGTCTCTCTGTCCATTGTCGAACTTGTATTTGTAAGTTACGTCAGTACCACTAACCAAGTTGCCAGAAGGATCAACTACAGGTGGGTTGGTTGTTGTGCCCTCATAAACATACTTGAGTTTAAATACGTCAGAATAGGAGAAAATCTCGATGACATCAGAATCGTAGTCTTGACCTCTAATAGGAATTACACGGTCACCAGAAGATACAACGATAATACGCTTGTCTCTAATAGCAGTCTTGAGTCTAGGACGTGCTTTGTCAATCTCGACAGTAGCAGTTAGTTTTAGTACAGGGAAGTTACTATCCATAATATTACCAAAGTAATCAGATGGTAGGTTCTGGATTCTCAAAGCACCAGCAGTTACGCTGCTAGCAGTAATGACAGAATCCTCGACAGCGATATATCTAGGATCAATATAAATGATATCACCGTTTTCTACAACAGTAGAAGATCCCTTGCTGAGAACAGTAATCAAGAAATTATTCTCGGTAAAGGGAACAAACTTCTGTGTACCAACAGGTAGTTGAGCAGTAAACGTTAGGTTACCACCACTAGCAGACAGATCAGTAACAAAATCCTTTCTTACATGATACTTGAACTTGGTGTTGGCATCATCACTGACGAGAGATGCTACCTGTTTGCTGCCAGTTGGGAATACTAGAGTAGCAGAACTATTTGTTAGTATAGGACGTAATCTTACGATAGTAGCGTTAGTTACATTATCAGGTAGAGCATAATCAAAGTAGATTCTAGACTTCTCAGTGTTTTCTGGTAGAGTTACGTACTGAACAATGTTCTTAATTACATTGTTGTTGGCATCGGTAAACTGAATGATGTCACCTTGGATTAGGTCTCCAGTCAAATCAGCTCCAAAACCATTACACTCGATAAACTTCTTACCTTTAGTTCCAAAGAAAGTGAAGTCACTAATTTGCTGGTAAGTAGCATAAGACGTAGAAGAGAAGTCAACGTCTGCTGTAAATGTATAGTTGTTGAATGTAGAAGATAGCGACTTTACATTCTGTGGTGTAAATGTCAGTACAGTGTCTTTAAACAAGACTGGTGTTACAACTGCCTTGTCAGTATTGGAGTCATCACTTGTAAATAGAATTTCAGGTGGGGTAGCATATGTTTGTTGTAGAGCAGATCTATCTTCAACAAGAACCTGAACTACAGCACCACCATACAGAACAACATCAACTTTAGACTGGTCAAAGATTTCACCATTGATAACTACACTAGAAGCATCATTGTAGTTGCTGCCTCTCTTGTTGACAACAAAGTGGGAGATGGTGTTTTCTTTAGCAATCTTGATAGCGTTCTGTTCTTCATCAATGATTGTCTCGCCAGGGATGAACTGACCAGAAAGAGTAGTTACGAATAGAGTAGAGATACCACTGAAGTTACCTGTGGTGTCATTCTCGATGACGCCATATGCCTTACTCTCTTTACCATAGATATACTTACCATTCTTGAATGTATCGGCAATAATCTTCTTCTCTAGTTTTAGTCTAGTGAAGAATACTGGATTGAAATACGAGAAACCAAAGGTAGCATTATATGGAGTAGCAGAACCAGTTCTACCTTTGGATAAAATGATGTCAGAATCTGGATTGAAACCAGAACCTCTGTTGATCATTCTGAAGTTCTTGGGTTTTGCTACACCAACAATAGGAGTGAAACTTGGGTTGTAGTCAACAACGACACCATATGGATCAGAAGAAGTCTCCATCAATGTCTGAGAAGTATAGATGTATCTTCTGAAATCAGTCTCGCCGTCATCATATTCTTTCATAAAATTGTCGAGAACACTCTTGTCACCAACAATGGTTAGTTCACCAAATACAGCATTACTAGCTGGGTTAACCTCGGGACGATTAACAATTGCTTTACCAATAACTGTAGCACTCTTACCCTGGATTGTTCCTGTGCCTCTGGTGGTGACAAAGAATACTTCATCAGGAAGTTGAGATGTCTGTACAGGTTGGTCACCTAGAGACTGTACATAGATGGTCATGATACCATCTTTTAGATTAAAGACTTGAGATCTTCTGTCTACTGAGTCTCTAAAATATCCATCTGGTTCTAGACCAGAGAAACCAATAGTACCATCATTGAATACACTGTTTAGAGAAACAGATGGATAACCTGTTAGTTCATCACCAACAGTGTTTAGAGGGACACTACCAAATACGTTGGTTACATTAAACTCAGATAAACCTTTAGATTTAATTGTTACATTATCACGCTGTAGGGTGTCTCTACCTTTATTAACTTCTAGAGTCTTGGACTCTTTGTTGATAATTTCATATCCTTTGACATACGCCTTACCAGAACTTACATGCAAGACCATCTTGCCTTCTGCTTCTGCCTCGGTGTAAGTCTTATTGATTAGACCAGTTTCGGTATTGAGAGCATATACACCATTATTACCACTTCTCTGGTAATACTCTCTAACATCATAGTCAAAATCTTCTACAACATAGTCACCAGACTCATCGTAAGTTCTTCTTGCTAGAGTTTCTTCTAGAAGAGTATAGTCTGCTGGTCTTACTTGCTTCTCTACCGTTCCGTTCTTAATCTGAACTAGTTGGATGAAGTTTTTATCAGTATTAGCAGTGTAATCGAACTTAGTTAGGGTTAGATTGATGCTAAGACGATGGGCACCAGGAGCAGAGGAGTTTGAGAAACCTCTGGCGTTATCTGTTAGGGAAGCGTCCTCTTCTGGAGTTACAATATCTTCGCTTACAGTAAAACCTACCTTTGCTGATGGTTTATTATAATATTTGTTAACTACTAAGAGTTGCTTCTCGTTTCTTACAAAGAAACCGTTAATAAAGTAAACACCTTCTTGTACATCAACAGCAGTGGCAAATCCCATAGCAGGACTGGTAAGAGTTGAAATCTGACCAGAAATAGGATCTTCTACATTAATACTGGTAGGGAGTACGCTACCATCTGTACCAACGACAAGTAGAGGAGTGTTGATACCACCAATAACTTCTAGCGTTTCACCTTGTCTGAAAGTGGTTTCGTTGCTAGCATTACCACTTGTGGTATATTTGACGAACAATGTATCTGCTTCGATGTCAGACCCGTACTCAGCACTCAGTACGCGCCCAACAACTCCCGAGTTTAGACCCGAGAGTTGTGTTCCGACAAGTTTTTTAATGTCGTATTTCTTATAAACGATCTGACCGCCTTCGTTTACGGCGACTTCAGATACAGAAGATAACTTGACATAATCAAGCTTGGTATTAAGTCCAACCTCACCAGGAATGACTTGCTGTCCCTGTTTGAAGTTGAACTTACCAAAACTCTCGATTTGATTCTGGAGAATCGATTGTAGAGAAGTTAATTCTCTAGTCTGGATCGAGTATCCAGGTCTGAACAAAACCTTATAAAAGTTTTTGCCAGCATCATAGTCATCATAATATGGTGCTACATTAAGGTTAGTCTTCTGTGGCATGTTACTCCGCCAAATACTCTACATTGTTCGTTGAAGTATTTAGCGGAGTAAAAAGTAAATCAGAACTCGATTACGAGTTTGATGTCTTCGATCTGGTCAGCAGCACGGGTGATGAGACGACGGTTCTCAACATAGATGATTTCACCAGAGTTGTTGGCAATCTCAGGAGCGGCAAGACCCGAAGAGAAAGTAACACCTACGAGCGTGTCGTTGTTGGTGCCATCAACAGTACCAGAAGCAAGAGACTGAGCACCAGCAATTGCTTGACCACTGTTCTCGAAGAGTCTTACGATACCAGCGTCGGTATGGAGAGAAGGAGACTGGATAAACTTAAGAACACCAGCACCACCAGGACCAGCGTTACCAGAATCTCTTTCCCAAGATACGACTGTGCCGTAAGCAGTACCACCAGAGGCAGTTGTCTGAGAAATGGTTTCGTCAGCAACGAAGTCAGCAGTAGCACCACTGACCTTAACAGCATAAACACCACTTAGGGTAGGAGCGGTGGCGAAAGTACTACCGCCAGCAGCATATGGGTCACGGATGATACCGATACGACGGAAGTCGTTGTCAACAGGGAAGTCACCAGAACCTTCAGCGTAGGTTAGACGGATGTTCGTCATAATACGCTTAGCGTTGAGTTCTTCTTCGAAGTTAGAACCATGTCCACCCTGAGGAGGAAGAATAACTTCAATAGCACCAGTAGCGTTAGCAGGAACAGCACCAGAAGCAGAAGTTGTTAGACCAGCGTCGGTGTAGAGACCGATAGGAGCACCTGTCCAACCTGGATCGCCATTAACTAGACCGTCCTGAAGAGGAACAGAAGCATAGGTATAACCAGAACCACCATTAGTTACGGTTACGGAATCTAGAGCACCACCAGCAATGGTGATCTCTACAGCACCGCCAGCACCGTCACCGACGATAGGAGCATAGTATGTACCGTTGGTTAGACCAGTACCACCGTCTTCGATTAAAGCAACATTGATGGAATCAGGAGCACCAGTAGCAATTGCTTCAGTTGCCTGACGAGTAGCGTCCGATGGAAGAACGATAGGCATGAAGTCAGTGGAGAGGAAACGTAGTACGTCATCGGTTGGGATGGTGTACATGTACTTCCAAATGTAACCATTAGCAGCAGGATCTTCAACAAAGATACCGTCAGCGCCAGTGTAAGTGCCTTGACCAGCAGAAGGAGTGGTCTTTGGTTCGTTAGTTACAGGCTGACCAGCTGGGTTGGCAGGATTCTGACCGTTATAGAGACACTTGAATACTTCGTACTGAGAGTTGATCAAGTAGAACTTAGCATCAGCAATATTGGTAGCGCCAGTAGCAGCAGCTTTACCAATCTGACCACCAGAACCAGGGGTTGTGGAGTAGTCAGGCTTCCACATGTCGAATACTGGGTTAGCAGCGGTATCCCAGTTGAAACGACGGATTACACTACGAGCAAAGTCAGTAGTAATACGCTTAGCAGCGATGATGTCGTCATAAACATCATACTTTTCGGTTTGGTTGTCGAGAGGTACAGGAGGAACGTCCTCTGTAGCGTAACGATAAACACCAGTTAGTGCTTCGGCGTTGGTATCGGCAGTGCCGTTCCAACCTTTAAGTGCCTGACCAGGGGTAGGAACAGAGTTAGTCTGAGGACCAACACTGTGGAGAAGGAGGGAGTTCTCGTATACTTCTCTAATTGTTGCCTTGAAAGTGGCAGAAGCGTAGTTAGCGCCAATGTAAACTTCATTACCTGCTACAAAAGCGGTAGCATTCTGGTTGAAGATTTCGAGGTAGGCATCCCATCTTTGGGGGCGACCCACAAAGAAATACATCCTTGTTCGCTCGGCGTCGGTGTCTGTGCCGCCAGTGGGCTCAGACAACGACTCAAGGAATTGGGTGGCGTTAAAAATTCTAAACTTGTCTGAGATAATAGCAGCCATTGATAATCTCTCGGTGTGTGAACGTTTTGTCTGATTTATTTATATTTATACGATAGAGAAGGGAGTTGCTAAGTCTCCACCAGTTGGGAAACCGACTCCTCTCTCTAGTTGGCATCCAGTCAATGTGTTGGTGCCGCTCTTGCCAGTATAAGAGATTACAGACAAGGTATCAATATATAGTCCACTATTGTTTCTAATTATAATATGTCCCGAAGCAGGGAAATATTCGTTAGAATCTAGTGTCATTTCACCTTGGAAATTGATACCATTAACAACCTCAGACATTGGTTGTTGATAGGTAGGAATACCAAGGTTGAATCTATCACCATTACCAAGTAGAGCAGAATTTTCTCTAAAGTCAAAGTCACGAATGCTCAATGTTGGGTAGATAGCATCTACGTCAGCAATGGTTAGACCAGAAGCAATACCACTATCAACCTTAGCATTAGTTTCAAAAATACCCAATGTCAAACCAGCATTACCAAGAGAATACTCTTCAAATCCAGAGGGTTGTGACTGATCTCTGTTTTCTACAGTAGCAACAGATCCATCTCTCCTAGTAACTTCATTATATGGATCAGCAAGAGTGACTGTATTTCTAGCACCAGTGGAACTGAGGGATCTGAGTCTAATGAAAGTTTCTAGAACGTACTCTTCAATAATATAGTCAACAACAGCAGATCTGTAATCAATTTCCGTACCACCAGAAGCACTACCAAATACACCACCAAGTACAAGACTTACAGTAGTAAACTCAGTGTTTATGTCCTGTACAGAATTAGCAATCTCAGTCGCCCTATGGTGCATAATGAATGGTTGAGCAGAAGTTTGAACTTTTCTCAGGGCAACTCTGTTTAGGTTGAGGTTAGTAAATGTTACAATATTGGATGTTAGTGAATCAATACGAGTTTGTGGATTCTCCACAACCTGTGTGGATACATTAGTTAGAGTAGATAGAACATCAAATGCAACTGTGTTAGTAACAACTGTAGACTCATATGATGTAGTAACTACCTTAGAAGTAGAAGTTGCTGTAGCAGCAACACTACCAATAGAAACAGAAGAAACTGTCGATGTATTATCAGCTTCAATCTGTTGTTCTTGAGTCAGTTGAATTTCAGTTACTTCTGGACCAGCAGTTAAGACTTCGCCAATAAAACCAAAGACATCAGAAAGACCAGCAGTTGCTTTAGAAACTCTAGAAGAAGTAGAGTGAGTCTCAGTAACAACATTATATGAAGTTGGTGGGATGATAGTAATCTGCTTCTCAACAGATTCCAAAGTAACTTCAGTATCATCTAATTGATGAACCTGTTTGTACTCATTAGTGTTTGTGAAGACATTAATCTCTTCAGCAACAGATTGAATTTCTGCTTTCTTCTCAATCTTTGTGATGGAAGATTGAGCAGCACTGACTTCACTGATGATGGTGTTGACACCACCAGAGAGAAGAACAGTGAATTCAGGTTGAGATAGAATTAGAGTTCCAGGGGCATGAGTACCAGGGGTAGTTCCCTGATATCCTCTAACAACATCGAGGAATCTGTCGTCTTCTTTTCTTCTATAGTAAATGTATTCACCACCAACAAGAATTCTAGCAGGAGTATCTGGGAATCCTTGGGTGTTAGCAGCATAGATGATAGTAGAAGTATCAGAAACAGGAGCATCGACGAATGTTCCAAGACCACCAGATGTTGGAATTCCTTTTGGTTGGAATGCTTTGTTTGCCTGGATCTGAATGATCTTATTGACTTCCTCAGTAGTAATATTCTCCAGAGTAGCAACTGCTTCAAATCCAACAACACCGCCAATAACCTGAGTAAGAATTCTATCAGTGTTGAGATCAAGAACTGCTGGGGTAATTAATACTGGGCTCTTGATATCAATAACAGTTGGGAACTTCTGGTCAGTCATTCTGACTTGACGCTCTTCACCAGCAAGAGTATTGATCTGAGCAGTAATCTGTCTATTAGTATTCAGTTCTGGATCAAATCCACCGAAAGTAATAATAGAAGAAATTGCTTGAGGACTGAATGGACCACCCTCGATTCTAATCTCGGTTTGACCGATCATAGAGAAGACAGAATCAATTTCGGTTTGAATTTTAATTTCAATTAGAGTATCAATCTTACGAGTCTGTTCCTTGATTCTCTTATATCTTCTTGCTACTACAACTCTTGGTGGTTGAGTGTATCCACTACCACCATTAGTTAGAACAACATCAAGAATCTGACCACCATAAGCGATGACAGATGCTTTCGCTCCACCACCATTCCCGTCAACAGGAATGAAGTGAACTTCGGGGGTAGTAAAGTATTCGTAAGCAGTTGGTTGTAGAAGAATACCTTCGTCGAAGAATAGTGACAGGTCTCTCTGGTTAAACTCAACGTCAGCAACATTGAGGGTAGTGATAGCACCAAACTGGTTTACATTAGCAGTAATACTTAAACCTTCGCCTTCGGTGTCACCGTCATAGTTAGTTGCCTGAACCTTAGCATAGTGCTCATTTTCAATATAGTAGTCATTAACATATGACTTGGTGTATACTTGATCAGGAGTTCTTATAATCTCACGATACTCGCTCTCACCATCAATGAGAATCTTGTCTCCAGGTAGCAAATTAGCAAACATGGAGTTCTTGTTATTCCATGCTTCGAGACCAGCTTCAACACCAAACAACCAAGAAGGAACGTTCTTCTCTAGAACTCTTTCTCCTTCGTCATCTGTCTTGTAAGTTGCCTCTACAGTATATGGTCCAGTGATAGGATATGTTGTATATGTGTCTTTTGCTAGACAAATTTCCAACTCTGTATTCTCATCAATATCAACGTTTACATTATGTTGTAGTGTGAGAATAGCTTCGTCATCAGTCTTAACAGATACATTCTTTACTTTACCAATGACAGTTCTATCTTGCTTGAGGTGGAAGTTTTGACCAGCGAATTGATCAAGTTGAGGTCTAATTCTAGCGCCAATACCAGTACCACGTAGTGTTACAGTAATAGTATTTCTATAAGCAAATGGTTCAAAATCGTAGAAAGTAAGAGTCTTTGCTACATCTCTACCATACATCAAGATGATGTTAACATCCTGTACTGCTCTATTACCAGCAGGGTTCTTGGAGAACTGAAGAGGTTTGGTGAAGGTAATATTTGGACCGACGATAGTATAAGAATCAGTATCTCTCTGTAGAACACCATCGATAAAGACCAAAGCATACTTCGGATCATCAATTTTTCTTACTGAATTAGTTACTTCATCCTGAATTAGGTATGGTCCACCAAATCTATATTCATACAAATCAGAATTAATCTTCAAACGCTCATAACTACCAATGCTGTAGATAAAGCATTGTTCATAATTCTTAAGAATTTCTGGAAGTTCTTCGGGGGGTCCATAAAGATCTTCATTATCAATAGGTGGTTTTGTAAAACGAATAATATCTGCTACCGTATCATCTTCATCTCTAATAATAGAGTAAGAATTACCGAATGGTTCGGTTTCAGTAGTTCTTGCTTTCTGAATGACACCATTCAAACCAACAATGAGATTCTCAGTATCATCTGTCTTGACGATAGTACCATCTTCCCAATATAGAGGGAAGTCTACCTTAACACCATCAAATTGATCAGCAATTGATTTAATCTTTCTGAAGTATCTGTCGTTGAAAGTAGATTCCTTGAATTTGATTGCTCTACCATAGAATTTAACAGGGTCAACATCTTGACCTTCTACAACACGGGCACCAAGAGGAGGTTGAGCAAAAGTAACTTTGTTACCACTAATAGTAAATGCTTTGCCTGGTTCTTGGAAAATACCATCGAGAGTACAAATGAGTTGCTCATCTTTAGTAAGTTGTAGTGCTAATCCATTCTTCTCGTCAATTAGAGTAAACTCGGTGTTACCAATCAAGTTACCTGTCGATGGATCGAATGTACCATCAAAAGCAGGAGAAAGACTTACATTATAAGCAACCGTCTCAGTAGCATCGAAAGTGTCGATAGAAATAGAACCACGACCTTCTTCTACTTTAAGTTGCTCTAGTTTGTACTGAGTAAGTGTAATTAACTGTTGGGTAGAAAGAGAAGTAATTTGTACAGGTGGTAGTTCAACTGTGCTAACATAGTTAAGGGATGGTTGAGCGGTGGGCATCGGTGCCTCACCTTGACTTTCGACAACCATCTCACCAAACAACTGGAATCCAGCAGGGTGAGTAGTCTTTTTAATTAGGTCTCTCCACTCAGTAATAGAAGTCTTCGACTTAATTACATAAGAATAGTCTTGATAGAAGTAAGAGTCTTGTAGACGTTGATTAGCATTGCTAAGTTTTCCTCTATCAGAAGTATAGTATCCAAAATTGTCTACATAAGACCTTACATCAGGTTCGAACTCTGTAGACAACTGAGCATATAGTGTAGCAGTTCTGCTACCAAGAACAGATGTAATCTCACTACCACTATCGAAAACTCCATTAATGCTAACAACTTTCAGCAAGTTGCTTCCTTCTCTAAAACCATCTTGAGCAACAACAGCAGTAGCATTTGTTGTCAACTGTCTAATTTTCTCGCCAGAGAAGAATCTATCACTAATGTTTCTTAGAACAAATGTTGTTGGGGATTCATAAGAACCCAACTGAGATTTGTCGGCATTGAAACCACGGCCAGGGTTATTGATTCTGACATTTTGTGGCAAACCAATGTTATCAGACTCTAGATAGATCTTTACGTCAGATTCGATAATTTTTGCTGTTGGTTTGTATGTAAATCCACTACCTTGCTTCAACACAGCAACTTGACTAAGTTTGCCGTTCAGTTGACTACACTCATATTCATATTTGATGCCATCGGTGTCTGTTAGCAACACAATAGGTTTGGAATAACCACCACCTTGATCTGTAATATTAAAACCAGTGACAACCTGTAGAACAGGATCCCATACAGGGTCAACAAACGCTTCGTTTACAGCAGTTGGTTGGACACCATATACAGTAGGAATCTGAGCATATCCCTCACCAGTGTTAACTACTTTAACAGAATGGATGCTACCTTCAGCAAGTCTGGCACTAGTGATATACGACATTGTACCACTACCATCATATGCTGGGGTTTCATTCACATCATAAACAAATTTAGTGTCTGTGCTGTACAAGACATTTTTGATTCCTGTCAATGGATCATCAATAATTCTTAGATAAGAACCACTAGTGTCTACATTAGGGGATACCTTAATAAAGTAGAAGTAGTTCTGGAAATTGATTGCTCTTCTTTCTTGATACGTATTCGTAGAAATAGCAGGTCCAAATCCCAATTTAATAGACACAAAAGATCCAGCATTACCAGGAGCAATGCCACTAGTCTCTTTTTCTTCTGTAAAGATATTATAGTTAGCACTAGATGAGAAATCTAGATATGTGTCAAGCATCGAGAAGTGACTGACATCAAAAGTATACTTGTAATACTTTTGAACATCAAGAACAGGATTAACCTGGAAATTTGTGTTATCTGTGGAAAACTCAAGTTTGAATGCTTCTTCCTCTACAGTTTGGAACTGAACTAGTTTCTGTGGGATAGAACTATCGAAGAACGATGAACTATTAGACAATACCTGTGGTTGGTTAGCGTTGTAATCATATGAAACATCAATCACATGTGTCTCAGTATTATATTGATTGAGATATGGTTTAGTGATATCATCACCAAATGGTCTGAAGTTATCACTAAATCTATAGAATCCATCTTTCAGTGTTACAGCAGCACCATCATAATGGTTTGTTGGTGTTGTGTTTTGCTGCCCTCTTTCAACTGTTACTTCGTCAGTAGTGGTGTCAACACCAGTAATCTTGAGAACTTCTGGCCCAATCTGGATAAAATCGTCCTGAGATAGGTTATTTACGTTAGTTAGTTTAAGAACCGTGTTATTGTAAGCAAATCCAACATGATCTACTTCTAGAATCAATCTATCTGGTCTAGGTTCGTTAACAGACCTCTGTAGGTCGGCATCAGCAACTGTCAGACGATCACCTTTCTTATATCCTTTACCCTTGGTAGTAATCAAAATAGATCCAACACCACCAGATCCTAAACCTTGTGGATTAGATACATCAATAGTTGCCAAAGCATTGCCAGCGTCTCCAGGTAGACCTACGCCATTTCTTGCTTGGGTAGCATCGACAAAAATTAGTTCAACTTCATAATAAGTGTCAGTGGTATATCCAAGACCACTATTCAGAACATCAGCACTACCAATACCAGGGTCAGTAATAGTAGAATTGTGTTGTGGTTGTAGAGCAGTAGCAGTTTGATACAAACGCTTCCTTACATAATATTCGGTTTCAGTGGTAGCATCATTTGGTAGAATATCCACAACTACTTGATCACCTGCTCCTAGGTTGTGGTTTTCGGTAGTTGTGGCGATAGCAATGTTTTCATTCACAGAGAATGGATTTAGACCTGTGCTCAATGAGTTAATAGAAATAATCTCTACACGGTTGCTATCACTGAGGTTAGAACTTCTTAGATAATAATCAGATGTAACAACAAAATTATCATTACTAGTTACCTTTACCTTGACGGAGTTCTGTCTGGTTGTACTTTCTAGGATTTCGCCAGTCGCTTGATCTTCATTGTCATCATTAGTCAATCTCATCGTAGCGCCAGCAGTAAAGTTGGCATCAGAATCTAAGACTAGAGTTACAACAATAGTTTCAGAATTAATAGGTCTGGTTGTATTGAATGTTCCAGTAACATTCCTAAGGACTAGTTCACTAGCATTAATTACATCGCCAATGAGTTCTCCAGAAGCAATAACAGTGCCATCTTCTCCTGTTTGAGTAATTTCATCTCCAGCAAACAAATATCCACTTTCTTGAATTTTAATTTGTGTCGCTTTTGTCTGAGTACATTCAATCGACGAAACATCAACACCTGTAACATGATCTACAGTAACAACGGCACCGCTACCATCAGTTCTGGTATTATTTACATATACGGTGTTACCAGGAGAGAAGTTATCGGTAGAAGATTCTACGTAACCAGATGAGACATTACCTTTCTTGACATCTTGAATCAAAGCACTAAACCCACTACCGTTCCTTTCCGATAGACTAGATCTAAGTGCTTTCAACCCTACAGGAATATCATCTTGAGAAATATTAGAATTGTAGTTAGAGTCTACTGGTAGTGAATAGAAATTATTTCCGAGAATATATGGGAACTGAGGAACTTCATTAGCATCTACAGTAATAAAGTAAGCATATGTTCCATTTGGATACTCTGGAGTTACACAGAATCTACCATTGTTTTGATCTAGTTCGGTTTTACCAGAGTTTACACTGGGAACCCATTCATAGTCATCAATAAATGTACCAAGTGGATACTTACCAGTATCAGGACCATTTGGTCTAGAACCTTTAAGATCATAACCACTAGCAAGTTTTGTTAGCGAAGAACCAGGATCTACAGGATCGCTATATCCAATTGGTCCATAGATTGGGTTGCCATCATAGGCATAACCAATAATAGGAGAGTGGATGTTCTCGTTGATCAAGTTAGTGTTATAACTACCCTCACTAGAATATGCTTTCTTTCTAGCATCGACTGGATTAGCAACATAAGCATAACCATAATCTCTCAATGGGTTGTAGTTAGCAAATACTGTACCATTGCTGCTATCTAGATTATTTTTGATTTGCTCGTAGCGATTATATACCCAACGTTTGATTTTTGCCGAGGCAACAGCACCTTTACCAACTGCTTCGACAAAAACATTAGTATATCCTCTGGTGTAGAATCTACCTTTAGAAATTTTCTTTACTTCGGTAATACTACCATCAGAATCCAAGATTGCCTCAAATTCAGCAAAGTTTCCTTTGCCCAGTTGATCTACAATACGAATGACTGGCGGAGAAGAGTAATACTTACCCGCATTAACAATGTTCATACTGGTGATGGCACCAGCAGTAATCACTGGTTCTAGAACTGCTCCTTCACCAGAAGTAATTCTGATAGATGGATCTTCATCAAAGCTTTCTGTAGTTAGAATTTCAACTTCATCTAGAACACTACCATTGAGTGTACACCTTGCTTTATTAGGTAGTTCGTTAACAAGAACAAATGGAGCGTTAGCGTAAGAGAATCCTCTATTTTCAACCGTTACTGACTCAATAGCACCTTGCTTGACAAATTCCGTAGATTTGTATCCCAGAGCGGGAACACCATTAATAAAAATACCAACATCTCTATTAGAGGTTTCATACACCTCTGTAGTAGTTACAGGTTGCTTACGAATTAGTTTTAGATGTTTCTGATCTAGTAGATTTTCTGTGTACTGGGTATCGACAAGAATATTTCCAGTGGGGTATGAAGAAGAGGTAATGTAATAGTATTGATCATCTTCAAACACTGCTCCCACATCACCAACAAACTGGGTATCAGATCCTTTGATCTGAACAGTTTGAGTAGATGGAGACTCATTGATTCTCCACCTATTTCTTCTTAGGATAATATCGAAAACAATAGGATCATTTGTTTGAAATCCAGAGTCACCTACTTGTACAATATCACCACTAACAGAATAAGGTGCCTGTTGAGATGGCAATATGTTATACAGCAAACCTAGAGTAGTGATTTTTACATCGCCACTAGTGATGGTAGAATAACGAAATACGCTCTTACCAATGTTATGGTTTCTGATAGGACCAAGACGTTGATCAATAATAAACTGATTAACAGTTTTGTCCTTATATGTAATAACTTCGTCGCCAACTAGGATCTTACCCGTCTTGGGGAATCCCATTGTAGACTTGACAGTAATCGTATCATTAGCACTAGCAGTAGCAGACAATAAGACAGTAGTTTCAGTTCTACCAGAAACTTGGAACTGACCATTGACTGTTGATGGTTCTAGGATTACTTCATACAGGTCTTCTTGACCGTCATTACCAATAGAGATAACATTATCAACAATTGCCTGAGCAAACTCGATGCCTTTATCGTAACCATCAATCTCTTGGGTGATACGCTCACCAATTAAACTGAATACATCACCACTGTTCACTTTTGCTTTTAGTGAATAGTTTTTAGTCCAATCCGATACCGATGCCTTGAGTGTAAAGTCCTTTGGTTTGATAACCTCAGGCACATTTAGAGGATCGTCAGTAACGATAGCGTTAAACAAGAATCTGATCGACTTATCAGTGCCTTTTGCCTTGTAGAACGAAGAAATATTTTTAATTAGGGATCTTTTGTCAACCCCCTCTTTAAGATATGCCTCTGGGAATTCAGACAGATATGTTTTCTCAAATTCCTTGACTAGAGCATATAGAAATAGATTACTAATATTCCTTACAACATCACCCTGATAATGTGGGGCAGCAGCAGTTGTAACGAATGCTGACTTGGTATATAAATCCCCTAGAGTAGTATTACCACTTACACCTCTAGAAACTTCACTAAAAACATTACCACTTCTAGTCTGGTAGAATAGAATCTCATCACCAATCTGAACATAACCATTCTCTTCAGGGAAGGAATCGCCATTTTCTACCTCAAAAGAAGTACCATCAGCAAGAATAGAACTAACCAGTGTAGATTGCTGACTTAGTAGGTTCTTCTCATAAAAATTGATATCTCTATACTGACTAAGATTAGAGACAATATCCAACGGTTGACCAGCAGACTCCTGCTGTTCGTAATACTTTTCTACGAACTTCGAGAAATTTTCGTACTCATACTGGATAAACCCTGGGAGTTGGGACTCGATCAGGGACGATAACCTTCTCTTCTTGGCTGCCATCTAATCTTACTCTGGGTATACCGTGAATTTACTCTTAGTTACATCAACGTCTAGATAGAGTTCTCTAGAAGCATTGATGTCATTCGACTTGGGTTTGACACGAATCTCGATTCTGTTATCACTGAAACTACCTTGGATGATAGTTACATCATACAATTTGATCTCACCTTTCACATAATCAACGGTTCCAATAGAATCGTTCAATGTGATTTTTTCACCAGTCAAACTGTCTAATCTATATAGGACGATTATGCCATCCCTATCTTCAAAATACACTGTGTATGAAGGGAACTCAGTGACTTTAAACCCTGTGGACATCAGGGTTGGACCATCACAAGGTTCATCGAATTCATTCTGATAACAAACCTCATAGAATGACGTAGAATTGATCTGAGGATAGAAATCCTTCCTCATCATAATCGTCGTGGCATTAGAGGAGATAGAGCGATCACTATTGTCAATAGTTGATACAAACTTACTAAAACGAAACTTACCGTTAAACTTCTCTACGGTAGATTGTGCTAGGTAAGAATTGATACCAGAGATAACTTTGTTTCTAATCTCTTCAGGTTTCTCTGTAGTTACTGAGGTGTTGTAGTAGATGGCACTAGTTGCCTCAATATAGAGAATAGATGGGTCAATGATCTCTGGAATGATAGAAGCAACCATGTAGTCTCTCATCTTGTCTACAATGCTCTTCTTTGTAGTAGAAGACAAGAAACTAGCGTTTTCTGGTTTGATGACAATCTTTACTTTGCCATACTCTGGTGGATCATCCTCTTCACCACCAAATGTAATGATGTCTGAGATAGCAGGATAGATGTTTCTTACAATGCTACCATAGTCATTAGCAGTAACAGCACGGTCTTGAGTGCTGAAATACTTTGGAGCATTGTACTTGATCTTAGAAATCGACTCAATACCAGCACCGCCATTTGCTGCTACGGTTGCTGAAGAGTTGACAGAAACGTTATAAACGAATCCAGTGTTGCTAAACTTATCAGTAATGACACCATTAAAGGTAAAGCTCTTCGCTCCGTTAGTGACATCACCATTAGTAACTAGATATGTAATCTCAATCTTATTACCATTATCGAGTTTGCTACCTAGAACTCCATCGCCAAAGAACAACTCATAACGCTCATCTTCTACTTCATCAAGGAAGAATGCTTTGGACTCCGAGTTTACATTGAGAATGTTCTCAGCATAGTCGTAAATGGCGTAAGAGGTCGATTGTGCGCTCTCATATACCTTTACTCTCACAGAACTAGTATCGATGCCTGGGTTCTGAATAATAAACCTCTGGGAGGGTAGAGAAGTGTTGACGATGTAGGTGCTAGTAATCAGGGTTCCTTCATAGACAGGGATATTATCGAAGTAAGCAACGCCGTTTTCCACAGGCACCGACTGGTCATCAATCGTTACGTAAGAATATAGAGTATCATTGAATACTGTTGTGAATCCTGTTCCTTTCTGTAGTACAGATACTTTTGGAGCAGCACTAGGATAGTCCACCGAGAAGGTCACACGTGCCTCTGGAGCGACCTTTGACTTGGGTCTGTATCCTAACTGCTTGGCAAGGGCAATAACGTTGTCCCTGAGGGTTGCTGAGTCCAGGAACAGTTCGTTCACCACCATGTTGGCATTGAACGCTGTATAATACGTATTATAAGCAAGAATGTCCAATAGGACACTCATCGACGATCCTTCGAAGTCATACGATGTAAAGTCGGACTGTGCTCTCAAATATTCCTTGAGAGCAGTTTTAATGTCTTGAAAGTCTAAGTTTGATACTTGTACGTATGACGCCATGGTTATCTAGTGCTCTCTAGGAAGAATTCGATGTTTGTTTGTAGATCCGCTCTACCACGAATCGAGTATTCTAAATTAATGTCATAACCATTATCATCAAAGTTAGTATCGACATTCAATTCACGGATTTCAATTCTTCGTTCATACGTGGTGATGACCTCATTAATCTCATCTCGTATGATCGCTGCTGTACCAAAATCCAAAGGTTCAAACAATAGATCTGCTAGAGCAGTTCCCAAATCAGAATTAAAGAGTCTTTCGCCCTTTCGGGTCAATAAGAGACTCTTAATAGACTGTTTGATGTCTGCACTATCTTTTACAACTTGTAAGTCTTCCGTTACGGGATGAGACTTAAAGTTGATGTTGAAATCCTTAAATGTTTGGAATTCAGGCATGAAGGTAGTTTTATTGATTATTTATGCCCTATTCGTGCCACCTCTCCACGTAATCATCAAACCCACCAGCACCTCCACAAGGTCTTGAGAGACGATCTTCTGGAATATGGTATTTTGTACTCTTAAGGTACTTATCGCTTGCTCTATCGGTTATTAGGGTCATCCCAGACTTTATAAAGTCCTCGCCCTTATCTACGGGTGAATTTGCCATCTGTTTTCTCCTTTATGGGGTTGAACAGAACTTTTTAAGGGGTTCCTATCCCTTTAACAATTCGATTGTATAATTCTTCGGACCAATACTTATAATAATCAGTTTTTGATAAATTCTCTCTCGCCTGTAGTAATTTATCACGCCTCTGGCATAAAATCAGATTATCTTTACCAAAATTACTTTGAACGCCATTTATAAACGTTGGTTCGTCTTTATGGTCATCTAACCAAATATAATCCCTATGGGTCATATTAAGATGATCAACGGTTGCCATCATAGCAGCAACGCTACAGTCTCCAACAATAAAAACGACCACATCCGCGCCCGCTTCTATCAGAGTCACATCCTTCAGAGCGCGTTCCTCTATATGTATAGACGCAGAAAAAGCGTAGGGACAGATGGCATGACCACCCAATTCCCTACGCTTCACAGAAACATGCTTAATCCATTCTCTTACTTCACTTACCTTGTCCACGATACTTCTTCTTTGCTTTGTTTCTGCTAGTAGCAGAATACTTCGTATTCTTACTGTTACCCTGACGGGTACACTTTGGAGTAGCTTCGATTACCTTCTGACCACTCAGTCCAATCTTTGCTTTTGCCATGATTATCTTAGAACGACTCCCATATTATACCATAATCACCCAGAACTGCCAATTAATACTGTCGCTGGACCGTATGGACCAACTAGTGGTCTAGCAGTACCCGCCATTGCTGCTTGGTCCCCTGCTACCGCTGGCAACTGATTGTTAAAAAATACAGTAGTGTTTACTGTTGCTTGAATAACTCTCACCCCTGGTTGGCAGGGTGCGGGAATGAGTGGGTTAACCTTCTGACCCTCTACCGTAGCAGGAACTGTCGAAGCAGTATAGAATTCCACCTGTTGCCCATCGATCTTAATGTTCGGTGAGACAATCGGTTGTCCTCCTAGAGCAGCAGCAGGATATAGACAATTGCCGTCTGTTGACTGTGTATCAACCGTTGTCGGTATTACCAGTTGTGCCATCCTCTAATCTCCTTAAACGCTCTTCTATGGTGTCCAGATAATCTGTAAGTAACATATAGTCCCCACCAGGAGGTCTATACATCAGCTTCATGTTGCTCAGATAGGAATTCAGTTCTTCCATCGAAGGAAACTTTCTCTCCTCTGGTTGTTCCATCGTCTAATACCGATTCAATGTTGACATCTCCAGGTTCTTTCAGTCCCTGGTAATATTGTTGTGCCACGTCCTCCATGCTGTCACAAAATTCATCAAATTGATCAAACATGGTTTCCTGCAATACGCCGTTAGGCGTCCTGTAAGTTACTTTGTGTTTCATGATCGACTTTTGAGGGCGTTTGATACCTGGGAAATTTTTTATTTTTGAGTTGTTTTGATTTCTCGTTTTCCCTTTAATATTTATCGAGCGTCTGGAAACGTTTATAGCTTAGAAAGAAGGTACTTTTTTGGGGTCGCTCGGCGCGGGGGCGCTAGGGGGGCAAGGGGGCATATACTGTCCCCCCCGCCCCTGTGTCCTAGGGTGCCGTGCTCACCCGTTGCCCATCACCACGGCGTAGGCAGAGGGAGAGGCGATGTGCTCACGGTCACGCCATTGCTGACTGCCCCGCTTGGTCTTGAACCCGACTCGCTGGCAGATCAACTCACCCTTACGGGGGCGACGAGGGCGAACGGTCTTGAACGTGAAACCAGCGGCGAGGAGTTCTGCTTTGGATGCTGTGGCGAAGTTCATGGGTTGCTGTGTGCTGTGTGTATTGTACAGGGTCAGGGGCGATCGGTCAAGCGATCAGTCAAACAAGAGAGAGGCGATCGCTTCGACGCCCGACTCGTCTGCTCTCACCGTGACCCATGCCATGGGGTTGCCTTGGTGGGGGCAGCGCCAGATCACGGCGTCCTCGCCAAGGGCAGCGGCGAGGCGGTAGGCATGGTCGATATCGGTTGCCCAGTCACAACCCCACTGATCGAAGGAACCGAAGGAAGCGGGTTGAACTGCCCAGTTTGCTGTCAGCATGAGGTGGTTGTCTGTGTTGTGTGTATTGTAGACCCTAGGGGGCAGCATAGCGCCCCTCTGTTGCATTGGTTCACAGTTCGCTCAGCATCTCGTCCAGTTCGTCGGTGTTGATCCGTCCGTCCATCCAACGGCAACCGTCGGGGGTCATCTGCCCGAAGTTGAACTCAAGGGCAGGGATGAGGTAGTCGAAGCGGGGAGCGTGGTTGAAACGTCGTGCCTGCTCAACGTAGGCAAGGGCGACCCGATACATCGACTCGCAGTTCTGAATCCACAGAGCAGCGTTCCAAGTCTCCCAATTGGTCCAACCGTTGAAGGACTCCCGCTCGGGGATCATCGATTCGAGTGCTTCCATTTGCTCCGTTTGTGTGTTGTGTGTATTGTAGACCCTAGGGCGATCAGTGGCGATCGCTGATAGACCAGTTCCCCCACTGTCCTTCGGGGGCGGGTTCGATGCCCTGACGGATACGGTCACGGCGAGCGGTCTCTGCCTTCAGTTGGTTGATGTAGGATGCCATGACCTGCTGGCAGATGGGGTCGTTGGCAGCGGTGTCGTTGACGAGGAAAGCGCCGTTGTGTTGTTTGATCATGTCCCTATTATAAGCATGGGATGGGGGCGATCACGCCCACACATAGTCCACTTTGTCTGCTGGCACACGGGAGATGGTGTAACGGCGGATCTGCTGAGAGTATTGTCTCCACTGATCAACCGTCTCGTTCACAATACGATTGTGCTGCCTATCCATGCCCTTGGCGGTCTTGCACTTACGTTCTCTCCTGAAAAAGATGATAGGATGCTGGGGAGATTCGTGGAGGTCGATCTCAACCTTATAGAAAGAATAGTTGCCTTTGGTTGACATTTTTTTGCTCATGATGGTATCACAGGATCTGGAGGTCTTGTAAGATCTTGCCATCTTTACGGATCTCGGCGTAGGTGAACTCATCAGCGAGCAGACACAGCAGACGCTGCGCCTCACCCCAGGAATGAACCGAAACCGATTCGTGGGGATCGGAGGGGACGTAGACGGTGAAGCGTTGCTGACTCATGGGTTGTTTGCTGATGAGATCAGTATAAGGGGTCAGGGGTGCTTTGGGGGAAATGGTGGACACCTTGCCAACTGACCCTGGTCGGCCGCCCTGGGTATCAAATAGGCGCTACATTTCCTCTCGTACAGTGTGAATGTGGAAATGAGGATTGAGACGCTGGCATGTAGCAATTGCCTCTTGTTTTGTCGCCTTAATGTAGGACAACTCATCACGTATTACGTGACCATTAGGACGTTCAAATCGTCCAGAGATAATAAACTTGGTTTCAGTCATGATCAATAGCGAAGGTCGGTCAAGTTCTGGTGGTAGATCACCTCTACCTGATCCCATTGTTCCTCAGTCAACACACCACAATGTGCCTCCATGTAATCATAAACCATACACCAATCAGCGTCCATATCATCAATGAACTGTTGGAGAGATTCGAGAACAGAGTTGAACATGTCAGACATAGTTTCACAGACCGTTGAGGAAATCTGCCATTGCTTCCTGGTATTCTTCGTAGGTAGCGAAGCGATCAGCGAAGCGAGCGGGCACCTTACCCGTAGAGGGTTGTGCCTTGGGCAGGTCCCGACCCTTGGCGAGGATCTGCTGAGCGTAGGGGTTGTTCGTTTGATTCATCATGTAGACATTATAGGCATGGGGTGGGGCGATCTGGGGTCGCCCCTGTGTAACTAGACGAACTGGCACACGGGCAGCGCCATCTCGGTCATCAATACGCTCTCCTGACGGAAGGCGACCTTAAACGCTTGGGCGATCTCAGCAACCTTGTCTGCCTCGTCAGTGATGAACGTCAGGATGACGACGCTCTCTTGCTCGCCCTTCCAGAACCCGACGCCTTCGGTCATCGTGAAACCATCGAAGCGAGAGGAGACCTCCCGAGCGATGAACTCACGAATCAGCGCCTTGCTGACCTTGCCAGCGTCGGGGATGTTACGACCGAGGAAGAGTTGGAACTGCATGGGTTGTTTGTTCATGCCCATACAATGGCACAGAATCGGGCAGAAATCAAGGGGTTCTATGCCACCTTGTCAACTGGTCGGGCAGCTGCCTAGTTTGTATCAATTAGCGGTCGTATATTCAATCTCCACGATCTCACCTCTATCATCATATTGTGATGCCTCATCATATCCCAACAACAAATCTTCCAAAGACTGTTCAATTATTTCCTGATACATTTCCTGAACTGTCATTAGAATGCCCCTTGAAAGTGTTGTCTCTATTTAACAGCATTGTACAACATTTTGGTCAACTTGTATACAATAAAAAACCCCGACTTTCGCCAGGGTTGGTATACGTGACCAGACGGAAGTGCTGGCAGGTGATAGTGCATCTATCAGGCAAAGACAAACCCATTCTCGAAATCTTCTACGTTGAAGACTTTACCAGTGATAGAAGATTGTCCGACAAACTTACGAACAAACCACTTAAAATCTTTCTGAAAGACACCCTCACCAGCGATGCAGAATTCATCACAGAGAGCATTCAGACGAGACTTTGTGGTATTGGATTGCCAACCACCATCAAAGATGGTCATGTCGTTATCAGTCACAGTGGCGATAAGATTGCCATGGAGAAACACTGAAGAGGTGTTAGTTTCCTCGTCAATTGTAACAGCAGTGTTGCCAGATTGCCAATTAATGCCACGCTGAATGGCGTCACACATTTGGGATTCGATCTTACGCATGTTTGGTGTCGTTTGGTTGACTTCTATAGAATACATGATCAGGGGGCATCCACAACCCCCTGTATGCCACTACCTCAACTGGACCACATAATCGATAGAACGGATGCACCAACCTGTTTGTGTGCTAATCTCATCGATTAGGTCGTCTTCATCATCAGCTTCCCATGTGCCTAATGTATCATCAGTGATGTCAATCATCTCCTCGGGAGTAACATCATCAGCATCAAAATCAAACTCGATGTCTTTAACTGTGAAAAGCATGGTTGTTGTTAGTTTGTGGAAAAATTACGGCAGACAGCATCACATAGGACACGGATTAAATCTTCCATGTCGTTGGCATATTCGTCGCCCCAAGTTGATACAAAAAACTCCTCCACGATGCCATCAATGTCACACATGAGTTGTTCACGTTGGGTCAGCATTTCCAGTTGGTTCATGTTAATCAACCTTCAAGAATGTGAGGATAGTATTCTTCTATCTCGGTGATAAGTTCTCTCTCAGAATACTTATCATAACTTTCGTCCATCATATCATACAACAATGCTGCCATAGTTTTGGTGTCCATGTCATCAATGATTTGCTGGATAAGTTGAGATTGAAGTTCAGAACGATTCATGATAAAAGTGTTAATCAAGCGTTGTGGATTTCGAGGAGTTTGGCATCATGCTCTAAGGCAATCTGACAAGGATCCTTTACATCAACTTTGAAATCTTCTATGTCAAAGATTTCACCTGGCATGTCTTGAATCTCAGACCAGAGTTCATCAAACATCGAAGCAATTCCTGACGACTCATATACAATACACGATATGGGGGGCAGTGGGGAGATTAGTGGACAGCTCAATAACTGTCATAGGTATCATCGTAATCTTTAAATTTTGGTGTACGTTTTTTGTTTGACTGATATCTTCGGGCATTCTTTACATCATACCCGAAATCTTCGTACTCATCTTCGAACTGTTGTTTGTGAGGAGAAGTTCTATTAAGCTTTGCCATTATTTGTTAATTAGTATTACAATCAAATACTAGTTGTATTTAGTTCAACAATCAATTTATCTTTGATTGATTTATTAATCAAACTACCAATTGATTTGTTATTAATAATACTATCTTGGAGAGTATTTGTAAACTCTTCATCAATAATATTGTATTTGTATTCTTTATCTGAAGAATTAAACACTATAGTTACAATATTATCATCTACTTCAATAGATTTGACTGCTGAAGACTCAAAATTCTCGAAAAACATTGAAATTGTTAAAGTTTAACTATTTTAAATTCTGAAAAATCGAAAAAACTCAAAAATCTCACTTTTTAAGAAATTTAACTTTCTGTTTTTTTGATTTTTTTGAGATTTTCGTGTTTCTCAGAACATAGTAAGTATACAGCCTCTAGGATGCCCTGAGAGGGGTCTCTGTGCCACTTTGAGGGGTGTCACTGAGGGACTTGACGTTCCATAGCAGGCGTGCTAAGCCAACGACTCCAGAGCACATTTAAACGAATGATAGAACACTTACCCTATGTTTTTTAATACATTTATTTTCCACAGGTTTTTCCACAACGTTTTCCGCAACTGTGGAAAAGTTACCTATAATGTTATCTCTTTTGATTAGATTCTCTCTATGAGTCATCCATTGTAGATTAGAGAGATAATTGTAATCGTGTCTTGATTTATCTGGGTTAATATGATCTACAGTCATACCATTGTAGATATATTCTTGTACAACTGTTGGAAGAGTATCCCAATAAGGTTGTAAGTCAGTAGGTATATTATCATGGAAAGGATTATATGTTTCCATTACTAATCGATGAGCATGTACACCAACTTCATTACCTATGATATTATATTGTTCATAGTGAGTGTATCTAGTTCCAAGACGATAAAGTATTTTACCTGTCTTATACTTGACACCTTTCACTTGACGTAATGGTTGAGAGTAGCAATGAGCATGTAATGATAATCTATTTCTAGTATGTCGATTAATACCCATTGAACCAGATACTCTTGTAGTGAATAGTTCTGAGTTAGTATTAATATAATATCCAGGCATTACATGACCTTTGTATATTACTTCTTTAAGATCTCTCATCGTAGTTGTAGATTAACTGGACTGTTAGGATTACATACGATTAGATTGTATGATGATTGTTGACAGAAGTATTGTGGTGGTGGTTCAGGTAAACGTGATAGTGTTACTAATGCTATGATGATTTGTATGAATGGTAGGGCGAAGACTATTTTATCTCTCATCAGGAAAAACATCATCCAATGAGGTATCAATGGGATATCCATCATTACCACTATTCCAGAACTTTTGATTTGCTTCGAGTAGTGCTTCTGTTACATCCTCTTTGAATGACTTACGTGGGATAAAGATCTCATCTTCATCCGTCTTATACTCTGGGTGAT